GGCTGATGTGAATGTTGCTGACACCGTTGAAGGTGAAGCTGCAGCTGCTGACGTTGAAGCTGCTCCGGTTGTCGATGAAGTCCCGGCTGAAGCTGCTGCGGAGGTTCCGGCTGATGTGAATGTTGCTGAGACGCCTGCGGAAGAAACCCCGGCGGAAGTGGCTGCTGAGACGCCTGCCGACGCTGTCGTCGAGACTCCGGCAGAGACGGTTGAAGAAACGCCTGCTGATCCGGTTGCTGACGCTGAAGTCGCAGCAGCTGCAATTCCTGATCTGGCAGTTGGTTCTGTTGTGGCTGATCCTGTCGCTGAAGAACCGGACGTTGGTACGGTTGAAGGCGGTGCCACTGGTGAAGCTGGTCTGACTGAAGAAGTCGCTGTCAACGACGGTGAAACGAATGAAGTCGATCAGATCGATAGCTCGCTGCTGGAAGAAGGTGTCACGGAAGTTGATACCGACATCGATGGCGTGAATGCTTACGATGCCGACATCACCGACATGAACGACGAACTGGATGATGTTACCGATAATGCTGGTAAGATCGAAGTAGCGGTGGAATCGCTCCGCATTATTGCTCAAAACGGTGGTCTGGATCGTTCCGGTGGCACGATTCTGAATCTGCACCTGCAAAGCCTGTATGCGAATATTCCGGGTATGGATGCTAAATCGCAACGTATGTCGATGGAAGCATTCGGCGGCGCTACGATGAGCAAAGTTGACGGTACGACGCTGGCGATGGAAGAAGCGAAGAGCAATCTGCGCAAGATCCTGGATCATATCGTCGAGATGATTCAACAGGGTATCGAGTATATCAAAGAAGCCTTTAAGAAGTACTTCGATGAATCCACTGCTCTGTATGTCAAGGCTAAGAAGCTCAAAGAACAAGGTACGAAAACCAATGGTCTTCCGACTGTTGATAGCTTCGTCGACAATGGTCTGGCTCGTGCTTTGTTCATTCCTGGCAAAGGTATCCGTGCTACGGAAGCCGCTAGTATTCTGTCGAGTGAAATTAGTAAAGTGATGTCTTCGGCAGAAGCGGGCTATGCTCAAGCTGAAGTGCTGATCTCCCTGATCAAGAGCACTGGTTCGGTTGATGCTGTGGCTAGTAAGATTCGCGGATCTTTTAGCGCCGGTGATAAAGTGTCGGCTGAGACGGTTGGTATCAATTCGGTTCCGGATGGTGCTGTGGTTACTCGTGATCGCGTGCTTCCTGGTAACCGAGCAGTCGTTAGTGTTTACCCGGCATCTAACAATGCACCAGTATCGGTGCTGGCTGCTAGCAAGATTCGTCTGGCTACGTTTGATACGTCGATGTCTCCTCCTGAAGGCGCTAAGCTGGAAACCCTGTCGAAAGCAGACGCTGTGTCTGTTGCCAACATGGTTCAGCGCACCCTCAGCTATGTTCTGGCATTCAAGAAGAACATGGGTTCGATCGATAAGGTTAAAGGCGAACTGCTGGCTACCGTGCGTGCTGTTGCTGGTCAAGAAGGCGAGAGTGCTTCTGGTCTGTCGCAAACCGACATCGTGGCCCTGGCTAAGTGCGCTGCTCAATTCGCTGACCAACCGGCTTCGTCGTTCGTTCCGTATGCGCTCACCACCTGCCGCGCTCTGCTGCACTACGCTGAGAAATCGCTGGCAATGCATGGTGCAACTGAAGCTGCTTCCGCTAAGGCTGCTGCTTAAGTTAAGCAATTAAAGATGTCCCTTACTCTTCTTGGTAAAACAAGCGGGGTAAGGGACATTTCTTTTTTTTATTTGTTATCGTAAAAGGTAATTAAAAAATGCGCAAACGTTATATCGATCCGAAGCAGGATACTTCGGTTTCGACGGAAAGCATGGGAACAGAAACGTTGAGTCATAATCGTCCTGTCCTGTCGCTGGAAGAAGAAATCGTTATTCTGCAAGAAGCATGTGATTTACACAACCAGGTTCAAGCTGGGTTGGATGAAGCCGTGCGTGTTGAAGACGTCTCGAATAACCTTCTGGATATCTCTGACACGGTAGAAGGTGTGGCTGAACTGACTCCGCAACAAGCCGCTCTGATTGACACCGCTGCTGAAATGGCAGTGGCTGGTACTGATACCAATCCAGACGTGGTTATTCCTTCGATGGAATGCTACATCGGTACGAAACTGTCAGTCGAAGGTTTCCGTGAAACTGCTGCCAATGTTTGGCGTCAGATTCGTGAATATGTTGAGATGCTGATTGAACAAATCAAACAAGCACTCAAGAACTTCTTCAGCGCCCTGCCGCGTCAGCTGCAGCGTATCAAGATGCTGCGTCAACTCGTCGCTGCTAAGAAGAAGGAAGGCGCTAAAGAGCCGAAGTCGCGTGAAGTGGCTGTGGTGGTCGGCGCTACCGCTCTGTCGTATCCGGGTTACCTGATCAAAGATGCGCGCGAACTCAAGGCAGGTCTGAAAGATCTGAACAAACTGGGTGACTGGGTCTTTGGTCAATACACTCAATCAGTGAAAGCCCAGGGTTCGATTATCGCTGAAGAGCTGCGTGGCTTTGAACCGGCTAAAGCCTCTGATACTTTAGAGTCTGCTGCTAAGCGTCTTGGTGCTGCCAACTTCCGTAGTGTCATTTCTGGTGTTCCAAGCAACGGTTACATGGGTTGCTTTGAGATCAAGATGAAACGCATGCCAGACTCCAAGAAAGTTGGTGATCTGTCTGCTGCTCAAACACTGAACGCACTGCGTCACACCTACGTATCGCTGGGTACGAGCAAGATGCCTGGTACGCATTCGTTTACGGTGAAGAACGTTATCGCTACGCCGACTCTGATCGAAGTGGATGAAATTCTGAATTCCGTGGAAGCCTTAGTGAAAGCCATGTCTTCGTTTGAAGTCAGTAGCAATTACAAAGGTATGCAAGATACCAAACAAGCGATCACTGCTGCTGGTAATACTGCGGAAGCCACTTGGACACGTGCTGAGAATAACGTAACGGGTTCGGAAGCTGCGTTTGCGATGGACGTGATGAAGTCGCTGATGAACTTCAACACCACTTACGCACGTTGGATGTCGAGTCTGCCGGGTGAATTCATCAAACGTGGTACGGATGCTGTACGTGCTACGCTTAACGTGTGTGAAAAGGCTGTCGCTCTTTACTAACACGTGTGACCAATACTACCATCTTCACTGAGGATGGTAGTGATTCACTCGTCCATCCTCGAAGGATCTTTTAATGAAAAAGTTTTTTCAACCTCCTACTGCAACAGTAGGTGATCTCTCATTAGAGGAGCAAGCTATTCTCTTGGGTGAGATTAGCGATGGCGATGCGACAATTCAATCGACGATCGACAACTTAAACCGAGTTGAAGATACAGGGCAAGCTTTAGAAGATGTGTTAATCATCGCTGAAGCTACGCCTGAAAATGAGTTGGATGCGAACGCCTCGTTGGTGCGCTCCATTGGCGAGATGGCGGTGGTTGGTACAGATGCCGATCCTACTGTTATCTTTGCCGACCCAGTCTTAAGTACTGAGTCGTTAAGTGATGTGAAGAGTTATCTGAAGAAGATCTGGGAATCGATCCTGGAAATGCTCAGGCAACTGCGGGATCAAATCAAAGCATCGTTTAGTAAATACTCGATGTTCTTAGACTCGCATAAACAGCGCTTAGTGACATTACGTGATCAAGCCAAGAAGATCGATCCACGTAACTACAACGCTGAACAAACCGTTCCGTTAGGTTTGTGTGTGCGTAATGGTCGTGCTCCTCGAAATGCGGACGGTGTCTTAGACAACTGGGATATCGTGCATCAAAGCACTGAAAAGGTTTTGGTTGGTCATGCCGATAACGATGCCGCGGTTGCTAAAGTTATCACTGACTTACTGAAGAATTGCACAGGTAGTTTGAAACGTACGGAAGAACCAAGTTTACTGACGCGGGACTTCTCTAAGCATATCGCACAATTCGTTTTAGACATGACGACCATGACTAAAACGCACAATGAGTTCACTAAACCAAAACGTGACGAACATTACCTTGGCGTGGCGTTAACGCCTGACTTACCTGGTGGTGTGCAACTCATGATGAAGATGCGTGAAGAACAAGTGGTCAGTAAGTTCACAGCGATTCAACGTCTGAATGCTTACTTAGCCAGCTTCGTTGAGTTAGAGCAGCATGCTAGCGATAGCAAGTTGTCCGTGGAAGTGAAACTGCCGCGTCCTGATATGCTGATTAAGATTCTTGACGTTGCAATTGACACGCTGGATATCGCACTTAGCTATTTGAACTCGGGTCAGAACAAACTTCAATCTGCGCAAAAACAAATTGAAGCTGCAACGACTCAATTGGTAGATGCAATTGATAGCATGGAAGTTCCGGAAGCTGCTCAAGCTTACGTGCAAACCTTCTTGCGTTTCAATAAACACTATGCCACTACCACGACGGCGACTGCAAATGCAATGCTGCGTGTGGTGCGTCAACAGCTGACTGCAATCGAAGCGTTTACTAAGAAATGCTTAACGCATTATCTGCACATGGTTTAATACGTCATAGACCACTACTCTCGTTTTTGAGAGTAGTGGCTCTTATGACCTTATGTATTCCAGGGATAAAAACGATTGTATGAGTTAATATCCTTAAAGAGGAAACCATGCCGAAGATTCTTTTAGCGGTTCCAGAGATGACAGAGTGCGTAACTCGCCCTGTGATCTTTGATGTGGTGCGTCAGTTAATTGATATCACTGGCTTGCCGACTAACATTAACATCCTCTACGCTGGAGACGGAGATAAAGCTAAGCAGTTAGGTTCAGCCATTGGCGTGCCAACTGGTGATGATCCCAACAAGTTTTCCTTCAATGACAAAATCTCGATTGAAGTTGAAGAACGTGTGGGTGAGTCTCGTGTATTAGGAGAACCTGTCTATGGTCCTGGTAACTTGATGATCTTTCAAGACGAATCCTTACAGATCTTCATGAAACCAGTGTACTGTATGACTGACACGATTGTTCACGTTAAGTATCGTGCGAACAATAAGAATGCAGCCATCTACTGGCGCGACACCATCGAAGCCAAGTTACGCCAGCGGCGTGACATCAACATGCATACGCTCACGTATAGTTACAACATTCCACCTGAGATGTTATACATCTTGCAGCAGCTGCATACTTTACGTGAAAATGTAGACGGTTATGGTGAAACTTACGATCAGTATTTCGAGAAGAACCGCCATCCAAGGATGACTGAGCAAACTAACTTAAGTGCCTCAGCATTACTGTGGTCTGTGCCAGAAACACAAATGCGCGTACAAGGTATGTTCGACTTTGAATTACCCGACAACGGCGCAACGGAAGACGATGGTGCAACTTGGACGATCTCATTCTCGTATAAGTTCACTTATCAACGACCGACTGAAATTGCTATGTTCTACCCACTGGTAGTGCATAACCAGTTGATCGCATCTAACTTGCGTGAAGATCCGGTTCAATCGGAAGATGATGTCTTGCAAGCGCATGCATTAAGTACTCGCGTATTGATCCCATTTGAGAATCACGTGGATCAAACCATTCGACGTGAAGAAGGTTTCTCGATTCCTTCGTTTGATGAATTCATGCCTGCATCGATTCCGATTCAAACCATGCGTTTGCTGACGATATTGTTTACGATTGATCAAACCAATCCGCAACTCTTCTTGTCATTGAAAGACTTAGGTAATAAGAAGTTCAGTGATGATATCCTGACTTACCTGGCAGATGAAGCTGACTATTTAACCAAGCCGTATCTGTCCGCTATCATGGTGAGTTTCTATCGCAATGAATACTTGATTGATCCGACGCCGCTTCGGATTACTAAAGATCTCGATGTGTTTGGCACTACGGATATCAATCTGCGTCACCAACACCATATTCGGGTCGGGTTAGTGAAGGATCTGTTCTTACTGAAAGGTAATGCATTAGAGCGCTTACGCAGTCATGGTCGCGCTGCTATTCAGATTCTTGACACCATTGATCCTAGTTTAAAAGATCGCGGTTTGTTACCACCTTTGATTGGTGATAATTATATCTCTAAAACTAGCTTGTTAATGGCGATGGAGAACATCCGTCCAGGTAACAATCCAAGAGGTTACACTATCAAGTTTGGTACAGTGCAAAGCTTAATCGTGGAAACTAGTAGCCAATAACGAAAGAATATCATGCCGATTATTAATGATTCTCCTTCTGCACCGCCGACACCGCAACCGAACCCGATTAAGGTCGCACCGGTGAGTTATCAAGGTGTTGCGCAAGATACCCGCTATACGCCGTTACGTTCTTTACTGACGCACGTTGAAGGTTCGTCGTGGACTGTAAGTTACTACAGCCAAGTGTTAGCACGCGACAACGCTGTGGCAATGCAAAACCTTGATCGTGATGCAGTGTTCCAGCAATACAAACACATCACTAACTTCGAGCTAAAGGTTACGACGCCGATTACGCCACCGACGCAAGATCAGAACGTTAAAGCACTTACCATCACTGGTCAGTCGAATGTCTATCCGTGTGGGGTGATTCCGAATGAAGACGATATCTTCGTTGCGGAACTTTTAAATGGTCGCTCCGCGGTATTTCGGGTGACCTTATCGGAACAGCGTTCAATTTACGAAGAAGCCGGTTGGATTATCGACTACATCTTAATCGATTGGTTGAGCGATGATCGTCTGCAAGACTTAACTGAAAAGACTGTTGAAGAGTTAGTTTACGTCTCTGACTTTCTTACCTATGGTCAAAATCCGCTGATCGCTAAGAGCGAATATGTGCAGCTTCAGCAGTTAGACAGCTTGTACGACGAGATTGCTAAAGATTACTTTAGACGTTTCGTAAGTAATGAATATCGCACGCTGTTGTTACCAGGGCAAACATTCCCAATCTACGATCCGTTCTTGACGAAAGCTGTTCTGTCAGTGTTTGGTAGTCAAGATAGTCAACTCGTGAAGTATGTCAGAGAACTCAACGTCAGTGACGATGATTCGTTAAAGACGCCAACGATCTGGGATGCGTTAATTGCTAAGAAGCCGTTCCGTCTTAAGACTGCCGCTACCAAGATGGGTCTGATGTCCTCGGCTACTTTCACCCGTGATCCGATGATGGATTCGGTGCGTTACTCCGGCGTGAAGTACGTGGTATATCCACGCGACCCGCAGCGCTCTGAAGATGATATTCGCATCCTGAAAGACAAGACGCTGTCGGATTGGCAGATTCAAAGTGTGAGTACTCGAGAGACGGACTTAGGTAAGTTAATTACGATTACGGAATTGCCAGGCTTACCGCAACGTGATGTCCCTGGTATTAATCGCTTTAACGATTACTACGTTTTCTCAGAATCTTTTTATAAGAATTGGAATGTTGGTCTCTCTGCATTGGAGATTCAAGCCAAGCGTTTCTTAAACGACTACGCCCTTGACATTCCGGCTCTGTTAGAACTGACCTTAACCTGCAGTAACTGGGGTCCGTTAGACCAATTCTATCAAATCCCAGTATTGCTGATTTTAATTCGTTCTGCCATTAGGAGAATGTAATGGGAGTCGTAACTGATAAAGCTAACCGGCCGACAGTGTGGTATCTGTTCCATCCGCGTTTTCTCTGCAAGGCACCACTGATGGCTACCACGAGCGTTGAAGATATTCGTCGCTTCGGTATGCCAACAACAGGTGATCCATTAATCGATCAAGAAATGAGTAAGGAGTGGCCGCTGCGTATGCTGTCGATCGCGGAGATGGAAGACATCTTTAACCGTGGTTACAGCATCCGCTTACAACGCTATGCTGATACCAAGACAGTGTACGAATACATTCGTGACCATTTAATCGCCTGGCGTTACTTCTTTGAGAACGCTGGTAATAACCGTGTACCGCAAGAGACGATTGATGAATTGATTCGTTTAGATAAATTCGCAGCGGTGGTGTATGGTCCGGCGAAGAGTCTGTTCTCGAAAGAGACTGCGACTTCTCTGTTTGGTCTGTATCGTCAGAAGCGTCGTCTGGGTGGTTTGATGTCCAGAAATGCTTTCGTCGAATCGTCAGAGAAACAAGAACGTCGTCGTGCGCAAGCCGCAGGTGAAATTCCTGCCGCTACCGAAGAAGTCAAGAAGAAGGAAGAGAGCGATTACCCAAGCATGAGTTCTGTCTTCCATAAGCACAAGGTAGAGACCTTTGCCTTTGATAGAACGATTGGCGGGATAGAATGGAAATAGATCAGTCTTCACTTTACCGTGAAATCCAAAAGATTGTCACGAGCGGTGAGAAGCCTGTTCATCAATACTGGACTGCGCAGATTCATGTTGGGGATAGTGACACACCGATCATTCCGTTAGCAGTTATTTCGATCGACGTCAAAAACGATTATCTGAATAACTACGCAGTAGAGCATCATGTTACCTTACTGATTCCGGCAGGTACATATGCGGTGCGGATCTATCCCTATTTGGATCAGCTTGACATTACATTGATTTGTACTCCAATCGGTGAGACCGATGACAGTATTGATCAAGAGGCGCAGATTACTGTTGAGAGGTTCACGGCAACACTCATCGATACCGGTAATCCCATTATTGAGATGTCATCACGTAATACACCAGATGAGACGGCATTAAACTTGTCTGGTGCTTACGAGGTGACGTTCCAATTAGTCGATAAGTTCTTAGAAAAGATTCGCATGGTGTCAGTCGGTGGTATCTACCGCAATGTCACTGGTGAGAATGTAATCAAAGGATTGTTATCGATGAAGTCTAAGGAAGTAAAGGTAAGTCAGGATAAGATGATCCAAGGAATCGATATGGTAACTGCTTCGAATCAAAAGAAGCGTGACCACATTGTTATCCCTCATGGCTTACCTATCATGAGTCTTCCTGAACATGTCCACTTCAAGTGTGGCGGTATTTACAACTCAGGTCTTGGCCATTATCTCACTCGAGATTACTGGTATGTGTTCCCCTGTTTTGATGTGACGAGATTCAATAAGGTTCACAAGACCTTAACGATCATCAACGTTCCACCCAATCGTTTTCCAGGAATTGAACGCACCTATCGACTAGACGGCGACAATCTCGTTGTTATTTCGACAGGTCAAGTAAAGTTCCGCGATCAAAGCAACGTGATACAGTTAAATGCCGGTAACGGGGTAAGGTTTACTGACGCTTCGCAAATGATGGATCAGTTCACCGTCACGAAAGGTAATAAGACGATGGCAAGTCGTGGTAATACCAATAGTGAATTCGTGTCCGAAGATCGTAAGAATGGTAACAACCTCGTTACCTTGAGTCGAAACCCTATCACCGATAATCCGTACGTCGAATACTCATCACTCGCACTACGTCAAGGTAGCCTCATTTCCTTGGTGTGGGAAAATGCAAAACGTGATGTTCTTTATCCAGGTATGCCTGTCAAAATCATGTATTTGGATGGAGACGATATTAAGGAATTGTACGGTACGTTATTGATGGAGCATGGCTTTATTAGCCGTCGCGAACGAGGCATTACTTCACATCGTCACATCACCTCATCGATGCTCGGTGTGTTCGTTAGACCGCTTGAAGATGAGGACCAAAACACGACCTCTTAACTGAAACCACTGTCGGGACCTGGCAATATCTTATGCTAGACTATCGACAGTGTTTCTTTTAACTTAGTCTTACTTTAAGGATTTCCGATGGCAACTGATTTTACTAAGATGCCGCTGGATATTGTTACAGACCTAATTAACTTAACCAACGACATTGGGTTAGTAGAGCCGGGTGACATTATTTTCGGACCTGTCTCCGAATTACTCAATGCATCGCGCAATACTTCTGTAACGATCTATGCTGCACCTGGTTCGCGTTATACCGGTTTACGTGACCTGACGTATAACCGAGTTGATATGTCCGATATCCCACGAGGCCGTAGTACTGAGTTCGATAATAAAGAAGCACAGTACATCTCGCAACTGATTCCAGACATCAACACAGCGTATTCGATTAACCTTCAGCCAGAAGACTACATTAACGAACCGTTACCATCGGTTCCGGTGGATACGCAGTATTATTCAGGTCGTCTGTTTACCCTGAAAGCTGCTCCTGACTCGTATGTTTGGCGTGGCAAGCTTAACCTTTCTCTCAAAGGTAATAAGATCGACTTAGCCACTTACTTACCGGTTGATCTGTTAAGTGGCTTTGATTTAGCGAAGACAGATATTGGCATCGTGATTAATACTAACCTGTTAGATGGTTTCGATTATCAAGATCCAGCCCTGTTCAGCACGTCGTCTACCCAGTCTAACTTTATCCAAGCATAATCATCCGAGGAGGGGCTTAGGCTCCTCCTTTTTATTTTGTATCTATAAAAGTAAAAAAATACTTTAAGCTGAGCGATTGAATAGATTTGTTGCGAGAGAATAAACCTATTCAATTGCGTGTTGCTATTAAAGGAGGTACAGCATGTCAAGCTTTGACCGTATCGTTGACATGATCGACGAGAAGAATACACCCGTATTTCCACTTACACGCGCGAATATTGCATTTGAAAATGTAACAAGCGATCCTGAAGAGAAGTGGAATACACGATTGACAGTGACTGCACGACCTGCAGGCGAATACATCGGTGCTGTGAATATCTATTACACACGCACTAACATGATTGAATTAGGACCTACTCTTGAATACATGCAAGAGGATCCATTCACATTGCAAGTGTTGTGTGACATTATCAATCAAGATAAGACTTGTCAAATGACACCGGAAGACTTAACACTTACCGAACTTCCAGCCATGGAAAACGGTGTAGTGAAAACGTTTGCCTTAAGCGCTGTATCAACTTCACTGGTATGGTTAGGTAACGTTCAAGTCTCTCTATTGTCAGGCATTCCAAAAGAGGCGGATAACTTAGCAACGTTCATTAACGTTACTTTACCTCCCATGTTTGCAGAGAAACCATAAGGAATATCATGTCGCAACTTGACAATGAAATTATCGCATTTCGCGACAGCATGACTAAAGTCGGCCAGTTTGCAAATGGCGACGAGAATACCGATGTGCAAACCGCAAATGGTCCGGTGCCTAGTATTGCTAAGGTGGCTAAGGTTGCCCGCAGTATTATTGACCAGATTGTGGCGGTTAATCAAGGCGCGTCTTTACGAGTCGATGCCGTTGTAACCTACACCGATGAAGAGAAGGCTAATGCTAAAACCAACATTGGCTTGGAACGAGTCGATAATACACCTGACTTAGAAAAGCCAGTCTCGCAGCCGCAAGCTGTAGCTATTTCTAATGCATTATCAACGATCAACGCCAAAGAAGATCCGTTGAATAAGAACAAAGCGAATGGGTACGCTGGTTTAAGTGGTATGCGGATAGTGATGCGTAACGTCACTGATACCACGACGAACTACTTAACCACGGCCAGTACAGATACTCGTATTTGGACGATGCCGGATAAGTCGGGTATTGTTGCATTGACTTCTGATCTTCCGACAAACTTAAGTGGCACGAATACCGGTGACGAGACTCAAGCTACGATCTTAGCCAAGCTGCAAATCCAAGCCATTGCCGGGATTAATACGGGCGATGAAACGACGGGTTCTATCCTCAATAAGCTCAACATCACTGCGGCTGAGGATACTGCGAATAAAGTCACGAGCTTTGCTGTAGTCAATAACACTTTGTACCCTACGGTGCAAGCGGTTAAGTTCTACGTTGACAACACCATGGTCGGTGTGATCCGTGACTGCGGTAACTATGATGCAAGTACGAATACGTGGCCTACTACCGGTGGCTCTGGCGTAGGTGGCGCAATCACCAAAGGTAACTTCTGGTACGTCAGTACTCCGGGTACATTAGGCGGTACGCCAGTTAATGTTGGTGACTCGTTTAGAGCTATGGTTGATAATCCTGGTCAGACTGCAGCTAATTGGTCGGTGCTGGAATCCAACATTGGTTACGTGCCTTACAATGCCACTAACCCATCTGGCTACATTTCTGGCATTACCAGTGAGATGATAGCAACTGCGTTAACCTATACGCCGTTAGGTCCAGGTGATCGAAACGCAAGCAGTGGTGTTGCTGGATTAACAGGTTTTGCTCTTAACCTGATGAATAATGCTGGCACGGTCCTGTCGATTCTGTCGAACACCAACACAGCTAGTCGTACCTACACTCTGCCGGATAAAGACGGTACGGTTGCAATGATTGATGATGTCGTTGCTAACTACCCAGGCCCTCCAACTATTACACTCACTGGTGATGCTAGCGGTAGTGGTACGACGACGATTCCGGTTACTCTTAATGACAATGCCGTATCATTGGCAAAGTTAGCACAAATCCCGACTGCAAGTTTCTTAGGTCGTACGACTGCTGCTACGGGTAACGTGGAATCAATGACAACGTCGCAAGTTAAAACACTGCTGACGATTGACCAAGTTAACAATACATCGGACGCAAATAAGCCAGTCAGCGCAGCGCAACAAACTGCTTTAAATGCTAAAGAGAATACGTCAAACAAAGTAGTAGACTTTACGGTTCTTGACAACGTTAAATACCCTACCACGTTAGCAGTGAAGAACTACTGTGATGGTCGTTTGACGAACGTAGTTGTTGACTGCGGTAGCTGGGATGCTTCTGGTAATACTTTCCCGACGACTGGCGGTACTGGTGCGAGTGGTACGATTGTTAAAGGTAACTTGTTCTTCGTGTCAGTAGCAGGTTCGTTAGGCGGTAAAATCGTTAACGTTGGCGATAGCTTCCGAGCACTGGTAGATGCACCGGGTCAGACTGCAACTAACTGGGACGTGTTGGAATCTAACATCGGTTATGTTCCGTATAACGCTACCAACCCGGCTGGTTACATCTCCGGCATCACCTCCACCATGGTGGCCACAGCGTTAGGTTATACTCCGGTTAATCCTAACGTTAAAGATGCATCTGATGGTTTTGTCGGCTTAACTGGTTACAAGATCAACTTTAAGAATTCGACTGGTGCGAATACGTCGTATATGCAGCATAGCAACACTGCATCGCGTACTTACACTTACCCGGATAAAGATGGTCAAGTGGCATTGCTGTCGGATATCACTGGTACCAACAGTGGTATCAACACTGGCGACCAAACCATTACCTTAACCGGAGATGTGCAAGGTTCTGGTACTGGTACGTTTGTGACGGCGATCTCTGGTAACGCAGTAACGTTCGGTAAGATGCAACAGATCACCACAGCTACGTTCTTAGGCCGTAACTCGGCAGGCAATGGTAACATTGAAAGCCTGGCAGCTAGCACGGTTAAAACGATGCTGTCGTTGGACCAGGTTAGTAATACCTCCGACGCCAACAAACCTGTATCGACTGCACAGCAAACTGCACTTAACGCTAAAGAATCGTTGTCGAATAAAGCCAGTGACTTCAGCGTGCTGGATAACACTAAGTATCCTACTACGCAAGCGGTGAAGACCTTGGTGGATAGCGTAGCTGCTGGCGTCGCAACTAATACCTGGATCGATTGTGGTAATTATGATGCTTCGGTTAATGCCTTCCCATCTACTGGCGGTACGGGTACATCGAACGCTATTAAACGCGGCAACACTTGGTTAGTATCAGTCGCTGGTACATTAGGTGGTAAAGCTGTCAATGTTGGCGACACCGTCCGTGCTTTAGTCGACGCTCCTGGTCAAACCACTGCTAACTGGGCGATACTTGAGGGTAACTTAGGTTTCGATCCGATTAACAAAGCTGGCGATACAATGCTGGGCGTGTTAGGTCTGGTTCCGTTCGGCACAATCGCAAGTGCTGCTACTGTTAACTTCAATAGCACAACCAGTAACATGGTTGAAGTCACCGGCACGACCACCATTACTGCTATCACGTTAGCTGACGGTGCATTCCGTTTCGTACGCTTTGCTGGTCGCTTAACCTTAACCAATGGCGCTTCACTGCTGTTACCGACGGGCGCGAATATTCAAACCTCGGTTGGCGATACTGCGGTGTTCGTGGGTAAAGGCACAGCAACGTTATGCTTAGTGTATCAATCAGTTAACGGTGGTTCGGCTTTAGTAGCTGGTAAAGACCGTACTCGCGCGGTCACTGCGAATGGATCGATTAATATCGATCTTAATACCGGCGATCAAGCCACCATGATGGAAGTGTCGTTAACTGCTAACTCAACGATTACCTTCACTAACCCACCGCCTTTGAACAATGAAACGTTCAGCTTCAGTATGCGTGTCACAAACGGTGCTGATAGTTTAGCGATGGCTTTTGGTAATACGATCAAATGGGCAGGCGGTAATGTTCCGCCTCGTACAACAACCAATGGTGCTGTGGATATCTGGACCTTCTTATACGACAACGGTACGTATTACGGGTCCTTAGCAATTCAAGACGCCAAGTAACCGGATAGACGAGTCAGTTAACCCTGACTCGTCTTTTCCACACTGGATAGGTTGAACATGAAATTATCTCAACTATTACGTCGAGAGCGAACCAATGCAGCAAATAAACTTGCAACGACGTTTAATGCTCCAGGTACGTTCTACCCGCCATATGGCAAAACTCTTATAAAGATCAACGGTCGAGGTGGTACTGGTAATTCACCTACAGGTGGGAATTATGCGTATACCAATCCTAGTACAGGTGGTAATTATGCATCCACTAATCCCGATACACCTGGTAATATTGCCAATTACAATCCGCCGGTAGCAGGTAACTATGCTGGCACAAATCCCACAGTGCCGGGTAACTATGCTGGAACCAATCCAACTACGGGCGGTAATTATGCCGGAACTAATCCTCCCTCAGGTGGGAATATAGCTGGATATAATCCGAGCATTCCAGGTAACTACAGTACAACCCCTGGTAACTATGTTCCGGCGAGTTATACTCCTGGCAATACTAACGACCCAACATACTCCCCTGGTAACTATGTTCCGGACTCGTATCAGACCATGTCTGTTGCAATGACGCAGACGTGTCCAGTTGGTTGGACCACTGGCTACGATTACGATGACAATGGTCAACCTTTTAAGGTATGCGATGTCTATACAGCCGGATATACCAATCCTGCTACTAGCACACCAGGTACAACCAATCCTGGAAACTATACCCCGGCATATACCAATCCGTCGTATGGATACACGAATTCGTCTACACCAGGCAATGCCAACTACAACCCGTATTCGGCAGGTACAGCATACTACAATCCTACTGTACCAGGAACGGCTTATTACAATCCGTCAACGCCGGGTACAGCGTATTATAATCCAACCACCCCTGGTACTGCTAACTATAACCCCACGACACCAGGTACGGCCAATTATAATCCAATAGTTCCTGGCAATGCTAACTATAATCCCACTGTTCCTGGTACAGCTGCTCCTCCGGTGGTGATAGCTGGAGTGACTTTCCCAGGTGGCGACGTTGGATCGTTAGCGTACGAAGTGTCGCCTACCCCAACTACCTTAACGTATTCGACGACTGGTTATTCGGTTTCGGTTCCTACGGGTGGTTATGTGACTCTAACTCCCACTTAACTTTTAAAAGAGATACTAATCATGCTTAATCCTAATTGGTATCTGGTTTGTGATATTACAACAAACACTGCCGTCGACTTGATTCAACTCCAAGATACTTGGGGTAATGCGGTGACAGGTTTGTTATCCCAAACTGATGATCAACTTAGTAAATTTAACGAATGGTCTCCACATTCGAATGTAGTCTTCTTGCGTATCGCTGCTGCTAGAGCTAAAGGTATCAATTCAGCCAGTATCGATTCAGTAGTGTCGGCAAATCGACCTGCGATCTTAAATTGGGTACGCAGTATGCGTGATCCATTACTGGCAGCCACCGACGCAGTCACTACAGCAGATCGTTGGGTCACACTTGACGTAGTGGCGCAGAAGTACGTGACTATCTATCGTCAAGCGTTGCGCGATATTACGAATAGTGTCGATCTGCTAAATGTTACCTGGCCTGCTATTCCGCCTGCTTTGGCTGCGGTTCGCAATATCGATGTTAGTCTTATCGATCGCCCTAGTCAAGATTTTCTCAACATCTTGATAACGCCATGGCCTACTCCGACTTTGCAACAGCGTCGTTTAGATCAGTGGGCTCGTGCTAAGGCATATCGTGACTTGCGTAAAACACAAGGTATCAAGCTTGCAGTCAATGGTAAAGATTGTTGGTTCTGGACCGATGATAGCAATCGTGGTCAGTACTCTATACTCGCCGGGTATGCAGCCCGTAAGTCATTATCGTACACTGCTGTGCTTGCTAACTGGAAAACCATGTCTGGTGAGTTCATACCGTTTACCGTTGAGTTGCTGTATCGCGTGTTAGATGCGGGTGTTGATAACGAAGATACCCTCTTTATTATTGCCGAACAACACCGTACTGCAATCATGGCGTCAACAGACCCGGATAACTATGACTATACTCGGGGTTATCCGCAAGTCTATTCAGAATACCTAGCACAACAAATCCTGTTGGGTAATACGAATTATGGACAGGGGAATTAAGTGAAAGTCGCTTTTTATAAATCAATTCATCCTGGTTTATCTGGGATTTATAGTCATGGTGTTCGCATCATTACTAAATCCATTTATTCACATTGTGAACTGATCTTCGACAATGGTATCTCGGCATCGTCTTCATTTGTTGACGGTGGTGTTCGTATGAAAGTTATCGAATACGATCCGAAGAATTGGGACATCATTGATCTAGAAGGTCGTTTCGATGAAACCGCTGCTTTGCAATGGTTCCGTGATCATGAAGGTCAGAAATACGACGTTCTTGGTAATATACACTTTGTTCTGAGTGTAGTCGGTGATGACAAGAATAAATGGTTCTGCTCCGAAGCTGTAGGTGCCGCTTTAGGTCTTAGCAATTCCTGGAGATTTGATCCGGGCACATTGCATGCTGCTTTGAAGTTTGCAGTTGAACAACCTGTGTTAAAACTGCAGTTCGCATCACCCTCATTGATTAAAAACTAACCATAACAAAGACTAGGCGGTATAGTCCACCTAGTCTTTGTTGTATGATCTGTTAAAGTAAGTATTTACTTACAACTTATCGTATGGTTAACTATTTTTACGCTTCTACCCAGATAGGATTATCATGGCTGATTACACCGTGTTAACAAATCCTCAACAGCAACTGATCGATCTTATCAATCAAGATAACGGCAGTACGCTGACGTTGGCTGACGTGACATTATCGGATCCTTCAGTTGTTGATTACGCGGGCAGGAATACCAAAGTTACTGTGACCGGTAATGTCGACTCTCCGTACGAAAATACGAAGGATGTGTTTTACAATCGGTTAGCATTAACGCGTTTAGGTTTCATTGGTATTATCACTGACACGCCTCTTACCAACGAACAGTTTTTAGATACAATTAGTTCAAATAAGCAAGTGAAATTGCTGGAAGGAGAATTCGAACCTTTCACAATTCCTGTACTTGAAGTAGGTGCGATTGGTAGCGTTACATTAATCGCTAAACCGACTGCAATTAAATGGCTGGGTCAAGTTGATGCGGAATATGTGTTTGGTGTTCCGGCAGGTTTCGATGCTTTACACACGCTGATTAATGTAACACTTCCTGCAGATGGTTATTTAACTTAAATAGAGTTTTCAAGGAGTCCACATGTCTCTTAATGACACCATCAATCAGGGCATAACTGATTTTGGTTTATTACATCAAATTGTGCACGGTGATCAGTCGCAATCGGTTACTACTGACGGCGGTCCTGTTGCGACTGTAGCGAATGTTGTCAATGGCATCTTAGGTCGCGTGTTGGGTGCTTTAACCGCCACGAGTACGACCAGTGTTACGATTGATTCAAACGACAAAGTTTTCTCAATCACGACTGGTAAGGCATTTCAGATCGGTCAACATGTTGTCGCAGTACATGACGTAGATAACTCGATTACTGGTACGGTGGTCAGCTACGTTGGCGCCACCCTTACCATTCGTCCGGCTACCATCAAAGGTACGGGAACGTTTGATTCCTGGAACATTGTCTTTACCGGTGCGGCTGGCCCGCAAGGTGATCAAGGTAATCCGGGTGACGATGGTTTACCTGGCAAGAGCGCTTATGAAATTGCACAAGCGTCTGGTTTTGCTGGTGGTCAAAATGAATGGCTTGCTTCCCTGACGGGCCCTAGAGGTTCGAGTGCATATGAAGTTGCGCAAGCAGCTGGCTACACTGGCAGTCTGCAGAACTGGCTGACTTCGTTAGTTGGTGCTAAAGGGAATGACGGCCGCAGCGCATACGAGCTGGCTCAAGACACTGGCTTTACCGGCACTGTGACGGAATGGATCACCAGTCTGCACGGCGGTAAAGGTGATCCTGGCGTCGCTGGTAAGAGCGCTTACCAATCGGCACTTAGCTCCGGTTTCACTGGTTCCGAACAAGACTGGGTCGTTAGCCTGAAAGGTACTCCTGGTAATGATGGTGCGGACGGTAAATCTGCTTATGAATTAGCAGTTGCAAACGCTGGCTATCAAGGCACGTTGCAAGATTGGCTGGGTACTCTCAAAGGTCAAGATGGTACAAGTATCATCATTAAAGGTCAGCTGGCTGACTCTGCTTCTTTACCGGCTGATGATCCGGTTGGTAGCGCCTATGTGGTGAATGGTGACGTCTGGATCAAAGGTGATAGTGGTTGGTTTGACGGCGGTCCCTTCTTAGGTATTCCGGGTGCAGCTGGTCGTTCGGCTTATCAGATTGCACTTGACAACGGCTTTACTGGTACTGAACAAGATTGGCTGACTAGTCTTCAAGGCGCACCAGGCAATCCAGGTGGTCCTGGTCCGGCAGGTAAGAGCGCCTACCAAGTCGCTGTTGACAATGGTTTCAATGGCACCGCTATTGATTTTATCAATAGCCTGAAAGGTGAGAAAGGTGATCCTGGTACGGCTGGAACGGGCGGCGGCGGCATCACTGCTGCCGAAATCATCTTTGCAGATTCTTCGACCATCACGCCGACCTCGCTCGACGGTAGCTTAGGTGGCGTATTTACGATCACCCTTACCTCCGACCTGGCGATTCCGCTGATTGTTAATCCGGTGTCCGGTCAGACCTATTTGATCGCCCTGATGCAAAATCAGTCGGGTAATCACAAAGTCACGCTGGATAAGAAATACAAGTTCTCCAATAACGTTGCGCCTGTGCCTTCGACGTCTGGTTCGGCGATCGACTTGCTGCGTGCAACCTATTCGAGTACCGGCTTCTTCTTCTGCGAATATGTTAATGGTTACACCATCACGTCCATTGCGCGGATTGGTTCTACTCCGTACGATTCTGTTCAGTTAGCTGCCAGCGCTGTCCAAGACGGACAAACAATTTACATTACCCGTTCGGGTCAGATGTCGGAATGTACCGGTTACTTCCTGAACGATGTGAATTTCACTGTTGCGGGCGATCCGGCAGTTACGGGTGTGCCAACCCTGAAAGTCGATAGTACGGTTCACCTGGCATTCTCCAAGGCTATTCTTGACCCAGAAGCTGGTACTGTAACGATTCGTGACCTGGCCTTAACGGGTGCAGCCGATTCCGATTTGAGTGGTGCTGCTATCCGTAATAACCCGGATACTCGCCACCTGCGCCTGGAACGCTTAACCATCACGCAATGTCAAGATGGCGTGCTGACCTCGGCACCGAGTTCTGCCAACCTGGCTGCAGTTGGTAACGGCTACACGATGGAAATCGTGGATTGTAACTTCGATAAGAACGGTTCTGGTTACGACGGTCAATCGCACAACATCTATCTCGGTCACGGCCACCGCACTTACGTGCTGCGTTCGAGGTTCACCAACTCGCAACACGGTCACGATTTCAAGACACGTGCTTCTTACTTAGTACTGGATCGTACCTACCACAAAGGTGCGATGGAAGCGCGAGAACTGGACGTTCCTAACGGTGGTGTGATTCACGCCGTGAACAGCTACTTCATTAAGGTTGCGGGTACGACCCAGGGTAACTTGATCGGTATTGGTCAAGAGGGTGCTAGTAATACGCCGCAGGAATACATTTTCCGTAACTGTCTGCTGGAGAACGACCAAGGTCCGAACTTCAGCGAAACGTACATCATCCAAGAAAACGCTTCAGTTCCCGTTAAGTTCGTGGACTGCGTGTTCATTGGACCGTCGCGCTGCATCATGGCGACACCGTTTGAGTTGTATTACACTGGTGGTCCAATCGGTCCAGAAGGTTGGGATCAATCGATCCGCGGTGTGATTCCGAAACGTGGTACCTATAACACCACCGCTGGTAACGGCACGTTGCCAGATGACCAGCAACCTGTTATTGTTAATGGTCCTGATCCGACGCTGACAGCATTCCCGCCTACGGGTTCAACTGCTACTCCGTCGGTCCGTCCGGAAAACACTGGGCCTGATACAACACCTCCGGTTGTAACCTTAACGTCGTCTGCATCGACTGTTTCAGATAACGGCAACGTCACACTGACGGCAAACGCTACTGACAATATCGGTGTAACATACGTAGAGTTCTACCGAGAAACAGCGTTGATCAGCACGGTCAACACGTCGCCGTTTACTGATACGGTTTCGTTTACTTCGGCGGATAACGGCACGATCAACTTCCATGCCATTGCTTACGACGCTGCAGGTAACCAAACTACCAGTGCGACGATTCAGATTACGGTGAACGTGTTACCACCGCCGACGGATTATCCGTTCTCGATGGACAGCGCCACTACGACTGAATACAACAGCGCTATTGCTAATGCGCCGGTAGGTTCGAAGCGCGCCGCTGGTGCAAATGCGATTGCTAACGGTATCAGCACGTCCTACCATCTGGACATTTATCAGGAAACTACGTTGGTGGTTAGCTTCCCGTTCACGTCGCTGATGACGGTGACGGATGATGGTACCAATGTATCGGTATCGACACCGACTCCTGAATTGACGGATCCGTTGGTTACAGCAGATATCACGTCTGGCACATGGCACTTTGAACTGCACGGCGGTAACAGCAATGACCGTGTGATTATGGGTAGCGTTGGTCCTACTGGCTCGGGTAAAATGATCGAGATCAGTGATAACCCTGCTCCTGGCACTGGCATGAGCGTAAGCTTCTCGATGATTGTTCCGCGTTCGGTTGATGGTTTGACCTGATTCATATCTCCCATGGGGTAATTTCTACCCCATGGGTTTAACTAGGGAAAAAAACATGCTTAATTTTGATTCGGATTTACAAGCTACCTTGGCGACCGCCACGAGTAAACTGGATTGGTGTAATAAGCTGGTTGCAGCGTTGGGTTCTGGTTTGAAAATCCGTTGCAAACGCAGTGCTGATTCGTCGTCCACCACGGTATTCACTTCCGGTGCCGAGTTTTATAATGCATCGATCGTGGGCGCTCCAGTCACCAATGCTGGTTCGATTGTGAAGTTCGGTAACGTGATTAACTCTACGATCCAATCGCAAGCTGACCTCAGTTCCGGCGCAAGCGTGCTGCGTATTGAAGGCGCAACGCACTGGATGGAAGGTACGCTGGGCCTGCCCAATAGTTCGGCCGACTTCAAAGTGCCGCAATCGCCTACCGCTAAAACTGGTATCGCCTTTAGTAATATTCAGATTGCAGCGCCGCGTGGTTTGCCGTCTGGTGTAGGTAGCGTTGCGGTGACTTCATTGCCTGCAACCGGCACGCCTGCAACTATTGAATTGGAAAACTGGGTTAACCCCTCGAATCATTTCATGGTGAAGCGGATCTCGTTGGATACTCGAGCACCAGACTTCGTGTACCAAGATACCGAGATGGCAACGGAGATGGGCGACATTCGTGTGACGCAGAGTTCGGAATCGATCATCTACGGTCAGTTCGAATTTGGTGTGACGATGTTCACCATCCAGGGTTCGCTCAATCTTGACAATCCCGGCACGCCGGTGCATCAGATCGTTATCGCTCACAAACCTTACGGAACCTGGCCGTCTTATCCGATGGCTGATACATTCCGTCCCGATCGTGATCGCACTCACTCCGACCCGTTCAAGATTATCGTGCGCGATGCTAACGGTACTATCTTGAAGACGTTTGAGATGCGCGACGGTCTCGCGATCAACGACAAAACCCTCGCTCAGCGTTGGGGTCGCGGTGTTACTACACCACTGCGTCCGCACCTGCATTGTGGTCAATGGTTGTTCTGGCAGAGCGATCGTCTGAAATACAGTTCTAATGCTTCGAAATACTTCCCTGGTGTAACTTCGCAATCGTTGCGTCCGTCGCTGGCGAAGAACGGTGTGTCGTCCAACGCTAGTATTCCGCTTGAGCTTAATGCTGACCAATGGAACTCGACCCTGCAGTTCTACGCGGCACCAGAATGGGGTATTTGGTTTACCGATACATCGACTGATTCACAAGCTACGCTGGATGCAGCAGATGCGTTGGATACTTTCGAAGATCCATATCTGTTCAACACGAAGACCTATCACGGTTATGAAGGCCATACTAGCCGTATCTCTGGTTGGAATGTCGAACCTGGTTCGATTTCGTTGCATGACTGGTTCGCCGGTCCAGGGGGTCCGCGCCATGATCGTACTCCGCTCAATACACCGCTGGTGCGTTACTTCAGCGACCCGACCGGTCATCGTTTAAAAGGGAATGTACCTCATCGCACCATGCTTGACTGCTACAATGCTGGATATTTCCATCACGGTCACCACATGATGCTTCCGGACGTCAAAACGTTTAAACTCTTACCAAAAGAGTTCGCGCGCGACGGCACTATCAGTTTCATGAATGCGTACTACGGTCAGGGTCCGTTCATGCCGATGAACCGTACAATTGACCTGCGCGGTCTCCAGAACGGCGGCACGCGTCCGACACCTACCCGTGACGGCCACCCTGGTTTCTGGAATTACTGGGCACTGGATGACAACCACTCCTACGTGAGTCCAGGTATGGCTGCAATCTTCTGCAATAGCCCGGCTCATGCTGTCAGTGGCATGCTGCGACTGTATGCGCACGTGGCCGCCCAGCTTGGTAGCGCGCATCCTGAATCGACGGTTGGTACGACCTTCATGTCGCGTGTGCATGCATGGCGTATGCTTCAGCTGGCCGTTGCGTGGAAGATCGCATCGACGTCGGTGATGAGTATTGATCGTGAAACGATTGAGCAACGTTTCCAACGTGAATTGGAATCCGTTTACGATAACGTTTACGTGCCTGCGATTATTAATCAAAGTACAGATCCGACCATGATGGGTATTCGTCGTTTCGGTCAGTATACCACGATTGAATACGGTAACAGTGCCAACGGTATGGCTGGTCTGAAATGGCTGCGTGGTTGGACCGATAGTAAGGCAGGTTACTTCAATGGCGTGCTGTCGCTGATGCGTCAAACTGGCTGCTGGGCAGCTATGCGTGCTCGTTCGAATAAGTGCGACGTTGCACTGCGTTTCCTCGTGGATTGCATGGACAAGGACAGCCTGATGTCGTTGTATTACACCAACGGTCGTTACGAAGCCAACTTTGTTTACTCTGATCGCGTTCCCACAAGCGGTTCAGTAGCTCTCGATGCTACCAATAACCAACCGGATCCGCCGATGTATGCTGACTGGATTGAATGGGTAGCAAAGAACCCGCCTGTTGGTCAAGAAGGTATCATGACTGACGTCAACGGTAACCCCGTGATCGGCAGTATGGGTGCCACCAATGGTCTGCGTCTGCAATGGGCATTCGTTCGCCGTGATTATTTCCCGGAGATTCCGTCGCCAATGGACGGCACTACGTCGATAGTCACTGCTGTGTGTGCTAAAGCACAAGGTTGGCTGGATGCGTTTGAAGCCAAGATTAATGCTATTAGTACTCCTGCAAGCCAAGGCGGTAACGATCTGCCGTACTACTATCCGCCGCATGGTGTTTATAAGGCTCCGAGCACCCTCGGCCCTTTCTAAAGAAGGATAATTAAAGATGGCAACCATCATTAAGAGTATCGGTAGTGGAGCTGGTCGAGATTACGCGACCATCCAAGCATTTATCGATTCGATTCCTACTGACCTCGTTGCTGCTGGCAACGCATACGTGGGTGAAGTGTATAATGATTCAGAGATCACTAACGTTACAACCGGTAAAATCAACATTACTGGTAAGACTACGGACGTAACGCACAACATCACAATTCGTTGTGCTGCTGGCCATTCGTTCCGTGATCACGCGACTCGCGCTACAAATCCGCTGTGGTATAACCAAGCATACGGTGTAGGTATCAAGCTGGCTTTAACCAGTGGTGGTAGTACGGTCATTAACGTCACTGTCCCGTATACAGTGATTGACGGTCTTCAGTTGATGACGACTACCAACTGGTGTTACGGTGTCGTGGCTAGCGGAACAGGCATTGTGATCCGCAACTGTATCTTTATTACGACCACGGCAGAACCGCCCACCTATGGTGCAAACGTTATTAACAGTGGCGCATTGATGCACAACTGCTTGGTGGTGGTTAACTGCACCAGCCGCGCAGGTGGTGTCAGCTTGAGTGGCGGTACTATCGAAAGCTGCACGATCGTACGTCCCACCACGTTTACCTCAGCCTACTCGGATGGTGCCGTGCTTAACTACAACACCAACGTCGCCAAGAACTGCGCGATCTTTGGTTTCCCTGTAGGTAATAACGTCAGCCAAAACTCGTTCAGTAATTCGGACTACAATGGTACTGATCGTGCTGCCGGTATATACGGCGCGCCGGGTGGTACAAACGCTACTCACAACGTTACGAGTCTGGTATACGCAGATCAGTTTGTCAGCACAACGAACGACTTCCGTCTGAAATCGGGTAGCGGTCTGATCAACGTTGGTTTTAACCTGTCCAGCACGCTGGGTTCGACCGACGTCTTGAACAACATCCGTCCGACTACGTGGGATATCGGCGCCTACGAGCTGCCAGAACCGGCAACGGCTGTGCTGCTGAGTGGTCCGGCGCAGGGTTACGTCAACCAAGCGTCTTCGAACTTTAGCGTAACTATCAATGGTTCGTCTGCTGCTGTGACGGTGACGCCGAGCGACGGCGGTAAGGGTGGTACGTTTACACCGGCATCGGTGAATCTGTCGTCGAACACCCCTTCGGCAACGTTCACTTATACGCCGGTTGTGACGGGTAACATCTCGATCAGTGTCGCCAATAACGCTAGCCTGGGCAATCCGGCTGCAGTGACGTATCTGTCGGCAGTACCTGCTACTAAATTACTGCTGACGGCTCCGACGGGACTCGGTCGTGCTGGTGTTTTAAGCCCGAACTTTACGGTGGCCACCGACGGTATGGTGTCGGGCACGATTACGGTTGTTCCTAGCGATGGCGCGGATGGTAGTTTCAATCCACCCTTCGTGACACTCAATGCTAATACCCAAAGTGCAACCTTCAGTTACGTGGGTACTAGCGCGGGCACCAAGACTATTTTGTTGACTAACAACGGTAGTCTGCAAAATGCTTCGGCACAATACACCATCAAAGCACCGATCGTGGCTGTACCGACTCCGTCAACCTCGACGCTGCAAGTGAAGTCGATCGGTACGGGTAAAGACTTCGCTACCGTCAAAGACTTCTGCACTTACGCTCGCGGGTTTGACTTGACGGCTAACGGTATGTCGCTGTTGGGTGAAGTGTATGAGAGTCAGAGTGTGTCGTCCATTGCTGACTTGAATGCAGTGAATGGTGGTAGTCTTTACACGGTAACGCTGCAGCCTGTCCCAGGGATGGATGCTAACACCCTCGATAGCGGCTATCCGTGTGATTACGGAACAGAAGGTATTGAACTGACTGTGACTGGTGGCTGGCGTATCGGTTATGGTGCGATCGTTCAGAACTTCCGTATCAACGTCAACGGTGCTGCGTCTCTGGCAGAATCTGGTATTGGCTCCGCAACTGGTACCAATCCTGTCATTCGTCGCAATCGTATCAAAATCGCGACGACTGGTGGTGTCATTGGTTTGATTGTCGGTGAATTCGCCTGTAAAGGTACGATCACCGACAACCTGTTTATCCTGGCAGACGGCACTACGGGTGATGTACTCGGCGGCAACGGCACGCTGACGATCTTGCGTAACACGTTCGTTCGTCGCGGTAGCGCCACTGGCGCAGCCATCAACTGCAGCAATGGTAACAACACGCTTAACCAAGACATCGTGCGTAATAACGTGTTCTTGGGCTTTGGTGGTAACGAGCTGATTCGTAACGCATCGGGTATGGGCGCCGGTAAGGTCACCAGTAACTACGCGGATGCTGCACCGTTGGCTGCACTTACGGGTGTTACGGTGCTGACTGGTAATCTGGTCCGTGATGTAACATCTGACTTACGTCCGGATGACGCGGGTCCGCTGATTGCTGCAGCTTCCACCGACGCTATCGACACGATTGACATGTATGGTCGCGCTCGTGGTGGTTCGCCTGACGCCGGTGCAGTGCAAGGTACTTACGTCAATACGCTGCCGAAAGTGACAGTGACGGGGCAGGATATCAACGCCCAACGCATTATCATTAGCGGCACGACGGTGTATGTTCCGACCAGCGGTACGGCAATTCTACCTGCTGCCGCTAGCAATCCTAACGGTGCTGCTCAACAGGGCCCCACTGCCGTGACGTTGACGGATGGTGGGTTCTCGGTGGAGTGGGATAACGTACCGCCAGGTAACTATGGTGCGCCGATCATCACACTGAGTAATTCAGGTGGCTACAACCGCAGTCAAACTGGCGGTGAAGCAATCAGTATCCTCGGCATTTCGGCATCGATTGTGGCAGGTGAATCCTCGCCTACCGTCGGTAATGCTCCGGTTGTGACGATCGAGAAGTGCAAGTTCGATAACACCACCCTGAGTGTCGCTGGCACTGTGGACACCCAAGGTGATGCGAACTGCAGCATCAAGGTGTACGTCGATCCGTTACCGTCGGGCACGTCGCTTGGACCGTATACGGCCAACATTGTTGGTACGCGTTGGTTTGTGCAAATCAAGAACATGTCGGGTAACTTCCAGGTACGTGCTGTAGGTACTGCGAATAGTCTGACTGCTCCTGCTGTAACGAGTAATCTGCTGAAGATTCTGACACTGACAGCTAAGATCACTCTGCCAACTGGTTCTTAATAACTAAGTAGCGACTCATCCCTCTAGAACTTTCGGGTTCTAGAGGGGGAGTTTTTATGACGTCTGTTCAATATGGTTCTAAACGGATTTAGACTTATATTCCATTGTTGAGATGTATCAGAGATACGTTAACAATTTAAGGAGAAACAAATAAAAAATACCTAGCTGTACTTTCATATAGAGGTTAGACCTCTACATTGTTTCCAATATAACAACCAACAATAATTCCTGACGATTTATTTCGTGCACTATGAAAAACTTCACTTCTAAGACTCTGATCATTCAACGTGAAAATGGCACCTGCATTCGTATCCTCCCTGAAACTGAACAACCTAAGGTAGAATACAAGGAAGCCACAGCTCGTGGTACTTTGAATGGTATTGAAGTGTATGCGCCTAGTGGTAAGCGTGTAAATTTCGGTTCGATCAAGTTAGACCGAAAAGATGCTCCATTCATTGTCACCAAAGAAGTGTTTGACGCTCTGCCTGATTCTGCAATTGAATTCGTTACACCGGATTCAACCCGACAGCAGCTAAGGTGGATGGGCGTTAATGAACCCGTAGTACATCGTCTCATCAGTAAACCTGATCTAGACATCATTCCCTTCGTGGAATCTCAATAACAACCAATATTCAAACAAAAGGAAAAATCATGCTGAACAAACTCTTTAATAAAGGTAAGACCAAGATTACCGTTCGTGTCGTGTTTCGTGAAGACGCTGCCACTATTGGCGAACATGGTTCGATCTTTGCTGATCACAAGCAGAAGGGCCTGGTCAACGAATCGATTCCCTTCGCTTTCGTAGGCGTGTCTGAAATTCCCGCTCTCGATCCGGATGTCCTGGCTCACATCTTCGAAGAAGCTCGCGCTGTTGGTTACATTCCGCGTTCGCTGCGTTCTTACGCTACGGTGATGACAGTCAAGCCTGCTCCGATCATGACGTTCGATTCGCCACGACCTGATCCGCAGCGATTCCGTGATCAAGCACGCTCTGCATCCAAAGACATGAGTAAGCAACACGCTGCTGCTCGTCAAGCTTCGGCGCGACGTGCTGCGGCTGATCCGGAAACCGGCCATAAGGTGATCGGTACGACGCATCATACGCCGCGTGTCGTTAACAGTGACGCCGCTGACAATTCCACTCGTCATTAAGGATAAAGCCATGTTCCCAATCTTCCCTGAACCCGAAGTGCGTGTCGGCCTTAATCCCAACATCACGCTGGAAACTGAATGGAACACGGTGGCAATTGCACAGCAACATGGTTTGGTAAGTGTGCGTTCTTATGTGACGGGCGATCGCATGAACTTTGGTTTGGTAGTTGACAAACCCAAGCATTTGATTAATCCGCGGCCTGAAGTCATCCATGATGTTTTCAAGCAAGTAGAAAAGATGGGTTACCTCCCTATCTCGGTAGATATCCGTGTCGGTCCTCGCCGTCGCGTTTATGAACCAGGTAAAGATCAGCCTATTTTGGATCAGCGCCAGAAATGACATCATAAAAGCCACCATCCCGAAAGGGGTGGTGGCATTCTCTTATACTCTTTATTTTTTTGTTGCCAAAATGAATCATTTACATCCAGGAAAGTTCATAACCCTAGAGGGTCCAGATTGCAGTGGTAAGTCTAGCAATGTTCCAGTGCTCGCAGAAGCGATTCGTTCCTTGGGTTACGAGGTGGTGATTACTCGAGAACCAGGCGGAACTGAATTGGCTGAAAAGATTCGTAATCTTATCTTGCATAACGAGATGGATGGTACAACTGAAATCATGTTGTTCTTGGCAGCCCGCCGTCATCATGTGCAAACCAAAATTCTTCCTGCATTAAAAGAAGGTAAGTTTGTTATCAGTGATCGTTTCTACGATTCCACGTATGCCTACCAAGGTCATGCACGTGGTCTCAGTAAAGATTTAGATGATCTGCATGAGTTTGTATCGGGTGGTATTATTCCAGACTACACACTGTTCTTTGATTTGTCATTTGAAGAAAGCGTTAAGCGCTTAGCACTTCGTACCGATAAGCAAGATCGCCTAGATAAAGAAGAAGAAAACTTTCGCCGATTAGTTCATGAGGGTTATCAAAAGCGTCTGAAACCGTATCACGCAGACACTATTGTAAGCACTATTCCCGAAGCCGATCTACATGATGCGATGACGGTTAGTAATGATAAAACGTTCCGCTTTATCTATACCGTTGATGCGAACTGCACTCCAGAGAAAGTTGCAGATCAAGTTAAGGGTTGGGTGTATTTTACTTTCCCCCAAGTGACTAAATAAAACATACAGACATGGCCTTTAAAGAGTTTATCGTGCAGGTCCTAGCTTTTGCATTTGCATTGACTGGGTTCTTCGGTTTCCTGGATATGATTAACATCATCCGACTTTCAGCTAAATCATACTTCGTTGTGTGGAGTATTTGTATTCTATCATTTATTTGTTCCATTGCTTTATCATGGCCACGGAAATAGTCGTGAACACTTGATCGTTGTATCAGAGTGGAAAGGTAACTAACGTGACAGGCGCTACCGCAGTCTTTATTGCTGTCAACGCAATGCAACAACAACGACAGCTAGACGAAGCTATCAGAAAATCAAAAGAACAAAAACACACAACGATTATTCTACCCGTTACTGAGATCCAAACAACAACTCAGACACCAGCTGTACATTCTGAAACGGAAGACATAATGAAACAAGTCTATAAAGACTACGTCATTATCATTATCGTTTTCGTCATCGCTCTCTACCTCATCACTAAGTTGGTATCATGGATTCCGAAGATAAAGAGTTCTTGGAAAAAGAAAAAGCATTAAAACAGAAGCATGAGAAGCGCATGGAATTTCTAGGAACGGTAGTTCTTCAGTTAATCTTCGGACTGATGGGTCTACCTTTCTTACTAACGATGTCGGATAAAAACATCGACCAACTAATATTCGTGTTGATGATGAGCACGATGAACCACTAGGATGAACATGGGAGAGTCTTATTACTGGTTGCCATTGGGTCTTATGATGGCTGGTATGTTTACCTATTCTTACGTTAAGTTACTCAACACAACAAAGAAAAAAGAAGAAGTTATTGATGTTGAAAAAGAAGAATGTAAAAGCGCTTATGAAATCGCAAAGAAGCTAGGCTTTTCAGGTACAAAGGAGGAATGGCTAGAATCTTTAACTTCAGGACAAAGAGACAAACTAATGATGTCAGATTGTCACTGGTTAGACAACTATCCTAAGTATGTTTCGATTCAATCTTCTTCGGATGCTAGTTGTAACACACTTACTCCTAAACTAGACCCACTATATCCTAACCCTAATGAAACTTTCGAAGAATGGGAAACTAGATCGATTATTAGAGGTTTAGAGATCGAGCGAGCTAGGGTGACTAAGAAAGCAATTCGAGAACATCAAAAACGTCGAATGGGTTTTAGAAAAGCTAGAAAACTGAAAGGATACTAAAATGGGTAATGAAATTCGCGATATCGAAATTGATAAGCTCAAACAACTAGCTTCGCATCCGGCGTTAGAAGGTGATTGGGTCACTGTCGAAGAGGCTCGTCAAAACGCTGTACCTGCTGGCTACGATGAATACATAGCCTACGTCAGTCCAGAGCGTGTATTGGCTCTTATTGATCGTCTAGAGAATGCTGAGAATGACAATGACGAATTGCGTTCTCAACTAGACGGCATTGAAGTTATTGAAGAAGGTCCGACTAGCTGGCCAGACGCTACTCTCGCAATCCTTTGCGGTCCATTTGGTTGGTTAATTGGTTTTGCCTTACTCTATTTCGTGCTTAATTTAGCCGATGTAGTAAAGAGCTTTAACGTACAACCCTGCAAGATTGTCGCAACTCAGACTAAGTAACTAACTATGTTTACTGTTAAACTTACCGAGTTCCTTGCTTTACCCATAGGTACGATTTACACCCGCTCTGATCCGAATTCTCGTCCTAGTTTAGATACGACCGCCGGAATGTGTATCAAAGGGAAGACGATTGATTACAGTTGGGAATACGAACCCATGTGGGGTGATCTCAGAGAAATCATTCGTGAAGTAGAACAGCACAAAAGACCTTACAAAATCAGCACTGCTCCAGATATTGCTATCGATACCTGCCATTTAGATGATGATCCGAATGGCGAAGGTATCGTCTTTTTGATTTGGGAATGGTACGATATCGAAAGGTTGATGAAGAAGCTACAACTTCTGTTCCCATTTCAACATCAGCAATTCATGATGAGCTTCCCACAGTGTACTCTTGTTGATCGTCAATATGCTCCGTTAAATGCGGATAATCTTAGCTTTGCAACTAAAACCACCATGCCTATCTTTGATACCATCAGCTATACCAAAGAAGGCAATACAGTTACCGTCAACGTTAAAACGCATCAAGTTAAATAACCATGAAAAATATTCGCATTGCTCGTTATCCAGCCGGAACCTCGTGCGTCGAGAACGGTCATCTTCTTCAACAGCAACTGAAACATCTGTTTGAAAACTGCATCATTGATGCGGATACGGGAGCCACCAAGACCAACCGCTTGTTCTTGACATTGCATCCTAACTCATCGACGTTAGCAAACGACGTCTTGACGATGTGGATGAATTCGCTGACAATCAACTATGCTACGAAAGAAGATATCAGCGAAACTTTCAAAGCAGCCGGAACAGATGTGTCGAAAGAACACATCACTTCGGTTAGTATTACTATTGACAACGTTCTATACGAAGATCTGCTGCCGGTCACGAACATTCCAGACAACCATGTAATCCAGTTTACCTTCAGCAAGAAGATCAAGAATAATGCCGACTATCAGTATCTGAATCTGATGCGTGATATTCTTGCTAATGGCACTGTGAAGACGGATCGCACAGGCACCGGCACGACTTCTGTGTTTGGTCGCCAGATGCGTTTCGATTTGAACGAAGGCATTCCTCTTTTGACTACGAAGAAGGTGCATCTCAAATCTATTGTCCATGAGCTGATCTGGTTCCTGGCAGGCGATACCAATGTTAAGTATCTGCAAGATAACGGTGTAACCATCTGGGATGAGTGGGCTGATAAGAATGGTGAACTCGGTCCCGTATACGGTGCACAATGGCGTAAGTGGCATGATGTCCAAATCCTTCATCCTGAACGTCATGCTGAAGAAATTAAAATCTTCAAAAAGCAAGGCTATCTTCCTACTGGTTCTGCACGTCGTGATCTAGTTCCGGGTGAATACATGATGTTGGAGAAATTCATCGACCAGATCGAAGAGGTCATGAATACTCTCAAGAATAATCCTGATTCGCGTCGCATTATCGTTTCGGCTTGGAACGTGGCTGAACTACCGCTGATGAAGCTGGCTCCTTGCCATTCACTGTTTCAATTCTACGTAACTGATTTGACTGTAACTGAACGAGCCGAAATGTCTACGAGCCGCGAACATCATCGTTTTAAAGACACGATGTGGTTCCAAGGGATGGCTAATGGTAATCGGGAAAAGTACCACGCTATTTTCGATGAAGAAGATATTCCGCGGCAGCGTTTGTCTTGCCAGTTGTACCAGCGTTCGCTTAACTGAGCGCCTCTTAGGAGTGATCCTAAGAGCAAATCTCTCTAAAACGGGAACCTCTCAGAAATGAGACAATCCGTTGCTAAACGGTAAGTAACAAACATTGAATGGTAGTCCTAGTAATATACTATGTCTTTATTACGAAAGCATGACATGGAATTTACAGGAGTATACATTCTAACCAACCCAAGAACTGGTGAGTTCTATGTTGGTAGTTCTCAGAACATCAAAAAACGAATTGAACGACACATTCGTGAATTGAACCAAGGCATTCATCATTGCTCTAAGTTTCAAGCAGCTTGGAAGAAAGATCCATATTTCCAAGTAACGATATTCCCAACAGAAACAAGGGAAGACGCTTACGAGTTAGAACAAGAATTACTCGATCGTTACTCAGCCACAAAACTGTTACTCAATGTACTCCTTGTTGCTAAGGGAGGCGGTGATACACTTACGCGAGATCCTAAACGTGAGGAACGTATCGCTAGAATCAAACAGACATTAATTAACAGAATGCATGAGTTAACGAAAGAGGAGAAGAGATTACTCTTCGGAAGACCAGGTTCAAAAAATGGCATGTGGGGCCGAATCCACACTGATGAAGTTAAGAAGCGTATTTCTGAAGTACACAAAGGAAACACGTATAACTTAGGTGCAGTATTTAGCGCTGAACATCGTCGCAAGATCTCTGAGAATGCATCAAAACGAGTAGGTGAATTAAATCCGTTCTACGGAAAGGTTCATAGCGAAGAAACTAGGAAACGACTATCTGAACTTGGTAAAGCCAGAGATACGTTACCTGCTAATTCTCGTAAAGTTAAAGTTGACAATAAAGTCTACGAATCACTGACTGAAGCTTCTCGTCAACTAAACATTTCACCAGCCCTGATGGTTTATCGAATCAATAGCAGTAAAGATAAATATTCGGGTTACAGTTATCTTACCGAAATGCCCAACGACTAGCCTTTAAGGCGTAGGCTCCAAGTGGAGTCGAAACGGGAGAGGTCTCGGAAATGAGATCGTGATATAGTCTGCTCTGCATGGCGACATGCAGCAGTTAGGAATTGAAGAAACCTAACGGGAATAGTCTAACGAACTATTCTGAACACAATGTCAGCCGACGTCTTCCTCGGTGTGCCGTTCAATATCGCTTCGTATGCAATCCTGACGCACATGTTTGCTCAACAGCTTAATATGGCTGTCGGTGACTTTGTTTGGACTGGTGGTGATGTTCATCTGTACTCGAACCACATGCAACAAGTTGAGACCCAGCTGCAGCGCACCTGGCGCGAACTGCCTAAACTGAAGTTTACCCGTAAACCAGCTTCAATTTACGATTACAAGTTTGAAGACTTCGAAATCGTAGGTTACGATCCTCATCCAGGCATCAAAGCTCCTGTGGCGGTGTGATATGAAGAAAGTACTTGGTAATCCTCTCTTGATAGCTATACTTGTTTTTCTTTGGCTAATAAAGCATGAAGAAGATGGTAAGCCTGTTCCTAACCACAATGTGTGGATAATGGAAGGCGAAAGTCAGCCTGAGCGAATCACTGTAATGGAGGAAGTGTTCCAATGGTTCGATAACTTATCGTTCGCTCAATCATTAGGAATCTGTCTTGCCGTTTCGATTGTAGTTTCTTTGGTATTTCATTATAAAACATGAGCACCCCACTGTCGTCATTAAAGAAACATAGCGATTATGTCAAGCAAAAGCCTCTTCTACTTTTAGCTTGCATTACAGTTCTAGCAATAGTTATTGCTTCATTAGTGACAGTGTATTTCACTGCCGCAAAGAAGAATGATCCGACTGCTGTATCAGAACAGAGAATGCTGACCTATGCAGTCCTTAATGACTGCTCCCGCACTAAGTTAGAGGGTGTGATCTGGTGGCATTGTTCAAATGGCTGGTGGGAAGAGCTTGAACTCTACAATCTGGCTAACGGCAAGTACCATGTAGATGGCGCTGGATCTAAGGAGCAAACATGACATTCTGGAAACAGATGTACAATAATTGCAAGAGCATTGCCTCTAATCTATTCTGGTTACTCTTTCTTTGGGTATTTGTTCTTGTGTGGTGTTTAGATTCTTTTATAAAGAAAAGGAAGAAACATGGATCTACCGCAACTAGTTAACGCTACTGATATCAGATACACTCTCACGAGTGCTCTTCTACCGAACGATCACTGGGCGCCAATGCGCGGTATTCGTCCGCAGTGGTTTGCTTTGCGTTTTCGTTTTAAGCTTGCTTGGATGGTTTTCACGGGTAAAGCTGATGCAGTTATTTGGGATGCTTAACTAAGGATACGTACATGTCGAAATGTCACTGCAGCTGTGAAGAGGTCACCCTGGCTGAAGCACTCATCAGCTTAGTGCTGATAGGGATTGTTATTGGTGCTATGATTTATTGGGATAAGAAGTCAAATGAACTTACGCCAGCAGATCACAAGTACCTGCAAGATCACAAGTGTGTGAGGAGTGGTTTTGCTGGTCGTAACGCAGAACCTACTTACCAGTGCGATAATGGTGTTTGGTTGCGTGGTGAGATTAAGAAGAAGAGTAAGAAAGATTCTTCCGATGAGTAAGATACTTGAACGGGGCAAGGAAATCTTGGGAAGATTTATCGGTTTCGTTGTTGACCACGATGAAGGTATTTTTACAACGTTCTTTATGATGATAGTTGTGGCGGTGGTAGTTGGTTTCTGCGTGGCGGTCGGTAAGTTTATTGACAGTAATAATGCCAAGCAGCGAGAGCTTTTCCAAATGCGTACTCTTTTGTTCTCGGATTATCAACATCTTCATCATTGCGAACGTGCTGGTTTTGCTGGTAGAGATCCTGAACCGTATTACAAGTGCGATACTGGAATCTGGCTTACTGAAGAAATCATTCAGCAACGTCAAACCGAACTACTGCAAGAAGCTCGGAAATAAATCAAGTAGGTAGGATTAACTCCTACCTACTCTTTTGTATTATCAATTAAAGGAATTAGCATGTCGTTGGATTGGGATGATGAAGGAACGTCGGCAGTAAATGCAGAACAAGTCGATAGTGACGTTGATACTTCTAAACGGGTTAACGCGTCAGACAAACGCATGATTAACGCAACTACTGACGTGAACCAACTCGTGCCGTTTAAGTATAAATGGGCTTGGGATCAGTACCTGAAGGCTTGTGAGAATCAATGGATGCCGCAAGAGTACATCATGGAACAAGATGTCGCTCAGTGGAATTCTGGGTCACTGTCTGAACAAGAGAAGCAACTGGTGATTCGTAATCTTGGTCTGCTTACGCTTAATGACCGTGCAGGTGGTTTGGCTATTGGTATCTATCGTCACGTGACTGCTCCAGAAGTGCGTCAGTACTTGCTGCGTCAAGGTATGGAAGAAGCAATTCGTCACCACGTCTATTACCACGTGAGTGATGCACTCAAGATTGACGAGCAAGCCGTTTACGACACTTACAATAGTTTCGCTTCAGTTCGTGCTAAGAACGAATTCATTAAACCGTATCTGAATCTGTTCCAAGACCCTCAGTTCAAAACCGGCACTCCTGAGAGCGACGCGCAATTCCTTAAGTCGCTTGTCGTATATGCTTGTATCCTGAAGGGTCTGTTCTCGACAGTTAGCTTTACTCAGATGCTGACGCTGGGTCGTAACGGCAAGATGGTAAAGACTTCGGAACAATACCAACTGATGCTGCGTGATGAACTGACGCACTTCAAAGCAGCAGCTAACATCGTTAGTACGATCCGTATCGAGAACCCGCATTTGTGGCAACCTATCTTTGCAGATGTGACTGCGTTGATTCGTAAAGCTGTAGAATTGGAGTTTGCGGTAGCTAAAGAAACACTGCCTGCCGACATACTCGGTATGAACGCTGATATGTTCCTGACCTATCTGCAATCGGTAGCGAATCAACGCGCTGCTGCTGTCGGTATTGGTGTTCTGTTCCCAGGTGCTAAGAATCCCTTCCCGTGGTTTGCTGAAGCATTTGGTCTGCGTAACGAAGGTGGTACTGCAGTTGCAGCTAAAGCCGTGGAAGCTAAAACTGGCGGTACTCTCAACTGGGAGTAACAAATGGAATTTGCACAACACGTACCTGGTTTCGTTGATCAGGATGAAGAAGACCGTGTTAGGATTACGTTTAATTCACTCGATGAATTAATGAATCATCCGTGGATGGTTGAACGTAAAAGCCGAGAAGGTTTCTTCAAGTATTCAATCTCACGTGGCGATACGCTGATGGCTGAATATAAAGAAGGTCGCGAATGGTGGGTGATTGGTTACTTGTCAGGCGAAGGTATTGACAAGTTAGATCTACCAGAGTGGCAGCCTGTCGAGAAAGACAAGACATGAAATCAATCGCTAAAGATATTCTCAAAGTTAGTCTGATTGGTATTGTGGTTTGGCTAGCTATTAATGTTGACAAACCAAAAGCTGCTGTTATTCCTGCTGTAACTACCGACATGAAAGTTTTTACTTTTAAAGGTTTGGGTACTCGCAATATCCAAGTTAATACTTGGACCGATGACGGCATTAAGTGCACGACAGCTTCTAGTATTGGTTATGGCGGGACGGAGAATCCAACGGTAGCCATTTCCTGCGTTAAGCTCTAAGAAGAACACCTCGACTTCTTTGTGAGGTCGAGGATTACCCTATTTCATCCTGAAAGGAATTACCATGAAGAAATTCGCAACTCTGTTTGCTGTTGTAGCTCTCCTGGCTGGCTGCGATGGTCAACCGCAACAACAAGTTCAATATCAACAACCGGCTCCTGTCGTGGTTCAGCAGCCTGCGCCGACTGTCGTTGTGCAGCAAGCTGATAATCACAGTGATGCTGGCGCCCTTCTGGCAGGTGCGGCTATTGGCGCAGTTGCCGCTACCGCTCTGAGTGACAATGGTCGTGATCGTTACTATCAAGCTCCTGCCATTCAATCACAACCGCAACAAGTCACCAAGATTGTTAACAAGACCGTTGTAGTGAATAACAACGTAGTGGCAGCACCTGTGCAACCGGCCGCGTCCGCTGTAGCTGCAGTTGCTCCGGCTGTTGTTCAACCAGCTGCGCCCAAAGTTACGAGTTTCGCTATTCCTGGTACTTCCAATCCAGTTCCAGTTGTTAAATCCATGCCTGCTCCTGTAACTCAAGTTGCACTAGCCAAACCGGCAGTACCGGCTCTTACTTACGCTGCTGCTCCGAAAGCATTGCCTGCTCCCGCTCGAGTAGATCTGAGTAAGCCTGCGCAAGTATCTTACGCTCCGAAACAAACGACGTCGTATGCTGCTCCTAAGTTGAGCTATGGTTCTTCGTCTTCGTCCTCTAGTAGTGCAATGAAGGTTACCTACCGCGGAAAGTAATATGTCGACTTCGCCGTTTGATTTACCGCAAATCGTACTTCCTAAAGTTAAGCTGCAGGAAGTACTTCAAGTCTTACGTGAACGTCTTAATAAGAGTTACATGCCATCTGCCACGGGAGAAGTGAAATACAATAGTAAGCCTTACTACTATACTGACTCCCTTTACGGTAGTGGTGATTATCACGCTAATGCTCTTACTGACTTTCCTAGTTTCCCTAACCCGATATTCTTCAATACGAATTTTGAGATAGCAGCTTGGGATAGTCATCTTGTTAAAGAGCGTACTCTGTTTGCTTCTATTTGTGACGAGCGTGTTGAACTTCTGATTAATTTGCAGACCTGTGAAACATTAGTAAGGTCCGTTGGAAATGGAATTAATGGCGGGTCTTGGATGCGATGGTCGGAGGACTCTGAGCAAGAGATTGCTCTTGACTTAGCAGCAATTAAGAAGCGCGCAGAAGAATCGTTGTAAATAGGAAATTTTTACCTAATAGCAACATCGTTTGAGAAGTAGAGGAATCGTGCACGCCTTCGAATAGGTGCACTTATTTTTCGGGATACGAAAATGCAAATTGTAACTAGCAGTCAAAACTTTAGTGGTAAAACTTTAGCTGTGGTAATTGCTCGTTTCTCTATGCTGCACAATGAACATGTTCGCATGCTCAAAGAAATGGCAAAAGAGAATACCCACTTGCTTATTCTGATTGGATCTGCGAACCGTCGTAAGTCCAACAAGAATCCTTTTGATTTTATCGAACGTAAACGTGTGCTCGAACATGTGCTCGCGACTTTCACGAGTAACTATTCGATTGTGCCTCTGTTTGATAATCTTTACAAGGAAGCACGTTGGGAGTCAGAGGTACAGCGACACGTGTATGAATTTGCAGTACCTAACGGTATTCATGATTCTAACGTAACGCTGTACGGTCAAGATAAAGATCAGACTACTTACTATCTCAAGAAGTTCCCGCAATGGAAACGTCGTGATTTGGGTGTTCAGGTTGATATCGACGCTACTCGTCTGCGCGATGAGTGGTTCGCTAACGAGCAAAAGCTTGGCAACAGTATACTCTTAGATCAACACCTGCCACCGCAGATGAAGATCTTCCTGGAACACCGTGAGTTCGATACGAACGCACAGCGTGATTATCGCTATTACCTTAGCGAGACAGAGAAGTTCAAAGACTATCCCTACCAGGATACGCTCAGCTTCATTTGTGTGGATGCGATTATTGAGTGTGCTGGACATATCCTGACTGTGACTCGTGCAAATGAACATGGTCCTGGTTATGGTTGCCGTGCATTACCAGGTGGTTTCAAAGAGAGAAACTTGTCGCTGTTTGATTCAGTGATTAAGGAAATCTACGAAGAAACCAATTTGCGTGTATCTGAGAAAACGCTGCGGCTTGCTCTGCGTAAGCAACATGTGTTTGATCACCCAGCGCGCAATAACGGTATCCCTCGTGTCACTCATGGTTTCTACTTCAAGTTGGAACCGCGTGATGATCATGGTAATCCGCCTCGTGCTAAAGGTGGCGATGATGCGAAAGCAACTTGGCTGCCAAATAACGGCGTGGATTGGATTCCGACTGGCCACATCCTGAGCGCTAAAGAGATTATGTACGACGACCATCCAGATATGGTTGAGTACTTCGTCTAATACCACAAACAAGAACGGGCTTACCAGTCCCTCACTGGTGACGTAAATAATTGGGATTCAATTATCATGTTAGAACTTATTAAACCTTTCAATATCATCCTCTGGTGTGACACCTACAAGTTCGACCACGTCTATCAGATGCCTAAGAAATCTAAGCGACTGGTATCAGCAGTAGTGCCGCGTAAGAAAACGTGGTTTACTGATGAAATCGTCGCAATGGGTCAAACCTTTATTTCGCATGTGTTTGCTACGGCGCGACTCGAGCAGTGGATGATTGACGAAGCAGAAGTTGAAGTCACTGAGCAAGGTTATACTTTCAACCGTGAAGGTTGGGAATACATCCTCCGTGTTTACGGTGGTCGCATTCCCCTTACTTTCTTTGGTGTGGAAGAAGGTCGTATCGTTAAACCACAAACACCGATTCTTCTTGTTACTCATGAAGACGAACAAGTCAAATGGCTGGTTCCGTATTTTGAGCCAGTGATTCAATCGACGGTCTGGTCGATGTCGACGACTGCTTCGATTTGCCGCTATATGCGTAAAGTGGCTGCTAAGTATTTCAAGATGACTGGCGGTAACATGGCCATGCTTGATTACTTCGTACACTTCTTTGGTGATCGTGGTGCAGATTCTCCGGACGAAACACCTGTTCTCAAAGGCATGGCGCACGCGGCAATCTTCAAAGGTAGCGATTGTGGACGCGCTAATGGGTACATTAAGCGTCTCTACAACACCGGTAAACCTCGCACTAGTTCTGTTGTAGCTACCGAGCACACCACCATGTGCTTGAATTCTAATGCTGAAGCAAAAGATGACTTCGGTGCTATGCAGATGGTTATGGAACTTCTGCACCGTGTGGCGGCTCGTGCCAAAGCCGGTATTGGTATTCCTGTGGCTTCTGCTGTTCCTGATACCTACGATGATGAACGTTTCGTAAGGGAGTTCATTCCGAAGTTCAAGGACGAAATCCTTAACTGCGGTGCTCGCCTTGTGACTCGTCCTGACTCAGGTGACCCAACTACTAAGCTGGCGCAAGTGTTAGGCTGGCTGGAAGAGACTTTTGGTTCGACTCCGAATGACGCTGGTTATCGTAATCTGCCGTGGGCCGTTGGCGCGCTGTATGGTGACGGTATCAACGTAGAGTCGTTCGAGTCTGTCATTAAAGGTGCTGTCGATAAAGGCTGGTGCGTTGACAATTTCCTGTTGGGTTGCGGTGGCGGTATCGCTAACGATGGTAGCCGCGACTGGTTTAGCTTCAGCATGAAGGTTATTGCTGAGTTCCGTGACGGCGGCTGGAAACGTGTTCTGAAAGAGCCGAAATCCGATCTTGGTAAGAAATCCTTGTCGGGTCTGGTGCGTTGCCGTGAAGATGAAAACGGTAACCTCGAAGTGTATGATGCTATTAACGAGAACAGCTTGTATTCGTTCTTTACTCCAGGTCCGGGACACCGCCTGTGGTTGAACGAAGGTCGTCGTGAATGGCGTCAGAAATTCGAAGAGGACGTTTGCGTTCGTGCTCTTGAAGGTATTGACTAAGCGGTAGTAGTGCAGCCCTACCCCAGTTGTAAGGGGTAGGGTATTTATGGCGTAACAAACCTTTTCCATCTCTAGGATAAAAGAAGAAACATGATTAATCCTCAACAACTGCGCAATGTGAAACTTGGTATGAAACTGTATATCAAGATCGCTGTCGTTCTTATCGCTCTGATGTTCCTGTGGAGCTTCCGTCCTATCCGTACTGTTCCTACTGGTTTTGGTGGCGTTGTAACGCGACTGGGTGCCATTGTGCGCTCTACCTCTGAAGGTCCTGCATGGGTGTGGCCGTGGGAAGAGATGAACCTCTTCAATCTTCGTGCCCAAGAAGCAAAGATCCAAAATGCCGAAGGCGGTACAAGCGATACTCAGCCAGTTTTTGTTAGTCTGACGGTCCGCTATGCGATTACTCCAGCTCGTATGGCTGAAGTGTTTGAAAAGTATACGCACAACGGCGACCTCAGCTCGAACGTGGACAGCGCTACGCAAGAAGTGTTCCGTTCTGTAACAGCCAATTACACTGCTACTGATTTGATTGCTAAACGTACTGATGTGTCTAAAGCAGTACGTGCTCTTCTCGACAGTAAACTGAGCGTCTACGGCGCTCACGTCATCAGCATTGATATGACTGGCTTTTCTTATCAGAAAAGCTACATGGACGCTATCATTGAGAAAGTCACTCAAGAGCAGAAACGCCAAGCTGCTGACAACAAACTGAAAACTGTCGAATCTGAACAGAAACAGAAAGTGGCGATCGCAGAAGCGGAAGCTACGGCTGCACAGAAGACGGCTGATGGCCAAGCCTATGCGGTGACGAAAGCTGCGGAAGCGGAAGCTCAAGCAATCCGTGTTAAAGCTCAAGCGCTCGCGCAGAACAAAGATCTGCTGGAACTGCGTCGCATCGAAGTGGAAGCCATGCGTGCTGAGAAGTGGGATGGTAAACTTCCGCAAACGATGTACGGCAGTGCTCCAATTCCTTTCCTGAACGCTAAGTAATTCAAGCGTCATAAAGCCACTAGCCTTCATTGGCTAGTGGTGTTTAGGATGTATTATGGCTGAAATTAGAATTAATCATAAATTTTACAAGAAGTTAGAGACGTTAAGTCTTAGCAAACTCGAACATATTCGACAATTAGCTCAAGACCAGGTTACCAATTACGAGCCGTTTGTACTTACTGCACCGCCACAACGAAGACTAATAGTGAACGGTAATATGCGCAGAATAAAGGGTTATGTCACTTTGCTTGATGACTTAATCAAAACAAAGAAAGAAGAAGTACCATTTCCTAAGGATTAAACATGGGCGGTTACGAGCAGTTACTTCTGCATATTTTTGGTGACTATGTTACCCAGACTGATAGAATAGCAAAAGATAAAACGAGTAGATGGGATGCAGCTATTCTACATGGTTTCATTTACTCCGGACCATTCATCTTATTCCTCCCTATTTCAGTACTTGCATGGTTTGTCATGTTTTCGACCCATGTAGTAATTGATCGCTTCAGATTAGCGAAGTATCTGATCTTCGCAAAGAACTGGATTGATGATCGTAACATCAAGTGGGAAGACTGCAACAAGACAGGTTACTCGAACGATATGCCACCTTGGATGTCGGTATGGTTAATGATTATCTTTGATAACTTCCTTCACCTTGCAATTAACTACCTGTCGATCAAGTACCTATGAACATGCGCAAACGACGCTATAAGCATTATTGGTTACCAGTCCTTAGAGTTAAGCCACCTGTCCCAGCGAGGGTTACTATTGTTCAATACGGTCTTGGTGTAGATTCATTTGCCGAGAAGGTATTAGCTGAGATTGAATTTAATAAGCGTTAAACACATGAACATGCGAAAGAAACGGCTCAACTACTATTGGCCAAATGGAAAGCGTCGTTACCGTCATTACGGATCGTTTACTGTTACTTACATAGAAACTTATCCGCCCCAAACCGGTCTGGCTATTACAGAGTTCTTTAAGAAATGGCTTGAGTCTACGCGCATTACGGGGAATGAACCAACAGACCACACCCTACCTCTTTGTGCCTCTTAATTAAGTTCGACATCAGTATGGATGTCCTTCTCAACTAGGGGTGATAAAATGAAAAGTTACCAACGCGCTTTATTATCTGCGACATTACTTGCGTTAGCTGCCCAAGGTACAGTAAACGCTGGTGCAAAGAAAAAGAAAGAAACACACGAGCCAGACAAGAAGCCAGTTAACCGCGATTGGCTCTGTGATACTGGTAAGAAGAACGTTGGTAAGATTACCTGCGCTACATGCCACCACCCTTTCGTGGGTTTAAAGAGACGCAAGCATTGCGCTCACTGTAATCCTAAAGTGGTGCAAAAGCGTTTAGCGGATGATGAAATTCGTTATAACAATCCGGAACCTCGCCCTGAAGCAGAGGCTCCTAGAGACCGTGAGACATGGCGATGAGTAATTCAATAATGAATCCAGACTTGTTAATCCCTGCTGTAAGCCAACACTGCTGTGAAATCTGCCAGCAGGGTCCAAGACAAGGCATCGCCATTTATCGCACTGGCGGTAAAGGTCAAGGCGTCAATCCACGTTGGCGTTGTAGTCTCCACAATAACCAAGAATCTCAGGTCGCTGATGATGTTGCAACAGTCGTTGCGATTATTGAAAGCGTTGATCAAACTCAACAGTAACACCACACAAAGGAAGAATAGATGTACGCAAACTTCGTAATTCAACACGCAGCTTTCGATTTCCACAAAACCGCTACAGCTTTCATCGAGTATCACGTCGATCCGCTGTACAGTAAAGAAGCTCTGACGACGAATCGCCAACTGCGTAGCTACATGAAAGAGCGTTCGTTTGGCGCCAAGCATAGTGTGAACTATGATCTGGTTGTTGAGGTGAAGGAAGGCAAGGTGCAGCGTCTGTGCGAATCTGCCACGATCGTTGTTGAAGGTGAAGACGTTATCGACATCGCCATCGATAAAGAACTGCAGCATGACGGCATCCAGGATGCTTACGAACAAGTTGAATCGGCAGTCGTCATTGAGTCGCTCCAGACGGCTTTTACTCGTCACAACGAATTGGTTCCGAACGGTGATCATAAATCCGCTCTGTCTTCACTGCTGCCGCTGTTGCGTGTGATTAGCACGAAAGCTGTCAAGTGCTATGCCACTAAACGCGCGATTAGCGATTCGTGGGTATTCGTTCTGGCTGATGACGAAGAATACGTTAACGTCATCCATGTCCTGCTGCATGAGCCTGTTGCTAGCGCTCCGGATAAGGAAGCTTAAACCATGCATGCAAATGAAAATGGCGATCTGGTATTGCCTGAGCTTACTGCTGAGTTTATCGGTAAACAGAAGTATGTTGGCAGGAACCTGGTCATTAAGGTTCTAGATGAGAACATCTCTAAGTACAGTACTCAGCTTGCAGCTGCCATAACGGCATTGATTGAGATTTATGTAGAGAACGTTGAAGGATTTGATAATAATCTACATTTCAATTCATATCAACCAAGCAAGCCATTCCACGAATGCCGACCCCATTTCCGCGCCAAAGAAATTTTTGGTAAAGCTATCACGTCTACCATTCATCGTTTGGTAACTTTGAAAAATAAGTTTCAATTCAATGACGATTTGTTTACATTCATTGCAATTGAACCTGATCTAACTCGCACACAAGTCGTGGATGCGTGGATCTTTAAGGTGAGCGCGGTAGCCAGTTTTGAAGGTCCTCGTTCCTTCCTGGATAAGACAGTGCCTTTTCCTGATGATGTTGTTTACTGCGGCTTTAGTTTCAACGGCAGTGTTAAACCAATGATGGCTAATTACGATATCAGTGGTAATAACCCTGTTCTCGATAAAGCTAAAGAAGTTCTCTCCGGCATGAGCATGCAAGGTGCAAATCCTTACTCTGGCATGGGTTCTGTGCTCGGCTTTGCTCAGCGTGTGGTTGAGAACAACAAACAGATCTTAGCTGCAGCTGAAGGTAATTCGCAATCCGATGCTTGATTCACAAATGGTATGCTGAGGTAGTAGTAACGTTTTATCCCCACTCTCCGACTGCAACGTCAGGGAGTGGGATTTATACCGTTAGCATAACAAGGGAATGAAATATGGGACAAGTTTATTACCTCTACACGATTCAATTAGCACAATGGCGGATTGCCAGAGAATCCAATGTAGAGCTTCTAGATATTACTGCCGCATCTGGAGTGAAAGCTTTCTCTCCGAAGATGTCTGACGTCATGCGTTATAAAGATGGCGAATTAACGCAGACTCAATATACAGCAATCTATAACGAACGGATGCAACGTTCGCGTGCAGAAGCTGGTCATATTTGGCAGATGCTGAAAGAACATACTCGGGTAGCGTTTGCTTGCTACTGCCGTAAGGGAGAATACTGCCACCGGCATATGTTCATTTATAAAGCCAAGGATTATCTAGAATCAGAAGGACATACTGTTGTTATAGTGGGTGAGTTAACTCGTCCTAATGGGAAAGTCCCATTTCCCAAACACACTGTTCCACGTCGTAAGAAAGAAGTCGTAGCTTTCCATGGTAAAGAAGATTTACTCTCGAATTGGAACGGTCGTGGTTTTACGTTAAAAGATGTTTACTTTCATACAGTCGAATGCTTCATGATGTACTGTAAAGCCAAGCTGATGAAAGATGACGTCAATGCCGCATTAATTCTGCAAGAGAAAGATCCAGCAAAATGTAAAGAGTTAGGTCGTCTAGTAACTCCTTACAATGACGCTTTATGGAATGAGAGAGCCGATGCTTTACTCGTCAAAGCTTGTTTACAAAAAGCTAGGGAACACAAAGACGTTTACGAATACTTAATGGCGACTAAAGGTAAGCTTTTAGTTGAAGCCAGTAAGAGTGATACCAAATGGGGTGTTGGCATTGCTAAGGATGATGAACGTATTCACGATCCTGATAAATGGCAAGGTGAAAACCGCATGGGTAAAGTCTGGATGGAAGTCCGTCGTATCCTGGAAGAAGAAATCGAATTTTAATAAGAGCCAACAACAATGACCCTTGAAGAAAAAGACAAAGAAGTCGCAATCATTTTAGGACGCGATATTGGCGCGTACGAACAACGCCTATTACGTAATCGTTTAACGGCATTACGTAGTCGCTACGGAGATGGTTGTATTGGCAAAGAATGGTCTGAGCCAAATGGTGTTGGTTCTCGTCGTTTTGTAGTATGGTTGTGGCAGCAATACAAAGCCTTACCTAAGAATGCAAATCCAGCCAAGTACTGCTTGGTACTACGACGTAAGAAGGGTAAATATACACCTGGTAATTGTAAGCTTGGTCTTAAGAAGAATCACCTGCCTTACAAAGTTCAATTACGGATTCCGGATGACGTACGCGAAGGAATGATTAAAATGGCAACCGATAAACCGAATATTAAGTTGCGTGAGATTGCCGCCAAATATCCGTATTCATTGGCTGCCATTTCGATTACTCTTCGTAAGCACTTCGGTTGTGCGATTAAACAGCGTCGTCAAGGAGCGGTAGCATGAAGGTAAAGTTCATTCCATTTCTTGTCAGTTACTATCCGTGGAATACTCTCAGCAAGATCTATTTTGTATCACTGTTAAGTGGTACTCTAACGAACCTCTTTACCAGAGATGCTAATGCTGCTATCACGCTAGCCGACCATTGGGGTTTGTTGATTTGCATGGGTCTTATCACCGCTTTGTTCTGGGGTGTTTGTATAGTTGCCACGATTCCCTCCTATCTAAGTAAATGCTGGGAATACCGTGGCTATGTAACAATTAAATCTTGGCCTAAGTATAAAGCTTACATCTGGAGTCCAAAGCAGTTAGCTGAGCAAAAGCGTTACTTTGAAGGTTTCCCTAAAGAGAAAGAAATCATCGTAGCGTCAGCGATTAAAGCAATTAACGGTGATGTATATTCAGTAATGAAACCAGGACGACATCACCACTGCATTACCTTGATGTGGGAAAAGGATGCGTCTGAAATGCACATTTCGGGCAACACGTGTAAACAAGGTTTCATGACCAATACGAATCGGTATATCGGTCGTAGAGAAGCGCGAGCATTAGCAGTAGCAAATGGTCAAGCGCTTTACATTCATCACCCCGATGAGATCTTCTCTGAAAACCTCTGGACCACGCCGGAAGACATGACTGAGCCTAGCGAATACCATCCTCGTAACAAATAAGTAATTTAGTAGATGTGGTTCTAAAAGAAAGAAAAGCTATATCACTAACGTGATAAACAGTGATTTATCATTTGTCGTTTTTCATAGGGGATTCCTGCCATGTCTTATCAACGTTTAGGTTTTGCAATAAACAAAACCTTTAAGCTGATCACGATTACCTGCCTGTTCATTCCAGTGCTATTAGTTGTAACTTGGATGCTCTTTACCATCCCGTCTGACTTCACCGTTCGAACATTAGCAGTTCTAATTGTAATCGCTTCTTTAGGATACCTTTCGTACTGGCTGCGTTTTTATTACAAGATGTACGATATTCATCTTGTGACTGTACAAGGTCCTTGGCCGAACGCTAGTAACCCATTGAACTTACGCTATTATAAGTCGGTGGAGATTAGTCAACGTGACCGGTTTGGTGAACGGGAGAAAGGCAGCATTCGCGACCAACGAGTCAGGCATGTTGATAATCCGAATGCCATTTTGTATGGTGATATTCTCGTAGTTGCAACTTCTCAAGAAGACACGTTTGCAGATATCGAAGAAGTCATTCGTGAAGATCAACGTGGGCGTGGTTTGCGTTGGATCAACAATTTTCCAGTTGGTAAAGGAGTGCGCGGGTTTGTTACAAACAGTGGTAACTTTCACACGTTCTCTGATTATCGTCAGGAATTAGTTCTTCAGAATCGCCTTTAATCAAACATCATGACATCCACAACAACTAAACCTGCCCGCTTTACGTTTAACACACATGGGCAAGTAATTCACAAAACTGGTGGTGGTTCTTCCCGCAACATCACACTGATCGCTGCCGTGGATCAGAGCATGGGTATCGGCAAAGATGGTGATATTCCGTGGAAGTTGTCGGAAGACCTGAAGCAATTTAAACGACTCACCGAAGGCCACGTGATTATCATGGGTCGTAAGACTCAAGAGTCGTTGCCTCATCCGAAATATCTCAAAGGTCGTCGTAACATTGTGGTAAGCGCAAGTGGCGCGGTTACTCACCCGATGGTGGAGATTGCCTCTTCTTTGGAAGAAGCGATTGACATGGCGGGTGATCGTCAAATTTTCATCATTGGTGGCGAATCGATTTATCAGCAAGCATTACCGATTGCTGATGACTTGATTCTTACCTTGCTTGAGAACACGTACGAGTGTGATCGATTCTTCCCGACGGTAGATAGTACTGTTTGGGATTATCAATATAGCACGCACAAGTCAGTACGTGATGGCCATACGCTTTCTTACCGCTTCTGTTATTACAGCCGTCGTCCAGTGCTAGGAGGACTTGTAAATGAACGTGTATGTGGATACGTCGGAGGTGAAACTCCCACTTGATCTGGCGATTGTATATGCCGCTGAACAAAACTTCACTATGGATCTGATGAGAAATTTAATATCAGGCCCAGAGCGTTGGGAATATGAGTATCAGAGCTACGTCCAAGAAGCATATGAACTCTTGGTCGAAGACAAACAGAACTATCTTCCCCACGATGAACGGTATCCACTCATTCGTGTATTGGATCCGATCGGCGTTCAGCCGGATGTTGAATCCGAACGTGCTATACAGTTGTTAGAAATCTTTCATTGCTACTACCGCAACAGTAATCAAACTTGGGCGATTCGTCCAGATGCGAATTACATTAAAGATGCGAAAACTATCGGGAGTTATCTGGCGTTTTTAACAGATAACCTCGAGCCAACTCCAGATGCATGTCTCGTTGTTCAGTGAAATCTCTACCTCGGATCTTCGGGTTCGAGGTAGAGTATCTATGACGCATTATTTTTTTATTAGCGGCAATTAATAATAAGGAAAGTGTCCGCAATGCAAGAAAATAATTAACCAAAACAAGGGATCGTTATGCGAGTAAGCGTTAGTTCTTCGGAGGAGATGGAGACAGCTGTATTGCTAGAATACCATAGCGTTAAACTGAGTAACAGTCAACGTCTTCACGAGTTGCCTATCCTCATGTTTACCGATTATAAAAACGCCATCCTGAAAGAGTTTGGCTGCACTTTAGAAGGTTTAGTTCATCGCGGGATGACCGTGCAAGAGGCCTTCTCTATCATTGCTAGCACACCGAATAAAATCGAAGAGAACGATATTACTGCTAATTCGTGTGAGTACTTCTTAAAAGGAAGTCTTCATCATTGGCTGTTAAATAATCGTCATTCTTCACTGGAAGACCTAATAGGAGCTAGCCTCATGGAACAGATCGCCACCCTCGAAAGCAATACGACTGCAGCTAAATCAGAACTGTTCACGATCGATGAATTGCAAGACGCAATTGACCAGCCTGGTTTTTGCTGGGATAACTTGTCGGATGCAGAACAACGAAACTTGTATAGCTCCTTAGATGCCTTTGTGCATGAGCAGATTAGTAAGCTGAATAAGAAAGTTGAAACTCTGTTTGAAAGCATCAAACAAGGCGATGAGGATCATCAGAACTGGCTACAAGAAGCGATCAAAGCACACTTCGATGGTTCACCCATCCCTGAATATAACGCTGCTAAATCGACCGAGATTAAGATTGACCTAGCAGAAGGCGAACCAGTTTTTATTCTCAAAGGTCGTGATCCACAAGCACCTGCATTGATTGAAGACTGGGCGGATATGCGCGCGCTGTGTGATCCGATGAGTGCTAAACCTAGTACCGCATACGCCATCGCGCGTGACATGCGTGAATTCAAAACGGCGAATCCTGAGTTAGGCATGAGCCGTGCAATTTATCGCGATACCAATCGTCGAGATATCCCAAAGCTTCGTGCGTGGACTGAATCGCTGAAGAAAGGTGCTCTGCTCTGTAGTGAAAACCACCACCGTGGTGATGCAGCTACTATTGATGAGATCATTACTCATCTGGCAGAGAACGAATCAGCACAGCCACGTTTAATCCGAAAGTAACTCCATTCAATTATCACTCTTGGAAGATAGAATCATGCAGACCGCTATCGTTGATGGAATCGAACGTCAAGGTTTTAGCTGGATCAGTATTCAGTGCCAGTGCTGCAAAGCCAATTACAATGGTGGTAACGGTTCAACTAAACCTGGTCCGATTGTCGCAGGCTATAAAGCCTACGAAGATGAAACAATTCGTCGCGATGCTCGCGCTTTAGGCTGGACTGGTCCGATGACACGCAATAGCGATATTGATCTGTGTCCAGACTGCTCCAAGAAAGCTTTCGGCGAAGGTAACACACTCACTGTAGTGCCGCGGATGGAACCTGTAAAGATTACCCAGTGGTTTAAACCAGGTGATCATCCTGAAGTGGAATTCTCGTTTGGCAATGCTTTCATCGAGATGATTCTCGCAGACGGCAGCCGGGATCACAAATACATTACACCAGGACAGTACATTGTTGAGACTAACACTGTGCGTGTTGTGATGACTCCTGAACAAGTAGCAGAAAGCTTCGTACTACCGAGCGACTCGAATGTCTTCAAGTAACCAATTAGGTTTATTCCAGTACGGTGAGAAGTCAGTGTTATTCGAACAGACCAGTAATGGTTATCTGGTAACACTGACGAATATTGATAACCGTGATCCTAACCCAGTAAAGACACCCTATACGAGTGTTACTATTGCTCGCCGTGCTTTTGAACAAGGTACACGTCGTGCGATTTCTGCCAGCATTACTGACGAAGTCAACAAGAAAATCCGATGAAATTCACTATTAAACCACGACGTATCTTTGTCAATTTACTGACCAAGATTAAATTCATTAACAGGAAACCTTTCATCGACGCGTCGATCTGGAGCCGAGATCTGCAAGGTGGAGTGGTAAGATCGGCTAAAGAGATCGCTAGCGCCGCTGCTCGTTTGGTGGCTGATGCTCAGATGTCGGGTTACAATCTCAAGATTGAAGATGTGCGCTGTGAAGATTCTTACGGCATGGGTCATACCGATGTCAAGATCACAGTTAGCAATAGCTACGAACGCATGCGTGCTGTGATGGATAGTCCGCAAGCTGAAGTATTACCAGAACATCCACCCAACAACGTTTACAACATTCTTGTCCATCCCACGGATACACATGTAACGGTGGATTACAGAAATGGTACGGCTCAGTATTTCCGTCCAGTTGGTCCGTCTCGAGAGATCACGATCTACACCAAAGGCTGGCCAGTGATGTGTGATGATGAAGACGGCTACAATCAACTCTGGTTGGTGTTTGAAGATGTGGGAAATTACAAAATTAAGTTTGACGATAAACTTAATGCTTTCAATTTCTACAATGGTATTCTACCTGTCTTTAGCGAAGCATCTAAGGACATGTTGATCATGAAATCGCGTGGTTTGAGAAACGTGTATCTTGAACCTCTCATGTGTGGTTTTGAGTAATGCTTCTTGCAAGGTGACGGTATGGGTGATGTTCGACACCAAGATAAATTAGGTATATTTGAGTTTAACGGTACAAGAGTTGTTATGAAACCTGTAGGAAATGGCAAATGGGAACTCTTGGTTACTGATTTAAATTTACCCGAAGATAATAGTTCTACAATAACTGGTCATTTCGATGAGATCGTCCGTTTGTTTGAACAAACCACACGCGGCGTCTTTCATCAGGCTAAATGTTTACCATTCACCCATCCCTTACCTGAGAAGTCGCCTTTCGACGAACAGACAGCTTTCCCCGTTAAAGACATTGAAGTAAGTACTTTGTGTTTTAGTCTTCGCGATAGCATGCGAGGCTACGACATCACGGTAGATAAGGACCTTGTTATTTATACCAAGGATTGGCCATACGTTCGACTTGGCGAAGGCGATCCTACTTTCTTGCGTCTACGCTTCTTCAATGCTGGTAGCTTTAAAGTCTTGTTTGACCGTATCGTTTGGGATAATGACTACCCACCTAAGTTTACTAAGAACGGTTATGATGTCGTACATCTGCGTTCTCATGGCAACGGTACTATTCGTGGTCACTTCTATCTAAACGTTCCGGATGTAACGAACGATTCAAGATTCTTGACAAGTAGTGAAGAGGTAACAGCATGAAACATTTTACCAAATCCGAAATTACGTATCCTACTCCAAGTTTGTCTAGTCGTGAATACTTCTATCGTGCTCCTTTTGGAACAAGTGAAACGATTGTTACTAGTACTAACTTTCCAATACCTTGGCCGAATACTGCATTCTTCGGATGGAATCGTCCTGAAGGCCGACAGAAGACTGACTTGGAGTTAATTGCTGCTGAAAATAGTTTTGACAAGCAAGCAAAAGAAGGTAAACGACCTCTCGCTAATTCTATCGTCGGTAAGAGAGCAAAGATAAATCAGGTTGAGAAGTTTCTTCAAGCTGCTAAGAAACGTAAGAAGAAATAAAAAAAGTTGCACCTACGTAATCAAATGTAGAATTGCCAATAATCAACTAAGAAGGAATGTCATGCAAGTAGAAAATCCGCAAGAACTCGCTGTCGCACTTCAGTTTAAATATAAGTGGAACGAAGATCAACAGCAACATGTAGAAGATCCCAAACATCCGCAATTCATCCTAGCTGTCGATGCTGATTATTTCAGCCCCATTTCATTCTCCAGTAACGGTGTTGTGGTCAGGAATGTAGAAAACTTTAAAGATGGCATTAATGCTTATCCGGCGGTGCAGTGGCTGAAAGAAGTAAAGAGTTATCTGTTCATTGGTCGTCGTGAGATGTTGGACAATCAAATAAATTACGATGAAAATGGTCAGACGTATACCGGTAATCGTAACTTCCGTCAGATCCTTCCGTATTGTGCAATCTGCTCGATTCTGGAAAACGGTGAGAAGCTGTACTTCCCGTACTTCCGTACCAATAAGGTAGGCGAATCGAAACTGGCTAACAAAGTCTCGATTGGTTACGGCGGTCACATTGATGCTCCGGACGTTATTTACCTTCCGAATGGCGATATTGATTTGTTCAATACTGTCATTGGTAATTCAGTTCGTGAAATCCTGACTGAAGAAACCCGTATTTATAACAAGAGCGGAGTACAGGTTAGCGAGACTGAAGTCAGGTTCGAGTTCGCTAATCAGTTCATCACCCAAAATACCGATCCAGAGATTCTGCACCTGGGCGTGATCATGAACATGATTCTGCCATTGGGTTACAAACTGACCGCAGGTGAAGATGAACTGGAAGTCATGGAGCCGATGACTGCGCGCCAACTGCTGGATTCTGAATATACGCTCGAACCTTGGACGCGCGCTATGCTGGAAGCGGACGTGGCTGATCGTAAAACGAAGCTGAGTGATGCGCTGGATGTGGCTGGTAAGTTGGCTGAGAGTCTTAAGGATCAAGTGCAAGCTAACAGTAATTTCTTGGAAGAAGAAGCAAAGGTTGCTGAAGCGATCACTACTTCTACTGAACCACTTAAGCTTGCTCTAGGCGTTGAAGAGATCACTGATCCGGAAGAACGCGCTAACTTCCTTAACTGTGCAAGTGACGTAACTGCGGAAGCGCTGTTCCAAGTCTTCCTTGGTAATGTAGATAGCACGACGATGGACATGTCGGTCGATCCTCCGGTGCTCAAGCCATTCGTCCCGCTCATTAGCATGAACGTAAAACGTAATCTTGACGGCACTGCGGATACTACCGATAAGACCCGTACTGTTAGTATTACTGATGATAAAGGTCGTACTATCTTCTTGACTCCTGAGGAAGAAAAAGCTCTTGAAGTTAGCTGGCGTCAAAAGTTTGCAGTTCTTAAAGGTGAAGACGGTACGAAAGCTCCAGTAGATGACGGTGGTCATGTGGATCCTGATGTCAATCTGACTCCGCTTCTGGATGGTCAAGAAATGTCGAACGCATCTTTTAATGAGATGATCACTGGCGATCCTGGTCAAGTTCCGACCCCAGAAGAAGTCGAAGCTTATCTGAAAGCTAATCCGCAAGATGAAGTAAAGCAACCTCGCGGTATGAATGGTGCGATTTTCCACATCGATGATCTTTCGTATAAACCAGAATCCATTGCTCTTGAAACCGATACTCCTAAGGCTGAATAAATACAAATGGACGATCCAATCACCAAACGTAAAGTCCCTCTGACTGACGACATCGCTCGAATGGTCAAAGCAAACCAGAAAACCGAATCTGCTAAGCAAGAACCTAGCTCTACCTTCAAAGTGCCGGATACTCGTTTTGATGACGAAGTGCGTGTGCTCGAAGGTAATAGCGCTTCGATTCGTTAAGACGGCATAACAAAATACCTACGCTTCCAATATTAGGAGGCGTAGGATTCAACTCTTATTACCTTAAAACAAAACATGTCCGAAATTACACAAGAAGCAGAAAAGAGAACTGGTCTCTCCTTTGGCGATGCTCTAGAACGCATGAAACGAGGCTTTCATGTTACTCGTCTAGCTTGGGAAACTCCACCTATGAAAAGGTACGTGTTTAAGTTTACCTATTACAGCGAAGGTAAACAAGACCATACTTTTTCAATGGCTGTAGAAACCAGACTTGGCGAAGATAATTGCTTAGTTAAGAACTGGATTCCTAATATGGAAGACATCTTCGCTGAGGATTGGGAACTGTATGGTGCCGAAGATACCAGTGGCTATATTTTAACAGAAGAAGCTCCAGCAGAAGCAACTCTTCCTGGTCTTCCAATTGTTCCGGTCTACAGGAAAGAGTCTGCTGATTTCTTCGTCAACATCAACACACTGACTCCTAACGTTGTTGAACTCGCAGGTCAAGAGATTCTGACTTCCGCTCTTCAATTTGGTAAGAAACTCGATCTGCTAGGTATTAGCTTTGTTGATGCGCTCATTAATACCGGCATTCAAGATTGCACCGACTGCATTGATCCGGCAGTAAGCCTGGCTAACATCTACGCGAATGTGAATGGCGCTGTCGTGAAAGTCAGTTTACTCGATCAAGCTTTGAATGTATTCACACCGTCTGTTGCGAGTAATTACCGTGACCAAGTTCTTAATTTTGACGGCATTCAAGATTTTGGTGATGCAAAGGCATATGTTAAAATTACCGGTACTGTTAATCTTCAGTTCGGCACGATTGAAGTAAATGGCGAAATTGTCCAAGTGCGTAACGAACACTGGCAAAATAACAAAGTCGAATTACTTGGTTATGATATTCAAGCCTACCGTGTTAATTACAACCGCCGTCCTCGCTAATCTAGAATAATTCAGACCTATATCACTAGTCTGAATGGTAGCAGTAAGTCTACATGGAGCACGTCTATAACGACGATGTGTAGACTTACTTTTTTGTTGTAAATGGAGTGCCTTTTAAAGGAGTTATAAATGTCTCACACTTTCCGTTCGACTTCCAAACACGAAGCACAAGTTCCGCTAACGCCCACTAAAGCAGTGCGCGTCATTGCAGCGATCTGCTATCGTAACGACACTCGTCAGGTGATTGGTAAACGTGGCTGGCAAGAACCTGGTAAACCTGCAGTGCGTCCGATGCCTGATGATTACATGGGTTACGTCGTGCCTGTCGATCAAGATGCGATGGTCGAGATTCTCGGCATTGAATTGGGCATGATGTTCCAAGATGCGATGGCTAATCTTGCACTGCGTGAATACTACGCAGTGCTTTCGGACAAGCTCTTCGAAGCTGGCATTACCTTGGCATTCGCTCGCGATTACTGGTACATCGTCAAATTACCAGAGTCGTCGATGCGGATCGTAAATGCTGATTATACCTACACCCTTCGTGATCTCGTCGAGAAGGGTCCTGACGGTTACCGTGGTCGTCCGGCTGCGCAACCCAAAAAGACTTACCTGGACGACTAAATAATAACAACGAGGAGTAGTGAAAACTACTCCTTTATGACGTACTCTCGATATCAACTCAATTCATCAATAAAGGAAAATCATCATGGAAAACAGCAAACAACAGCAAGGCTATCAAAACCAACAAGAACCGCGTAATCATTTCAAAGATTTATTCAAACGCCACGCTTTCGGTCCGAAGTCTAGCAACAGTCTCCTGACGGAATTCAAAACCAAACTGGATGCGTTCGCTAGCGAAGCAGAGAGCATGATGTCGAATGTGTCCGTCGGTGCCTTCCCTTTCGATTACAAAAACGATGGCGTCTTCACCGCAATTCTGATGACAGTTCGTCCGCAGGATAGCGGGCAGCTTTTCTACCACATCATTCATCTTCCGGCTCAGGCGCCAAACGGCGCGACCTTGTTCAACAGAACCCAGAAGCCGCTGGTTTCGCGGCAAGCTGTCGACCTTATTCATCGTGAATTCATGGTTGATATCAATCAGTATATTCGTAATGAGTTACTTGAAAAGGAAAGTGCTCCTGCTATCCACTGCGGTGAAACTTACATTCCCTGGGAAGTTGATTTCTGCAATTCTGAAACCGTAATGGCGCTTTGCAATAAAGCACTCTCTGAGATCTCCACCGGCATGAGTCGCAATGACAAGGAATTCGTTCCTTTCAATCTGGCCGAGGTTTCGAGAAATAGCCGTTTTGATGTGGAGATCGATTTTAACTGTCAAGAAAAGATCCACAACTACTACGGTTCGCCGGTCCGGGCTGATGTTAAAATCAGTCTTTACGAAGTAAGTGCTCAAATCAATCATCCGGTGTACAACTCCAACTCGCCACTCGGTACTGCGTATGGTTATTTCGATTTGGTCTGGGATGGGAAGGATGAAGTTAAGAAGTATATTCCTCGCTTTATCGTAACCGCGGTAAGCACTGAAGGTTCTGATAACGAAGTCCTTCTTACCATTTTGGCTTCGGTGCAGAAGATCAATAACGAGTATATTTGGGTTAACGGTTTCACTAACCTTAAAGACTCGGATGGCATTCTCTGCGTTAATAAACTTTTGGGGGGTAACAAACGGATCAGCAAGGAGTTCGAGCAAGTTGATGAAAACAATGTGCTTGAATTCATGCGTAAGGCATGTCATGAGAATGCAATCGTTTCCTTCGACTACCCATCATTGGCAAGTTCGTCGGAAGATCTGCTGGGGATGTTGGCGGCACTAAAAAATGGTAGCGAAGGAGCACATCGTGAAATGCGAACCATCATCAACAATTTCACGAACGGCGGTTTTGACCGGTACTTCAATGACAATTCCTTAGCGCCTGAGAGTGTAATTTATCACACCAATGAAGTAGTTACCATTGGCGATGTTATTACTAACGTCGGCGTGCAGGACTTGCGGAACTTCCATTTCTTGAATGCTAGTTCGAGTATGGATTCCAAGGAAATGGACGAGTACATCAATAGCCATTCTCCGACGGGTAAGGTCCATAATGACGAAGGTATTAACGGCATGTTTACAGCTCCCTCTGGCTATAAAGCTACTAACCACATGGGTGTTGATATCAACAGCATCGTTGAAAAGCGTATGGAGATCTATACTGCGCTGGCTATGAAACATATGACAGTGCCGGGTAAGCTTTCTCTTTACGAAATCAGCGAGCGCATCTCTCTTCGTCCTGAATTCGTAACGGCGTTAAACCGTGCAGTTGAGTTGTGTGGCGTTCGTTTCAAATACACCTTGGTGAATATCCTGAAGGTCACCAAACGTGTAGATAGCGGCTTTATGTAATCGCGTCATAAGTGGGAGAGCTTTTGCTCTCCCTTTTTAATAACAATCAATTATACATCCAACATGAAAAACATTCCGCTCCAATCTCTCATTGATCAAATTACTTACACATCACAGAAGTCCATTCAATGGCCTCAGCTGGTTGTGCTGTCACGCCTAGAAGCAGGACTGTCGTCCGTCAATCAAAAGTTGACGCGTTTCTCTCTCGATACAGGAATCACGCGAGAGAAGATTTTGGCTGAATTGAAACAGCGCGGTTATCTCACAGTCGAAAACCGTCTTGGTATCTTTGGTTTGAAAGCCAAAGAACATCAGAATCATATCGAAAACATGGTGGATTTCACCATCTTCTCTGGCGGCGATCATACCGCAGATATGACGGCTGTAGGTGATCAGCTTGAATGCGAGTCGATCGCCCAATGGTTCAAAGACACTTTCAATACGTTGGGTTCGGTGATTCATACCGCTACTGAACTCGACTCACACGGTCGTGTCGAAACCGATAAGACCTTCATCCCTGAGGGTGAATTCAAGATGGCAAAGCAAAGCTTCTATCCGTGGCTTTCGGTGCCTCTCGAAGAATACTACCAATCGTTCATGGATGCAGAAGAATCGATCCTAGTAATGTTTGGTGATGCCGGTACTGGCAAGTCGACGTTCTTGCGCAGCCTTATTGCGCATGGCAACTATCAGGCGTTCCTGGCTTACAACAAAGAGGTGGTTGAATCGCCTGCGCTGCTCAGGACTTTCTTCCAGCATCCCAAAGCACGCATTCTGGGCTACGAAGACATCGATCGTCATCTGGGTAAACGTGAAGACGATAACTTCCTGATGTCGTCGCTCTTGAATGCTGCGGACGGTGTGGTCCAACGCAAGGGTAAGAAGATCGTATTCGTTACCAATCTGCCCTCAGTCAATCGTATCGATCAGGCTCTGCTACGTGCCGGTCGTTGCTTCGACATTCTCGAATTCCGTCATTTGTCAAACGAAGAAGCAGGTGTGGTTCGTTCTGATATGGGTAAACCTCCTCTGGACTACACTGGTCGTCACAGCTGGTCACTTGCTGAAGTGCTGTCCGATGAGTACGGCGCGCGCCAAGCCATCAATCGTTTCGGTACGAAACTCGGCTTTGTTGAATAATTGTTGTTTGAAAGGAGGCGAGAGATAAATCTCTCCCTCTTTTCTTTTTTTATTTCCTATGGTAATCAAATGGATAGAAAATCTATTAACATAGGGAAATAAAGAATATGCAATACACACTCGATTTTGAGTTTGATGGTTACATGGGTGAATTAATCTCCATGGCGTTAGTCCGCGAAGATTTGGTTTCTATGTATGTGGGTTTTAAAGATACTGCTCGAAATTCTCTTGATCCTTGGGTGGCAAAGAATGTACTACCGTTTCTTAATTCTGGTCCTATTCCGATTCGCTGGAGGACTAATAAAGAAGTTCAGGAAGACTTGGAGAAGTTCTTCGCAGGTGATAACCATATCGAAATCATTACTGACTGGCCTGATGACGTCGCATACTTTAGTAAGCTACTTCTGACTGGTCCAGGTACGATGATCAATATCCCCGGTATTAAGTTTGACGTGCGCCGCATTGATGCTTATCCAACTCGACTCAGAGGAGCGGTGCAGCATTGCGCTATTTGGGACGCTCAAGCACTTATGTACAAGATCACTCATCCTAATCCGCCACCACTTTACATGATCGTTAAGGTCATTGACGATGTTCGTTACTATTACGCGCATCAAAACGAAATGCAAGAGAAAGGACATTCATTAGGGACTTGGACGCGAAAACGTAATTCAGCTAGTGTCGTGCATTATGAAGATCCACATGTAGCTAGTCGTGTTATTTCTAAATGGACCGGCGATATCAATGAAGCATCGAGTGGTCAAAGTCACAACTCCTATTACCCGGTTAGCCATAAGAATCGTGCGCATGTCTACTACGGTCGTTCGCACTATGCCGTTAAAGTAATTAGCTGGTTGTTTAACTTCCCCAAACGTAAGAATGTTCTGTTAAAGAAAACAGGGACTGTTAAGCTCCAGGTGGTTGAAGTTGGTGGTCCTGAAGTCGGCAGTGTTATAATGCCGATTGATCTGTCTCATGAGCGCGCTATCGTTAAGAAGCGTGAACCGGGCGATGCTTTACATATTGACAACGTCAGAATCAGTTACGACCCAGTGACTGGTGAAAACATCAGCGGTCGTGATTGGGACGGTAGCACACTTCGTCAACAATGCGTCTTCTTAGATGTAGTGTGGCGATATAACCCATGGACTGGTAAAGAACGTACTGAACAACAGATTCAAGACGATCCTTTCGGTCTTAATATTGAATACGGTGACAACAAGGAATAACAATGGCGTCTTATTCGTCCGCTCTAACATTACTAACAGCGACTATTCGTCCTTTGGTAGAGAAGAAACTCAAAAGCAAGAAGAAGTATTACTTGCATTGTGTCTCCATCCAAGACGTGTATATGCGTCTGTTCGTAACTCGGTTTGGTGTTAACTCCACTCCATTCAGTCAGCACACTGGTGTAAGGTTTGTTGAGATCACGCAATGTAAGCATGATCAAGATAAATGGACAGTCGGCTTTGGTCATGATCTGGCTAAAGACGAAGCGTTTAAGATGGTAGGTTTTCATTACCCGAAAACTCAAGTTGCTGCTGTTACGATTTCTAAACATATCAACACGTTCTTCAGCACAGGCCAACATCCCGCACTTGCCAGTAACGTAGCAGCCGCTTAGTAACACGTCTATAATAACCAACTACACACAACCATAATGAACGCACAACTTGCAAGCATTTCGTTGGAGACCGTCCAAAACGATACCGAAGTGATAAACCATATGAGTTTACTAACTTTGGTTGACGAAATGCCTGTTCAAAATTATAGTCTTGCAAAAGGACTATCTACTGATGAAGCTGCTACTCTTGCATTAGACTATCAGCTCTTCATTAAAGATCGCAATTTGCATCGTTCCCTCATTACTACCAAGCATAACGGTTCCCACCATGTTTATCTGGCTATTGATAAATTTGGTACGCCCGTTGGTGTTGGCGTGGTAGTGCGTCGTATTCTTTACGTGTATGTCTCACGTGAGAATCGTCGTAAAGGTGTCGGAACGATGATTATCAAAGCGGTCAAAGCCCGTGTTCAAGAAATTATTGGTGCGCCTGGTATTCCTGGTTGGGATACCTTCTTTAAGAAAAATGGCGTGACGTGTTATAAGGTCGTGTAGGGATAGCTCATCATGGATGCCTCAATACAAGCAGTTCTCAATATAGCGGAAGCTAATCTCAAGAATACCAAAGCAAAGGAAGAAAAGGAACGAGAAGATTTTGAAGATTTCATGATTGACAAGATTCTTCTTGGGGATCCAGATTTAAAACTTTATTTGCTTCGCAGAGATTGTGAGAACGAAACACGTTATGCTGATGCCGACATCGACTGTCTCTGGTGGGTGTGGAAGTCACGCGCAGAGATTGCTCGTGGCGAGGCAGCGGAAGCTTATCCATTTAGCCTTTCATGACTGATGACACTTTAGAAGCTAAGTTGAAGTATAGCCGTAAGGTTATGCTTCAGCGAAAGCGTAAACCACAAAAACCAAAAACAGGTAACGAAACCAAAAAGAAAGGGAAACCAAACGCATGAATGAATTCCAACATCAACGCTCTTGCCTAACTGTAGGTGGCGGCGATCAAGACGATGTCTGTCAGTGCAGTGAAGAACATATTGCGGCTGAAAACAAACGACTCGGTATTGCTGTAGAGGTTAAGACGCAATTAAAGCGAGTAACGATGGAAGTGCCTCAGTATCTTGCGGACTACTTGAAACTGTGGAGCGGTACTGGCGAGCCTGGTCCTGATAACGAATTGCAGTCAATCCAATCATGGCTTCGCTATTCGGCTGGTAAGACGCTGCAAGAAGTTGTAGACACGATGCGTAAGCGCATGACTCTGTTGATGAATGTTGCTTGGGCCATTAATAAGGGCGGCGCTGAAGCCGAAGACAGTTATGGTGTTTATTCAGAAGTCTCTCGTGAACACATGCGTGATAAACAAGAGATCCTTCGCTTGCATCGTGAGTTGGGTGCTTCTAAACTGTACGCTAAGCAAGGTTGGGAACGTGCAGAAGCCAAGGCACGAGAATGCAATGAAGTTCGTGCACGTATGGCGAACATCGATCCCAAAGTAGATATCAAGTCTGAGCAAGCTAAAATGATGTGGTATGATCCTGCTACCGGCGCAGATCATCCAAAGCCTTACTACGCTGACGAGTATCGTGCTTATCATGGTCATGTAGCCTGGCTGTACAATCCGTGGACAGGTAAGCAACGTCATCCTGGCGATATCGGCACTGACGTGTTGGGTCTGTTAATCGTTCCTTAAACTACAATTATAAGTAGGTGCGTAATGCCAATTAAGAATGAACTAGAGATGTTCTGTTATCATCCGTCTCATGAAGAAAAAGTATTACATGGCGTTAAGCTGTATCGCAATAACCAATTTCCTTCTGGTAAATGGCTCCCTTTACCTAACACCATTGACCGACTTCTAGACCACGTTCAGTTGTCCACCAAAACACTTACTCGTGGTGCGCTTTTGAAACGTGTCAAAATCAATTCGACCTGTGTCTCGAAGTTTCGCAATGGTCATACCAAAGACTTTCCGCAAGAATGGCTGGTAAAGTTGTCTGAGTATTCGACAATGACTATTCCTGAACTGCGTGCTGTTGGTGGTCTTGAACCAGTCGTACGTGTATACACTAGCTACATTTAAGGAGAAAAGTTTTGACGGTGATTGTTTATACCACACTTACTTGCTCTAAATGTGGTGTAACTAAAGATGTGAGTTGTTTTAATCGGATGAGCGCTAGCAGGACAGGATATCGACCGGATTGCAATGAATGTCGCAAACCTATTCAAGCAGCGTATCAAAAGAATAATCCCGAGAAGGGTGCAGAAAAACAGGCTCGATGGAAAGCTAATAACCCAGAAGCAGCTAAAGCGGTTATGGATCGATACAACGAGTCTCATCGCGAACAACGTCGGGAGCAAAGTCGTGATTGGCAACAAAACAACAAAGAAGCTGATGCTAAAAGATCAGCGCAGCAACGGTTAGAAAAGAAACAAGCAACACCTCCTTGGGCTGATAAAGAAAAGATTAAATCTATCTATAAGCAGGCCCAAGAAGAGACTAGGGAGACTGGCATTCAAATGCACGTTGATCATGAAGTTCCATTAAAAGGAAAGAATGTATCAGGTTTGCATGTTGAAAACAATCTTCGCATTATTCCAGCTTTACCTAATCTTCAAAAGAAGAATAGCTTTAATCAATCTTAAAAAACGGAGGCTATTATCACTGTTATTGTCTGGGATGGTAAGACGCTTGCAGCTGACAAGATGAATTTCAATTTTCATGGCCCGAATGCACGGATCACGAAGATTCGTAAGATTGTCGTGGAAGGTCATGAGATGTTGGTAGGTGTGTCTGGTCACACCGTAACTGCGCAAGCAGTATTTGAATGGGCTCAAACTGGGTTTGCTCAGGATAGAATGCCTGAGAACCAAAAGGATCCCGAGAAACGAAACATCATCCTTTGCATTGCTCGAGATGATGAAAAAGGTCATCGTACCTACATTTACGAAAACAGCCATGTGCCGTGGCAAAATGAACAACCATTCACGGCAATTGGCGCAGGCTCTGACTTGGCAGCAGGTGCCTTAGAAATGGGAGCGGATGCTCGACGCGCGGTGGAGATTGCGACTAAACACAGCCCCGTCTGCGGTATGGGTATCGACACGCTCACCTTCAGCGAATAACCTTTTACTACTTTACACTTTACTTGGAGAATGTCATGGCACAACAAGTTACCCTTCCTGATTACAAAGATCGCTCACTGAATCACCCGTCGGTTCTCGTTAGCATCGACGATTATCTGGATCTGTACTACCAACAAAATCATGGCGCGCAGACCATGTCGACTTCGGATGAAGATGAACTGCGCATGAAACAATGGTTTATGAAAGCCGCTGTGATGAGTGGCTGGCCTGCAGTTGGCTTCATGGGTCGTGACGCCCTGCTGTCGATCGTGCCTCTCCCGACCTGGGTGGATGAATCGATTGATCGCGATCTGCAGGTCCTGGATTCGCGTATGGTTGAACCTCTTCCGGATAGCCCTGCTTCGGCCTCTGCCGCTATCGAACCACCTGCGGATACACTCACTCCGGATCTGGATAAAACCAAAGAAGTGGTAACTGTGAATGCTGAAGAAGCACAAGCCGTTGAAACAACAGCTCAACCGGTCGATACCACCAAAGTTGGCAAGACCAGCTCGACCGGTTCCAATAGCCGTCTGCATGTCAGTGTTGCTGAAGTAGCTGCATATGGCGACACTAAACAAACGAACGACTACAAGCGCGGTTAAGGTATGAAACGCCGGGGCTTCCTCGGCTTAATGGTAGGCGCTATAGCGGCGCCTGCTATTGTTAAAGCCGAAAACATAATGAAGATAGTGGTGCCAAAGAAGGAGATAATCCTTCTACCACATCCTCTAGCGTTTGGAACGATGGTCTGGAAACCAGAACTCGTTATGGTTGTGCCTGTTAGCCGGAACCCAACTAGTGAACTGCGAGTGCAGCCAGCTTTCAACCATGTGGCAGATTTACCAGCTTTAATAACAGTTGGTTTATCTCATCCTAGAGTAATGAACGCTGCTGAGATAGTAGAACATTCAAAACTATTCCCTCACGACCCCATGTCTAACTGGCTGGATAATGAGTGGGTGACTGAAAGATTCCGATATGAACCGGCGACAATTTCTTAATTTTGCTGTTGCTGGCGCCATCACACCAGTCTTTGCGTTAGCTAAGTCGCAAAACACTGAGACCATTGAACAGCAAGCCAGTCGAGTCTATAATGAGTATATGGATGCTTCCGCTGCTCTTTATGACGGATGGTATCCTGACACTTCTTATTTCGATTACGTTCAATGTTCAGCAATGGCAAAAGAGCGTGGTATATCTGAGGCAGAGCTTCGTCTTGAAGTGTATACAGGTTTCAGAGACTCTGCTGTGGCGGCGTTGAAATCCACTCAACACTTACCGAGTAATCTATGAATCGTCGTGGCTTTTTAGGTGCAATGCTGGCAGTTGCTTCAGCTCCAGCTTTTGTGCGTGCAGAATCGTTGATGAAGATCGCAGTTCCAAAAGAGAAGAAGATTCTTACTCTTGCGGATCTGGCTGGTGATTTTGATGGTGATGTGGAGTGGTCTGAAAGTGTCTGGAATTACGAACCAGGTCAGCTTAGCGGACATGACTGGTTTATGGGTCCTGGCGGTCCGCGTTTTGAACGTGCGGCGTTTCCATCTGCGGTGTTCGAACCTTATAGCAACATGAAGTACGATGCTGATAAAGGTCTTATCATTCCAACAGTTCGTGAAGTAAAGCCGACTGTAGTTAAGACAGAATCAAAACGTAAGTTCCTCAACATGTTTGGTATGCGCTAGTTGCTGGTTTGGTAATTTCTTACCACAGCTATCCATAATGTGCACACTGACGAACAATAGCTTATTGAAACCACAAACGGAGGTTGTCATGAAGCGCTAAGGCATATTGCCCCAGCATGGGATGGTTATCAGTCCGATTATTTTCACTGGATCTAGATATCTAGTGAAATAGGCGATAACGCAAACTTCATCCCGAGGTCTGAGAGTCGGCTTACGGAAGACTTGGCTCCCCAGGGAAGAGATCCTTGAAGGGAAACCGGTAGCTTGAGGGGTGGCGCTCTCTTAACGAATCAATTAGCCTACGACACTAGGATTACCCTAGCGGTTCATTAGCCCTAAGCTTTTTGGATCGCTAGGTTCGCTTACGTTGTACAACTGTATACGTAGGAAGTTGTACCTCTAGCAATAGAGTAAACAGATTAATGGATTGTGGTGCAGTCTATTGATTTGGATTGACATCTGTAGGACGGGATGAGTAGTGTCATCCAGTTCTCAGAAACTCAATCATTGTACAGCCTTAATCACCTTTTATGAGAGGGTGATTTTGCATGTGCAATGTAACACTTTAGAAGAAAAGAAAAATGAAAGTAGACCAACTTACACCGCTACAAGCAGAAGTCGCATTAGCCCGTAGCCTCGGTTACCACATCCGATACAAGAATCGTCCTTATGTCATGATTGATGACTGGTGTAAGGAAGGTACAGTGGTTGATGGTTGTCGTTTTGAACCCATCACGGATGAATACCAGCATAACAAGTTAGCGCGCATCGCTGGTGTGAAATGCTTGCAGCAGAACGATAAATGGACTGCTGGTGTATTGACTGATCTTCTCAAGGTTTCTACTTACACTGCTGCTACCCGTGGTGAAGCCATTGTGCGTTGCATTCTTCAATACACGTTTCCGAATTTTGTTCCAGATTGGGCTTTGCAAGAAAATACACTGTAAGAAGGAAGAATAATGACAGAAGAAGTTGGGGATGTGGAATTCGATGTAGCGGCAATCAAGGCTCTTCCTGAACATGATGCAGCTACGTATCTGGAAGATGAGGTTTCTCGTCAAGCGTTTCTCGACGAATTCAAGAATGATCCTGATGATGCCAAAGAACGCGCAGTAGCAATTGTAGAACGATCGCGCGAGTTAGAGCAACAAGCAGGCGCTCGTCTTAATAGCATCGCTACAGAAATCTGCAATGAAGTCTGTGCACTAAGAGGTAAGATTGCCGACTTCTTGTTGGGTAAAAGTCCTGAATCCGAACTGGATATACATCTTCTTTACGGCACCAAAGAAGATGCGAAAGACAAGGACGACGTCAAGATTACCGAAGGTAAACGCTGGGTTATGATTGCCGTTAATCTTCAGAACAACGCAGTAGAAATAAGTTTCCTGTTTGGTCCCGATGATCAAGAATGTGAATCAGTGATTATCTCTGAAGAATTAGATGAAGCTATCGCTAAATTAGCGGCATCGTACATCTACACTTATCTTGATCACGGTATTACACCGCAAGTGTTGGAAAGTACCCGACCTTCAGGTTCGTTACTTCAGTAAAGATCAATGGAAGCGTGGCCGAGGGGTTTAAGGCAGCAGTCTTGAAAACTGCCGGTGGGTTAAACCATCCGTGGGTTCGAATCCCACCGCTTCCGTTCCAGTTAGAAAAGTAAAGTCCAGAAGGGAAACCTTCTGGCTTTATGACGTATTAACGAAAGGTCAATAATGTTAATTATGCCAGATGACATGGCTAATCGTCTAATCAAAGGCAGGGAGATAAAAGATCGAGAAGGTAATAGTTTGGTTATTGTAACCCAAGTGGGGGCGGAAGGGGAACATAAGAACTTTGTATGTTCAAACGATCCCTCTCCGATTAAACGTGCCTCTACGCCGACGCCAGAAATAAGAAAAGTAGAAGGTTACGATAATCGTTTCATGGTTACTGAAGATGGTCAACTAGTTTCAACAGTCAGCAATAAGATTTTGAGTCAATGCGAAAGCAACGAAGGTTATCTCAATCATGCTACCAAAATAGGTGGTCGAAATGGTAAATCTGTTCTTCTCAGAACACATCGTCTTGTAGCTGAAGCCTTTGTTCCTAATCCTGATAATAAACCATTCGTTAATCACGATGATGGTGTAAAAACAAATAATTGTAAGAATAATCTGGAATGGTCCACTAATCAAGAAAACATTAAACATGCGTTCGATAATGGCTTAGCTCATAATCCCAAAGGACACGATAGCCCGTCTTCTAAATTAACTCCTCAACAAGTGGAAGAAATTAAGAAGCTGAAAGGAACTACGTCGACCAGGAAGGCAGCGCCTCTATTCAACGTTAGTCGTTCAGTTATAGCGGACGTATGGAACGGTAAACGTTACAATTCTGACTAGTAATTTATTACTCAGAATACAGAATTTATAGAGATAAACAAATAAAGGATGTTCACATGAGTTGTTTCATAAACGTTACAATGGAGACGGTTCGTGCTGGCGCTACTTATGAAGAGCGTGAAAGATTGTTTTTCGCTCATTGTGAGAAGATGCAAAAAGCGAACCCGCATTTGATATTACCATACGGTGTCAAGAAACGCTGGTGGCACTTTATGAAACGTGAACATCCGTTTACCCAGCTTCGTCCTATCGCTGATATCTCTACCATCAAACGTGGTGAGTGGTTGACTGATGGTGAAGAAGATTATGCAGTCTACGCAGATTCCGTAATAATTAATGGTGTTGCAACAGTAGAAACAACTGATTCAGGTGATTGCGTTAAGTTCTTTAAACAAGGTGACAAAGTTTGGAGAACTGTTCCTGAGTGGATTATCAAAGCACGAGAACGTAGTTCCGAGCGTAAAGATAAATCTGAACGTAAAGGTAAATAAGTTACCAGTACAGCTTCCTAACAGTGGTGGCTGAGTTGAATCTAGCGGTAAGACTGGTCTTACCTTAGTGGAGACTTTTAGGGTTTCGTCCCTAGGTAGCATCGTTGACACCGATGCTTAAACTGTATGGCTGTTAACGAACCATTATTCTGCTGTCAACAGAATAAGAGGGATCTACAGCAAGTTGTAGTCTCTTCTGCCTATTAGTAAATTCGAGTAAGGTAACGTCCTGCTTGCGATGGAAAGTAGCCTTAAGAGATGAGCAGCCGCTGATATTGCTTGGAGTCAGGCCAGACAAAGAGGAATAGACAGTGTTATTAGAGTTGAATCGCATTACTTCCGCTTATTGCGGTTGGGTGCTGTTTGATTCGGGGGACAGGAAGGAATCGCTGAGGTTAAGGGCAACCAGGCCAGGCGGTTTCTTCCTAGTTCTTTTGAGAGTGTTTTATGATTGCCAAGCTAAGATTTCTATCGGGGGGTCTAAGGCGGGGGTTACATATTGGACCGATCATCCAGTGTAACTCGACGGTGAAATGCCGTCGCTCTCATAAAGCACTTTCTATTGAGATTGCTTACGGCTGCGTCAGACTCGGACTATGATCAGTACGTCGAGGGTCGTAAATCTTTTGGAGGCTTCTGCTCTGATCGGCGGATTCTCTCGGAGGTGGGGTGAAAGTCCCGCACATACGCAGCAGCCGTAAGTGATTTCTAGGAGTAGCAAATGTTGCGATTACACGAAGACGATGACGAAGAGAAGAAACTAGAAGAACAGTGGGCTCTTCTTGAATATGACAATGGTGAGAATGGTTGTCCTCATTGCGGTAGATCCCGTTTGTGTAAATGTCCAAATGGGATGCATCGTTGTGAGAAGTGTAACTGGTCCCCAGAGTTAAACAATTACGCTCCGGTTAATAATTTTTAGTATCATCTCTGGACCTCTAGCTCATGACTGGTAAAGGATAGTAATGATAATTAGCCTTCAAGAACCTTTTAGTTCAAGGTGGAGAAACGGCTACTTGGTCGTTAATCCTGAGAACAGAAAGAACGTAGTGCTTTATAATAGCGAAGCAGATCGTACTACTATTTCCTATGCACGTTATTTGATGTGTGTTCATTTAGGTTACATTTTAAGTGACGAATACGAAGTAGATCATAAAGACGACGACAAGACTAATGATCGCATTGATAATCTTCAGGTCTTGACAAAAGCTCAAAATCTTATTAAACAAGCTACTAAAGATTTTGAAAATCAAGTAGTATATGGTTATTCTTGTGCTAATAACTGCGGCACTTATTTCACACTAACTGAAAGACAGATAAAGATGCGACTTAATCAGGGTGTTGAGATGGCATTTTGCAGTCATAGTTGCGCAGCTAGTTATCATGTCGCCAAGCGTAAGTTTTTAGCTAGTCGCAGGTGTTAAGATTGTTGGACCGGAAGCCGTACTGGTCGCAGGCACTGAACTCATAATTCAGCGAGGAAACTCCACTGCGGGTTCAAAGCCCGCTCGGTCTACCATAATTCTAATAACGGAGTGGTCAGTAAGACCACTCCTTTTATGACGTCATTTAGGAATTTACCCATGTTAAAGAAACTATGGAACAATCTGTTTGGTAAGAAACTAGAAGTCACTATCAATCCTAAACCTTATTCGATTGACGTTACCCCATCTCCTGGTTGGTTGAAGCATATGGCTGAATTCCAAGTTGAAATGGAAGGGAAAGAACGATTTGTTCCGCTGATGAATGAATTCATGAATGACTTCTTAACTCCAGAATTCGTTCTAACAGACGGAATCGATCCTTGGGATCCTAATCTCACCGAAGAACAAAAGGAAGCGATCTTTAAGCGAGCCAGAATTGATCCAGAATTTTACTTCACGAAGATAGTTAAGGCGAATCCAAATTATCGTCCTGACTTCCGTCATCCGAAAACAACTGACGTTCCTCAGTATGTACTAGACCGTATTGTCGCTTCTAAAGAACAGCCAAAATGATGGCAGATATTTGCATCTCTCACTTTCGTTTTACCCTCTAATAAGGAATAACATCATGAATACCAACTTTGTCTATGCTCCGAAGAAAGAAACCTGCCCGCTGTGCAAAGGTAGCAAAACTGTAAAAAGCACACGTATAGTCTTTAGCTTTGGTGACAAAGAACCGTCTCAGGAAACTAAAGACCTCGCCGAAGCAATGGCTGATGACGACACCTGTCCTGCGTGCTGCGGCGCCGGTGAAATCAGTAAACCGCCGTATGAAACTGGTGAGGAAACTCTCATGCAGGATAGCAAGGTAAGCGAACTGGCTTCTGCTGGTACGTTACTTCGTTGTATTGACGAACCCATGTTTGTTCAAGCGGTTGCAAATGAAGCTGCTCGGATTACTCTTCCTGATGACATGGCAAATACGTTTGCAGCGTATTGGGCAGACCCTAGCCGTGACGTTAATCTGGGTGAGTATATTCGACAGATTGCCGAGACCGCGGAGAAATTTGCCATGGCCACTTATGGTGATCTCGGTAATCGTCTTTACGCTGGACCGCGTCCTCATAAAGAAGTCGACCAGATGTCTGAGATTGAAGTAACTGCAGAAGAGATGGCCGATATCCAGAAGAAGATCGATCGTATCAATGCTATTCCGATTACTGAGGTCGTGGTCACTCGCGGCGGTAAAGTGCTCGGCGTGGCGGAAGAAGAACGCAATGACATGAAGTACGCTGGTTTGACTACGTTTACTCTTGTTAAAGATATTTTGTCGACTGATAATAACCAATAAGAAAGGCAGTAAATGAAACCCTGTATCTACTACGCTGATGACGGACTCCGGACTGTCAATAATGTCTTTAACGATTACGCTAAAGAAAACGACGTTAGAGTACTCGACGGCACTCATTATTCTTTCCCGCGTGAAGGAAGGGAAAATTGGGATGATAATTATCCGTTCTTGATATTTGGACCTATTACCTTTGTGGCTGGGCTCAAACAAGATTTCCGGGCGCGTGACTATATCTTCTTTGACGAAGAGAACTTCAGACCAGAAGCATGGACCGCTATGTTTGGTCGTGACTTTATGCGTCATGAAGGTGAAGTGCGACGAGTGTTCGATATCAGCATAGAGTGGTATGGTACGCATGAACCAATCTACATTGAACCTACCGGGTATAAAGAACCAGGTTTTCACGCGGGTCTGTATACACGTCGAGAGTTTGAGGTTCTCGCGTCTGCTAAAAATCTTCGACAGAGTCGTAACTTGTGGGTGTCTAAAGCACCTTCGGGTGTTGGTGATTCGTACCAGGTTTGGGTAGCTGGCGATAAAGTCATTTCGGCGTCAATGATAAAAGATGGTGATAAACTTGCTGTTAATACCTTCGCTGACTGTACGCATGTTATCGAATACGTTAAGCGTACTGTGATTGGTAAATTCCCAGAATTCGCTTACTCTATTGTGATAACAGAACAGCGTGGCTGGTCTTACCGCATTAATAGCTTCTTACCTATCCATAGCACGATGTGGTACGATCACGAGCTGGGTAAGAAAGTTGTCACTGGCTGGATGAATGCACTCATTGAAAGAGAGAAAAACAAATGACAACACAGAAGCTACCCTGCATCTTGGTGCAGAACAATGCATTCGGCAATCTCTTCAGTAAGGTTTCCCGTTACGGTTGGGATAACAACCTGGTCGTGCATGATCGCTGTTATGCTGGACCTAGCTTCGATATCAACGACTGCGGTATCGATTGGAGCAAGTACGGTCCAGTCCTTATCTACGGTACTGCTGAGTTCGTTAACGCTTGTGCTAAATCTGAGCAACTGGCTAAGTACGTCTTTAACGATCGTAAAGCGATCGCGATGTCTAACTTGGTCGATAAGTGCGGCCGGATTATGTTTAACCATCACGGTGCAGCATATCCTGCAAAGCTTATCAGCGAGTGGATTACGAAATGGTCCGAAAACATGTTCGAACCAAAAGAGTTTTTCATTCGTCCAGATGAAGCACACAAAGTGTTCAATGGCGGTGTTTACAATGCTGAGAAATGGCATCAGTTAGTTAAGGATCGTAGCTTACCTGACGATCTGATGTGCTGGATCAGTGAAAGACAAGAAGCGCCTAAAGCTGAATACCGTTGCTGGGTCATCAATGGAAAGATTGGTGCTGTAAGTCAATACATGGAAGACGGTAAGCCGATGGCCAAGCCATTTACTTTCTCGTTTAAAGAGATAGTTGAATTCTTCTATCGCGGCTTCCCATTGATTTCTATTCTTAAAGAAGGATTGAAAGAAGACTTCCCGGAATGCTTTACGGTAGACTTCGCTATTCCTCACAACGGTAGCTGGTCATCCATGTCGGTAATGGAAATAAACTGTATTAACTCTTCTGGTTTCTATGGTTTCGATAACGTGCCAGATATCTTAGGCGCGTGGATGGAATACCTAGAAGAAAAGGAAAATAATGAAACCAACAAAGAAACGATTTAAATTCTCTTACTTGTTCCTATTCTTTATCACTGCATTCTTTTTCGCATACGGTTTGCAGTATGAGAAGTATGACACTTGCTTAGTCATGGGTTTCCTAAGTATCATTAACAACATGTTCAATAGCCTCTATGAGTACACTCGTCGCTAAGAAAGATGAAAACGGTCGAATCGTTCTTCCTAAACAATGGATTCATTGGGCGAAGAAGGCAGGACTGAAACCGAATGGTGGTTGGAGAAGCCGTGGTTTACGTTATGCGCTTTACCTCAAGGGTAAGAGCCGTCACTGGCGGGTTAACTGCCATGGTATCTTTGAATGTTCTTGCCCGCTTCCACATTTTGATCGTTGGGCAAATAGCCGTGGTGCTGCGGCAGATACCTTCCCTCAAAACGAAAAAGAGTTTTTGGCTATTGTGAAAGAACTTCATGAGCAATCAAGAGACGCAACCTGACGATATTAAGTATCAATGTCCGCGTTGTGAGTCAGTTAATCTCAAGGAAGAAATTGTGGTTGACAATTTCGAATACGGCGCCGGTGAAGACGAGTTGAAGCTTAGTGCTTCGATACCGGTTGTCACCTGTAACGACTGTGGTGAAGCTTTTACCGATTTTCGTGCGGCAGAGATTAAAGAACTCATGATTAAGAACGTTACTATGAAAGTGTTGAAGTAACGTGTGCTTTATCAAAGAACTGGAAAAAAGAATGAACGACAAAGACCCCTGGCGTATTTGGTAATGTTGTAAAGAAGTAATTTTTTATAATCAGCTCCAATATTTTGGAAGAGTGATGATCTTCCTTTAAGTTGATTGGAAACGCAGTGCTTCGCTACCCAGGTTTAGATCTTGCATCTATGCTTGGGTAGCTTTTTCTTTTTTTTGTTTGTCATCTCAAAAGTCGATAAACAAAAAAATATACATTCAAAGAAAAAAGGAATAACAATGGCTTCTCGTCGTAGCTTTCTTAAAGCAGGTGTAGGTGTTGTTTTAGGTGTTGTCACCACTAAAGCAGCTTTATCGATCGGTAGTAAAGATGACCTGACTCCGAAGAATCATCTGATTCCTGAAGAGATGGATATTCCTGCTATCGCGCCGATCGAGAAAGAACGTAAGATCGTTCACATGACGATTGGTAAAGGTAAAGACTTCGAGACGCTTCAGGATTATTTCAACTGGCTTCCTTCGAATCTAGCAGACTCGAATATCCAGTATATTGGCGATATTTGCGAGAGCCAAACCATCAGTCCAGAATTAGCCCAATCCATGTTCGGTATTAAAGGTACATCTACCTGAAAGAGGAAATAAGAATGGCACGTCGTAGTCTGTTGAAGAAAGTCATGCTGTTTGTACTCGGTGGTTTTTTAGCCGCTGAAGCTGCTGCCGTTACTCGTCGTGTGAAGACTATTGCTAAGCAAGACGAAATCCAACCGCATAAAACACTTGAAGACGGTAGTGTCTTCTATCGTGTTAAAATCGGTAAAGGTCTTGACTTTGAAGATGTGGAAGATTACACAAGCTGGATGGAACGTACTAAAGAAAAGAATCCTAAAGCTCTCTTCTACGGGGAAGTCTACGCATCATGACAGAAAAGATTATAATCAAAGGTCGTAGTGTCGGTAAGAGTACGTCGCTCCAAGGTTTACTAGCTGACACTAAAGCCCTTGGTCGTATAAGTAATACGGCGCATATCCGCATAGACGAAAAGGGTCAAGTTTGGCATGCCAGTAATTCAGAAGGTGTTCCTACCTGGGTAAGCACTGGTCCACACCTTGACACTATGCCTGACTGGGCAATTCCCAGACTTAAACCAATCGTGATTGCAGTTAAAGTCGCTATCCATCGAGGTTAATATGTGGGATTTCTTTAAACGTCTTTTTACTAGCAGATCAGAAATCCTGTCCTGCTTCGATAAACCAACTGCTGAACAAGAATCTGTGGAAATCCCATCAAGCGAACGTATCCGTATTACTGGTGTAAAGATCAAAGGTGGTAAAGGTAATGGTCTTACGATAAGTGGTGACGGCATTAGCGTCAACGGCGTTACCATCAAAGCCAAAGGCAGTGTGTCGATTGAAGGTGACGAGAACAGCATTACGATTATTGGTAAAGAAGTCGAGGTTATCAATAACTCGAATGAAAACGTCCAAGTAAAGCTTGTTAAACCAATTGAGTAATTTAACCTAAGGAGCCCGTCATGCGTCCTCGGGAAGTAAACGACAACATTGGTAAAGAAGTCACGATCAATAGCGATCGTGATTTATGGATGTGTGAATGTAGGCGTGAGATTATCGGTAAAACCTGCATTCTCGTAAAGCAATGCAAGAACGGCTTACTCCAAGTTAGTTACGGTAAGAAGCTGTTCAGTCTAGCTATGCGTAATGTTGACGCTGTAGGAGTGATGAATGAAAACAGTTAGCTCAATCAAACGTACCGATGTCTCTGCTTTAACTCCTTACCAAGTTAGGCTAGCAGAAGAAATAGGTACTCTTCGTGGTATCTTCTTAGTTGATGATATTCCAACAGTAGCAATCAATTCAGATGAACCTACTCACTGGTTGCAGAACGGTTCGTGGGAACGAGTGACGTTTCTGACAATAACTGAAACGAATAATTCGATAAACTGGCAGGCTCGTCGTTGGTGTAGCGGTGATCAGTCTTGGACTGATTGGACAGACATCAGTGCCGAAGAATACAAACGTCGTAAGAGCGATTCGTCATTTGAGTTTCGTCCAGCACTCTCTTCTCTAGAACTTTTTAAGCCAGCGAAGTAAACAGTTGCTATTAAGTAATTTTTTACAACTTACGCTAATAGTTTGAGAAGAAGGATGATGCAGTAAAGTTTAGTGGGAGCATGACAATAGGGGTTATAGTGCCGGGGTGCTCAAATTGGTAAAGGGAGCGGATTTAAAATCCGCCGCCGCAAGGCTTACGGGTTCGAGTCCCGTTCCCGGCACTATAACCCTTGTTATCTCGTTCTTTAATTCAGTGTGGCGTAATAAAAATACCCAGACCCGCAATGGTCTGGGTATTATGACGTCGTGATGAAGGAATGATAGTAATGCTTACAATGCCAAAAGAATTATCTGATCGAATTACAGAAGGACCTACGATAACTGAGCGCAATGGTTCGGAAATGGTAATCCTTACCGAAACTCGAGACGATGAAACAAAACGTAGCGAGCTATGGCCAAAGAATATGCCTGTGCAAAAACGCGCAGGAATTGACCATCCCGAAGTTAAACCTGTAGAAGGATATGATAATCGTTTTCTTGTTACTGAAGATGCTCGTGTTATCTCCAAGTCTACAAACAAGGTCTTGAAGTCACAAGAAAGTAAATCAGGTTATGAAGTCATTGCTACTAAAATAGGCGGTAGAGACGGCACGAATGTAATGATACGAGTCCATCGAGTTGTGGCCGGGGCATTTGTACCTAATCCAGAAAACAAACCTACGGTGAATCATAAAGACGGTGTTAAAATGCATAATCACCGTACAAACTTAGAATGGGCAACACATCAAGAAAATACTGAGCACGCTTTCGAAAATGGTTTAGCCGAACCTAAGCGTGGATGTGACGGAACTCTTGCCAAATTAAACGAAGACAATGTTCGTGAGTTGAGAGCATTAAAAGGTTCAATTACCGCGCGTGAAGCTAGCGAACGATTTGGTATTGCGCATTCTGGTATTGTGAACATTTGGAATAATAAGACATACGTAGATATTAAATAGTCAAGTTAACATAAAAAGGAAAAACATCGTGGGTACAATTACTACTGTAATTCTTAGTACTAACAATAATCAGGTTGATGATTCCATTATTGCGGCATTATTAGAAAATCCAAAACAGTACAGCCGTTGCAGCAACAATGATTTCGTTCGTATTGAAAATATACATCCTGATGAAAATCTTTTGATAGATTCCAACACGTATATCGGCTCATTCATCTACCTTGATGAGGAAGAGTTTCGTAAACGCGTCTATTCGTTACCGTGGAAGTTTCCTGAAGACGTGCAAGTATTTGTAAAAACAGAACACGACGATCATTATCGTGAGTTGAACGGACCTTCTAGCGTTGAACAGTTAATCCCTCTTAAATACGATCCAGCTGATGGTAAAGACATCAAGGAGCGTTTTGAAGAAGACTCCGAAAGCGAACCAATTTTGGCGCAAGAATATCGCGATTATAACTGGGGCGGCGCCTGGTTGTATAATCCTTGGACCGGCAAACAACGCACTTCAAGTGAAGTGCAGGACGACATGTTTGGTCGTAAAATTATTCCAGTATAGTCGTGAGTCAGAGAGCCTTCGGGTTCTCTGACTTTATGACGTCTGTATCATTTTTCACCTAGATATCCCATAATGAGAACAACCAAGAAAGGATTTGAAATGGAAGTCTTACTTTTAGCAACAAAATCAGATAACATTAGACCTAACGATAACACTAAGTCTAACGTCGGTACTTTTACCATGTGGATAGAACAAGAGTCTGGTAAGCCACATGTGAAATTTGAAAACGCACCAATGCCGGGTGTGTTCTACATCAAGACTACCAATGTCAGTAAGGACAGATTGGTAGAACAATTCCGTTCCATTAAATGGAATGAGCCAGAAGTTACTCTTCTCATGATTCGCGAGATGGGTGCGAATTCAGTTATAACTCAAGAAAGCTTTTTACTTAGATAAAAAGGAATAACAACAAGGTACAACTATGTATGAAATCGAAAACACCACATTTGGCGCTATACCTATAGATGGTATTTTTCGTTATAATTGCAGTAATTGGATTAAACTTGACGAGAATTGGGGTCGTAATCCTGCACGAGCAGCGCGATGTGTCTTTTCTAGAGATGAGTTTGTTCAGGTTCTTAAAAAGGAAGAAAAATGAGCGTTACTACTGAAGCAGATCGCGTTGTCGATCAAATGCGTAGCGATGTCGCTAAAGCATTGAAGTCTGTGAATAATGCATTTAATGAAATTGTTATCAATCCTTGCTGGGGTGCTGATGAATTCAACGATGAGTTTAAACTCAAGATAGCTGCCGCGCAGAAGACCCTTCTGGAACTCCGCACCGAATTAGGTGAGCCACGATTGCTCTCTACGGGCGACTAAAGTAGTTGAAAAATACCAAGTAGTCTAATAGTTTGTAGAGAATGTGGGAGGTTAGCCAAACGGTTGTGAGGCACTCTTGAGTGACGGAGGTCTGGCGAAAGCTAGCAAGGTTCGACTCCTTCCTCCTACGCCACGAATTTATTTCTTTTACGATTAACCCATTTTTAAGGAGGCTGCCATGTTGTAAGTTCAACAACCATGGAGCTTTAATGTCTCGCACTAAACGCCGTACTGGCAACCACTCCGATACTTTCTGCTATACCCGCAAATGGGTACTGAGAGACGATGAATCTGACGCTATCCATCCGCCTTCGATTGACCCTAAATCGAAAGAAGGTAAGAAACGTTTAGCCGTCTTCCATTCTGACAAGTACATTCGTTTCAAAGAGCCTGGCCCGGCATGGTTCCGTAACCTGTTTACTGAACGCCCCCAGCGCCGCGAAGCGAAACGTCAACTCGATCTTTACCTGAGAGACCCTGAGACGGTCGTCATTCTCAACGCTAAAGATAAGCTGGATTATTGGACCTAAGTAGTATCTGGGAGAGAGCGAAAGCTCTCTCTTTTATGACGTATTTTTATTTGTTGCAAATAATCAAAAAAATACTCAGATAGGAAAGGTTATGGATGGGGGCGGGATTCGAAACTTACCAACATCCAATAGGAAGAAAAGCATGAAAAAGATTCAGTCTTTGTTTCAACGTAACTATGATGGTGATCGTCAAGTCCGTAACGAGGCCGTTCCAGGTTCGGAATGGGTGTTGAATGGTGTTGGCTACGCTACTCGTAAATGGGATGGCTTAGCTGTGCTTATTCAGTCACTCAAGGTGTATGTGCGTTACGATGCTAAGACAGGCCGTATACCGCCGACAGACTTTATCCCTGCTCAACCTGAACCAGATCCGCAAACTGGACACTGGCCTGGTTGGGTACCCGCTTCTCCTACACTTAAACATGTATGGGAAGCTGTCGCTCTTACTGAGGGTAATTGGGTTAAGGGTTCAATGCCACCTGACGGTACGTATGAAGTGTGCGGACCCAAAGTTGGTACTCGCCATGGCCCGAATCCTGAGAATTTGCAAAAGCACATTCTTATCCCGCACGGTCAAGACATTATGGAAGACTGCCCACGTACGTTTGACGAACTGAAGGAATACTTCAGCAAGACGAACATCGAAGGTGTCGTCTGGTATCATCCTGATGGTCGTATGGTGAAACTCAAAGCAGCTGATTTTGGTATTGCTCGTAACCACAAGTAACACCTGAGGGAGAGGGCTTCGGCTCTCTCCTTCTTTATGACGTTAAGACGGCATAAGGGTAGATAATCCAAAGGACCGTAGCCCTCTGGATTATTCTCACCATTTAAGATAGACAGGACGGTGTGATTCTAACGTCACTTGTTTACTCTTACCCACTTTAATGTCTGGAAGCACTTCTTCAATCGTGACATCGTAATTGCAAATCCATTTACGTACATCCAGTTTAACACAGCTCTCGATGGCGCGGATGGTTTGCTTGGTCTTGTATTCAGTATCAAGGCCGTTATGCTCGTTAAAGTTCTTAACCCAGCCATCTTTGTCTTGATAATGGATGGTGTACAGATAGACAGGAACTTTCTCTAAGTCTTCAACGGTAATCGGTTCTTGAGTTTGAATAAGGATCTTACCTTGATGGACATGAAAGCGTTCAATGTCAAATGCCTTCTCAATCGAACTAGCGAAACCTAGCTCCCAAGCAGTATTCAGAACACTCGTCGCATAGAGGAAACGATTGCTTTCTGTCTTATCCCATTCGACAAGAACACCGCTACGGAGAAAGCCAGGCATTAGTTCAGTTTGCTCAAATCTTGAACCATGATACAGAAGAGTAGGTGTATTGGACATAGTTACATTCTCTAGATAGTGAGGTGATCGCTATATGATGTTAAGTATTTATCCTGCTGCCAAATAGAATAGTCAACAGTAAAACCAACACCCCAAGAGGTTTTGTAATGGCTCTAAAATCGAAAGACAAGTTGTATTTCTATCGTCCGTTTGGTTACACTGAAGCAATGGTGTATGGCGTCATGATGTATCGTGATGCCAGTATGAAGCCTGGTGAATGGAAACCCTTACCTTCGGCAATTGACCGTTTGATTAATCACCTGATGATCGTCACTGGTCATGTTAAATCTGAAACACTCCTGAAAGAATTGGAAATTCATGCAGGTAGTGTATCCCGAGTACGCAATGGAAAAGAAAACCTACCATTGGAGTGGTTGGTGCGTATGTCGGATTACAGTGGCCTAAGTTTGAAAGACTTGTATGATATCGGCGGTATTAAACCTACGATGCCTCGTTTTGATGCGTTTGATAGAACACGTAGTACTCGACTAGCAGCATAAAGGAGAGCAACATGGAAACACCTGATAATAACCAACAACAACCACTTCGTCCATTTAATGCCAGGGAATATTTCCTTAAACGAACTCACAATCCAGCAGTGATGTCAGCTGGAGCTGCTCGTAAAGCATTGGAGGAATTCTGCAAAGAACACCACATGCGGATGCCAATGCTTGAAGAAGAATTCGCCAAAGAGATGGAAGAACTGTTCGGCACTGAAGAAGCATTTGGTATCTATTTCGAAGCAGAGTTAGCGCATCCAGAAGTACTATCTGGTCGTATCAGCATTAAAGACTACGAAGCGCTGTGTATTCGCTTAGGTAAAGATATGCCGTCGTGTTCGTCTCATCTTGGTAATGGCGGCTCTGCTGTTTGCTGCACGCATTATGCTAAGTTCATCTACGACAAGTTACCTGGTCGTGTAAAGATTTATGGTTTTCACAATGAAGACAATCCTGATTGTGAAATCGTAAAACGCAATCTCCACCCAGGTGGTCATGACTTTGCTATAGTGGACGATATGTATATCGTTGATCCCTGGCCGCGTTTTGTACGTGGTGATCCTTTTAAGAAAATGGTATTTCCAGTTAATGATCTGTCTGGTTTGACTCGACGCATCTACGGACTAAAGAAGAACTGGAAACGTATGGAGATTGCTGAGAAATCATGTTTATGGTAAAGGAAGAATAAATGAATCGTCGTGGATTTCTTGCAGCGATGTTAGCTGCCGGTAGCGCTCCCGCTATCGTTAAAGCTGAATCGCTGATGAAGATCGTTGTTCCGAAGAGGGAGATTCTGCGAGTCACTGGTGTAGACATGTATAGTGTTGCAAAGCGCTATGCGGACAACAGAATGAAACGCTCTAATGTATTTAATGACTGGGCGGTAGATCGTACTGAAGACTACGCTCCGCGAGATGAAATGCGGCGAGCACTTACGATGTTCACGTTGGTTGATCAGAACGGTAAGAAGTTATCTTATCATGAAGTTAATCTGATCAAAAATGTGGAAGTTAAATTCACCGATCAATACAGCATTATACTCAACTAACAATTATGGCTATTGCAGAAGTAGAAACTTGTACCTGCCCAAGTGGTGATGGTTCTTTACGTTGGCCGTGTCCTCAGCATCCACCAGAGTCCAGTAATAAAGAAGAGACCTTCCGGATTGTCAAGGGGGTTTATAACAAAGAAGCAGCTCGTGAAGCTCTGCTGCATAACCTGTTCATTCGCGGCTGGACACTCCGTCATCAATTAGAAGACGCAGCGTGTGGCGGTCCTTACACGGTTACGTTAGCTGAGAATTCTGATGGTCTGTATGTTGGCGTAGTGTTGGCTGACTTCGGTTACTTCCCACCATGGGTAAGTGTATTTGTGCGAGAAAATTATCGTCGTCGTGGCATTGGTACAATGCTGATCGAAGACATGAAGAAAGATCATCCTACATTGACTTATCGCAAAGGTATTCCGGGTAGCGAATTGTTCTACGAAAAGAATGGTGTGAGGATCAAGAAATAGAAAGGAGCAGACATGTCTTGTTATACTGACGTTGTACTCATGGTGAGTTTTGACGACACTGAATATGTAGCCGTCGGTGAGACTCAAACCGGTGTAGCAAAGTTTAGAGATTGGCTGTTAGAAGAATGGCCTGGAACTAAACCCGAACTTGAAAGCACCACGGTCAATGGTGTATTTACTGTTTCTGTCAATCAAGCTGCAGATGGCTCAGATCTCATTGAAAAGTTTCGCAGTATTAATTGGTTTCGTCCTGATGCGGCTGTTATTATGCTCCGTCGTGAAGATGCAGATAACTGGACAATATACAAAATCAACAGTATGACCGTAATGTAAGTAGACGTCATAAAGCGAGGGAATGTCCCTCTGTCTTTTATGGATGTAGAAAATCTCAGATATATATCATTCTGCTGAAGTTAGACCAAATAATCAATTAAAAAAGGTTTCCAACCATGACGCTCATCGTATTCAAAGACAACGTGTTAGCTGGCGACAGTCGTAGTACTCGCAGCATACCTCCTGAGGTAGGAGGCGAACCTTATACTTGCGGTCATTGCTCTAAACCAGCTAGTGTAGTGCGGGACGCTACTGATAAATTAGTTCTGATGCGCAGTAAGCACAAGCCTAGTTTTCGCGGTGACAAGATCTTGGCTTTCGCTGCAGCTGGTGAAACCAGTATTATTGCTAACATGCGTAGCATAATTCGTTACGGTAAGAATATCGAAGAGGTTTATGAAAACTATCGTTCGATTCTTGGCACCTTTGAAGAAAATAAAACCACTTGCACAATGTTGCTTGTTTGCGAGAACAAGAATTACACGATTCGTATTCCCAAGAAAGGTAAACTCATCGTAAAGGAATACGAAAAGAAAGACTTCATTGCGATTGGTTCTGGTCAGGTGGCTGCGCAATGGATTAATCGTCTGATTCCCAATATTACAGCACCGCTTATTATCAACATGGTAATGGTGGAGGGTGTCGAAGTAGGGGTTGGTGGCGATATACGAACTATTGATTTCAATACTTCAGAACCTTCGATATTGCCAGCTACTAAATACGATCCTCAGTTTTTGGTTGACATGGCGAATAAAGCATTTAGTCAAGGTGAGGAAGTTATCACCAATAGTTTAGACTAATAATCAATTATAAAGGAAATCATCGCAATGTTTACTGACATAATTGAAGTAAGGAATGATCTCGATAAGGTGTCGGAGTTTATTGCTAAGCTCTGTATCAATAATCCAGAGATCGCTGCTAAGTATGATGAGCTAGTCGTGCCGCTTAGTAAGGCATACTACGATGCGTTCGGTTCCGACAAGTTTGGCTACTCGTCTATGTTGTTTGGTTTGGCCGAGTATAAGTTTGAGATGGGTCAAGAGTACTATGGACATCTCTTGACTATCGCTTACGGTCCGGCTGGTTCTGATCCCAAAGATCCGATCAGTACGAACCGCCATGCTTTTATCCTGGTAATGGATAAAGGTAAACCGGTTGACTTTGTAGAAATCAAAAAGAACACCATCCTACATTAATAACAACGAGGCGAGAATTCCAAAATGATTGAAGCGCAAACGGAGTCTATTCCTGCAAATCACCCAGATTATAAATTGTTCCAAGACGATATCCGCAGCATGTGTGTCTCTGAGCCTAACTGGGATTCTCCAGCCGCGCTCTGGGCCTGGAAAGCATGGCATGGAGGTCGTGTACGAGAACGTACCAAGCGTAACAGTTTGGGCGAGCTTCTTCCAGAAGGCTTAACGGATGAACAGAAGATCAAGGTATTAGATCAATGTCGTCGTTTTGCTTTGTTTGCATTCAAACGTATTGCAGGAGGTATTTCTGATCCTGTTAAATACGCAGAACTCACTATTAAGCATTTGGATACGCCGAGTAGTGAGTATTTGGTTTCCAATGAAATCTCAGAAACCGATATTGAAGAAGCGATGGATACCATTATCTTTTCGGAAGATCGTCCTAAGAAAATGGTAAGTGAAACGATCTATACTTCAGTGCGTCTATCTGATCTTTGTGCTTTTGTGAGTGACATTCTTAAGAAGGTTAAGCTGTGAGTAATTGCACTGACAAATGTTCTCATTGTGTTGCAATGGGTAACATCAAGAAGAAACCGAATAAGCCAACATCACAACAACCTCCTTCTAAGCCGAACAAACAATGCGAAACCCCAACCAAGAAAAGTACAAAGGTTACCGCTTAATCGGTGTACCTGAAGACGAAGCGGTAGGTTTAAAGGCGGTTGATAGTGATGGCGATCTCGGCGTTCTCTTGTCCATTAAGAGTGTTCGTTCACCTGTTAAAGACGATCCTAGTCGGACGGTCTATTACACCATTAAATGGCAGAGAAAAGGTGTAATAACAAACTACCATTTTCATCTTGGTTGGGTTGTTGTAGGTGAAAGTTCTGCCATGGCTCTCCGACCTTCACCTCGGTATGAATCATTACTGGACCAATCTCCCAGAGCAGTAGCTCCTAAAAGCTGGTTTGCTCGATTATGTGAAAGACTTGGCTTATGAGTGAATCAAAAGAAACAACTTATGAACCAATCATCATTAATGGTAAGCGTGTAGGAACACGCATCAAGAATCCAAAGATGACTTTTACCGCGGAAGAATTGAAAGGCTTTAAACCGCTGTCTGATGCTGACGCTAAGCAATGGATAGAAACTCTGCGTTCTGTTTTTAGCGTTAGTCCGATTACTCTTTCTCTGAAATAAACACATGTTCATCGTACATCACTTTACTTGTTCCCGATTAGCCCCTTTAATCGGAGAACATAATGAGCAGAACCTTTCGCAGGAAAAATGCAGTCAAACTTAATCCTTGGTTTGATATGTGGATGGAAAATAGTGAATGGCGTCAAAGTAAATACGGTGGGAAATACTACGTACGTGTAAAATGCGAGGGTAAAGAATTCAAGCGCAGACTGGCTGAATTTCATAGCGACCGTTTTGCTCGTTGTCATATTGGTAATACCCCTTGGGTGTATCGTAACGTAGATCATCGCAGGCATCGTGTCAAAGCAAGAACTGCTCTGGCCAACTATCGTCATAACTCTGAGTACGTGATTATGCTTCGCGCACAACCACGTTGGGATTATTGGGATTAACTTTTAAAAGGTGATAAAAATGAAATATATCGTAAATCTCGTAGCTTCCGTTATCGCAATCCTCGTTCACGGTTTCATCACTAGCCCGGCTTTAATGGATCAGGGTTCGAGCGGCGCCTTCAACATCGCCATGGTGGGTTGGTTGATGGTTGGCGCCTGGTCTATCCTGGCAGCGCATCTGGTTCAGATGCATCCGCTTCGTATTCGTCGTAAACGCGTCTATTAACCATGTTCATCACTTCGCATTTCACAAACTCCAGGTAGGTGGTATTACTATCTGGAGATTAAAGTGAGTAGAACAATTCGTAGGAAGAATGGGTATAACCGAAACACTGTCTGGCGTATGTTTGACTGGATTTACGTTGAAAGCAAATACGGCGGTAAGTATTTGAAAGAAGTTCGTCATGAGGGTAAAGCCAAAGCGAAAGCAATTGCACATTACCATAGCGACCGTTATCAAGATAGTCGTTACTGTAACATCTATCCTCATGAAAGCCGTCAACTCCAGCATCAGATTCACCGTGCCCGGATTCGTCATGAACTGGCTCGCTATAAGAAAGACAGCGACTATGAAGTGATGGTGCGTAAGAATCCCCATCTGAACTATTGGCATTAAAAACAATACAGAGAGACTGAAAGGTCTCTCTGTTTTTTTATGTTCGTAATCTAGTTTTTTTGTGTTAATGTAGATCTGAAAACGAACGAGCTTTATCGTTCATCATTCCAACCGGGAATAGAACATGGCAAGTAACGAATTAATCCCCTCAACAGAAGAACAACAGTTCAACCAATTGTCCCAACTGCTGAGTCAAATGAATGAACAAGATGCAGCACGAGCGATTAACATAGCTTGCCGTAGCAATCCATTCCTATATCAAAAACTCAAAACACTGTTGCCTTTATAAGAGAGAAGAAAAAATGGAACAACTTGTAGGTAAGAAATTGTCGGAAATCCCTATCGCTCAAATCACGACCGATTTACGAGTAGCCAATGCAGAGAAAGAAGAAGGCATTGTTCGCTTTACTACTCAAGCTAAAGAGATTCACGTAGATTGGGATAACGGTAAGTGGACACGCCATAACGAAGGCGATTGCGCAGATATCGTCGTGGTTGAAACAACCGACTATTCAGGCAAACCATTGTCCCAGATGCCGTATGAAAAAATCTGCGAAGGTCTGGAACTTATCTCCGCGATCAATACGCCTGGTAAAGTAGTGGAGAAATATATCCGAGAACATCGTAATGGTGAACGCTGGCTTATCATCGATTGGGAAAGTGGTCGTTCTTCCCAGGATCTTCATGAGTGTTTCGATAAAGTCAAGGTGAAATAATGTCATTCATTAATGGTCCGGCGATTATGTCAGAACATCCCTGGGATCAAGCTTGTAAACTTAAGCTTGAGCGCGGCTTTGAAAGTGTAGAGATTACATATCCAGTTTCAACGCTGGAACCAGGTGTGAATTTCTTCATCTTGGCACTAGAAGAACTCGGTGCTAAAACCCGTTTCTCTTGTGAAGGTCATCCTTACGGTTTCTATATTGCTTTCGAGTGCTCGTATGAACTTGCTCTTGAGTTAAGTCAGCTCGGTAGCTTTACTGTGGAGGTGTGGAAACACAACGTTTGGACTATTCGTAATACTTACCAAGAAGCAGCTTTTAAAGGTGAGTATAACGAAGAATGCCGAACACGTCACCTTCGCATAGCTACTGTAAAATGGCTCAACCACTTTGGACCTCGTTTAGCTAAGACCAAGCAACGGATCGCTATCGGTCAAATAGTTGTCTAAAAGTAAAAAATTACACGTACTTCCCATAATGTGCAAGAGATTAAGTTCTCTTGGGAGAGATAGTCGAGAAGCAAGACTCCTTCTTGGCGGAAGGCTTCGGTGCAGATTATACTTCTAAAGTTTGTAGGTTACCTTCTATAAAACCTCTGTAAGTTTTCTTTCATGGTTTTCTTACAGTTTGGGTTTTATGCATAAGCTTTGGGTGGTCAAGTGCGGTAAATTATCGTAACTCACCTTTAACTAAACCAAGTGCTGCAGCTTTAGGGTTCCATCAAAGTCGCGGGTTGAACTCCCGCAATCTCTCCACTAACGAATAGAAAGATCATTGACATGAAGGCATTAGCAGTATTTCTTATCTGGATCCATTCCGATGGTTGGAGTATAGATCAGAAAGAGTTTCCGATGCAAAGCTGGGAGCAATGCATCGAAGCTACTAAGAATGCGAAGATTGCTAACAGTGATAAAAAGCAGAGCATCACTTTAATGTGTGTTCTTAAGTAAAGTTTCATTAGGGGCTTAGCTCAGCCTGTTAGAGCGCCGTCAAATCGCTGGTTCAAGTCCAGCCGTACCTCCCAACGGGGGTGTGGTTATTGGTTAACTAGACGGAGGTCTCTGGTTAAAATCCAGAAGCGCCCTACCAGTTTCACAAAGCAGTTTGCGGGGGATTAGCTCAGTGATAGAGCGCTGCCATTCTAATCGACGGGTCGCGGGTTCGAGTCCCGCTCGGTAGGTAACACTTCGTTACTTATCGGTAGCTCAGCTGGTAGAGCATTCGACTCAGGCAGAGGTCCTAGGTTCGATTCCTAGATCGCTCCACCAAGTTTCAAAGTAGTACATGGGGGATTAGTTCAGTCAGGTAGAACGCTGTCTTATTCACGATTGGGGTCATCGGTTCAAGTCCGATCTAACGGGTGTCAACGTCCGTTAGTAGCTCAGATGGTTAGAGCACAATCCTGCTAGTCAAAGCTTAGACAGAGGTCGCAAGTTCGAATCTTGCATCGCTCCACCAAACATTGTAGTAGAAGTATCCGGGAGTTTAGCTCAGCGGTTAGAGCGCGATCAACCAAAGATCCGAGGGTTCGAATCCCTCTATCTCCGTTAGGAGGTATGGCCGAGTGGTTAAAGGCAGAACCCTAATCAGGTTCCATCTAAACTAGATCGAGGTCCCTAGTTCAAATCTAGGAACGTCCCACCAATTCAACAGGTTTAGTCTCACCAATTACTATGATTATCACCCTCATTTGTAACGGTAAACCATGACGACTAAACCTGTTTATATAGACTGGATTACAGATAATTCTGTCAGTCTAGAGAAAGAAGCAAACTTCAACGAAGTCTACAAAGAAGCTGAGTGGAAGAAGAAAATTCTGATGCGCTTAATAAAACTTTTTGGATACACGCCTCAACTGGCATTCCAGAAAGAAGATGTAGACATGAAGATCGTTGAAAAGATGTTGCAGCACAAAGAACTTCTTCAAGCTGTTGATCAGTGGGTGTCTGTTACTGATTACAGTCTCTTAGATAAACTTCGAGAAGCTAAAAAAGTCTTTGAATCGATTCAACGTCCTCCGAATCATCCATTGCTGTATCGTGGTTTCAAAATTAATCCAGGTCAGCAAGACGCTGGTATAACTGAACGATACAAGAAAGCCAAGCCTGGTGATAAATGGAGTTATGCTCCAGAAAAGCCAATGTCGTTCTCGTGGGATAAAGGTACTACTTACTCCTACGGTAACATCATTGTCAGTGCTGAGTTCTCCAAGTTAGCCAATCGTTGTTTACACATTACTCACGAGTTAGTGTTTGCAATGTACAAAATGGATGATGAGAAATGGGATCCTGCTGACAAGTTTTACATGTTCACCTACGCTGAGAGTGTATTCTTACCAGATGGCAAACCTGTTGAGTTTACACTAGTAGCAAAAGGTTGAAAGACTTACGGGGTTTAGCTCAGTTCGGTAGAGCATCGTCCAATATTCCATTCGCTTCGGCGGATGCGACCGCTTAGGCGATCGGCCAGAGGGGAACCTCACCACAAGACGAAGGTCCTTGGTTCGATTCCAAGAACGCCCGACCAAACACTTTACGGAGAAGTCATGTGTTTCAGTAATGATAGTTTTGCAGGGGAAGGCCAATTCCCAATTACAGATACTACAGCTAAAGACGCGTTGATTAAACTCTGTAAAGACTTAGAGAAGTTGCCACGACATCGCGTTAAAGACGGTCAAACCTTCTACTACATCGATTACGATAACGTAGATGCTCTAATTGAACAGGCTCGTAAATCGATTGGTGAACCGCATGTGTTCTCTAATGATTATCAGAACAAAATAGCACATGGTTAAGTAGTAAATGTGGAAAGCTGGCTGAGTGGTCTAAAGCACCGTCCTGCTAAGACGGCGATGGAGCAATCTATCCTTGGGTTCGAATCCCAAGCTTTCCGCCAATACGTCATAAGTCCCTCTAACCCTAACGTCATGTCAGGATTAAAGGGATGTAGTAGCTTTAAGGTTTGTAAGGTTTGGCAAGACCTTCATTCACCAACTCGTCATTGATACTAGTAGATGCGCCAGGTAAGTAAACGTCGGCTAAATATCGACCGTACTTCTCTTTCTTATCTGCGACAGTTTGAATGACAACAGGCAGTTCTGGTGGAAGTTTGTTCTGCAGCCAAACCTTAGAAGCTTTGCCTTCGTCAGTACTGACTTCAGGTGCATTAATACCGTTGAAACGGCAAGTCATGTTAATGTGGATATCACAACCGAGATCGACATTAAATTCAGCGGTATCTCCGTCAACAACGCGAATTACTTTAGCGTTGCGAATGTAAACATCTTTTTTCTTTGCAGCAGGCATGAGGTTACTCCAGTAATAAAGGATACTTCATACTAAATGCATAAGTGATGAGTAGCCCGTAGTTGTAGTAAAGATCTCACAGCAATGTGACCGTAGTATTCCCTGATAGCTAAGTTGGTAGTAGCGACGGACTGTTAATCCGCAGGTCCCTGGTTCGAGTCCAGGTCGGGGAGCCAAGAATTCTAGCAACGCATCTTACATCTGAAGATTATGGGAATAACCAAATGAACATTCACTTAGAGTTATCGATTTCATGGTGGATGATTCCTACCGCAGTAACTGTGATTGCTTTCTTATGGTTGAATTATTGGCCTGTTAAAGAAAACGGTCGTTGGGGTGGTGGTATAACCAGAATGTTCATGACGATTCCTGCGTTGGCTGTTGCGTTAGTAGCTTGGATTATCGCAGCGATATTCAAGTAGAAGTTTCGGGCAGGTAGGGAAGTGGTTAAACCCGGATGACTGTAAATCATCTCCCTCGTGGTTCGTTGGTTCAAATCCAACCCTGCCCACCAAGTTTCATTGTAGCACTGTTGGTGAACAGATTTAAAATCACCATGGTAGAGATACCACTTACTAGTACTAGGAGAAATAACATGGCTGGTTTTGTAAAGTTGATGTCGAATGAAAGTCTGCCTGATTCGAGCCCTTATAAAGGTTTTCAGTTGATCAGCTTACCGGATGGTGGCAAAGTCGAGTTTAAACGTAATCAGAATAATCTTGACGTTTGCATCATTCACAATCCCGAGCAAGATCCTGAAGAATACCTCATGCATGGCAACGTGTATATCTTGAGCGATTCAGGCAAGACTATTGCTTCGCGTGGCACCAATATCCCCTGTTCTTTGGAACCTGGCAAAGAACTCAATGATGAAGATATTGCTACTTCCGCTCTGATAACGTTAGAGTTTGGCGATATCACATCAGCCTTGGTGCGCGCAGCAGAAAAGAATTCACAAATCATTCCGGCTCTGGGTGAAGTCTTAGCTGGTATGGCAAAGCTTAAAAATGAAGATGCGGTTAAAGCAGTCAAGCATGCTTCTTCGTTCGTAGCTTAAGAAGTGTTTTACGTACAGAGGAAGCTTATGATGTCTATGAAAGAAAGAGCACAAAAGAATCTCGCTCGATTGATTAGAGCAATTCCTCTGTACGACGAGATGGTTGATTCGGGTATTCCGTTACCTGATCGGCAAACCACTCTAGACTGGATCATGAGTATTCAAGAAACCACTGATCGACTGTTTGAAAAGCTTTCTGAGTCTAGCAAACGATACTATTAAAAACATTAAGGAAATCATGCTTGCCTTTATCTATTGGTTCTGCCTGGTTGTTACTCTGATTCTGCTGGGTCTCGATTGGAACAACCGTCGTAATAAACTTCAGCTGATTGTTACAGCAGTGATTGCTCTGGTCCCGCTGGTTAACATCCTTGTAGCTGTAGTCGTGATCAAAGATTCAATGCCGCTTATCAAGAAGTGGTATAACGAGTTCTCTAACTATTAAGTATCAGTCTCCCGATAGCTCAGTTGGATAGAGCAGCATCCTTCTAAGATGCGGGTCACTGGTTCGAACCCAGTTCGGGAGACCAACTCTTCTTGAGTCTTTATTATGATCACCGCTAAACAAGCTCGTGAGTTAACGAACACATCTGAAGTTCAACTGACCGTCATCATGATGGATCTTGAAGCTAAGATTAAAGAAAGCGCTACAAAAGGTAAGACCGAACTCACCTTATCCGAAGGTGTTGGTGCGACTCGTTGCGGGTTGGAAGAAAGACCTCAAGCAACTACGACAATGATTGCTATTAAGTTGCGTCTTGAAGACTTAGGTTTCAAAGTGTCGTTTGTAGAGAAAACAATTCGTGATAATTTCTTCCCTACTTTACCGCGAATTCTCTGCACTGTAATTAGCTGGTAAAGTTTTTGCCGGTTTAGCTCAGCTGGTAGAGCAGTTGATTTGTAATCATCAGGTCGCGGGTTCGAGCCCTGCAACCGGCACCATTTTCCTTAATATCTTGAAAGAAAAAGAATATGGCTTGTGTTTCAGATATTCCCTTAGATGAACCCGTACGTGTTAGTGAAGTCGATGGTTGTTTGCAATTGGCCCGTGATTCGCTTTCTCTTCTCCAGGAGAATATCGGTCGTTTAGAGAGACGTCTGGTTCCAGTATTGACTGGTGATTATGTTACAGATGCGCCGACAGAGCAGCCTAAAGATCGTCCGATGTATTCGCCCCTTGGTGAGAGCATCAATCGACTTGATACTAGCATTTGCAATGTGAACGATCGTCTCGCTAAATTACTCAGCCTGTTAGCAATTTAAGATCACGCTTCTATTAATCGTAATCCTTTAAACTTTTGGCTGAAAGTTGGATTCCAAGCAGCGGTTAATAGAAGCTCCTTTCACTGGAAGTTAGCTTAGTGCTAAAGCAATCTCGTCCTATCGCGTCTCATTCGATCCTTTTAGTACACGCTATGTATCTATTAGTCGAGACAAAATAGCATGAGATAGACTCCTGTTAAATTCATGGAACTTCCTCCAGGTTTCAACATTAAGAAGATTTTGATCAAAAGGCGTTGGAACCTAAAATCATATTCCTTCTTAGTGTTGAATCTATTTTTGATTGTGTGGATGGCCAGTCCTTCGGGACTGGCTTTATGACGTCGTCTAGGAGGAAAACATGCCATTAGGAAAGCGTGTATGTACGAAAGAAGTGACGTTAAAGGAATTGAACAGTTATCCCTTAACGGATTTAAGACGCAAGATGATGGTAGACTTCATTAACAAGATTTGCTTGTCTGTATCTGTACCTATTCCCATGTACGGTAATGATGAAGGCAACTTCGGTCCTATGGATAAGAATATGCCGGGTGTCTATTGGGATAACGATACACACTACATTGATGTTGAGATCAATGAAGGTGATCAAAATCTTTCATTGTACGGCAGACATCGCAATACGCCTAAGAATGACGAACTGTGGATCGAATCATTTACTGTTGATAAACCAGACGAACCCTTTCCCCAAGAATGGCTAGAGACTTACTTTAAGCCGTTCTTACTCCAGAAGTAACATGTCCTCTCCTGATCCTATGTTACGGGACAGGAGAGTTATCATGGCTTTGAAAATACATACGCTCTTAACTGATAAAGAGCATTCTCGATTAAATGAAGAAGCGATCGAGAAAGGGTTTTGGCGTGACGATCCACGGATCATCAAACCAGGTACGATGTGGTATACGCCGTGGATCTTTGATCCGCAAAATCCTGATGATGAAGAACGGCGCACCAAAGCTTTAGAACGTATTCAAAATGGCACGTTTAAAGGTACGATGTTATCGCGCTTCTATTGGTTAGAGCATTCCCATAAACGTCCACCGATTTGTGTGATGTGTCCAAATGGTTCCATGTGGATTATTGACCAAGTAGCAACCAATGGTGAAGGTTGGAAGATTACAGGCGAAGGTTTGAATCTGACTGCAATGCCTTCGATTGTTGTGCCTGGTTATCATGGCTGGCTGAAGAACGGTGAATTCACAGACGACGTAGAAGGTCGGGGACCGTTTGGTATCATGCGTGTAATTGAAGAGCGCAAGGTGGAAAAGCGCGATGCGTAAGAAACCATATCCGGTGAAGCCGTGTGGTGTCTGCAACGGTACGCAGATGTACAGCATTCCATTAAAGCCATGCTGGCAATGTGACGACGGTACTGTGGCTGTTGGTTGGGATGAACCTGAAAATCCCGACATACACTTAATTCGCGCATTGGCAAAAGAAGTAGGTTACGCTATTGGTACACATGGGTCACAATTACGTGATTACGACATCATGGCGTTTCCTTGGATTGAAACCGCGGTATCCGCTGAAGAGTTAGTTGAACATCTCTGTAAAGGTTTAGTCTACAATGATAAACCTGCCCAAGTACGTGGTGGTTGGGAAGATAAGCCATTAGGAAGACGTGCTGTCCTGATTCAGTTAAATGGCTTCTATCGTATTATTGATTTATCAATCGCTCCAATCGCTCGTAAATAACAGCATAGTGGCCAGCCTTTATGGCTGGCTTTATGCCGTATGGTTGAGAATTTGTTCTACGTCAATTTTTTCGTCACAAATATATTTAGCATTCTGATCTAGTGAAGGAGAAAACTGCATTATGGAAAAACAAAGACTGGTTCTCTCGTCGGGTGGTAACTATCCAGCGATGCTAGAGATTCTTGAAGCATCGTTCCCTGAACGCCCGAAGCTATATCTGCGTCGTCGTTTGAATAAAGAGGTAAGCGAGTTAATCGACGCTCTTTACATTTACAGTGAATCCGAACGCAAAGCACGCACTTGGCTGATCAAAACCGATATGAATCTCTGGTTGCCACCTTATCCTTATCATGCTCTGTCAGTTGACAGTGAAGGAAACGTGGATGCAGAATGTAAACTGCACGATAAACGTAACTTCAGAGAGATCGCAAGAGCGTTTTCAAAAACCATTCAAGAACAAATTGAAGAGTATGGTTTGCGCACTTTGAAAGGATACTTACCGTATTCTCTTGTTCCTGTAAAGACAGAGAACTTCAACGACATCGTTTTAGAGAAATGGACAGCCAGGATTAACAAGCATCAGAACTGGTCATACACGATCGATGAACAACCCAAATAACAAAAGTCGAGTCATTATTCTCGACATCGCCCAAGCACTGGCTGAGTTTACAAGACTCTTAACAGTGTACACCATGGGTAGACAAGTCATTCAAATAGAAAGGATTTTTGTCGATACTTTACGTTTCTTGCATCACGCGCATTGCAAGAAAGAAGCGGTAGAAGCATTGACTTTTGAGATAGCGGATAAGTACTTTCCCGATATCGAAAAGAATCCGGCTCTAGTTGAACATGTAGATTTGTTATGCAGGGGGTTTATCGACATCGTCTACAAGAAACTTTTGGAATCCCAACTTTACGATGGTAATGAACAGCTGGCATACACCATCGGAGGTTGGGCTAGTCCATTCTCGCCTTACTTAGTCAGAACCACTGACTTAAAGAAGTTTAGCAATGCTGTGCCGTTACTGATTGAATCGCAATACGACATTCCTCGGGATTATAGCGACAACATCGATAACCCAGGTTATTGGAATCCCGCCAAGTATCTCACAGCAGGGCCTAAGTATTAAGACAATCCGAGTGATGTAGAGTTTTTAAGACCTATATCACTCTCCTGGTGAGCAACTAGGAATGTCTTTTTATAGGAATAGAATCATGTTCTTCAGTACATCTGTTGCCAGCATTGAGACGCCAGTTGGCGTGTTAGAACTGCGCGGCGACTCTTCAACCAAGCTTACGAAAATAGCGGTTGATAATTTCGGTTTCATGCTTGCTGCTCCTTACAGGGATAGCAAGTTTTATCGTTTCGGGCTCAAACTCTCGCCTGAGATTAACCCTACTCAATTAGATCCTGACACGACTCTGTCTGATCTGATTGATTCATTCGAACAACTGCTTCAATTGCCTGACGTTGTGCGTCGATATGGCAAGCTAACGTATTGTGGCACGACCACACGTCGTTATGTGAAGAGCAAGTTGAGTTTAATGTTGTTTAATCTTGACACAAGAGTCCCACGAGCCAGTGCTGCTATGGCTTAATCAACCAAGAGGTCCTGGATCCGGAACAGGACTGCAGTACTATAAACATCCAGCTGATACAACAGCTAACTTTATCTTTTCATGGTAAGAAAGTCCACACCTAGACGTGGCTTTAAATAAAGAGGAAATACTTAAATGAACGTACATGCTTCGTATGCTACTGCTATCAACCCCGCTCTGTTTGCTGCACCTGTGGTTCGCCGTCGTATCTGGTCCGATCGTTCGGGCCAACTCGTGAACGTGCCCGCAGTAACGGTAGTCGCGCAGAAAGCATCCGTTAACTGGGAAGCCTATGTCGTGGACATTGAAACGAATCAAGAAGTCTCGCAATACCCGCACGTGAAAGAAACCAACGTGTTTGCCACATCGAACGGTGCACGTCCTACCGCTGAAGTCGCTCATCAGTACCTGGCGAACGTACGTGGTAAAGTGCCGCAAGATGCTTACGAAGAATTGGAACGCAATATCAACTCGCAGACCTGGAGCATTGCCACCATCATTCACAGCACAACACCACTTGAAGTTTAATTAACTTCACCACGCTCTACTACGCCCTTAAAAGCGTAGTAGAGTTGTGGCGTAGTCTTCTTTTTTTTTCTATGTTTGTAAAATAAATTGGGCATATATTACTACCTTGAGTAAGAGGAAGATGAATCTTGATGTAGAAGCAAAAAAAGATTCTTCACTCTTATTTTAAGGTAGGCGAAGCATGTCTATTCGTTGTTTAATAATAAACAAGTAAACTCTCAATCAAAAGAAACTATGCCGACAAGCAAATCGAAACGAAAACCAACTACAAAAGCAAAAGTGATGAGCCCTAAACCGGTTCATCGCGAGCCGTTAGTAGTGGAGACAGCGACACCTGAGCAACGTGAGAAAGCTCGGCAAGCGCAGCATGCAATTAGCTGCCTGGTAAAACTCGGGGCGCGCGAAGCTGATATGAAAGACTGGATGTTTGTGCACTATCGCATCATCATGGGTCTTTACATTGCTCAGCACTACTACGAATACAATCCTGAATTGGAAGAAGTATTCTCGGCAGGTTTGGACCGTTTGGGTGCGATGATGGTCCGGGTACATCTGACGGGTGAATTCATTCTCCGTATGATGGAACTTGACGACGTTACTGAAGCTCTGAACGTTACGAGTCTTCTGACTGATAAGCTTAACTTGCTCGAACTCAAGCATGTTAACTTCGAAGTCAAGAACTATTACGAGCGCGTCATTGAAAAGAACATGCAGAGCTATCCGTTTGAAACACTGGAACGGATCAAGATGATGCAGACTCTTGCGCAAGAAAAGCAAGAAGCAAAAGCAATCCCTGAACAATTGGAGGCAGCGTAAATGGCACCAACCGGATTCGACGTAACAATGAAGTTTCAAGCGATTGATATTCAAAGCGGTGAAGTGTTGCATGAGAGCGATTATCATCACACGAATATTCAACCACCCATCCATTCAATTGATGATCCAGCGGAATTACATATTCACATCGAATGTTTGGCACGTTTGCGTTGTCTCTATTCGTTGCGTACATTGATTCGTGAAGAGAATAATGAATTCTCCGCACCGCTGAAAGGTAAGAACTTCACCATTCGCACCACCGAAATCTCTTATACTCGAAAGGAGTAATCATGAGCGACGATAATGTCATTCCGTTGCGTCCTTACCAGGATGCTCTCATCGCTAAGCTGAAAAGTGATGCGAGTAAAAAGCTTCCTGTTGGCCTCCTTCCTAATTTAAGTCAGATGTTGGAAGGTGGTTTCAGACGAGGTGAGCTTTACGTGCAAGGAACGGCGCATTTTCGACCTGCGATGAGTCCTGGATTGAAAGCACTCTTCGAAGGCAAAGACGATGTGGTACTTGGTCCGGAAGATCATCATCAGTTGTTCAGCGGTAAGAGCCTGCTTACCTGGCATCTGATCATGAGCAATCCAGTCTTGCGTGAGCGATACTTAAAAGCGACACACATCGCATTCGATTTGGAAGCTCCAGCTTTTGATACTGTCAATATCAAAAGCTATCAAGATTGCAAAACGATGTTTGAAGTAGATTCCTGTCCTGACTGGCTAACTGGCCCTCCAAAGGATTCTCCAGTTAAGCTCAAATCCAAGCCAATGAATCCGCCCGAGAAAACCAAGATCACCACCGTGATTTCGGCAATCTTTCCTGAACCAAAAGCTGATGAATAACAGACAGAAACTTATTACTAGAATGGCTGCTGACGTTCTTGCTAAGAAGTTTACAGGGACAGAAATAGCCATCGACGATAATGGGTTAGATCCAAACGTCTCGGGTAAGATTAAAGACGCTTTGATTGAAGCTGGATGTAGTATGGTTCCACTTAAAGATGTGCAAAGAGTTGTGATGGTGGGCGATTTGCATGGCCTTAGTCCAATTCGTCCACATTTCTTTGATGGACCGCAATACATCACTCGAATGGATGAACAGCCTGATTATACCAAAGAGGTCAAAGAACCCAGCAGGTTGTTTATGGCGTTGTTAAAGCGTCTCTAATAAGAATCAATAATCCAACTTTAATAAAGGAGTGCTCCGTGTTAAGCAAAGAACAACATCGCGAATATGCTGCCAAGGTCGCATTTGGTCAAGCAGAACAATTACGTCGTATTGCTCCGACCGATCAGGAAGTACGTATGCTTGCTGTGCGAGTTTATACATTGGCGACATTTGTACCTTTCCCTGATATCGATAATGATTATCGCGAATTCATGGAAGAAATGTCAACTATGTCTTCCAATATTTTCAAGCTTATTGCGACTGGTGAACGTACGGAATATCGGTTCTTCGATTTTGGTAAACGCGGTATGAATCCGCGTAGTATTCATGCTGACGTCCATGATGAACTACCTGGCGATTTCAAACCATTCAGTTTCGTCGACACGCCTCGAGAGAATCACGAGTTTGACAAGTTGTTTGACAACCTGCGTAGTTTTGCGCGTGATGCAAACATCGCGTTCAGTGTTCCTAAAGTGCCTGATCACTACACGTTTGACACGTTCGTTCCGCAAATTGGTGCTCCTGATTTCTCCCTGCTTGCACCTATCGACGTCAAAGGCGTGAATCTTAAGCAAAGTGATATCGGTGGTGAAAAGAAACCTGATCTTCTCGATACTTACGTAAGTGCTGCTTTCATTGTAAATGAACACTTTGGTAAAGTGCTGACCTTCCAACGTGGTAAACAACGAAAGTTGAATGAATCTGGACACGCGATCAAATACAGTTTTGATCTACTTCCTCAGATTTCATTAGAAGAAGTGGATGTCATGAAAGCGGTTCGTGATATTTCCGAACACCCACCTAAAGATAATAAGGAAAATTAACATGGCTGTTCTTGAATACACGACTGCTGCCGGTGATACACTCACCGAACTCGAAGGTATTGTGAATTCCTTCCTTCGAAACGGCTGGGAACCTCAAGGCGGAATTGCTGCAGTGGCGTACGTGGATAATGACCGCGCTGGTTTCCCTCGACTTAATCAAGAATACTTTCAAGCCTTGGTGCGCGAGAAAGATGATGGCTAATAAAGGAGAAGACAATGAAACATGAACCAAATCAGCATTATTCAGAACTCAATGTGACAAATGGCTTAAACCCTTTTGCGTATGGTGGTTGTGCGCCTGCATCTCGTAAACAGATGTATGCTAGTTCGTTTGAAAATGATACGGCACGTGTGTCTGCCGTCGAACTGGAAAACTTCAGCCTGCTGGAAGTCTTGTCTGACATCGCCTACAATGTGCTGCCGGTAGAGTACAGCATTGCTCATGCGCGTATGCTTAACCAGATGGGTGCTCGCGCTCCAATTCGTATCTGTGATTTGGAGTCTGACGATCCTGATCGTTCGGTGTTTGCTTACATTAATGGACATCGTGACATCCGCATGTTGGACACGCCGTATAAACTCGTGCGGTATATGCGAGACATGGCAAAGATTCGTGAGTTTCCGAATTACGACACGATCCCAATGCCTAAGGTAAAAGAGTTGTGGAATATTGACGTCTTCCATCTTAACTACCTGCTGCAAAAAGAACTCGGTATTCCCGAGCAATCGATGGCTGGTCGTTTGATCCACTGGTTGTCTCACCTGCTGATAAGTCGTAAAATCGGTGCTGAGAATGTCAGCATTAAAATGACTGAAGGCCATCAAAAGAAGTGGAACGATTGGATGAAGGCTGCTGACCTTTATCTGAAGCATTTCAGTAAGAACAACTAAGGTTAGGTCATGGACTCAGTTGTAGTAGGTTTGGCGCTACGCAAGTTACGCCAAAAACGTAAATTGACAGCTCAGGCTTTGTCGCTATCAGCTAATCTGCCAGGTTATACAGTTAGTCGCATTGAGAATGCTAAGTTAAATCTTGACTTTATCACCGCGGATGCTCTAGTGAGAGTGTTAGGCATTACATTAACCGAACTCGCGAACGCGGTGCTTGAACTCAAAGATACTCCGGCCGCTGCGATGGCAAAACAGCAATTTAATTTACGTTCAGAAATCAAAGACATAAAAGCAAAAATCGAAAACCTGTAATTCAATCACATCAATAGAAAAGGAAATTCATCATGCAAACCATTCTCGACACTCTGGTTCTCCCGTACATCACCCTCCATCTGATCGCCGAACCGACAGTTAAAACGACTGAAAGCTTGGCTGACCTTCCGGACCACCATGTCAATTATTACAATAAAGACACCGGTCAAGACATCAAGTTCTACATCGCCTTCACTAATAAGCAACCTCTGACGGATAACCACGATAATGTCACGGCAGTCATGGGTGAAAAGCTGCACGAAATGATCAGCAAATACGCTAAGGATGTACTCGGGATCAATGTCGAGCGTCAAGTCACGAATATCCACGGTAGTAAGCTGCGTGCCTTTAATAATGCACAAGGTCTCACCAAAGAAGATGTTGAGCGTGAAACTTTCCGTGCAATCGGTGAATGGTGCGGTCAGATTCTCCATTCCATCTACAGCATGGGCGGCCGCCATCGTTACGAACGTATCTCTAACTTTAACATGATGGGCACTCCCGACAATGTTAATCTGAATATCGTTCTCGGTAAGAGCCTTAGCTTCTACTCCTCCACAGACGAGGAAGAGAATTGCAATCTTCATTACTACACTAACCCGATGGCCTGGGGTATGACCGGCGAGTTTTACATGTTCGGTAAGAAGAGTCGCTTTGTTGTGGCTCGTTCCGACAGTCGTTTTACTCTGCACCACGACACCCCTATTGATCTGGCTAACTGGGTATCGCGTGATGTGATGAAGAAAGAAATCATCAACGCAGTTAAGAAGAACTTCGCATTCATGGGCGAAGCAGTTCTCCCGAATGTGATTTCTGATATTCGTTTCGACGATGAATTCAAACGTCCGGGTAACGAACACCAGCTCGTGTAATCAATAAACGTCATAAAGGAGAGGACACTACGTCCTCTCTGTTGTTGTCATTTCTAATAGAAAATAAGGAAAGCATTATGGCTAAGAAAGTAGAACCAGGTGTTATCTGCAGAATCATTGGTTCGTCGGTAGGACCCACTGGGAGTTCTGTCGGTAAGATTGTCAAGGTAAGAGATCGTGCTGATCCTCCCGACCATGTGGTCTGGGGCGACATGTGGGATGTAGAAGCAATCGACGGCTCTCAGTTCCGAGTGAAGATCACTTCTCCTGACATGCAAAGCCATACCTTCCGTGAAAGCAACAATGCAACTTGCGCCGACGATTGGCTCGAACCACTTGATGATGATCAACTGAAGAAGTTCTACGAAGCTGAGAAAGAACGGGATCTGGTTAACTAATGGTTACGTTCAAAATAATTGAAGCAGCTAGTCTACGTTATCTAGAACAAAAGGTTAACGCAAAGTTAAATGCTGGATGGAAGTTACACGACACTATCATAAAAGATGGTGAAAACTTTTATCAAGCTATGACTCTGACTCACACCAAAACTAAGAAACCTAAGGAATAACAATAATGAGTAAAGACGCACTCGGCGATCGCATGAAGATGTATGAAAACGTCGAATCTGATCGCCGTTTTATGCCACTGCTTCCGATCGTGGCACGTTTGGATGGGATGGGTTTCAGCAAGTTCACCCGTGGCATGAAGCGACCGTATGATCCGCTTATGTCGTATGCCATGATTGAGACCGCCAAACGTTTGTTGGAAGAGACGCATGCGGTATGCGCTTATACCCAAAGCGATGAAATTACTCTGGCATGGTATTCTGATAGTCTCAAAAGTCAAGTGTGGTTCGATGGTCGTATTCTGAAAATGAATACAGCTCTTGCAGCTAAAGCTTCCGTAATCTTTAACGAGATTGTCGCGGAGCGTCTGCCTGAGTACAAACATAAGCGTCCTGCGTTTGATTGCCGCGCATTCAATTTACCAAATCTGGAAGAAGCAGCAAATAACTTCCTGTGGCGTGAGCGTGATGCTACGAAGAACAGTATTAGCATGGCAGCGACCGCATACTACAGCCATAAGCAAGTGTTGGGTAAGAACGGTAAAGAGCGTTTGGATATGTTGATGGAAAAAGGCATCAACTGGAACCACTATCCGGCCTTCTTTAAACGTGGTACTTTTATTCAGCGGCGTGTTGTTGAAACACCGTACACGTTTGCTGAGATTGAAAAGCTGCCTGAGAAACACCACGCAAGAACTAATCCTGATCTGAAACTACGTCGCAACATCGTCTATGAATTTCAAGGCGACTTTGCCATGCCGGTTTTCGATAAGGTAACCAACCGAGTTGACGTCATCTTTAATGGTGCCGTTCCTATCGTTGCAATTGACAAGGAGAATAAGGATGAATAATACCAGTGCTTTTCATGAATGTAGCGGAGCAGTTATCTCTGCAAAATATCATAGCGTTCCACATCACATTAGTGTTGAACGTTTGATGCGCTCCGCTAATATTGGTGCTCGTTCATCGGTCAAGGTCGAAGATACGTTGTATAATTCCGGCAAGTCGCTCTACTCGATGATGCTTGAAAATTTCATTCCGTATATGGACGTTAAAATCATCAATTACAAGATGTTCGATGACTGGTGGAGCCACTGTACGTCCATGGGTGTGCGTATGTATGTCAAACCATACTTCTTACCGACGGAATCGAAGATCTTTGCATCGATCTATATTCCGGCGCGCCCGCATCCGATTAGCTTTAAACTAAGCAAGGAAACGATCCATAAATTTCGTAAACAATCAAAATCCCCTGCTCTCAATACGAAGTTGGAACTTGTTCTACTGCAAAAGTTTGGACGCGTGAAGCGGCACTAATAAAGAAAGTCTAATCATGATCATCAAGCAACTTGTTTATACATTCCAGATGAATGTTAGTAATCTAGCTCGAGACATTAGTAACATTTGGTTTAGTATCCGCTTTGCTTTCTACAAATGGAAATACGGCGGTCCTAAAAACATTCCTCCGGAAGTAATCAGTAAGTTGCTAGGTAATAAGAACAACCCTGCTTTAGAAAAAGCCATGGTAGCTGGTACTGAAGTCTATACTGCTCTTAAGAAGATCTGCGAAATATTTGCGATCAACTACATGGACACCAAGTTCTTCGAGGAATTCTCTTTGATGATTCACGGTCAACTCACCAAGGTGGAAGACAGTGAAAAGTTTGATCAGATTCTTTCGTCGGATAAGAAGCGCCTTGCAGTATTCAATGCCATGGTGCTTTCTAACGACATCACGCCTCGTCAAGTTGAATGGGTGAAAAGCAGTGGAAAGAAAGAAGAATTTGAACAATGGCTGGCTGGATCTAAAGACATTTACGGAGGATAAATGAAAGCAGAAATATTTGTTACTGATGAAAATTACTTTCCGTCTGATAATCTCACCGCATGTCGTGCTATCTTGGTCCATTGCGGCATAAAGACTACGACTTATTTGAGTCGTGAGAAAGTGATGAAGTTGTCGAAGGGTAATGTCAGTCCGGTTAATGGTTTCGTCATTATCTTTAAAGATAAAGAACCGATCTGGGACTTCTTCGGTTTGGTGAAGTTCATTGAGGAAGAAGGTCTAAAACCTCTCTAAACATAAAAAAGGAATGATAATGTTCATTAGTCAAAGCTTCATCGACGAGATTGCAAAACATAATAGTGTTCATATAGGCGTACAGATCGTCGGTTTAAAAACAGAATACTTTACCTTGGTAGACGATGGAAATGGTCTGGCGAGCATCGAAACTATTGTCGTTAATGCTGAGCCTGGTAATGATAGAGATGCGCCATTCAAAGTCGATCTCGCATTACCTACCCATGTGGAAGGTATCTTTTTCCTAATGAAGGACCTGATAGTCAATTCTCTAGGTTTAGTGAACAGGAAAGATGGTACTGATCTGCATATTCCGGCCGTTTGTTTGGCTGAACACACCGATAAGATCGCCGAAATAATGAACGCGCCACGTTACGGTGAATTAGTAGTAGTGCCAAAAGCTTAAAACCTGTTCAAGTTGGATAAAAACTAATAATCAATAACGAAAGGAGAATCATGAAATGGAAATCAAGTCTCTTCCTACGCAACAACCGCGTAAGACTTTGACAGTAAAACGGCGTTCAGAAAATCTCAAAGAGCATAAGGAAGCTTTTGAATCTGCTAATAATCAAAAAGGTTATCTACCAGAACCAGAGCCACATAACTGGATTGAACGTCGTATTCTCAATATAACGAATAAACCAGGGCTTTCTATTCGTGAATTGAAACAGGATATCTGGACTCTATTCATGGATATCCCACGGATCATGGGTGAGAAGGCCGTAGGTCGCCAGTTTGTTTACGATCGAGTAGCTGCTGCTCTTGGTTACAAAGATTGGGATGACATTCTTGAAAAGATGGATAACAAGTGGGTTAACAATCTACTTTATGGTAAAGAAGAAAGTGAAATTGTCTTAGCCATTCGAAATCAAGATAAGCCGCGTCTTGAAAGTTTTAAGTTCGAACTAACTATGAACTTTAAGCATTTAATGCTAAAGATTAAACAGATCAGTACCGATATGACTGGCTGTCATTTTCGGCAAGAGGCATTAGAAATGGTGACCTTGTTGGGGCAAGTAATCTCACCTGATGATCGCAATAATGTTAAGTTCAAACTTGTAAATAACGGCGACCACTATCTTCTTTACGGTAGAGCGTGGGAAAGATCAGAAGTAAAGGGTGTAGTAGTTAAAAAGATTCTATCTAACCCAGCTACAGGTTTTTTAGATCGAGTTATTGAAACTCAAATGCTCGATGATCCAATGGATGAATTATTTAAAGAAACACGCGATCAACCAGATGGGTCAGGCAATTGTATTAAATAAAGAAGTAACAAGAAAAACAAATAATTAATCATTCCAATTTTACGCTCACGTCAAAGGAAAAATCATCATGCTGAACAATGTACAATTCAAAATCAATAGCATTGAGTTCATGGCTGGAGGTAAACATCAGCAGCAATTCCTGCGCACTTTCGTCACCAACATCAACAGTGATACTCTGCCGAAGTTTCAGCTTCTCAATCAAGCGATTGCTGAACATAGCAAGCATAGTCCGGAAGAAACCCCGAGCAGTATCACTATTCCGTATATCGAAGGACTGATTCATGTTAGCTCCATCGGTAATCCGGTTAAACTTCCTACCGCAACTGGCGAAAGCTGGGATATGGATGTAGCTTGTTTCGTTGCCGAGATTGAAGGTATGATCGCAGGCGCGAAAAGACCGTTCAAGTACTATGTTTCCGGTTACACTGATCGCCCTTGGGAAAACAAAGAAGGTGCTCTGTTTGATCCAGAAACGATCCTTACGATCAATTCGATCTTTGAAGTACGTTCGTATCTCACTCCGAATGGTACTGAGAAGCTCATCAAGGGTTATCAGGTTTTGGCGAACCCTGATTACGTGGGTGTCGATAAGCCAAATATGCAACGGACTCGTCCGATGGATGTATTTGCTCGCATGTCCTCTGTTACTGATCCAATGCTTAATGTCGCCGGTGTGACTACTGTGGATCTTCGTACAACGCATGTCGCCACGCCTGTGTTTTCTGATTACGAATATGTAGATATGAGCAGCTGGTTACAAACCATTGTAAGTACTGATGTCTCTGCAACAATCCAAATGGAATCGGCTGGTGAAGTAAAGAATCGTCATTCCATGCATTACATCGAGACGTTGAGAAGGTTTGTAATGGATCGGCCAGTTACGCAAAATCCCGTTATGCGCGCACTCGCTATGATTAAAAATGGCGTGGCAATCAACAACATTAAGTTGGACGATCTGCGTGTCATGGATCCGAATGCACTTAATGTTTGCCATATCAACGTAACTCCTCAGAGCAACCCTGACGTGCAGTATGAATCCTGGGGAGGTAGCGATGCAGCTACGGTAGCAGCTAGTGCGATTGCACATAGCGTCCCGGCTATTATGGCGAAGTATGGCATCCGAGTAGTGGACTTTAACGGTAGCAATATCTACGGACAGACTGGTGTTAACGTTATCGGCACTGCCGGGGTAGATGACTTCGTGAAAGAAGAAGACATTAAAGCTTTCGAAGAAGAAATCGAAAACCGTGTTTTCTCGATGCTCACGCACCGCAACGCAATCAATCTTACACTGGTAGGTCGTTTTGATCTGTTTGGCAACAGCCAGTTTACAATGGAGTGGGATTGTGAAGATGCTCGCCATTATCTTGTTCCAACGTTTGCTAACTCGCTGTTTCCCCCGGTCATCGCGCCAGACCTCAGCTATCTGGACCATATGGCCCGTGAAATCGACACGGCGTTCGCATCGCTACCTTAACAAAGAAAGGAATAAAGTGGTTCCTGTTATTAAGTACTACCCGCATAACGACAAAGGGCGTACCTTTGTCGCTGGCGATTTGCATGGCTGTTATCATCAATTAGAAACACTGCTCGATCGTGTCAACTTTGATAAAGAGAAAGACATTCTTTATCTACCTGGCGATTTAGGTGATCGTGGACCGCAATCGGAGAAATGCTTTGGTTTGCTCGACGAAGACTGGGTGCGTAGCACTGCCGGTAATCACGAGGAAATCTTCATTGATTCATGTGATCCACGGATTGCCTTTAACTGGGATAACTGGATTATTCATGGCGGTAGCTGGGCTGAAGAGATGCCAAGAGCGAAACGCATGGAGTATGTGAAGAAGTTGTTTGAACTTCCCATCGTAATTGTAGTGGGTGAGGGCGAACGACGCTTTAACGTATTCCATGCTGAGTTCCATGGTTCGGATACTCAGTTGGATGAACTCATTAACGTGAAAGATCGCCGTGTTCCACTTTCACTGCAATGGGGTAAAGAACTCTTTGAACGAAGGGTGAGTCATGAGAAACATGCAGGTCTTTCTCTTTCGTTCGTAGGTCACCGTATCAGTCGTTTTGTTACACAGATCGGTAACCATGTCTACATGGATACTGGTGCCTTTATGGAGGAGGCTAGAAAGGATGGTGAATATGGTTTAAGCTTAGCTGAAATCGACGTAAGCGGCAAACCGAAGATCAAACAGATCTATCGATTCTCCTATTAAAAATCAATAACCAAGAGAAGAAATTTGCATACATGAAGACGTATTCAAATAACATCAGGATTCCTGAACCGCTGGAACTTCCATTCGTTACTGTAAAGTTCTTACAGCCACCGACACCACGCACCATGACTGACGTTGATTGTATCCCCCATACGTCTGTCGTGATGTTTGATAACGTTGCTGAGCGTCACGTGATCTTTTACATGCAGTATGAAATTAAAGACCGTGATGTCAAACGAATGGATCGTAATACTGTTCGTCGTTATTTTTATAACAGCATCATTAATCAAATCATGCAGGCCAATACGTTAGTCAACAACGGTCGTGCTTTTCCGTTGGTTGTGCTACCGCCTTCGCCTCGTATGGCTCGCCAGGCCAAACAGAATCAAGAAACGTCTTCTTCCAGTAAAGACAATGTGGATGACGCAGACTCTATCTGGAATTCGTTGATTCGCATGGTTGAGTATCAAAACGACAAAGAAGGCAAGCAGTGTACTTTGTTTGTGAATACTGCGGGTAGTGAACCGACGTATAACCTCAAGCTTAATCTGGGTAACTACCTGACCTTTACGGCGTTTCGTAACGACCCATCCAGTCAAAGGCATCGTGAGATGATGACTTCGGCATGTTCTGGTACTTGTACTGTGCTGGGTAAAAGCTCCTACAACTTTGCAATTCGAAGTTTGTTGTGGTGGGAGCGTGGTGTGAATAAGCTGTGTGGTATGCTCGACCATGATCAGTTACAGACTCGTATTTACGATGTACTCGACGGTAACTTTTACGATTTGATGCCAAACACTTCGTTAATGCTCACTGATTTGAAATTTAATAATCAAGAATAAAGGAAATAGAGAGTATGAGTCTTAATGAGAAAGAGCAGCAGATTCTCGATAATGAATCGAATCGTTCTTCGATCTTTGTCGCACGTCACAAAGAGACGAAGCTGTACACCTTGAATATCCTGAAATGGATTTGGGGTGAACAAGGCTGGATGAAAGCTAAGAATCCGACTATCGAAGAAGTCAAGGAACAGATCGCGTTTGTAGCCACTTATCGTCCCATTTGGACAGACGACATCAACGAAGCCGATATCTGGAGTGCTTACACCATCAAAGAGTTCGGTAAGTATGTGGATAATGTCGACTTCGTTGCGGTTAATTTGCGCACTGCTCCTGTCGAGAAAGGTAAAGAATAATGGCGCCCACCAACGCTGGTATTCAGCATGCTCAAATCAAAGTAAAGGTTTTTGATGATGTAACTCCAGATGCGAAAGATAAAGCTGATACCAAGTTTTCTTATTGGAGTAAGCTTTATCTGCATGATGACCAAGGTAACCGGGAGTGCGAATACGGAGTATGTTTCCAGAAAGTGATCATTTCTCGTAGCGGTTATTCCGATCGTTCATATCTCTATCGTGAAGTGCGTCATGCAATTTCCAAAGCACTTAGCGTGCCTCCTGCTAATCTTCACCTGCTTCAACAAGGCATTGCTTGGGTTGAAGATGAACTGTGGGCAGCAGCACACGACTGGGAACAAAGCCATCGTTATCTGCTGTATTACCCAATGGAGCTGTGTTACTTGAGGGTTGATGGCATATTCGGTCATCGGAATGACGCGCTCTGGTTGACATTCGATGAAGCTGTCGCTTTACGAAACAAATTCATGTCTGATCATGATCATCCTACAGAGACGTTTGATGTAGTGACTCGAGCTGATCATTTCCCAACTACGTTTTAACGAAAAGGATAAAGATGGAAGCCTTAGCAAACGAACGTACTCACATTACTACTTCGCAAGAACCTTTGGAAGCGCCAAAGGATGGCTGTGCTGGTAAAGCAGGTGTTGTGATAAGTGGTCAGATCAGTCAGTTTTCTCGTCAGAAACCGAAAGTCCTGCGTGATGTTTACTTTACGGTGAAGTTTGAAAACGTACCGTACAAAGAAGAACACTCCCAAAAGGACTTTGTTCACATGTTCATCAGTGTGAAGCAGTATCTGAAACGTGTGATGCAAAACATGAAACAGATCTCCGAAAAAGAAACACTGCATCTCGATATAGAAGCAGTTGACGCTATCTGGAAGACTTACGTAGCTACTTCCAAAGCCAATAAACCTTAATAACAATAACACCAGACTAGCTACGAATATCGTAGCTAGTCTGTTTATTATGTCAGTGTAGTCTCAGCTGATCATTTGTCCAAAGCTGGTAGTGAAATCAGAAAGAGAACATCATGTCCGAAACTGAAGAGCAAAAGCAGCAAGAAATGATTATGCGTCGTCGGCAGCACTTGATGCTGCTCGTCTACCCTACGTCAAAGAAGTATCAGCGAGGCGGCACTTTCTATAACCTTCTCGCAGACTCACAAGGTCCGCGGGCTGCTGATGAAAATGCTAAAGTCTGGGCAGAACGACTCGCGAAAGCAGCAGAAGCAGCACAGTGTGATATCTCTGGTAATCCTCTTTGATAACCGTCTATAAATAGGTGTTAACATGAGTAGCCACGACCCCACTTACGACCACGAGTACGCGCTCCGTATTTCGGCTCTTGCTATATTGAAAGGGCAATATAGTCTCAAGAAGCATGAAGCTAGTGCGTCTAAGCTGAGTAAGATGAAGGTCGGTTCATCGCGAAAGCCTGTTTACCTATTTTCCGAAGAAGAGTTAAACCATCTTCTTCATCTTGCAGTCTCTGCAGGAATTGACGCCTCTATCGAAAGAGCAATAGATAAAAGTAATAGTACTGGCAAGTTTGATGTGTGATGTGAGAGCCTTTGAGAGGGGGTAACACCCCTCTCTTTTTTTTGTCTCTTCAAATGTGTAAAGTAGTAAATAATTTTGGACCTATATAACCTTGGTGAGGATAGTGCACTATCTTCTTTCGAAGTCCAAGGCAGGAATCATACATGGGTAATTTGAAGAAAATACTCACGTTAGATGAAGAACGTGAAGTGGATAACTTGTATTACAAGATTTATGCCTGGTATATCGAGCAGTTAAAAGAACATAAAGAATATCTGCCAGACAAAGAGTTTGCAATTGCGAAAGCGGCATTAACTGTGTTTCTGATGAAAGCTCGCGAGCTGAGGGAGAGCTTAGACTTGGAAGGTATAAGAAATCAAGCTAAGCAGATCTATTACTTCATTCTCCCTTGGCAAGTCACGATGAGCTATAGTTACGTTGTAAAAAATAGAGTAAAGGAAAAGAAAGAATGTTCACCAAACCGCACCCTGCATCTCAAGAAGTCGCCCAAGAATTCATGAACCGTCCTGTCATGTATCAGTTCGGAATGAGTTTAGGAGTTGAAGTAGGAAAGACACACGCTACCTTTACGGTTACCGGCGCTAAAGAACCGTATCGTCTCGAACCAATCCATTCGGTTTTAGACAATGTTCCTAAACCAGATAACGTAAAAGAACATACGCTTGGCTTATTCATAACTCTGCATCCGCACAAGGTAATCATCACGCTCGATTCCGATGAGTATACCGCACGGTGTATGATCATGGCACGGCGCGTTGTTTACGTCTGCGACAACCAAGAAGAAAAGAAACTGACCGTCTGGTTTCATTGCATGGGTAAACATGAGGGCAAGATTGATTTTGCCACGCACCGTACTTATGATTACTACAGTGACGGCATCGGTGAGCTGGATATCAATGCTGGTAAAGATGCGTTCAACTGGATGCACTCCGGTATTTTGCCAGAATAAGGATAGGTCATGGAAGAGAAGAAATTCATTACTGTTGAACTGCTTAAGGCGGGTGTGTCGAGTAGGACCGGTCTCGATTATACCGAAGCTGTAAAGACATTCAACTTCGGTCGTTTGTTAAAACGTGGCCTATTGCGGGGTGAGCATCAAATGCCTCACGTAACGCTACCGATAAAAGCTACCCGTGAAACCAATACGATTGTTCGTGAAGATAAACACGCTCGAGTCAAGCATAGCAATAATGGCGTACTACATCATCAAGTAGCTCGCATTATGCAGATTCACGAAGACAATGTCTCGCACTACATTACGAATATCCGTGTAGAAGATGGTGTAGTAAAAGGTGATGCGACTCCATGCGGTCCTTATGCGAAACTCTTTGAGAGGCTTCTCGAAATAAACTCATTACATTTTGGTATGCGTGGTTTTGTAGAACGAGACGGCATGATCGTTACCAGAATTCACGAGATTGTTACGTTTGATTTAGTTAGTACCCCGTTGTAAATATAAAGCCTGTCCAAGCTTAACAAAGGCTATTCCAATCATAGAAGGAAAGAATAAAGAATGGATAACATCGCAGCGCAACAAGAAGCAAAACGTCTGATGGATACGGCACCTCATCATGTCGAACTCATCGGCGCAGTATGTGATTTGATACGTCCCATTGTCACACAAAAGAAAAACTATAACCTAGCACTCTTTCCGGAGAACATTCCTACCTTCACGCTCGACCGCAAAGATGTGATGGTGATGGTAGTGAAAATGGAACCTGTCTTCGATTACAGTCAGTTTACGGCAGTTGAACGGAAATTCTCGGACCGCATAGAGAAAGAAATGAGTGAACGGATGATTTACATCGATCATCTTAACGCTAAGAATCGTTACACTGTTATGTTCCGCCGTCCTCTGCCGCATTGTAAAGAATTGTTCGAAACGACGCGTGATTATACGCATGGTAATGAACATTCTCTTTTCTACGCATCCAAGGCTGTATTCGAGTTTCTGATGCACGGCAATATTCCAATGTAAAAAAGGATGCAGATATGAAATCATTTGCAGACTATGATGCTTTGTCGAAAGAACTTTCGAAAGAAACAGTTGATGATTTGGCTAATCTGAAACTGGAAGCTGTGAACAACCCACAGTTCCCTTCGATCAAAGCACATCACCACGACCGCTTTTTCTTTACTCATGTAGAGACAGATGAGTCTATGCATGAGAAACTCCTTGCCCACTTCAAGAAGCTTTACTACGAGTTGGCGTTCCGCGTAGAGCAACTCGCTATGGAACAGTTTAAGGGTTTCTATGTAGACCCCGAATTCGCTACAAAGGTAAGTAATGCAAACGTAGATATCATCCGTGACATTCTTAACGGTAGTGCTGAGTACAAGGATTCACTTAGCCCTACGCCTATTCTTAATTTGGTCGAAGAATCTACGGTCATGATTGAGTTGCAAAATGTCTTTATGATCTTTGCAGGTACAACTATGGCGGGCGCTGATCAAAGTACGATCGCTGTTAATATCTACGTGCAACGGCAAGAGCGTATTGAGAATTCACCAGAACTGTTCCAGGTAACCAAGATCCTTTCGCAGACTTACGTCTAATTTCATCAACAACTAAAAACTAGGAAATAAGCTCCCATGTTTGATAAACCCACCGCAGGTATCAAGGCAGATCGCTGGATCAAGCGCATGAGCGCCAAACCGACAGCATATGTTCGCCATCGCGATAATGTGCGTTCTACTCGCCACGTAGAGAAAGAAACTTCGACACCGCTCTACAATCCGTTTGGTTCGGAACTCTTCTATAAAGAGATCGAGCAGGTTGTGGGTAAAGAAGCTTTTGAGAAAGAGAAGTTCTCCATTATCCGGACAGAACCTGTTGACGATGGTTTCAAGCCAATGATTGAACCATTCGAACCTGGTCAGGTGCGGTGGGATTGGCGCAAAGCTACAGATAAAGAACGTTTGGCACTATCTGGCGCAACGCATGAAGAGGTGACTGCTAAGCTCGGCGAGCATGTGCAAGGTGCGCAAATGCGAAATGGTGAATTGTGGTTGTATGCGAAGATCGTCTCGTATGGTACTTCGTCGTATGGCTACGATGTGCGCTGTGCAGATGAATTCAAGATCTTCACCAACATTAATAGCTGCATCGTTGATCCGAAGAACTTCGACAACAATTCTTTTGTCGATTTCAAAGGCGATGTCTGCATCATTCCGCCGAATTCGTTTGCTTTGGCCCGTACCGTCGAATACTTCCGCATTCCGCGAAATGTTCTGACTGTGTGTCTGGGTAAGTCGACTTATGCGCGCTGCGGTATCATCGTTAACGTAACGCCGTTCGAACCAGAATGGGAAGGTTATGTGACACTCGAGTTCTCGAATACGACGCCGTTGCCCGCTAAGATTTACGCCAATGAAGGCTGCGCTCAGGTGCTGTTCTTCGAGTCGGATGAAGACTGTGATGTGTCGTATAAAGATCGTGGTGGTAAATACCAAGGTCAAGCAGCTTCGCCGATTCCTCCAAAGGTTTAATTTCTTCCAACTAGACGATTGCTACGCAAAGTAGCAATCGTCTTTATAACGTTACGAGAACAAAATGCGAATTTCTGAATCAGAACAAAAATGGTTCTATTTTGGCTGCGACCATGGTGCTGGTCATTATCTATTTGACGACAAGATGAAACAGCTCTGGGGTGCTGAATACAACAAGCTTCGCAAGCTAGATGGTCTATTAACTCCACAAGACAATACCCAACCTTACGTGGCGGCCTTCTCCCGTCTAGACGGCTGGGGTGTTTGCGCTATTGCGTTCTGGGATTATAGTGTCGATACTCGGAGCGGTTCGAACAGCATTATCTTCGTTAACGATCTGAGTATTTCTCCAGAAGGCATGTTTGACGAAGCCAAGAAACGTTTTCCTCACGTGTTTAACCGCGTACCTAAGCAAGTGACTCTGTGCGCTGCTACTGTGGGTAACCCGACAAGGGCTTATGAGCAATACGGCGATCCGGAACGTGACTAGCGGTCGTTAGAAAGGATAAGTAAAATGAAAGAAAATAACGATCCTCATCAAATCGTTATCTCTCGCGAGTACTTCGACGAACTAGTAAGGATGGCAAAACGTCAACCTTACTCTAGTGATGTCACTGGTGGCAAAGGAGTCCTTGCCTCCATGCGACATGATCGACTGACACTACCTCGCATTCTTTGGCATGTGCGTAAATTCAATACGCGTTACAAAGAAGAACAAACCAAACAACGTGAAGACAAGCAAACAGAATGGAAACGTCTTCGCAATCAGACCATTGATCTTCTTAAGAACTACGAAGGTAAAGTTGTCTACGTCGATGGTTTTCATCCTGCTAATAAACATCTACCTATGCTACTAATAGGAAGAGGTCACAAAAGCAAACTCCATGTAATGGTTAAACGGATTATTGACAATCAGCCAGACGGCGATGCTGAAGACGTTCATATCCGCAACATCGTTACTGAACTTCCAGAATAATCAACTAGAAAGGAAAATATATCATGGTCCAACTTGTTAACATCGCTGATCTTAAAGATCCTGACGATCCACAAGGTCGCAGCTACCGTCAAGTCAACGCTGAAAAACAGCACAACATTCCTCTGGATACTCTGGTGGAGTTACTCGACGATGATGGCAAACCGTCAGGTGAGCGGTTGTATGTGAAAGCACATCACCGTGACTGTGATCAGACACCGCTGTACGCTCTCGGTATGAAACACCACGAGAGCAAGTATCAGTGGAATCATGGCTTTCCGGAACACAGTCTGCAGATCGTTACCAAACCTGAAGGAGAAGCGTGATGACGTTTGAAGAACTGAATCTCGGCCAGAAATTCATGCATGTTGATTTCGGCGACAAAGTGCTAGAACGCGTAGCTGGAAATGCAGCCGCTTTTAGCCCTAATATCGGTATCATGGTGACTATCGATGCCGATGAACAAGTAATGATGGAGAACTGATATGCCTTGTTATGACGCGGAAGCAGCACAAGACCGTATCACCAATTCTAAGATGGCTGCAGTACTGTGCAATCTGACCAAGTATCTTGGTCTAGCCATTGTTGTTCGGGCCGTCAACTGGGAAGAAGCTGGTGTTACTCAGCAGGAATACCTGGACTGGTACGAAGAACACGTCAAAGCAGACGCTCGTCGCATTGCACGTGAGCACGCGCAGAAAGGTGTGCCTCCAGAAGGCTGGCAGTATCGTATCGAAATCAGTAATCGTCCGACGCAATATGCGATGAATGCAGATCAAGCTCGAGAAATGATGATGCGTCGCGGTGTAGGTGATACTTGGTTTGTGTATGACCGCAACGGCAATATTCCTCCTGAATTCGTCGCTTATTAATTAACCCCAACTTTAAACAACATGAAAAGCAAACTTGTAAGAGACTTTATCCTTTCCCTGGTTCTTCCGATCGTTGCAGCACTGATTGCCATGGCAATCGTCCAGCCAGCGCATGCTCAGACCAATCCACAAACCATCAACTCGATTGATGTCAGCAAACTCAGTCCTGAGCAGAAGACCAAATTACTGGGTCAAGTGGCTGATCTGCAAAAAGAAGCAAACAATCCGTCCAACATTTCGGAATCAGTTCGCACCGAAGCAACCAAGTGGGTCGAGCTGGGTAGTAACATGGGTAAGGCTGCCGCTGGTGCAGCTAAAGAACTGGGTATTGCCGCTAATGACTTTGTTCAAACGCCGCTTGGTCGAATCACCATGCTGGTGGTTGTGTATAAAGTGGTAGGCGGTCCGCTGGTTCACATCGGGTTTGGTCTCTTGTTCTTAACCATTACGCTTACTCTGGCGCTTTATCTGTTTACCCGGAAAGCCTATGAAGAAGTAGAGTATGAAGAAGTGCCGGTGTTCTTCGGTATGTTCCGTCGTTCGGTGATGAAGAAGTTCACGATGGATACCAGTCAACGAGAAATGTATATTTGGTTCTCGGTTTGGGTGTTATGTGTAGGACTCGTGATTAGCTTAGTCACTTTGTTTACTTTCTGATCGAAACAAGTAATGGCCAGAGCCTCGTGCTCTGGCTGTTATGACGTCTCTTTATTTTTTGTTTAAAACGATGTTGTTCTAGAGCAATATAGATAGATATTCCTTGTGTGAGTAAGAATTAGAAGTATTTCAACGTTTTGATCAATTATTCTGAATAACCACTAAAAAGGAAACTATCATGCTCTCGAACGTCATCAACTTCCAATCACTGTCGTCTACTATCATTTCGACTGACACCGGCAGTCCTACCCAATTCATTCTGACCAACGATACCAATACAGTTCTTAATCTGTACTGGATCGATCGTAGTGGTGTTGAACAGAAGTACGCTACTCTGAATCCTGGTCAAAGTCAGACGCAAACTACCTATTCCTCCCACGCTTGGGAAATCAAATCGGACGATGGTTCGATCGGTTACAAGTTCTATCCGACGACTCCTGGTCAAATCGATGTTAAGAGCGCTACCGATATCGGCTTCGTTGACTTCTCTGAGAAAGTAGTATCGACTTCTCAGGGTCTATGGTCTTCTGCTGAAGGTTATGGTCTCATTAACGTAGCTAAATCTCTCGGTGTTACCGACCATAGTTATGAACTGTCGATGGCTGGGCAGAATAACAACTTGGCTCTTAACCTCATCAGCGCTTCTTCTGCCTGGGATGCTGGTATTACTGGCAAAGGTGTGAAGGTGGCTGTGATTGATGTCGGTATCGCAAGTAATGCTGAAGTCAACAGTAACATTGTAGGCGGTTATGACTTCTATCAAAACGACAGCGATCCTTCTCCTGATAACGGCGCCTATAGCGACCATGCTCTGGGTGTAGCATCGATCATTGCAGGTAGCCATCTCGTTCATGCAGGTCAAGATACCATGGGTGTGGCTCCTGATGCGCAGTTGCTGAATGTGCGCGTTGGTTCTTCCCAGGGTTCCTCGAGTGACAAGATTGCTCAAGGTATTCATTGGGCGGTTGACAACGGAGCGAAAGTTATCTGCATGCCGTTGCAGAACAACACAGCTGTGATTGACCAACAGGTTGCAGACGCGGTGCATTATGCTTATACCCACAATGTCACTACGGTAATCATCGGTGGTAACTTTAGCACCTATGGCGCAACTGGTCTGGCGTTGATTGCTAAATCTGGTGAAGCAATTGCAGTGGGTAATTATGATGCTCTGGGCGGTACTCTGTTCCAATCCTCGAATAGCCCTGGTGCTAATCCTTTCCCATGGGTGGTAAGTTCTTCGAGCGGTTATGAGCCGAATACCACCGGCAGCTATACTTACCATTCGGATGGCGGTACGTCGTTTGCTGGTCCATATGTGGCGGGACTCGCAGCGCTGCTGTATCAACAAAATCCGAATGCGACTTCTACGGAGATTATCAACAAAATCATTAGCGGTAGTATGGTAACGGATTCACCAGCTAAAGCTGCTCTGCTGTCCGGTAGTACTTCTGGTGCGGATAAGTTTGTCTCGACCTCTGCGACTGAATCGTTTGATGGCGGTGCTGGTTTGGATATTCTGCAACTGCATGGTGTTCGTGCTAACTACGTGATCAATCATAACGGTGCGGTATTTACCGTGGCTGATAACTCGGGTGCGGATGGTGTAGATACAGTAACCAATCTGGAACGCCTGGTGTTCACTGACAAGAATGTTGCTCTGGATATTAGCGGTGATGCTGGCCAGGTCTATCGTTTGTATCAGGCAGCATTTGGTCGTACTCCAGATCAGAGCGGTTTGGGTTTCTGGATCAACGCTAAAGACACTGGTGTGTCGATTAACGACATCGCTAAACAATTCATGACCTCTGCGGAAGCTATCAAGCTGTATGGTGCGAATCCTTCCAATGAAGTCTTGGTTGACTCGGTATATCAGAACGTACTCCATCGTGCTCCTGATCAAGCTGGCCATGACTTCTGGCTCAATGCAATGAACAATGGTCAGAGCAATGTTTCTGACCTGGTTCTGTCATTTGCAGACAGTGCAGAAAACGTAGCTAATCTGATCGGTGTGATGAACAACGGTTTTGATTACATTCCGTATCACGCGTAATAAGACGGCATAAGGGCCAGGGGTAACACCCTGGCTTTATGACGTAAGAACGAAAATACCTTACTCTCATATTCTCTTGAAAGGAGATTTATCATGAACCAAGAAAACAAATTTCATCCCTTCGAAGACGTCGGCGGACCTATTCTGATTACCAGGATTGAATCTAAATACCCTGATAATCTCGTGGTTATCGAAAACATTACGGACACCTTTGACGGTAAGGAACAGCGTAAGCCTGGGAATGGTGGCGTAGGCATCCTGTTTACATACCTGGAGAGTGGTGAATTGGCTAGCATCCAATTGGTTGAAAAACTACCACGCGCAGAGCGAGCATCGCTTGATTTTGTCCGCAGTACGATCGATTCATTCTGGCAAGGTAAGATTGACGCCTTGTCGTTCTCAAGAGTCCCTGGCCTTACTGTAAGCGGCTTCTGTGGAAAACAGGTTCAAGAAGGTGAAGCCATTCAGTGGAATCGCGAAGATTTGGATAAATTAGTAGCGATTGTCGAGAAAACCTTCTGTAAAACGAATCATTAACATGTCGCAAGAAACTACTACTTCAAAGAGTTCTGTACGGCGCAAAGTGGTAAGTAAGAACGAAACTTTTACGAGTGTTACCTTCACAATCGGTAAGTCTCGTAAAAATAGACACTACACTATCCTTCGTACATTAGACACTCGTCTGGTTGATCGAATGAAACCAGGTCAGTTGTTACATCATTATCTCCTAGCGTCGCTTCTGTATTACCATTACGATGAAAGTCCTTTCGAGGATCATGGTTATGGTCGTATCTGTGAGCGTCTCTACGAGTGTTATGATTCATTTGAACATCCTCACAAACACATCGTAGAGAAAGATGCTCTCACAGCAAAGACTGGTTTTTATATTGCATTTGATAATTACCCCTCTATCGTACATAAAGGTCTAGGTCAATACATCGACAGCATTAACGATGGTAGTCTTCAAAGTGATTTAGATCGGGTATATGAAATCGGTCAAGAAGCATGGCTTCAGGAACGGCAGCTTAAACATAAAGCGTCATAAACCACCCCACCAACCTCAATGGGTCGGTAGGGTGGAAGTGATTAGAAGTTAAAGAACGACTTCACGCGATCACGTGCTTCTTCTGCGATTTTGTGCAACGGCAGCATCTTCTCGACATTAACCACAACTTTCTGAGCTTCACGAGTTACCGGGTCAGCCAAAGCGACCAGACCAGTTAACAGATGATGCAGATGACTAGCTTCATCCGCAGCCAGTTTAGTTTGGTTAGCGTAACGAGCCATGAAGCGTTCATGGAACACGCCACCCAGATTGTCTTTGATGATCTGTAAAGCGTGCGACAGAACAGTTTCAAACTCTTCTTCACCGGTGTGGAGGATCTTCACCAGGTGGCTGTAGAGAGCCTGCTGGTATTGGCCGCCCAGCGTCAGATAGCTCGGGTAGATATGCTTCATCTTTTCCACATATTCGTGCAACCCGTTAATGGCATGCTGCGATTGTGCGGATAACTCACTCGAGGTCGTTGCCACAACTGGAGTAGCTTCAGGTGCTTCCACTGGAGCTTGCACAGGAGCAGGAGCTTGAACAACGGGAGCGGTTTCCTCTACCGGTACGGGTGCAGGAACAGGAGCATCTTGTACAGGAACTTCAACAGCCGGTTGCTGAGTGGTTTCTGGTTGAGATTGCCCTACCGTGGTGTCCGTAACCGGAGTTTGTACTGCTGGTGCTTCTTCTACCGGAGGTTGTTCCACAGCTTGTGCCACTGGCGGTTGTTCGACCGGAGCTTCTGCAGCCGGAGCTTGTTCTGCGGACACTTGCACAACCGGGGTCGAAGGTTGTTCCGCAGGTGCTTGTTCCACCACCGCAGACGCTACTTCAACCGCTGATTCCACTACTGCAGGCGGATCAGTTTCAACTGGAGTATCGTCATAAGAAGGTTGTTGCTGCGTTGCAGTGATGACAGTAGTAGTTTCTTGAGTATCGTTTTCCATAATTTTCCTATCGGTTTGGTTAGAAAAAGTGTTGTGTCACTAAACACTCACAGAATAGGAAGGTAGTTTTATTTAATAATTAATTAAAAGGGAATAACAATGACAACCCAACTTGACGCTCTCGTCGCTGAAGTCGTCGCAAATAGCCGCCTGTCAAAAGCAGGTGATAAAGAGAAAGCGCACATTAGCATTCGTGGACCAATGGATGACTTTGCATTCATTGACGCCACTGCCACCGTGATTGCAACGGACCGCACTCGTGTTCTCTTGCAGCTTCTCCAAGTCGGTATTGAATTTCTTAAAGAGAAACTACCAGCTGAAACATTAGCAGAAATCGAAGCACAGATTCCGGAAGCTAAAGAGAATCTTCGTAAACCAAAAAGAACTAAATCGACTCAAAAGGATTAACCATGGTGACTGTTTCTGTTTTGACCTTCCCAGCTTCTCGTGTAAATCAGTTTCGTTTTGATCCTAATTCAGGTCTGCGTTGGGGTCAATCGTTTTATGACTTCATGCAACTGGATAAATGCACGCAAGATCGCGAGTTCTGCGATAAGCTGTATAACGCCACTGACGAGACTGCCAAAGACATGGTGCGCGACCGTATCGATACCAACAACTAAAAATACCTAGCTGCTTTACCCTATGCTTCACAACAACTAATTAAAAGGAATTTCCAATGAACGAACTCATCAAACGACTCATCGGTGAAAACAGCCAAAACGCGGTGTATGTGTGCGGTCCTTATTCCGCTAAGAACACACAAGGTAAGGAAGACGTACCTGTCATCTCGCAGCGTATGCAAACTTTCAGCCTGTGTCTGGAACAAATGGTCAAGGTCGGCATCAAACCGTATTCGCCGCTGCTGATGCATTTGGTGCGTTGCTATACTGACAAGTTGCCGGGCGATTGGAACTTCTGGGGTAGCTATTCGATTACCTTGCTGAAGAAAGCTGACTTCGTGGTTGTTCTGACGATTGATGGTTGGGATTCGTCGGAAGGTGTGGAACAAGAAATCAACTACGCTAAGGATGAAGGTATCGAAATCATCTATCTGCATCCTGATCAAGTTCTGCGTGGTGAATTCGAGAATCTGGCGGATTACATCTATGATCGTAAAGCCAAAGACTTCCCACGTGGTGAAGGTGTGGTAGCGATTGGTAAATCGTCGCGCTCGACTATCGAGTTCGAAGAACCGGAACAAGAAGTCAACGCTGAAGAAAAGAAAGCTGAGTTTACCTATCCGGCTAAATTCGCTCCAGCCACAACAGGCTACGTTGTGACGTTCCGCGATATCCCTGAAGCTATCACTCAAGGTGAGAACGACAAGGATGCGATGGAAATGGCTGAAGATGTTCTCGAAACTGCTTTTGATTTCTACTTCGAAGACATGCGTCCTATTCCGATGCCGTCGATGTCGCAAGACAATGAACGTCGTGTCAAAGTAAGTTCGGCTATGATTGAAAAGATCATGGAGCACAACATCAAGGTTGCAAAACAAGCTTAACCTTTTAAGAGCAAGTCATGTTAAACAAAATAGTAAATGCGGTATGTTCCGTTGTTGTAACTCTTGTGGCGTTTATCTGGCTTGCTCTGCTGATCACGCTAAATGGCGTGGTCTGGCAAGAGTATTTGCGATATCACACTTTGCATGTCAATAACTGGAAAGATGTTCTAGACTGGATATCAACCGTAATTCTGACATTCAGTTTTGTTGTATTAGGCTTTACGCCATTTATGGCGAGACAAAAGAGAAGGAAGAGTAAATGAAAGTCTATTTAGTAGGTGGAGCTGTAAGAGATCAGCTGATGGGAATTACACCCAAGGATAAAGACTGGGTCGTAGTAGGCACTACTGCTGAGGTAATGATTAGTCTCGGCTACATTCAAGTCGGTAAAGACTTCCCGACCTTTCTGCATCCATTCACAAAAGAAGAGTATTCGCTAGCACGTCGTGAACGTCAGGGCGGCGTGGCCACCTTCGATCCCAGTGTAACACTGGAAGAGGATCTGGCTAAGCGTGATCTGACGATTAATGCGATTGCGTATGATCCGGAAACCCGTGAATACATCGACCCGCATAACGGCCGCGCTGACATTCAGAACAAAGTACTGCGAATGGTGTCTGAAGAAAGCTTCAGAGAAGACCCGATTCGTACGTTTCGGTTGTGCAGGTTCTATGCACGATATCTTGACTTTAAAATCGACACTGACACATTCTGGTTATCGAGAAGGTTGTTCTTAGAGAATCGATTGGTTGGTGCTAACCCGGAGCGTATCTGGAAAGAATTTTCTCGTGGTTTGATGGAAGTTAAACCAGGACGGATGTTTACCATGATGACGGCTTTTGGTTTGATGGCTGGTTTCTTTCCAGAGTTAGATCGACTCTGGCATGTGCCCCAAGCTGAACAACATCATCCTGAGATTTGGACAGGAGCACACATTGAACTCTCTCTCAATTATGCTGCTGAAATGGGTTATGATCTCGAAACTCGTTTTGCAGTGTTGATGCATGATGTTGGCAAAGGAGTAACACCTGAAGATCAGTGGCCAAGTCACCACGGTCATGAAGAAGCTGGTGTTCCGTTGATTAAGGCTATTTGCGAACGGATGCGTATTCCTAAGGATTGCGAGGAGATTGCCGTAATGACTTCTCGCGAGCATCTTAACATTCACAGGGCTATGGACATTCGCGTTGCTACTTTGGTGAAGATGTTTGAACGTTGCGATATCTATCGCCGTCCTGAACGCTTCTTGAAAGTCATTGATGCCGCAATGTGCGATGCTCGAGGTCGAGCTAGTAGAACGGTGTCGTTCAAAGATCGTCCTTATCCACAAGCCGAATACTGCCGGACAGCTATGTCAGCCGCACGCGGCGTGGCAGTAGGTGTCGTGGCGGTTAAGTATCAGCAGAAAGCCAGGACGAATGTTCGAGAACTTAAGGACGCGATCCATGCTGTTCGTGTTTCGGCTGTTAAGAAACTACTTAGAGAACTTAAAGGAGAAGTATAATGCCATGCAAAGCTTGTATTGAGCGCGGTAAACCCTGGAACGGCACTGACCCCAAGTGTGCTTTCGAAGATGCGCTTTTCAATGCCGATAACTGGAACTGCGCTACCGTTGGTAAGATTCGTGATATTGCCGAACTTGAAGATATCAGTGACGTACATCTGGTGAACTTGGAAAACGATGAACGTTATTCGACAATTAACGTCTGTCAAATTCCAGGTGTTGGTGAAGCAATGACACTCTGGGTGCAGTGGTATAAACGACGTGGCCGCACCCAAGCAATGTGGCTGCTGTTCGAAAGGGATGCGCCTCGTCGTCCGACGGAAGCGGAATGTTTGGCTATCTATAATAGCTATGCTAAACAATATCCGGAGCGTTTCCAAACTAGTAAAGAAAGGGAATAAACATGGGTGGTAATGCCGTAGATCAAACTTACGATGTCAAGCCTGGTCGTAAGCCAGCAGACGAATATCATCGCATCATGGAACGCACTTGCTGGAAACTCAGCAATATGTTTTCCTGGTCCATGCTCGCTCCTGTCAAAGCTTATGCTAATAAAGAAAGCTTTGGCGATGGCGACATCATCCTCGAACGCGATGAACTGCCTGCCAACTGGATCAGCATCATTCACAAAGCATTCGCACCGCAGAACATGGTGGTGAATCGTTTCGGTGGCTCACCGTTTTCTTACAAGTGGGATGACAGTGTTCCTGAAGTAAGTCCAGATTGCTTCTCGGTTTCGTTTGACGTGCAAGGTCTGCAGGTTGATCTCATCCTTGTAAACCGCAATGAATTCCACGCAGCTCGTGTTTATTATGCTTTCAATGACCTCGGTAATTTCATGGGTCGTATCGCTGAGCGCATGGGCTTCAAATACGGTTGGGATGGTTTCTGGAAAGAAGTGCGTGTTGAAGACGAGGTTGTTGGTAAGATCCTCGTAAGTCGTGATACTGCTAAGGTGTTTGATTTCTTGGGTTACGATTACAATCGTTTCAAACAAGGCTTCAATACCCTGGAAGAAGTTTACGAATATGCAGCTTCGACGCAGTACTTTAGCCGTCTACCGTTCCAGCTGGAGAATCGTAACCACAAGTCTCGCGCTCGTGATGCAAAACGTTCTTCTTATCGTGGTTTCTTGGAATGGATGGCTGATAAACCAGAACTGGATAAATCTGCCTGGCATGTTTATGATCCGAAGAATGCGACTGACTATGATCTGTATCGTCGTAATACGGAACGAAATGGTTTCTTGGTGGTGGCTTATTCTACGTTTCCTGGTCTGGAAGCAGAATACAAGAATATCGAAACCGTCGAAATCATCAAGCGTCAAGCTAAGCAGCATTGGAATGGTAAGCTGGTAAGTGAGACGACTGGTTACTCTGGCGAGAAGCTGGGTCGATTCATGACCTATTGCAAGAATAGCTTACCGCTGAAAGATACTCGTTGGCATAGCTTTGAACAATGGGTAGTCGAGAACGGTCGCTGGGAAGTGATTGACTATATCAAGAACTGCATGAATGACTTTGAGGAGGATACCGATGTCTAACGTACCAGCATATATTCAACGTGATCGTGAGATCGTAGAGTTCTTTACCATGCGTTGGACGGAAGTTACTGATACTATCGATTTCAATGCTGAATGGGAAACTAAGATTCCGGATAACAAACACACATCGATGGATGCTGCTGTTTATCATTCGGACTTTACTTCGCTACCCTACGGTAAAGTTGTCCGTGCTATCAGCGATCATGGTCGTCGTATTCTTGCAGTCAATACCCGTCTGGGTGCTGCTGTCATTTATGATCACTACGATGATGAATTGCGTACCTGGTTTGCGCAGGATCTTCTGTACCTTCCAGGCATAACGCTGGCCATCCCTATCTCGCTTCATCAGGTTGCTGGTGTCTTTGGCGGTAACCCATGGAGTAAAGATCCAAACGGTTACTACCTCAATCTCGGCGAATCGTTAGAGAAAGCTTTTGAACTTATGAAAGGAACAGAACAATGATGATGGTTATCCTAGACGTCTTGACCGCGATCATGCTTAACGTGATCTTCCACGCCTTTGTGTTCCATCGTTTGGAAACGACCGGACCGATAGGTATCGCCATCGCTATTGTTTTGACTTTCTTCTTCGCAGCTGTCTTCCTGGTGTCGATCGGCATGATTAAGCCAGAAGAGAAAACAATCACTACTTAACTAGAATTAACTAGGGAATAACAACAACATGAAATCGATCTTGAAGTTTATTTTTGCAGTAGCACTGAATATTCTACACTACACGGTTTTTATTCCAAAACTTGGAGAATACGGTGTTCCTGGTTTGTTTGTAGCGATCGTATTGTGTATTGTGTTTGCAGTAGTGTTCTTCTATTCCCTAGGTATGTTCTCAGGTACATCAGGTGGTGGTTCAAGTCACTGTTGCAATCACGATAGCGACTGGGATCTAGATTTTGATTTCGGTTCTGATGACTAAATAAAAAGGAATTATAATGAACATCCAACTTCTTGACGCTCTGTTTAAACGAATTACTGATAACAACATCTCTGTATTCTTGGAATACAATGGTCCACGTCTGAATTATCAAACTGTGGAAGAAGTAAGTAGAGAATGGAGCGATAAAGATTGGTCTTCCCCAATCGATCGAGATAATGCGATTCAGACTAACACTGTCTGGAAGTTTTATATGCAGAGTAAAGATGCACCTGTTCTCACTCTGTACAGTGACAATCTTTATCGACTTCTGACGACTGTTGTTGCGCGCGTATTTGGTCGTGGTCAAGCTAATCTACCAGCTCAAGTAGATATCCATAAACTTGAACGTCTTCTCAAAACACTCATCGTACATCAGGACAATAACACTTCACTAGGCATTCAGTATAATCCTCAGTTCAGTAGTGGTCACGACCTTGGTGCGTTTCTTAGCATAACGGAGGTTGAGGACGAAGATTTTGTTAGCACAGAAGAACGTCTTAAGGTGTCTGAACAAGGTAATATTTGTAAGCTGTATTACTATCCTTATACACCTGTCGTTTCCTACGACTTCTATGCTTCTACTCTCGAAGCAATTGTCGCTGATGTTGAAGACGATCTTAAGTCAGCTTCTCCACAACCGCTGGATTACCAGTAATATCAAAAAGTGAAAAAAGACTGGCGTTGTTAATAAAATGCAATAAATGACGTCAGTCCAATTAACATAGGAAAATAAGTAATAATGGAAACTGTACTGCAACAACCGAACATTCAAGCAAAAGAAGAACTCGACGGTCGCTATGTCGTGCTGTCGAAGATCATCGAAGCCAACTTCAACAAAGTCAACATGAAGAATTCCAACATCTTCATGACTGACGTAACCGACGAAGCAATTCAAGCAGCTTTCCTGAGTGGTTTCGCTGACGACCAAGCCAAGCGTAATACCTGCTCGTGCTGCCTGGACTTCATCCGTCGCTATGGTCGCCTGGTCTTTATCGAGAAAGATGCACAAGGCGTTTTCAATCTGGTCTCCGCCATGTGGTCGGCGGTCGATAAAGTTGACCCGTACTTCCGTGCTTCGTTCGAGGCGATGAAAGCTCTGGTCGAGAAAGCAAACATCGAAGCTGTGTGGTATAGCCGCTTCGAGACGCTGGGTCAGATTGAACTGAATACCTTCAATCACCTGCAAGTTCAGCGTGCCATTGTTCCGCAATTCTCGAGGACGAAGACGCCTGGTCAAGCTATCTCCGAATCGCGTGAAGACTACCGTATTCTGAGTGAAGCGCTGGGTTTCGTTAAGCGTCGCATTAAAGAGAAAGGTGGCGAAGAGAAGTTCGAAGACGCCTCTCTCAATCCGGAAACCGTAAAGAAAGTTCTGATTTACTTCAAGAACGAGCGCGACATGCGTCACGAGAAGAAGTACATCGAGACTCTCGAATGGTTCATCGAATTCCAGAAGACCGCATACGAGATGAAGGATCGTCGTCAGAAAGCTCGTCTGGTCTGGCATGCTGTCGCGACTCTCTACAAAGATCGCACTCACATCGGCTCGACTGTTCTGGGTGAATTCATCAAGGGTATCGAGAAAGGTATGAGCTTTGACCTGGCGAAGAAACGTTGGAAGGAACAAACGGATTCGCTGACGAAAGGCCGTGCTCAAACGCCACCGACGCAAGGTAATGTAATGCGTGCAGAAAAGGTCTTTGAAGCTCTGGGTCTGGCTTCTGCTTTGAAGCGCCGCTTCGCTACACTGGAAGAGATGGTGTACAAAGTGTGGGAACCGAAGGAAGTCAAGGAAGCCAAAGAGGAAGCTAAGCAAGGTCTGTTCGGTCATCTGAAAACCAAAGAAGATGTGGCTCCAAAGGTCACTGCTTCGCAACTGCCGACTACCATCGACGGCGGTATCATGTCGTGGGTGCGTTTCAAACAGGAAGTGTTGGCTACGGCTGATAACCTGTTTGTTCGTGTCACAGCAAGCCGGATGGATTTCATGACGGTATCGACTTCGGTTGATCCGGAAGCTGCGCCTCTGATGGCTTGGGACGATGAGAATGCGCGTAATCCGCTTGCTGCTTATCGTTACGATAAGGGCTCGTTCGCTCAACAATGGAACCTGCAACCGTTCACTCTGGTGCCGGTTAATGCCATCGTTGTTGTGCCGCACGAAATGAAAGAACCGGGCGCTGCTACTGGCGATAACGTAACGCTGATCATGGCTCTGGAAGGCGCCAAGGATACAGGTCTTCAACAGATCCCGCTGGCTGCATCGTGGGTGCATAACGACTTGCATGAAATCCGTTCCACTCTGGAGAACTTCTTCACGAGTGGTAAGATGGAACCGCAACCGGAAGGTCTGGAACCGTTCGGTGGTCTGGCTGTTCACAACCATCCCGGCGGCGGTCTCGGTTACGAAATCCATGTCGTCACGAATGGTATCAAGACCAAGTACCTCATTGACCGTTACAGCTAATTGACGTAGAGTCGAGAGCCTTCGGGTTCTCGACTTTATGCCGTTTATTCGTAACGATGAAAAAATAACCTAGCTCACCAATTCTTTGACTCAGATTTTGGGATCGAGTCGGTTTATAGCAATTTCGCTGTAAACTAAATAAGCTGCAACTAAGGAGCTATTATGTCTCACAATGTACAAACTGAAGTAAAGCTGCTGCGTAAAGATAGCAAGGGTATCGAAGGTAGCTACGACAACGCTGACCATCACGCTAAAGCAATCCTGCCATTCATCGACGCCATGAAGGATAAGATGACTGCGCTGGGATTTACTCTGTGGAAGACTGGTAACAACGTCCATGAATTCCATACCGCGGATGGTAATCGCTATACACTGCGCGCTTTCCGTCGTGATGGTGAATACGTAGGCGTGCGTCTGGCGCTGCGCATTTCGCGTTCTGCCGAGTATCGCTTAATCGATATCGACACGGTCGATGAGGTGCCGCGTCTTCTGGATGCAATGAGTCTGATGGCACGTCCTAATACTGGTAATGAAACCGGTGTGATGGTCAGTGCTGCTAAACACTAATAATTAACAATAAGCCAGGAGGAAAATTTCTCCTGGCGTTTATGACGAGTCCAACATGAATACTACATCGCATCCGATCACTCTCGAAGACTTCTTGAAGTTTGCTTACAACATTGAAACAGAAGGCGACACCAAGCTTCTTACTGGTAGTGATTCTGTACAAGAGCAAAACAATGCGATCCTGCTGCCGAAAGGTATCTTCGATACCCTGGTAAAAGATTTCGAATGCTACCGCACTGAAATGGAAGAAGCGCTAAAGAAATACGATCCAACTGTCGATGGTGAGTTTAGCACTTACGTTCAGCAAGCACTGAAGTTTATTCCCATGGCCCTGTGGAGTGAAGCTGGCATGCTAATTACTCCTTTTGCAAAACGTGAAAAGGCGTTTGTAACGGAGATCGCAATGGCGCCTAAACCGTCGATCGAGAATAAAGCAAAGGTGATCAGTTTGTGTGTTGAGCGTTTTAAACAGATTGAGGCAAAGCAAAAGGAAGAGGATAGTCACATTGAAGAAATGTTGAAGAATCCTACTGTCGTTTTAGCTGGCGATCAAGGTTACTTTATCGTCACAGAAAACGGTAAGAAAGCTAGCATTGTTGGCATGGATGGCGTGCCTAAAGCAGTAGACTTCGATATCAGTTCAGGCGAATATATGCTAGCCTTGGCTTTTGCGGAGTTGGAGCGTAAGATTCTCCATCTGCGTGAGAAGTACGAACCTGAAACCATCGACTGGGGTAAAGAACCGTCTTTCGGTATTCCGGCGTATGGTTACGATGGGGATGGCGTAAAGCTCTTTGATGCAGAGATTACCAAGTACGAAGAGTGGCGTAAGGAATTCGACGTGAATTTCCTGTACGATCTCGTATCTTCAAATGTCGAAGGCGAAGGGGACATGACTTCGCTTATCGTTCAATTCGAAGTCGAATATGAACAAGGCAAGGCCATCCTTAAAGCAGATGATTGTCCAGTAGTTATTGCATTTGACTACGAGGATGGTATTCAAGATCCATTGCAACTTCATTGCATCATTCAGGTGAAGGATAAGTCACTTGAAGATCATGGTTGGAACGCTATCCATTGGCATTTGAAAGATAATAAACAACGTCTGCGTTTCATTATCGATGTGTTGCAATGCGAAGAGTTCGATCAAGTCATGGAAATCGTTGAAGAGTATTCCCGCATGATTGTTGAATAAGCGTCATAAGAGAGGTAGGAATCCTACCTCTTTTTTTTGTTGTCCTAAGACATTTTAGGCATACATTACTAGTAAGAATAGGAATAGATAATGTTCCTGTTTCACCCTGATTAGAATATTCTAATCAGTAACTCCATGCGACCTATGCTTGTCAGAATCGCATCTCCTTTTATAGGAAAATACCATGTTTAAGAAAATCCATGAAATCCCCCTTCCTTTCGTAACGATCGATGTCCTCGAGCATGACGGTAAGAAAGTCAATGTTCTTTCTGAACTACCTGGCTTTCGTATCACAGCATCAATCAAAGAACCTTCTGTAAACGGTTTAGCTACTGATTACAAAACCAGTTATAAAGATCTGTACCTCAACTTTTCTAACGAACAACCGATCACGTGTCAGCACGATGTTAAATTAACATTTCCGGAAGATGTCAATCTCAACGACGAAGAAGTAAAAAAGATTGATAATGCAAAACATTATCTTGTTGAAAGTTTGAGGTATTCTTTTGAACTCGGCGGCCTTTCCAAATTAAAATTTGGTAACGCAACGATTGAAGCTAAGATGCCCACCCTGACAAAGGTAATGATAGATGCATTATGGAACAGCATCTTCCATCCCTTTCCGACTGGTTCTAAACTCATTTTTGATCCGGACGATATGACTGCACCGCCGCGCATCTTGCTTGATCTCGGCAATGGTGTATGGTTTCATGCACAGACCAGTAAGCGTACGTATAAGAAGAATCCGTATCGCGTTTACGGCCATACAAAAATCTTCGATCAAAATTATCTGTTTAGCTTCCGACGTGATCCTAACGTAACATTGTTTAAAGACCTCGTGTCCAATGACATCCTGCGGATCGCATGCGAAGAAGCAATGGAGTTGTTAGAAAAACGCATGGGTAATCTCAAGATTCCTCGTGGCGATTTGCATTTTATTAATAACGAACAATAAGGAAAGAAGCATGTCTCAAGACAACTACGAAGTCCTGAACAACGAAGGCAGCAAACCGATCAAGATGTGGACTAAAGGTGTTCCGGTCGAAGAAGAAGCCAAAGTACAGCTGTCGAATATCGCTAAGATGCCGTTCATCTACAAACACATCGCTGTGATGCCGGACGTGCATGTCGGCAAAGGCTCCACCATCGGTAGTGTGATTCCCACGTTAGGTGCGATTATTCCAGCTGCGGTAGGTGTGGATATTGGCTGCGGCATGATGGCTGCTAAAACTACACTGACTGCTAGCGATCTTCCTGACAACCTGTTTGCTATCCGATCGGCTATCGAGCAAGCTGTACCGCATGGTCGTACCAACAATGGCGGCCGTGGTGATCGTGGCGCGTGGAGTCATCCTCCTGTTGACACGCTTCGCGCTTGGAATACTTTGTTTGATGAGTTCGTTGCAATTACCGACAAATATCCACGCCTAGCTAAAACGAATAACGTTACTCATCTAGGCACGCTCGGCACTGGTAACCACTTTATCGAACTGTGTTTGGATGAACACCAGACGGTTTGGATCATGCTGCACTCTGGCTCACGTGGTGTCGGTAATAGCATCGGGATGCAATTCATCGAGCTGGCTAAAGAAGACATGCGTGTTCACCAGATCAACGTGCCGGATAAGGATCTGGCGTATCTGAAGGAAGGTACGCAGCATTATGACGATTATGTCGAAGCGGTTGGTTGGGCGCAGAAGTTTGCTCGAATGAATCGCGAAGTCATGATGAGTAATGTCATTGACGCTATCCGCACTGTAATCAAAAAGCCTTTCGAAACCCACATCGAAGCCATCAATTGCCATCATAACTACGTCCAGAAAGAAACCCACTTTGGTCAAGAAGTGTTGGTGACGCGTAAAGGTGCTGTCTCGGCTAAACCTGGTCAGCTGGGTATCATTCCTGGCTCGATGGGTGCCAAGAGCTTTATCGTGCGCGGCAAAGGTAATCCTGAGTCATTCGACAGCTGCTCGCACGGAGCTGGTCGTAAGATGAGCCGCACTAAAGCAAAAGAAAACTTTACTGTGGAAGACCAGATCAAGGCTACGGAAGGTGTTGAATGCCGTAAGGATGCTGAAGTGATTGATGAGATCCCGATGGCGTACAAAGACATTGACGCAGTCATGAATGCGCAGTCTGATCTGGTGGAAGTGGTGTATACGCTTAAACAAGTCGTCTGTGTGAAAGGTTAATAAAGCATCATAAGGAGAGGGAGAAATCCCTCTCTTTTATGCCGTCTCGTTGATTTCTAAAAATACCCAACTACGTAATTGGGTGACTCCGCTAGTCGATAATAAGGAATAACAAAAGTGAAAGCTCAAATCTACACCAAGCATTACATCGTTTGTCCGCATTGCCAGGGAGATACTGGCAGTTACATCGATCACTTGTTGGAAGATAAACTTCCAAAAGAGGTAGGGCCTTGGTCTTGCGACGCGTGCGGCAATTATTTCGAATTGGTAATCAACTCCGCTACCGATATCGATATCAAGCTCTTGGATTATAAACGTGTTGAAAAGCTTGAGGTATTGCTGGTACTACCGCCTCAAGATAAACCGCTGTATGTGGTAGTGGAAGGTATGGATTTCGTCAAGAAAGGCGAAGCCATGGATTTGGATAAGAGCTACTTTTATAATGAACACTCGTGTCCTACCAATTGGCTCAAGGCCGACCGTATCTATTTTGATGGTGATGCTGATCCGCATGGTCTATTCCGTTTTGTACGTGCTATCCCCACTAGGCAGGCAGAAGAAATCGATCAAGGTATCCATGTTAAAAATGGTTACAAGCCAGATAGTGGTGCAAGTGATACCAGCACTGAACAAGAAGTCATCGAAACATTGTTCCCGGAAGTCAAAGAGGGTTTCATTCCATCAGATGATAATTACTGGGATGGTTTCGAAAAAGAACTCGATAATGCGATTAGTCTGGCGTTTACTCCAAAGTACAGTGACTTGTACCGTCCTAAGAATGTAACGTTTATCAATCTCTTACGTTACCTGTTTTAAGTAGCATCCTTCGTTGTACTTTATAATAACCAATAAGAAGGAAGGACCACCTTCCCATCAACCTTAAATAGAAAGTTGATGATTCCAATGCTTAACGCACAAACTACTGCAGTTTCCGAAACTCCCTCCAACGTCGTGCCGCTCCGCACTGTCAAGAAAACGATCATGCGCGAGAAAAAGACTTATCCCATCATCGCTGATTTCTTCTCCCTCAACGATTCCATCAAACCAGTATGGCGTAATCGTGGTCTGAACCCGCGGAACATTTCCAAGAATGCTCAGGATTACCTGCATGAGAATACGCACGATAAAGCGTGGATTGCTGTGGTATGGAATGAAGAGACTGGTCGCTTGATCTGCATCTGGCGTCGAGACGTATTCGGTGATGTTCACAGTCTGTACCGTGACGACCCGTACGATCCCAAACTCCTGACCACCCTTCCAGCAGAGTGGTTTAATCTGGCACCGAAAAACTAAATACCAATAAAAAGGAATAAGAAAAAATGCCCGTTGCGCAAGATATGATTCAAAAGATCCTTCCCAACATTGAGTTGCTTGAGAAGGATCGTTATTCGCATAACTATCGTATTTATCGTACTCTGGATCCGAGTATCGCGTTCTTCTTTCGTCTACCACGTGTAGAACACCGAATGATGCCTGCTGACTGGAAGCCTGATACTGGTCCGTTTGTGGCCATTTCGACTAAACGTCTAACTGGTAAGTTTGTTCTGTGCTTCCATGTATTGCATCGAAAGAAACCAACGAGTACCAAGATCGCGATTGCGTATAAGCCAGAAGAAATCGATATTGCGCGTCGAGATATCGTCGAGTATCTTGCCAACGGGATTACACCTGTTCCTACCAACCTCTAATAAAAACAAACATGAATCCACTTGCAATTGTAGGCTTGATTGTTTTGATCTTACTTGGTGTCGGCTGCTGGATTGCAGCTTACGTCTGCGTCTGCTTTAGTGTCATGAGCTATAACGGCAAATGGAACAGAGAGTTGCTGTTTGCCGTTATTCTGTTCATTGTAGGTTGCGCTCTTTTCTTTGCTTCCTATCATTACTCACCATTTGAGCTGATAATGATAACAAGGAAAGGAGACAGATAATGGCCATGACTATTCCGCGTTGGAATGAGCAACAAGTGCGTCGAATCGAAGAGATGGCATTAGAAGTTATCACCGGTACAAAGAAGCTAGAAAATAGCAAAGCAATTCGTTACCATCGTGTTGCTCCTTTGAATGGTGACTTTATTCGCGTATATCGAATCAAGCTTGTGACGGTAGGCAATGTGACCTTGCTTGGTTTTCATTTGTCGCCACCAGATAGCGCTCGCTACGTCAGCATTAGTTTGGCAGAGAATGGTGTAGACATGGTGATCCTGTTTGGTCGTACCGTGAATCATCAACCGCAAAAGTACGCAGCGGCAATTGGCTATCAGATACATGAAATGTCAATTGCGCACAGGGATGTTCACAAATACTTGGCAAAAGGGTTTATCCCTACGCCTACTGAAAACAATTAACAATAGGAGAGGAGTAGAGGTAGGGTAATCCTTATCTCTACTTATTACGACATGAAACGAGTTGCTACATCCGCATCACCGTGGGACCCTGTGAAAAGCGCTATCGTCTATCCGAACACACGCTGGATCTGTCGTTGCGGCGTAGGTCACAATCCGAATGAAAGAGAGTGTATCAAATGCGGTCGCGAACGCGAAATCTGGTCGGACGATAAAGAGCAAGCCGAGGAGAATATCGATGTACATCGTGAGCCGCAAGAAGCTTGAAAAAGTCTACGCTGCTTTACTGGCAGTAAATTATGAATTTGATCCTGATAACTTTACTGTTGAGAAGTTATTAGAAGCCGTAAAAGATACCAATCGTTACGCTACAGTCGATCAGTTCTTTAATGGTTGTAATGATTTCTTTATCAACAACACCTTCAAACAGATCTCTGAGATGATCTATAAAGCTCAAACCAGTGACGGTATTGAGTTTGAAGAATTCGCGATTCTCAACAAGATCAGCGAGCATGCTATCGTAGCATTACGTGAACATGATCGCGATTGGTTAAAGAGGATTCGCCAAGTAGTTAGTAACGGCATGAAGCAATTCAAAATACAAATAGCAAAAAGGAAAGAAAATGATTTTGGAGCAACAGTTTAAAATACTGCAAGAACAAGGTGTAGACCCGGATCAAATCATCGCTACGTTAATATCGCAACCTTATTACGATACCGAATTATCGGATGGTCGTAAGGTGGTGATTGATGCTCGAGACCGTGTCAACCTGAAGATTCATGAAGAAGATGGTACGATTTCGCTGGATCGTCCAATCGTCGGTATTGAACTCTTGCTGTTGCAAGAAACTGTTCGTTGCTACCTGGGTCAAATGGTTGTAGAAGGTTTGATGATCCGCAAGGAACGCGAGATGGCCGATAAAGCTATAACGCAACAAGACCTGGAAAAAGTCGCTCTGCAAGCCTACAATCAAGCCGTTGATCACATTGCAGACAAGCTGCAAACGGCAGCAGATGGCTTGAAGAAGGAATGGGAAGAACATCTCGCACAAAGTGATGGCGATAAGAGCGCAACTGGTTACCACTCTGTCTACGAAGGTACGGCTAATCAAGTACGTGCCATGAAGGCCAAACATATTCAGGTCAACATTACTGAAGAAGAAGCACAAACCCAACAAGAAGGAGAAGCTAATGTCGGCTAGTAATCTGGAATACGTGCGCAATCGCATGGCGGCTCTGCATCAGGCAGGTTTGACGGAAGATCAAATCATCTCCAAGATGGAGAATGAACCTGAGATCGCACTGATGGGTGGTGATAACAGCGTCATTATCCTGATTGCGAAACGTGCTGAGAAACTGCTGCAAATGAAAAATGGCAGCGGTATCGTAATTGACGAACAACCGCTACTGCCGCATGTGGAATTCATCATTCAGCAAATGGCACTCATGCAAGTGTCTGAAGTATCGCTGCATGAAAAGATTAGTCAACTGCAGGAAGAAGTGACTGCTCTTCGGGCTCTCCAAATCAACCGTCTTCCGAACATTAGCTTTACCAATGCTGCATACAACGCCGATCAGCGTTTGTGTGAAGCGCAATTCGATAATCATCGTAAAGCACCGCTTGAAGTGCTTATTGGTGGCTATCATCATACCGGCAAAACACTCATTGAAGCCATTCTTATCGAAGGTCTCACTAAGCACGGTTTCAATAATTTCAAACGCATCGAAGCCGAAGAACCTATTGAAATCCTTGACGACCTCCTAAAAGGGATGGCTGTGCGCGGAACTGCAGAAGACGAAACCCTTGCAGAATTCCTCAGTAAGGAAGTTCGTATCAACGCCAACATCCACCCGTCTAAACCACGGCATCGTCAAATCGACTTTACAGCTAGCTCACATCAGAATAAAGGAGAATAAAGATGAAATCTATCTCCGAAATGACTCAGGAAGAAAAAGAAGAGATTCAAGCTCGCTCTATTCAAGCTCTGGCTGACTTTGATAAACAATACAACGTCACTATTGGGGAAGATGGCATTGCGCGTTTTCCAAGCGGCAAGACACGTAATAACACCACATTTGGACTCCAGTTCCCGTTAGGTTCGTTAGGTTATCCTGGTAAGCCATCGACAACGCATTAAGTTCTAGAGCAAGAGACTCTAACCCTCTTGCATTTCTTTGTTGTTAATGAAAGGAGAAGTCATGAGCATCAATGAAGCCGACAAGCCCACAGTCACCAGCATGCCGGAAGAAAATGTTGAGCGACAGTTGGCAAGTCTTCCACAGACGCAGCAACCGATTCCTGGCCAGACAGTCAATGCTGAAGGCGCTAGCGATGCTGTAGCTCCGGCTGTTGTATTGGCTGACATCAAGCCTGGTCATGAAATCGCCGCAGGTGCCACGGCTTCCGATTACGCTGAAGGTGCTGCTTCCAGCAATGGTAATCAAGCTTCCGATACTGCAACTACGTCGGACAATGCTCCGAACGCTACGGCTTACAGCACAAGCTACCAGATCCAACCGCATCCTCAAGCGGACAATGCTGCTGGTAATGGTCAGGACAATTCCCACAATTTACTGATCAGCTCGTACATCAACAACGCCGTTAACGAATCACAACGTCAGCGCATTATTCACATTGTTGAAGATTGGGTAAATAACGGTAACTGCGATAAAGCAAAGCTGCAAGAAGCCCTGCAAGCAGAAACCGTGAAAGACTCGATGCATCTGCTCGAGATTGCTGTTGAAGTTATGTCTCGTCTTTACAAGAGCAATGTGATTGGTGCGGTATTCGATCGCAAGCCGGGTGTGATTGGTATCCGCGCTGGTTCCAGCACTGGCAACATGCAGCAAATGATTCGTTTGATGGGTATGGAAGATGGTTCGGTGCGTCTTTCTTATCTCAAGAGCGACGGCTCTCCTGCGCAGAAATCGGAAGATGTTTTCCCCGATACTCCTGACACTGACGCTGAAGTGGTAGTGCAAGCAGCTATGAACTGGCTGGTCACCAAAACGTTCTAAAAAATAAAGCAGCATAAATAAAGAGGGTTCCGGCCCTCTTTATTTTTTTGTATGGCGATAAAAATTTTCAGATATATATCATTGGCGTGAATAGAGAACTGTGTGTTTTCTATCGAAATGTTTATTCACTTACTAATAACCAATTACAAAACTGAAAGGATTTATCATGATCAAAATTACCGACGTTCGTTATAAACCGTACGGTGAAGTGTTTCCGTCTGATCGCGAACAAGACGTACCGCGTGCTCTGTATGGTCTGCTGAAACACGAGATCGGTTTCGGTGGCACTGTGCAGGATGTCACGGATACCAAAGTGGTGATCAAGACGCGCGTGCTCGACTGCATCGACGTCGTCACCTACGAAGGTAGTGCTGAAGAAATGAAGCTGCTGATGGAAGCGGCTTACTACAGCGCTGTGAATAATCCGTTCAACAAAGGTATCCCGGAACAGTACAAGAACGTCGTTCTGGACCGTGTGATGGAAGTCACTAAAGGTAAACCACTCTTCATCAAGCTCGGCGCTGGTTTCATTACCGGCAGCTACACCTTGAAGGCTACCTTGGTTGCAATGATCGGCGCTGATAGCGACGAGGTGATGACCAAGCTTTTCAAACTCGATGCCGATACCTTGATCAGTATTCTGACCTTGGTTCGCATCGACAACGTATCTATCGAAGACGCTCTTGAACTGGCTATGCTGGAGCCAGTCTACGGCTTCGATGGCAAGATCACAGCAATGACCCCATCAGCTGTGCAATAAACGAGAGGGGCAATTTACATTGCCTCTTTTTTAACCAATATAGGAGTAAGTCCAACTATGGCAAATCCCAAGAAAGACGAGATTCAGTACAACTTTCATGAGATCGCAGACAAGACGTTTCGCGTCGGTACGGTGCCGCGCCATCAACCTAGTACTAAACTGCCTGCCGGGGTGTATATCCTCAGCTATCATGAAACCCAGACTGAAGCTTACTTCTATCTGAAACCTGCACTCGACTTTGAGCTTCCCAAGCGTGTCTATGGTAATGTGCTCAAGAACATCGACCGCTTCTTCAAGTCGTATTGCATCAACAACAAGAACCTCGGCGCGCTGCTGGTAGGCGAACGTGGTTCTGGCAAAACCATTACCCTCAAGGCAATGGCTAAAGCTGCAATTGATCTGGATATGCCGGTGATTCTGATCAATCAGCCTTACGCTGGTGATTTGTTTGTCAGCTTCCTGGCTTCGATCACGCAGGACTGTATGCTGGCCTTCGATGAATTCTGCAAAACGTATAGCGAGCAGAATAAACATGGTCAGCAGTACGGTTCGAAAGCGCAGGATTCGATTCTGCAAGTGCTCGACGGTGTTTCAGCTTCAGGTAAGAAACTTACCGTCCTCACGGCCAACGACATGCATTTGATCTCGAAGTACCTGCAAGATCGTCCTTCCCGCGTTCGTTACATCATTCGCTTTAAGCACATGGATGTGAACACGGTTGAAGAATATGTGCGTGAACATCTGAAAGACAAAGATGAATCACATGTTGGTGCATTCGTTCATTTGGCTCTGTCGCATGCTAACGATAAGGTTGGCATGAACTTTGACGGCATGGCAAGTTTCGTTGAAGAGATGAATCAGTTCGACAACGATCTGAACGAGTGCATCGAGATCATGGCCACCAATGGTCGCAATACTAACTCGTACTTCGAAATGAAGGCGTATCAGGATTGCAAAGAAGTCCACACTGGCACAGCAGTCGGTAGCTTCCAGGGCGTTTATCTGAACAAAGATAAATTCTCTATCGACGTGTCGTATTACGAATTCAAGGAAGACAAGAAGTCTGCCGAGAACGTGACGATCAAGCTGTCGCAAGATGATTTCGTGGGCTACTTCGCTGACGACAAGACTAAGCTCGAGTTCAAGAAAGGCGACGTGTCTTACATCTGCCGTTATATTGACCGCGACGCTTACCATGCCAAGTTCCGTGAAGCCCAGGAAGAGTTCGAGCGTGTCCGTATGCCGTGGCGTAATGGTCGTGGTTACGGCGGTCATTACGGTGATCCGGCCTTGCAACAAGCCTATTAAGAAAGGGAGTAGATGAATTACTATCTAGCGATTCACAAAGGTCAAGAAAGATGCTACGGTGTTACGATAGCTAATCTGCTGGGTTGTTTTAGCTCTGGTGATACCAAAGACGAAGCGGTTACGAATGCGCGTGATGCAATTGTTAGTCATCTGGTCACGTCACGCGAACTCGGTTACCCGTCTACCGTTAGTCTGGTTGATCTGGAAACCTTGAAAGCTGATCCGGATTTTGCGGATGTTGAATGGGTCACTGTCAGTGTCGAAGATCCATTTGAAGTCGTTGTCGAAATGACCTCGTCGAAAATCGAGGAACATCATCATTTCGCTAACATCTTCAAGGAAGCTCTCAAAAAGAGCGGTCTGAGTGAGGAGCAGTTGACTGAGTGTGTGGAGCAATTCTTCACTGCGAAATTCCCAGGACTTAGTGTCGGCATCATGACGCTCGGTCTTATGGACAGCTTGAAGCAAGATCAAATCGACTGGCTCCATCTCAAATGGGGTATGGCTTCGCTGGGTTACACCAAAGCCGAAATCCTTTTCACGTAATACAACCCAGTAGAGTGATACCAGAATAACGGTATCACTCTCCTTTTATTTATGCTGTTAACTAATAATCAACTATAAGGAATCCCCATGTCTTTTACTATCGATCAACAACTGCAAGCTTCTTCTGTTCCGGTTGAAAACATGAACATGAAGCTTGTTGGTCTTTATGTTCAGTGGCATCTCGAAGGTAAACCGATGTCCCCTGGTAAGACCGAACTGGCAAAAGCTGCAATCGCTCTGCAAGAAGCTTACAGCAAAAAAGATTACTACGAAGTTAACGAAGAAGTGCAATGGACTTCTTCAGATGAAGAAATGTTTGCAAAAGCAATTTCCAACTTCAAAGGTGGTAATCCCCATCCCATTCTTAAGGCAGTGCGTAAAGAATACCTACCTCGTGATAAAGCCGAAGGTGGCAAGGTCTTGATTCATTGTTACTTCCTTAATACGCGGGCGGTGGTCGAAGGAACGATCGCAAAGATCGTAGAATACCCGCTCGGTAAAGGTTATGTTATCGAAATCACCAAGATGATCGATCACTACCTTTCGTCCGAGCAACCGCGATCCAAATATCTTTCACTCTGGGTGTCGGGAGACCCCACAGCAACGTCCGGTTTCGTTCACATCTAAATGCTGCACTCTTAATAACCAATTAGAAAGGAAAGTCCATCATGAACACTCAAGTCAATACCAAATCAAACGAATACAAGAATTCCCGTAAAGAACGTAAAGAAACGCATCCGTTCTCGACCGCTTTCTTTACCGTAGGTACAACCTGCGTTGTCAACGTCTGTGGCGGCGATCTGACAATTGAGGTCAAGCGGCTGATCAAGAATGGTCCTCACAGTTACATCCTGGAAACTCCGGTGTTCAAGGATGTTACGGGGTGTAACGAAGCGTTCAACATCTGCTACGTGAGGAAGATCATCAAGCGCGCTCCAGGCGTCGCAGTGGTTCATGAAGCCGGTCACGGTTATGGCGTGCCGAACAAGAAATATCTGAAGGAGTTCTTTGACGAAAACGTCAAGAACAACATGCGCTGCTATGATCCGACTGAAGTAAAACACCATTCGCGCTACAAGGTGATGGACGTTAATCGACTAGTCGGCGGCATTGCCTTCGAAATAGCTAACTCCATGGATCACGTCATCGATGTGGAAAAGATGGTTTCGTTGTTGAGGCAACAGCACATCTTCCATCTCGATAATGTCGATTGGGGTTACATGTCTTCTGTCAATAAGAAGAAGCTGCGTAAAGCCATCAAACGTGTTTTCAACAAGTGCTTGATGAATCAATACAAGGCACAAGACGAAAACGACCGTGAATGGGAACACTTGCATGATGATCCGGATGATCGTGAAGACGACCGCGCTATTCGTTTCGAAACAGTCAATGAACACGGTCATAAACAGATGATGATGGAAGATCCGGGTGACTGTAGCAAGAATATCCCGGTTTGCAATACTTGTTATGAACGCTATGTCAATAAAGGTACCGGAATGATGTGCGACATGTGTGCTCGCGAAGATGACCGCATGATGGAAGCACATTTCGGCGACGATTTCTTTTCCTAATCCATTCACTATTTAGCTGTTAATAATCAATAAAGGAGAATCAAAATGAGCAACAAATTTAATCCGTATCGTCGTAAGTTCTCGCCTGCCTTCTTCAGCAAAGGTACAATCGCTGTGGTTAAAGCATACAGCCATTCTGATGGAAAGGTAATTGACGCTGTACACATCAAGCTGGAAGTTCAGAAGCTGAGTAAGAACACGCCGGACAATTACGTCATCACCGGCAAACCGATGGCGCATATTTGGTACACTCCAAAAGAAAATGCTGAACCAGAAACATATAGCATTTTGAATGTGTTGGAGATCACTCACCGTGCTCCAGGTGTGGCAATGATCGATAACGGTGACGACAGTGCTTTCTTCAAAGAATTCTGGGAGGTAGAGAATTACCTGGCGATTCAATACGGTTGGATCAAGCACCCTTCCTATTACGATGTAAGTGCCTTCGATGATTTGGTCATGTACGTTTCTAATAAGTACATGAAACCTGACGAGCTTGTGAATCATGAGAAACTCGTCGGTATGATTTTCGACACGCATATCGTCAAAGTCATTGAGCCAACCAAAACATTTGATGGCCCGCATCGTTACCATGTTAGCAAGAAGAAGCTTCATCAAGTTGTCAAACGTCTTATTCCGAAGTGCCGCATGAAAGCTTATACAGCGCAGGAAGAATATGACGGAGACATCATGAAATCCATGAATGCTTTGGATTCCATTCCTCGTGCGGTTGTAATTTTCGATGACGCTGACAAGTATGTTCCTAGCGGTTATCGTGACTACGATGTCACCGCAGATCTTGTCGCATCTGACGATACTTCTGACAGTCCATTCATTCCGGGAATGTTCTCATTTCCACCAACCGGAGAAGATGGAAAACCAATTAAGTTATGCAACAGCGCAGTTGCTGGCGCGTTTCTCGAATCTCCAGCTGAGCTTACTCGTCCTAAAGACAAACAAGGTAATCCACCTAGCTTGGGTGATCTTCTCAAGCAGAAGTTTGCAAGGATGGAGCAGGAGCAACTCATGGCTAACGCGGAAAAACATATTCCGCGCGAAGGCGATGAGGTTATGGAGTATGATGGTAGTCTGAAACATCGTCAGGAACTTATCAGTGAGGTCGTTAAAGGTCTTCCAGAAACTGTCAAGTTTACCAGGGATGATCTGAAAAGTCGCCTCATTCCATACATTGGCGATGATGAATTACTGCTTGTGAAGTTTGCTGATAACGATCCTGGTTCAGATGAAATGTTGTCCGATAAAACTACCTACATCGATGATGGTGAAACCGAAGAAGGTAATTTTACCTCGGACCCTAATAAGAAGGACTAAAATGAAAACTACTGCAAAGCTCAAGGTAGAACCCATAGTTGTTCAGGGTGAAGCCTGGGAATGGCAGCCAGGCGTAAAGTGTCGTCTTGTCACTACGGATAAGAATGGCACTGCATGGGTCAACGCCAGCCAGATGGACATGCTCCGTGATGCAGTGATGGTTCGTCCTGGCAACTTCGTTGTCAAGATGCCCAACAAAGAACTGACGGAGGTCTACACCGCTGTGGACTTTCATAAGACTTTCAACGTGGTTTCAGGATAAGGGAGAGTCTAATGGCAATCATTCAACTCAAAGGTAAAGCTGCCACGCTTTATCGCGAGTGCTTGGACACTTACCGCAGAAAGACTGGTAAGGAACCCACCGCCATTGAACGCACCGAAGCTTTCATCTGTGCTCGTTCTAACGATCCATGGAAACGTCCTTGGTGGTGTGCTTGATATAAACGTAGACCTTCGGGTCTACAAAAAGAATGGCTTAGGCTATTCTTTTTTTTGTTCATTTTTAGACTAGATAGTTTTTCAAGTATATATTACTAACATATACACTACGATTATCTTTCTTCAAAGGAGGTAAAGATGATAGTTTCATCAGACCCTTCTAGAAGGGTCAATAAAATCAACAAAACGTTTAAATATAAACTTGACTGTAATGCAGCACAAGAGAAAATATTCAAGCAATTCTCCGGTTGTTCTCGTTTTGTTTATAACTGGGGGTTAGCGCGCTGGAAAGAACTTCATCAGCAAAGTATCAGTGTAAATGTATTTTCATTAAGCAATGAGTTAGTGTTACTTAAGAAAAATCCTGATACTTTCTGGTTAAACGATTGCTCTGGACAAGTCCTTCAGCAGAGTCTTGCTAATCTTGGTATGGCTTTTCAACGCTTTTTTAGAAAAGAATCTAATTACCCTCAATTCAAAAAGAAAGGTATTAGTGATTCATTTAGGATTCCTCAATATTTCGAAATTAGAGAAAAGCATTTAAAGCTACCAAAGGTAGGGTTAGTTAAGTATAGAAAAGATAGATCGTTAGAAGGTATTCCGAAGTCAATTACCATCTCGCACAGAGCCGGTCACTGGTATGCGAACGTTCTGTGCGAAATCGAGATTGAGAAAAGATATAATACTTCAAATAAGTCGATAGGAGTTGATGTTGGAATTGTTCATCTAGCAACTACCTTTGATGGATCTCTAGTCAAGATAACTGATCATAATCCTCGAATGAGAGAAACTTATGAAAAGCTCAAGATTTTACAGAAAAGATTTACTCGTAAAGTCAAAGGTTCTCGTAATCACGACGAAGCAAAACTTAAAGTAGCAAAGCAACATAAACGTATTTCCGACATGCGTAATGATACTCTTCACAAACTTTCATCTTACATCAGCAAAAACCACGCCGCGGTGATTATGGAAGATTTGAAGATTACTCAAATGTCAAAGAGTTCTAGAGGTACGATTGAACAGCCTGGTAGGAATGTGGCTCAGAAACGAGGACTTAATCGCTCTATCCTACAGCAAGGTTGGGGTGAGCTATTAAGACAAATCTCCTACAAGTGTGGTTGGTATGGTTCTTATTTAGCTGTTGTAAACGCTAAACACACTAGTCAAACTTGTCCTAGCTGTTCCTTTGTAGCTAAAGAGAATCGTAAGACACAATCACAGTTTTGTTGCATTGATTGCGGATATTCTAACAATGCTGATGTAGTGGCAGCTATGAATATTTACAACAAGGCTTCAGAATTTAGCTTCGCTAGATAAATTACTTTAACTTTACAAGGGCCGGGTAGACCCAGCTAGCCTGTCAAGTGAATCGTGTAGTGGAGCGATCAGCAGCAGGAATCCTGAAATTGAGGAATGCCAGATTACCATTAGAGAGTCAGCCAGAGGACTCCTGTTTATTAAAAACTCAAGAAAGAAGCTTACATGTATTCGCTCGAACAACCGATCTGGTTTAGAAACTTCATGCGTGCTACCCGAGGAAATGAACATCCTGGCATTTTCCTCTACATGCAAAATGCAGTGATGTGGACCACTGCCGATACACTAGCAGATTTGATTCGCACCTGCACTCCTAACAAAGCGCTCAAACAACAAATTACCGATACGATTGCGACTTACGTTTTCAGCATCAAGAAAGAGCTTGATAACGAAGAAGCCGAGATCAAAGCGTCTTTGACTTGGATGTCCAACATTCCAGGACAGCTGGTGTTACGCATTTGCGAGAACATACAGCGCCCCAAAACGATTTACGCCTTTGTGTTTGAGATTACCCCTGAGGGTAGTTTCGAACGCATTGTGCGCTCTTTTAGTCTGTCTGAATCAACTTTTACGAACAAGAAAAGGTAACAAGAACAATGGAAGTTATTATCAACGAAGCTAAGCTGGAAAACCGTGAAGAATTTAACTTCATGCTTCCTCTCATTGATGAATTGCGAAACAATCGCACTCCTCGCAGCATCTACTTCCCTGACGTAAGTGGCTCACTCGAAGCTACCGCAGAAATCGACTTTGATTTCAATGGCGATTATGCGCCGATGGGTATTGTCAAATTCACATGCCGTGATCTCGGTATGAAGATGGACAGCTTTGTCGAGGTTAAACTCAATAAGAGTACCCAGCCAGAAACTGTGTCACTGCGATTTGCAAAATTCATTGTCAAGAATAAAGTTACGCAACATAGCGTCACAATGGGTGCTGTAAGTAAATCGAACGCAGTGCATGAACTGATCAATAACTTTGCCGTAGGCGGTCGTTTCCGTAAGATCGTCAAGATTTAAGTGTAGCTTCTTAGAAAGGAGTGTGACATGAAAGTCGATGGAAAAGTACTCAGCGTAGATCAGATTGGTCGCAGTGATATAGACCGAGTGATCGAAGAAGTCGTAAAACCGGGCAGCTATAAACCACAAGGTGTGGGTGTCAGGTCTACTGTGTTGGATCAGCAGAAAGATCCGGACGCTTCCAATCCCATGGAACCCGCTAGCGATGATCTTCAGGCTAATGAGATTGGCGTGCAGGCTTGGTACATCGCGGAAGACTGGGCGAATAACAAGCCTCTGCATCTCACGCAGAGCGAACTCTGTCACGGCGTTGCTAATAGCATTTTGCAGATGCTAGATAAAGGGCATGGTCGCGTACCGGCAATGGTTTTGATTCCGCAATACGATCCTCAGAAGAACGATGATCGTTACGTGACGGACTATAAATCCAACGAGTACGATAAGTACAACTGGAATTTCGATCACCCCATCGTCACAACTGAAAACAACGGTTTTGCAGCAGCACATGCTCAAGCTTACGATGACTATCGTGAACGACCCTCCATCTCTGCTGAAGAACTGTTTGATTAAGGAGACTGTTATGTTGCGAAGTAAATGTGTTCGCTCCCAAACCGTGCGTAGTAACATCGCGACGATACGCCGCAGTATTTTCGATATGGAGAAGCTACGCGCAAAGATGCTGCCTCCTGATCAAGTATCGGAAGACATGATCCATTTCGACGCTACAGTAGCAATGGCTAAGGCCATGCTGGCTAAGATGGAATTACAGGATCTCGAAGACGTAACGTTTAAAGATACATTAGAGATGAGCGGTTTTCTTGATTCCGGTTTGTATACGGAAGAAGAGATCCGTAGTTTCTACAGCATCACTGATCCTAAGCTTACGATAGATCACTTCTACAATGAAGTCTACCGAGTCCCGGAAATGCTAAAAACGATGACGGATAAGGAATAACTAAAATGATAAACATTACCAACTTTCAAGACGCTCTCGCTAAACGCCAACAAATCAAACAAGACCTCACTAATGCCAACAACACGATTCGAGAGCGTGCTAAGATTTACATTGACCATTTTGACGGTATGCTGAAAGGTACTACGCAAAATGATTATAATCTCACGCTAGCGATGTTTTACGAAACATTACATCGGCTGGCTAATCATGAGGTATTCGCCAGTAGCATGGAACTCATGTTCGCGGCGGCTGGACCTGATATTAACATCATCAATAAAGAAGAAACTGGTCTTGTTAATTGCGTGCGCCTTATCAATCAAGCTGGCAACAGCAAGATTGAAGAACTGTCCATGACGGTCTTGGCGCTTGGGACAAAGGAAGGTTATAAAGACAAGTTTGATTACGATGTCGAGACTTTACTCCAGGATGTCAGCATGACTCCTGAGACTGATCTCAAACAAGTACAAACAGTTGCGTATAACTACGCTTACGAACATCCTGATGCAGATGGCGAACGTGATCGAGGATCCAATACCGCGCTTGCTTACGAGTTGATTGACACCCTCATCAAAAAGGGTTATGTATTAGCTCGGTACGGGTACGTGGTTAATTACGATAAAGAAAAGAATCGTAAAATGCCAGGCGAGCTTCTGATGGAGTTCGTACAGACCGGTAATCCGCTCTACGAAGAGAAGGTTTATCTGTATTACGACATTGAAGCTGCAATGAAATCCATTGAGCTTCTGTTCGATGAATTGTTTGGTGAGGAACCGTCATGAATTATGATGCTTTCGTAAAACCATTCGGCGACGGCACTGTCCTGATCTCGGTAGCAGATTACGAGATTGTCGATCCGCCGTTTGTTTCGAAAGAGGGTATCGCGGCTACAATGGGGTATGCTTCTACACTTATTCCATTCACATTCCGAGTTTCAAAACAGGAAGAACGTGACAAAGTAAAAGCATTCATTGATAACCTCTGGGAAGAACTTCATCACAAGCTTGTGGTGCGTTCACTAGAACTATTTCCTGGCATCCAGGTTATCGAGGAGTCTTTCGAGAAAAGCAAACAAGCCAACATGTTGTTCTGCGAAGAGATCATGAGGGGCGAACCTCCTTACGGTTCCTATCTTCTCCAAACTGGCAAAGAGATTGATCTGCCAGAAACCTTTATCGTTCTAAGACTAGATCATTCTGTCTCTAGAGACATAAGGCGTGATGTTGTGAACCTGTTAGCTCTCTCTGCCACTGAACAATGGGCAAAGCTTCCAGGTAAGGATCATGGTCGGTCTTCTATGATCCGTAAATTTAAAGGTAGTTGGGAAATCTAAACAAAGGGAATTTACAATGCTGACGATTCAAAAAGATTCAAGTTTGTTGATTGCTGAAGCCGTGGTAGCTTGTCTGCTGGTAATTAACGACAATGATAACGTCGTAACTGATGTCAAGTTAGCGGTGGGTCCTGAAACGTTAGGTGATGTTTCTGCCTTACGTGTACTCGACCAAGTGTCCGGTAAAGTCGTCTGGGTCTACGCTTCTCGAAATGGTAACGATGCTGCTTGTGTGTTTGTCGGCGAGCATCAGGATCCTAACTCGACAACGCAAGTTGCTCCAGTGCAAGCTGGTGTTCACAATTTTACATGCGACGAGTATTATAAGGCGGCAAAGTTTATCTACGATTTCTTTAATACCTAAGCTACCTCTCTAGAAAGGAGTCTGCTGAAATGAGTGACGATTTTAATGATCGTGATTTAGATCTGGTTTACGATAAAATGGAAGACATGGAAGGTCTTGACTTTCCTACGATTCCTGCTGGCGAAGGTCATCCGTTACCGGAACCAGATATCAATTATCCAATCGAGGTCGTTCCAGTTGCTGGCTGGAAGGACAAAGTCGATGAAAAACGCCGGGCAATGTATGAACAAGAATTCGCAATCGCTGAGCGTTGGGCTGCTAAGCCCAGCCTCACGAATGCTGAACGCTGTCATGGCGTAGTCTGGGAAATGCATCGTGTGCGTGATCTTCGTGCTCAAGAAGATTATGACCGCCGGATGCGAGTGTTTGAAGAACTGCAGGATGTCAATCCAGATCTCCCTGTAGATAACGCTCCCGTAGAACCGAGCTATCGTGCTCCTGAGTATGCTTCGTTCTACGACAATAACAAAGCGTCAGAAATCAAAGAGTTTCTGGCTAAGAGTGCAAAAGAGTTGTTCGACTAAGAAAGGAAGAAAAGAACATGTGCTACGACCTAGGCCGATATGGTGGACATCGCTCTTACTACGATTCGCGGATGTATGATGCGGTTGACACGCGGATTACTGAAGCTCTCAAAACTGATGCACGAAGTGCGTATAGCGAAGAACCTGAGAAATTGAAGCGAGTCGAAGAGTTCATCAGCGACCTGAAACTTCAACACGGCGGCGACTACGCATACATCAAGAGTTACATACACGATGTGGCTGTAGGTAACATTACGCCAGAACAGGGGGCTATTCTGGCTAGTACCAATACGCCTAGCCCGCGCTATTCGAGCCCGCATTATAATAATCGCGGTCCTCAATCTGAAACGACTCGTCCGGACGCTCGCGCCATCGTCGGCTTTGCGGCGCGAGCGACTGATGAACTGTTGCACAACAATCCGGCGCGGATTGACAGCACTTCTTCAAAAGAGGAGATGATTGAATTCGCTGACCAGCGTGATAACGCGCTCAAGAGCGTCTCCGATTACATTGCCGCGCTGCGTATGGAAGGTCAGAAGAAGACTTTCGATATCGCAGAACGCTGGAGCCAGAAGCCGAACATCACTGCGGCGCAAGCAGCTCATGGTGTTGCGTGGGAAATGCAGAAGAACTTCGGCGATACCTACGGTTATCAGAACGGTCAATATATCAACACGATTGATCCTGGCGCAGAATACGCACAGCTGTATGACGCCAATATGGCTACCAAGATCAAAGATGGTCTGATGCCTTCAGCTAAAGACTTGTTTGACTAAAGGAGAATCAAGTGAGTGATCAAGAAAAGAAAAGCTATGACGTAATGGTCATGGGTGGTGGTCAAGTGAAAAACCTGACTCCGCAGGAAGCTATTCAACTCGGTGAAGATGTTTCGAAGCAAGTACGTGACGTATTGCTGGCGAAATATCCAGACTCGAATCTGGAAGTCGAAGCGATGGTCGAAGAATCTGGTGAAGAAATCACACCGGAGCAACGCACTCGCAACATCGAGAGTTCCAAGCTGATCACTGAAGAATGGAAAGAGACTCTTAGCGGTGAAGCCAAGAAGCACTTGAATCGTGACTTCGAGATTGCTGAAGAATGGGCTAACAAACCTAATCTGAGCAAACGTGAAGTAGCGCACGGCGTCGTCTGGGGTATCCACAATGCTCAAGACGAAGAGAAGCGCTCTCGCGAAGCCAAGCGTCAGGAACACCTGAAGACGACTGGTAAGAAAGACGAAACGTTCGACATACACCAGTATCAGCCTGAGAAAGCGCCGATCTATTCTGGCATCTATCAAGATCGTTTGGGTGCTCAGATCAAAGCTGGTGAAGTTATCAGCGCGAAAGATCTGTTCAGCTAAACGTCATAAGGGCCAGCTTTTATGCTGGCTCTTTCAATAACAAGAGGAAGATATGGGCACACTCTACGTTCAGATGGCAAATAATGCTGCGTTCGATAATGATGAAAAACGCAAAGGTTTTGCTGAATTTATATCGCGGTTCTTCACCCACGGTAAAGAGATCAACAATATTCCGTATGAAGTTGTGCCTGGACGGACAGATGAATACGTAGTTGACCTTAACAACAACTGGAAAGTGGTGTTCGACAAACATGATAACCGTCGTGCTCGTTTGACCTACCGCTATGGTAACGATGTGGTAGTCGAAGCAGCTACGCGTTTCATTGCCTTCATGCATGGCCGAGTTGAAGCTTTCTACTGGGCTGCCAACGAATAATGACAGCCAGCCAAGTAAGGCTGGCTTTTATGACCTAATAATCAATAAGAGGTAGATCATGTCTGATTTCATCAAGAAACTAGTTGCCAAAGCCGCCAATGATTTAGAGAATAACTTTCTCACGGCTGTAAGGGAAGTTAAACTTACTCCGGTCGATCAAGAAAAGTCACCCGGTGTATACTGTAAAGCTGAAGTCCACTTTCCATTAGGTTACTATAAAAATACCCCAGAGAAACAAATCAATCACAAGAAAGATATGTTTCGATTAATCGAAGAAACTGTAAACAAATTAATGGATCAAGCGATTCATCAATTTCCTGACTTATATGCAGGAGACGAATTTGTAAAAATGTTTCTACACGATGCTGAACAGACAGTTAGAAAAATTGCATTTAACGATCCAATATACCAACCTTATCTACATCCGCTTGAACAATACCGGCAACTGTTGGATAGTGAACCTGACAAGCTCCATTGTAAGCTATGGTTTCATCTTGTTTTTAAGGTCATGAACTCTAAGGAACTTATTCCAGAGACATCGGTTGACCAACCAGTGGTGTTTGTAGTAGGTATAACAGATTCCATCGTCTCGGGTGAAACTGATAGAATCAAATTTACCCCACCTATTGAGTCTATGCCTTACACGAAATAAAAGGAGTAGTATTGTGCCGGATTTTATCAAAGATCTTATCAGTAATCTTAGCGATGATCAGAAAAGCCATATCAACAAGTTTATAGCTAATGTTAGGCTTATGCCTGTCGACGATCCTGCTAACCCAGATAACCTCTATGGTGCAACCTTTGATTTTGCTGTACCAGTTGCTAAGACGTTAACTTCTGATCAAGTGGCTACAGAACTAAACATCAATAATTCAATCGAAGAAGTGATAGATAGCGTTCTGGTTCAAGCAATGGAGTTATGTCCGACCTTGTGTGTTCCGTATAAATACTTGAAGAAGTTTACGGAGCAAATGGGTGCAGTGATTCATCGTGTTGTGACTAACGATCCGATTTATCAGCCTTACTTTTACACAAAGGAAGAGTTTGATAAGTTAGTCAAAGAAAATCCCATTGGTTCTCACACCAAGATGATGATACGTCTTACCTTTCTAATCAAAAGAAGAAATGTCGTATCAGCAAAGAGTTTGACCTCGTCAATGCGACCTACGTTCTTAGTTAATGGCAAAACGCATGAAGTGATTCGGCCAAACGGCTACATCCAAATGGGCAAAGTAATTGAGGAAGTATCTCGTCCATGGTAATTGCATGATTTCTTTTTGACTATAAAACTGTAAAAGCTAACTGCAGTTCGGTATCTATTGACAGCCACTTTACGTCAAGAAGAACAAAATGAGCATCTGCATCTATCGACACAAAAAGCTTTATGTGGTTATGCCACGTACCCATTCGACAATTGATTCTGAGGAAGGAATTGTAAAGTACAACTTTGCCCGTGTAAAAGGTGACTTCTGTGAAGTCTCAGTCACTAGACCGAGTAAGGATGTAGAAGACTATTTGCAATGCTTTCATCTGAATGTTAAGTTAGCTTCGGTAGGGAATCCTACTCGGCATAACTTTCATTGGTCAGTTAGTGCGTTAGGTTCAGTCTATGTTGATGAAGAAAAGATCATCGGCAATACGACGATGTGTGACCGTAGTAACGCAGGTGCGCTAAGTAACCTCATGTGGTCGTTTAACCATCGCCGTGATCTCATCGCGGGTATGATGGAAACAATGTGTTCGCGTAGTATCATTGAAATTCTCATGCATGAAACTGAAGTCGATGCTGAGAACTATGTGATTCTGCAGATGTATTTCAATGACGATCATAGCTTCGTACTTAACACATTACCCATTCGCCCATATGCAGAAGCTATTGATGCTTCTTATTCAGACAAATCTGAATCAGTGGATGAGTGGAGTAAGTTGTTCGAAGCTTCTTCTTAAAAGGAGATAAGATGCAAAGAGGTGTAGTCGTCAACGATACGCCTGATGGTGTATTCATCCAACAGAAAGATCATCGCATCATTCTCAATACCGCGCATCTTCTACAAATGGTGCGTAATGAGTGTATCAAGAATCGAGAAATTTGTGTAGTCAATCTAGACGATCCGATTGAATTGGATCTGTTCATGAACGACTTGTTTAGTAGCCTTGAGCATTACCTGAACTTTCACACCGTCGAGCATTTAAAGCGCACTATCGACGATTGTTTAGATCGTGCTCAAGAATACACGTTTTACCAGTTTACTTCTATGCAGCGCTATCTCTGGATGGAAGTCGCACGTGACATTATTACCCAGACCTATGAATACGGGTTGCGTGATACTTATCTCGTGTCCAAATATGTTTACGATAGCATGATGGGACATTCATTAGTATTGCGACCCTATGACGACTAAACTTAAAGTCTACCTACTAGGTATAAGAGAAGAGACAAGAAAGTATATTGCAGCGTATAACCGGATCATGAACGAACCTTCTGATCCGAATATGATTTCCGCTGAAGAAATGTACATCGAAGCTTTACATGAAGAAATGCTTGCGCATTTTGAATATAAGGCAACGGCGCTCGATAGTTATAAAGAACATCTCGTCAGTATGAGGGATGTTGGAAATCCTCTCGATGAAGAATTAGAAGAGACGCTTCAGCATTATGCCCAAGGAATCTTTAATCAACTAGTAGAGTATGGACTTTACAATGACGAGGGAGAATTGAAAGTGTGCCACGAGTCCACTTATCATTCTTCCTTTATCGTCCTGCATGCTCGCAAGTTAGCAAAGGAGAACCAGGATGAACAATCCACCCAAGGATAAGGTGTACATTGTCGATCTAAAGGAGATTCGAGAAAAGTACTTTAACCAAGTGCCAGAAGTCAGACGTACTTGTGTAATGATACCACCTGAGTATGATGAGCAGGAAACGTTTACGATGGAAGTTGAATGCTTACTTGGCAATATGAAGTTTGAGCATTCGAGCGGTCATGTTGTCCATGCGTATGCGGATAAGTTACTCGACGATTATGCCGAGTACTTTAAAACCGAAGGTCTTGAACTCAAATCGATTATGTCAGCCATGACAAAGTACACTGACTTCTTGCGAGAGTTTGCAGAAGTGCTGTGGGAATCGTTACGAGAACAAGGCGCGTACTGTAACGGCCTACTGGCAGGTGAGTATGACACTGTAATACAAGAGAATTTGCTACTACTGCGTAGAAAAGCAGAACCGCTTCAACCTACCCAAAATAACTAATACTATGTGCAGGTATGTCCTGATGCAACTTACCGTGTAACATCAGAGACTGAAGCGGTGCTGTTTTGAGTATGTGGGCTCGGGGAGACAGCGAACGGTGCGGGTAGGCTGCAACCTATCAAGTTGTCATGAGGAGTATCGGTCCAGCGTCATACGCGCGGTAGTCTAGTGGTCAGCCTTAAGGGGATGAATGAGTTTGCCTGCTCTTCTATTACCCTTAGGGATGCTTGCCAGGCATCACTCCAAGAGATGGTGGAAAAGGTGGGAAAGTGAGGATGGCCTTCGGGCTGTCCTCACTGTCCTTATGACGTCTTTTTTTTTTGGCTAATCGATATGACTTAACGTATTGTTTATCTCCAACCGACCCGAAAGTGTGACATGGAACAGTTTTTTACAAAGAAAGAGAATGCACCAAAACCAATTGTTCTCTCGTTGGAAGAAGAAGCTATCTTAATGAGTGAGATTCAAGATCAGATGAACGAAGATCAAAACAACGCTCACGCTATTGCTCGTGTTGAGGATATCCAGCAAGGCGCTAATGACGTTGTAGAGATACTGGCTTCAGCATCTGAGATTGGTGACGTGGAAAAGCAATTAATTGAATCTGTGTCTGATATGGCGAGTGCTGGTACAGACATCGACACGACTGAATTGTTTTGCACTAAACCAGTTACTAACGAAATCTCCGTGGAAGGTTTCAAAAGTAATGTTGACAAATACATTACGGATGTAAAGAATCAATTCCCTGAAGTAGCAGAGAAAGCACTCTCTCGTTACAAAAAAGTTTGATAGATCATAAAACCCCTACTCTCCAGACCAGCGGAGAGTAGGGAGTTATGACGCTTTATTTAGCTTGTTTCTGAGTCGCACCACGTTCAGCATTGTAAATGACTCGCAGAGCCATCATCTGATTTGCAGAAGCGATCTTAATCGCGCGCTTGACTTCACTGCGAGCCGGACTCATGAAGTTAGCAAACATTACATTGCTTGCAAAGTCAGAGATCTGATTGAAAGCACGATCGATAGCTTTCTCAGCGCCTCTGTCGATCGAATCTTCCATCTTCCTCAGACCACTACTGATCGAATCCATCAAGCTTTGCGATTTCTTGACCAGCTCCATGTTCTGTTCAACCAGATGCAAGTATTCCATACCGAACTTAATCAGTTTACCAATTTGATCGGTAGTCATACCAGCCACACCTTTACCGACGATTTCATCAGCGACAGCGCCGTCGTTACCGAAACCGTTAGCAGCTCTAGCGCCCCACGCGCCAGCTTCAACAACTTTCTTCCTGGTGGCCAGGTTAGCCAGTTTATCAAACCGTTTACCGTTGATTTCAACAGATTCGCGTGTCTTGCTAACGTCGACATCCAGATTGACTTGGGTGAGGTAAGATTTGCCTTCAATAAACTTCTTATCAAACAGATCGCCAGGATGCGGAATAGCTTCGATCGAGGCAATTACTTTAGCTGCCGAGTCAGGAGTCGACATATTACCAGAACTAACAATGCTGTTAATCTTGGTGAGAACTTGCAGAACCTTAGTTGGGTATTCTACGAGTGCATAACGCGACATCGCAAAGTCTGCAGTCAGAGCCGCAATAATATCCTTAACTCGACCATCGCCAGTAGCGTAAATGCTACTAAAGCGAAGCAAGCTAACCTGATGCGTGCCGGTGCCAAATTTAGCTTTCTTAGCATCAAACTCTTTCTGCGCATCCATCAACTTAGCTTTATACTTCTTAACCAGTCCGGCATTACTACGGAACAGATCAGCATAGGCACGGAAACCTTGCTTCCAGTTAACCACGTAGGATTGCGCGATCGTGTTCAGCGCGGCGCCTTCAAGAATCAGCTGACCCAGCATTTGTTCATGACGAGCTTTAGCTGTAAGGGAACCACCAAAGTCTTCCAGCGAGACATGTGGAATGCCAGAGCTAACCGTACGCATCTGCACAGCAATCGCTTGTTGCAGAACATTTGCAGTAGCATCGCTAAATGATTCGGTAGCCAGCAGATGACGGATGGTCTCTTGATAACCTTCGAAGACTTCAACGGCGTTATTGATCTGTTGTTTCTGTTCGATCTCAACGTCAGCTTCGTCGACAGCGTTTTCGATGATTTCGAATTCAACGTCAGTCACATCCAGAGCACCGGTGTTAGCATCAGCATCGGTTTCGGTGTTAGCCGTTTGTTCAGCTTCCAGAGGACGGTCGTCATCCGTTTCACCTTGCGTGACTTTAACGGTTTCTTCGCCAGACGTGTTGCTCATCGGAGCAGCGTCAGGATCACCTGCGGGTTCGGTCGGACGATTGTCTTCGGTTTCCGGAGCAGTCACTTTGACTTCTTGCTCACCACCTTTGCCAGAACCATTCTCGGCGTTATCAGCCGAAGCCGGTTCCATGGGGCGGTTATCTTCCGATTCAGGAGCATTCAGCTTCACATCGTCGGATTCCAGAGCTGCCTTTTTAGCAGGTGTTGGTTGCACGTACTTATTGCGCATTTGATCAATTCCTTAAATACAGAGGTTACGGGGGAGTAAACTATATAATTCAACCACTTGCTTACCACTTCAAGTAAGTAGGCTTATAAGCAGACTTATTGCTCTGTGTGCTAATATCAATCGACTCCTGACTCAGGCTTTCTCTAGCAAAGATTCTTGACCAGATAGAAGTCTTTTGAGGTTTTTTGCTTTCTTCTTTAACTGGCGCAGCTTTTACCTCAGCTTGTGCTGGTTTCGTTTCTTCATTCACACTAGAGTCTTCAATGTGATACCACATGAGTTCATTGAAGAATTCAGTAAAGTTCCTAAAGACTTTACCTACTGGACCAGCACGGAAGTGTACGTCAATCACTTGACACTTAGTTCCACCAGAAGCTGGATCATAGTCGAGGCAAATGAAGTTCTTCCAATCAGAAGCAGCCAGAACAGGAATCCAGAAAGGATTATTGAACACTTGTTGAACACCATGAACAGCTACCGGCTTAGGACCGCCTTCGCCGTATTGTGCCGTAAACTTATCAGCACGATCTTTCATGTAGCCGTAAGCTTGCAAAATACCATCCATCGACAAGAAATCATAACCTTCAAAGTCAAATGCATTGTCATGATTACTACCGTTATGAATCCGAATCAGATCCAGATAATCATTAGGTAGTCTTGCACCATGCGGTAAGATCGCGTCGAGTTTCTTAAGCTCGGCTGTTGTAACCGGCCCGTTCAGTTTCCTTAACTCGACTGGCTCTTCTTTACGAAGTTGTTCTTCGAAGATATTCCATAAGTCTTTAACACTTTTCATGTTTTCACCGTTATTATTAGTTTACCAAGCAGACCACACAGGAGCTACTGGCATTTCTGGTACATAGTCGATATTAAACAGTTCTCTTTCGACGCTATACGGGGCCTTACAGACGTCATATTCGACTGCTTCCATAACGAGATCACCTACGTCAGTATTTCGGCCCAAAATCGCATCTACAGCCTCTCTGGACCATTCCAGGATATCACCCGAACGAGTCGAGATGTTGCCTTCTGTACCGGTCTTCAAGAACATGTTCACAATTGTCACTGGGCCGTCTTGACCAATGCGATCGACACGCGCAGTAGCTTGTTCTAATTCATGAATACGGAACGGACTATTCATCATGATTGCAGTAGATGCCATCACGAGTGGAACAGCGGTTGAGAGCGATTGGAACGTAGCGACTAACGGATTAGCATCTTCATCGTCACCAAACGTCTTAACAATATTCGGCAGGTCTTTATTAGTCGTACCGTAAACACGTAAGGGTTTGTAACCACTGGCTTCTAACATGTCGCAGATCTTGTCCACCACTTCGACATAGCTAGTAAAGATCACCGTCTTCTTCCGTGCGTTATCGATCTCTTCTTCCAGGTTACAGTAAGGCACCATGTCAACGTGACACTGAGCACGCTTCTTACCCAGGATACGACCTAAGGCTTCACCACGCACTTTCAAATCGTAGTACTTAACCACTGAACGAGCATTCTTAAATTCTTCTTTGATACCTGGTGCCAAGAACGGAATGATTTCTTTCAGCTCGTACTTGTTACAGAACATCGCTTGTTCTTTCATAGTCGCAGCATCAAAGCCACGACGGATGATAGCAATGTATTTACGATAGATGTCAAATTGAGCACGCTTAGCTTTATCACGCTCAATCATCGATTCATGTAACTTAAGACCGCGGTTATACTGCTCTTCGTATTTCTTAAAGTTTGACTTGTAATAGTTCATGCGCTCAGTCACAAACTGTTTCATGTCTTCTTTAATTACGTCGAGCGTATACATCTTCCCGTTGGGGATCTCGATATCTTTAGTGTACGTCGTAACCTCATTCTTAATCACCGCAATCTTCTCAACCTTAAAGGTCAAGAAACCAATCCGGTTACGCAGAATGTCGACAGCACGAGACACGTTCTTGCCAAAGATCTTACGGAAGCGTTCTTCCGCAAAGCTATCAAACAGCGGATCGATGCAACGTAAGAACGGAATCGCTTCATTACCAATCGCTTTGATCGGCGTGCCAGACGCCCACAACACGTGCTTCGAGTTCAACACATCACGAGCCAGTTCCACAAAACGTTGCGTGCGTAGTGAATCGGCTTCATTCATGTTGTGCGATTCATCCAACACCAGCATTGGGTTAACTGGTTTGTGTTTCGTGAAGAACTCAATAGCGCGGTCTAATTGCTCGTAATGGAAGATGTAGAAGCGCTTACCAGGCGTTGGATCTTCTTTCATCGAAGAGACCCAATAATCGACTGGTTCTTTAAAGCAGGTTGCGACTGTGTCTTGCCAAACCCGATCAATTGCGTTCTTAGGCGAAATGATGATCGTCACATCGTTCTTTAACATGCACGAGAGCATGATCGACGCTAAGGTCTTACCAGAACCTGGCACAGCACCTAACATCAGTCCTAACAGCCCATAACGCGGCACAATGTCATTATAGACACGGAAGAATTCTGCTTGGTGGGGTAAGGGTTTATACTTGAGAAGATTCAACTGGTCAAAGTCAAGGATGTCTGGAGTATCTTGTCGGTAAATCCGACTCATCCATGTTTCATTCTTGATTTGATCAATGACTTTCCGAAGTACACGATAATTAAAACCAGTACCACGTCTTGGGTTAGCAACAACTTGTTCTAGCGTGTAAAGAACATCAGGTAAAAAGAATTGATGGAAGATCACCGAAGAACTTGTACTTCTTGTAAACATGTAGTCTTCGATTTTAGACGTCTTCCAGATTTTGTATATGTCGTTCATATACACGTCTCGAGGTAAGCCCTCGATGACGATTTGATTGCCTCTTTGCACGATGTTGATATTACCAACCATCTTTCGTAATGCGCTAAACATGGCAAAAGTTCCAAAGAAAATAAATGAAAGAATAACAGCATACTGCCTACTCACTAGCCACAAGATAGGCTAGTGAGTAGGTGTACGTTTGCTACATTTTTCTTTGGTTTAAAACAAAAGTATTTCTAAGCTTTGCCAGGTCTTATTTACGCAGGTTGAGCATCAAATTCCCAGTACGGAGTTTCCGTTGCTGAACCAATCTTACCACCGCCAGGACGACGCAGCGTCGTGTCTTCACCGTCGATATCGTCGTACAAGTCGCCGATTTCATGCAACGTCAAGACAAAGTAACGATCAACGAGAGGTGTCTGACGGGTCTTACGGTGTTTACCACGCTGGAAGGTCAAGAAAGGCTTGTTATTGACGTATTCGATATGCTGGAACATCTCACCATCAACTTCTTGGTCAAGACGTCCACACGCGTCGTACATGCCTTTATTGAGCACCAGTTTAACTAGATCGCCATGACCATCACGGATTAACTTCTTCGCATCCATCGACAATTGATGTGGGGTAATCATCGTGGTCCAGCGTGCTTTAAAGAAGTTACGCATACGACGATACAGATCGCGAATATCTGAACCAATCGTCGTCATGATACAACCCGTAGTCGGGATCATCGGCAGGTAGTCAATTGCACACAGATGTACTTCGTAACCTTCGGCTTCATATTGCAGGATCTTATTCTGAATATCCAAATAAGTCCAGCCACTCGGATTGACTTCCACCATGCGAATATGGTAGCCAGTACGAGTTAAGCGTTCCATCACATACGCCGCCATGTCTTCGTCTGTGACAGCAGCCATATCGGGTTTGATACGATTCTCGTTCGTGTACATCTGCTGATACATGAACGTGAAGTTTTCTTTCAAGCTATCTTCAAATGTGATACGGACCAACAACGGCTTCTTATTAGGATCCCGCATCTTCGGCACGTTATACATGGCTATCTGTCTAAAGATAGTCAGTGACATACCGGTTTTGAAGTTGTGAGGTAGTGCGCCAAACACCCAACTTTCACCACGCCGAAAGCCACCATCTAATGCACGATTCAAACCTTGCAAGCCAGTCGTCATCGTCCATTCATCGTTGTCTGCTTCTTTAGCAGTCTTGAAAATGGCACTGATTTCATTGACATTCGCAAAGTCAACTTCACCCACGACTGCTGGGTCAGCGTTTGTGCTATCAGATTGGTACTCAGAAAGCTTACCCACAACCTCTTGAACGAACTCGTTCATGTTGGGGATTTTGGCTTTATTAAACTTAAGTTTCTGAAAAGCTTGGCTAATTACTTGAGTGATCTCCTTTTCACGGAAGTAATTCCGAATTTGCTTTTGAATGTTGAGAACTGTGCGTTTTAACGCATTCTCGGACAACTCTTGAGAGATGCCATCAACCAATGCATCATACGTCGTTTCATCTGCACCGCAGTTGATTTTGAGACGCTGGAGAATTTCGTTGATTTCATACTGATGATTATAGGGAAGTGTTGCCATATAGAAGGCAGTGTCACGAAGACCCATTAACACTTCAGTATGCAAATCATGAATTTCACGTCCTAGCGAAACTTCAGGCGCCTTTACTTCATCAACAACTTGTCGTACTAGTTCTGCAGAGTTATTGGTATGACCGACTTGTTGACTTTCTCGAAAGAGCAGTGTGATTGCGCTGATAAGTAAAAGCTTAGGATTCATGGCTATGAGTGGTAATTAAAATGCCGCTTAAGTTAGTTTAAGCGGTTGTTATTTTTGACAGCATACGTCTTACACATATCAAGAGGCATGCTAGTTTTTTTCACCTGTGTTTATTGATTCACACAAGGGAGTTTTATCGTGGAAAACCAAGTATTAGCCCACAACCCGTCTGGCGTGTTCCATGCTATGTTAGCTGAGACACCGAAGACTGTGGTATTTATTCCGTATTGGATTAAGGGCATGCTGGAACGCCGCAACCTGCCGCTCAACACGTTTTTAGATTTCAAGGTAATGAAGCAAATCTTAAGTCTAGAAGAACAAAGTGTTCTGCTTCAGTTGCAAACATACTCATTATTTGATCCGACGTTCGACGCTGACGGCATCCCTATCAGCTACGCGTATCCTCAAAGAGGAACAGATATTACAGAGTGGTATGACTCTAAGTTCTTGGAAGAGATCTGGCGTAAAAGTGTTGCTGCAAATGATTTGGCAACAAAAGATTTATTTCATACTCTGAACTACATCAACCTGACGAGTTCTACCGAAAAAGAGATTGCTTCACGACTGTTTTGTAAGGAGAGTTTCTCAGAACAACATAAAGAACCCTTTATTACTTATGACTTAACTCGTGACATCATTGGCGTTGTCGTATATCCGGGTTACTTCAACCGGGATAAGTTTTCAGACTTCAGATATCCGCTTCTGAAGTCGATATTAAAAGTATTGTATGTGTACAACTCGTACGCTTCGGTGTGCAAGACACCATACTTTCGAAAGTATCTCGAAGAATTAGTAAGACTTGCTTCTATGTCTCACTAAAACAAAAGTAAGTAATTAATTACTAATGATTTGAGGCAAAAGCCCCAAAGCCTTTTTTCTTTTATTTATAAAGCAAGGATAGGTTACAAACATGAATGATATTTTTAGCTCGATCACCCAAAGCGGTGCTAAAGGTATGGTGGGTGTCCTGGAAGCCACTAAACAACTGGCAGCTTCCCAGGGCCGTACTAGTCACGCCGCTAAGCTGGCTAGCAACATTGTCTCGATGGAATCGATCGACATCACCGCTAAGACCGAACTGAACACTGCAGTTAGCCAACTGCACGCTTCGCTGGAAGGCATCTGCCAAAGCAACCTGCAAGTCGACAAGAAGTCGGGTAAAGCAAACGTCAGCCAAGCTCAGATGCAAGCTGCTCTGTATGCTGGTATCATGGGTGGTGACATTGGCGCCGCTGTCAAGGCTCCGATCAAATCGAACGTGATCGCCCAAGAAGGCATCTCGGTCGTGGAAGCCGATAGCGTTGGTCTGGACAACCGTCGTGCTGCTCTGGAAGCTTACGACGAACAGTCGACCTCGACCACGGTCGCTTTCTCGATCGCTTACAACCTGGCTGCTGCTCGTCAAGACGAGTTCGGCGAAGCTCTGTTCCCGACCGTCGTGATCCCGCCGGATCAAGCTGGTATGATGATGACCATCGACCTGGTCATGCTGCAAAACGATGCTAAGCATCAAACCTCGGGCGCTGTCGAAGACTTCCGTCGTTCGAACGTTATCCGCGCACTGACCTACCCGACGCTGCTGCAGAACGACGCTACCAACATCATCCCGGTGTTCCGTGATGGCGTCAACGAAGACTACTTCGTGCCGTCGACCGATATGGCTCCGGTCAACATCACCATGGACAATGGTGAATCCATCCAGACCTCGGCTCTGGCCATGGGTACGGAATTCGACCTGCTGGGTCTGTCGCAAACCGACGCTCTGCTGCAAGCTGGCGTCATGGACGTCACCGACTCGGTGGATCCGGGCGTCACCCTGAAGGAACTGTTCCTGCAGCTGACCAACGCTGACGGTTCGACCAAAGAAGTGGTCCGTTTCAACACGATGGACCTGCCGCTGAGCAACTTCAACTACGCTGTCCAAGGTAACTACAAGGACATGGTGCTGAATTTCGACACCAACGTTCTGACGGTTAACAAAGACACGGTTAAGTATGACAACGGCGTTTCGACGCTGCTGGCTCCGATCGTGGCTGGTCAATACGAAGTTCGTCTGGGCATCGTTGTCTCGGGCAAAATGAACGTTCAGTTCGGCACGACCACGGCTTTCACCAATAAGCTGCAAGTCGTCTCGGTCCGTCAGAACGGCGTCAACCTGGACACGAAGACCGGCACTGGTAAGACCATTGCTGACATCTTCAAAGGTGCTGAGTTCATCGGTTACAACCTGGACGCTAAGCGTTCGAACATGAACCGTCGTCAACGCGGTCAGCTGGTGGATACCACCACTTATCGTCAGTACTACAAACTTAACCTGCTGTCGCCGATCACGGTGCCGCGTCCGCACTCGGCTGGTGATGCTAACGACGCTCGCGACCTGAACGCACTGATCTTCACCACGCACGTCCGTACCTCGAACGCTGCTGTGGACAAGCTGCTGGCAACCGCCGACATCCTGAAGAGCATCGTTGGTACGCAAGCTCGCGCTGGTGACACTATCGAAGTCCTGGGTCTGGCTCGTTGGCTGGTTGATCCGCAGTTCGATGATCGCACCTACGATGCTCCGGCTGTGATCGACTCGGTGAAGTCGCACGAACGTGCTGCTGACATCCAAGCCTCGCTGGTCAACATGATCCGTGACATGGCTTACGAGATGTATCAGAACTCGGGCTACAAACCGGCTGCTGACTCGCAGAACGGTGGCATGTCGGCTCCGCCGACCGTCATCATCGCGACGGACCAAGAGATCGCTCGTTACCTGACGGTGACTGGTGACCTGCGTACGCTGGGTGATCACTTCCCGGTCAAGATCGTCTCCACCACCAACATCAAGATGCGTGGTAAGATCTTCGTGACCTTCGGTGACTTCACCACGGCTGAAGCTGGTGTCCCGAACGTGCTGCATTTCGGTACGATGCAATATCGTCCGGAACTGACCGTGGTTCTGCCGACCGCCCGTGATGGTTCGTACTCGAAAGAGATCACGGTGTCGCCGTCGTTCCGTCACCATGTCAACCTGCCGGTCCTGGGTCGCATCACCGTGACCGGTATCAGCGACGTCGTCGACAGCAAACTGCCGATCAACATGCATAGCGTGTAATCTGGTAGGGAACTGAGCAACCAAGCCTGCCTCTTCGGAGGCAGGCCATGGCTGTAAGCTATTCTTCTGTAGCTAAAGCATTGGGGCTTGACTCTCCTCCTGGCCGCAAGGCTGGGAGGAGAGGTATTGCTCTATGCCCTCATTTTGTTTTTTGATCAAAAAACTTTCAGGCATATATCATCTTAATGAGATTGTGATTAGTATACAAGAAACTAATCGCAGACAAATATAGGCACTAATGATAATTTCCTAGAAAGCGCTTTTATGACCCGAGACCTGATTACTCACTACGGTCGTGTACGCGTCGCGAATATTCGAGCCGGAGCAATCGAGCCAGACAGTGTGTTTACCCAACGTACGACTTACATCAACAATTTTTCACAGGAAGTGAAAATGCGTAAGCGTTCGGGTCTGGTAGTGACGTTCCCAGTAATAAACGGTAGACGCCGTGAGATTAATCAGTCTACTGGAGATTACGAATTTATCGTTCGCCACGAGTATACTTTCTTACGTGAAAACCTTCCCGCTGTTGCGGAGTTTCTTTCCACTGTGACGCCTGAGCATTCTCTAGAGTTACAAGAGATTCGTGAAGCGTTCTTTCACCTTTATCAGAACCTTAACAGGATGCAACGTGACATCCGTATCACCTACGAATATTACTTCTTGCAAAAGGATATTCAAGATGTTGGAAACATTTTTTACCACCATGACTTAGATTGTGTATTTGCATATGGTGACGGGTGTGAGATCCCTAACCATCCGCATAGTTTGGTTGGTAAGAAAGAGCAGACGGAGAACTATGCTCAATCGTTTCAAAACGATCGAGGCATGGTGTTCATGATTGAGATTGTGGATTCGCTCGGTAAACATGGTGAGCGCTTTGTATCGATCTGTAATCAAGTGTTTATGATTACGCCGAAACGCGATACGCGACCAGATGGTATCTATGTGATTTCCACCAAGCCTGCGCACGGTAGAATTGCTACAAATGAAATAATCACTGAGGTGTATGAGTTTGGGGAAGCCGAAGAGCGGTTAGGTTTGTATAAAAATTACGAGCATGCCAAAACTTATGGCGATCCCAATTTACATCGAAAAGAAGAGTTGGAGAAATTGCAGCACGAGAATAAACTTCTTCAGTTGCAGATGGGACGTGAGAAGAGTGAGTTCGATCGACTGCAAGCCGAACTAGAAAGGAAAAATCGTGAATCTGAAATGGAGAGAGAAAGCCATCAAAGACGACTAAAGGATACTGAAGACAATCTGAAGCGTTTGATGGATTTGGAACGCATGCGGATTGATGAAGGATATCATCGTCGTTCAATTGATCGCAAAGAAACAAGCGATATGGTCAAGTACCTACCTGTGATTCTCACAGCGATTGGTACAGTACTCATGGCAGTCAAAGCTTTCAAGCCTGAACCTGCCAAAACTTGATTGATTAAAAACTAATAAGAGGAAGTCTTACATGGATCCAGCATTACGAGAGCATATTCGTGAAACAATGCCAAAGTTCAATCCTGTCTTAGCCGACGGTTTTGCAACTTCACAGATTCCTGTGGCTGACAAGTATGTCCATATGCTGTTCAAGGCGATTTCCAGGAGTTTTCCACCTGGTCTGGAGTATACTGGATTTCGTCCTTGCCTTCCATCGGAGGAACTGAGACAGATTACTAAACCTAAGAATCAGAAGAATGCTCGGAAGAACAATAAGAGCACTTATGATATCGCGGAATCGTATCTGCGCATGATGATGTACACGTTCAAGTGGAAAGGTAAAGATCTGCCTCCACGTTACATGTTCTTGCCGTATGTCACCGATGGCGGGCATATCAAAATCAGTGGTAGCCGATACACCATCTCTCCGGTGTTAGCAGACCGCGTGATTTCGATCCTGCCTAAGACTGTGTTTGTGCGTCTGATCAAGACTCGCTTCATGGTGCTTCGCATGAGTCAACACTACTTAATGAATGGTCAAGATCATTCGACCCATGTGGTGTTCTCTAAGATTTACCAAAAGCAGATCGTCAAAGATCGGAACGACCCGAATCGTGTCAACGCACATTCGACCATGCCTCACTATCTGTTCTGCAAGTATGGCTTGTCGGCTGCTTTCCAGCTGTTTGCCAACTGCACACCGATCGTGGGTGACGCACAATCGATCACGACTGAGAAGTATCCAGCCAGTGATTGGAACATCTTCATGAGTTCGCGTGTGATCAGCGGTCAGCCACCTTCGGGGCGCAATGATCGTCTGTTCTACGAACCTCCTGCAATCCGCGTAGCTGTGCGTAAGAGCGAAACTACGCCGATGGTTGAGAAGATGATCGGTGGTTTGTATTACCTGTTGGATTTGTTCCCAGAACAGATGAAGAATGTAGCGGACTTTGATAAGACGCTGATCTGGATTCGTCTGCTCGGTTACATCGTAGCACCTGGCACGACCTCGCTCGGTAAGCTGCTCAAAGAAATGGACGACCACATGCGTTCGCTGGATGAGTATATCGACGCGATTATGCAAGACCAGTTGGCAAACATCGACATGCATGTGGATAACGTGTATCAGCTGTTTGCTATTCTCACAGAACGTTTCGATGAATTGCTGTTGAAAGGTTCTGGCCAACTGTCCAGCATGTACGATAAAGAGTTGAACGTTAACTACTTTGTCTTGTATGACATCAGTAGAGCCATTGTGGAACTCGGCTTTAAGATGATGAAGTTGTCGGAGAAGCCCAATCTGGAAGAGAAGGAAATCATCAGTGCCTTTACCTCGTCGATTAAGCCTGGCTTGATTTACAACATCCACAAGAACGTTGGTTCCGTCTCGACCAATAGCTATCCTGGGGATAACAAAGCACTGAAGATTACGTCGTTGGTAGTACCGCAGCAAGCCTCAAGTAAGAAGTCCAAGGGGCACAATAGTCTGCAACTCTCGGACCCGATCAATCAACTGCACGTATCGATTGCGGAAGTGGGCGCATACGCAAACCTTCCGAAGAGCCAGCCGTCTGGTTGGTTCAGGCTGAGCCTGTACCTGTCGCTTGACATGGAAAACGTGGTTCAGCGTGATCCGAGATTCATCCCACTGTTTAACAGCATTCAACAGTGGATTGACCTTCCGTAACTAGCGTGCACTAGATTACGGAAACTTAGAAAGGAAATAACAAGAGATGAATCCTAATTATAATCAACAAAACACGATCCCGTTCAGTACGAACCAGATCACCAATCCGTTCTTCCAGGTGAACTATAACAACCTTCCGATTAACGTCGGTGGTGTGCAAACGGTGCAGTGGATGATGCCGTATGTTCAGCTGGCAACAGGTCTGGCAATGGAAACGTTGATGGTGAATACCCAACAAGGTCCGTTGTCGGTGTTCCTGTACAACATGATGAGCGATAATGGTTGGCGTAATCAGCAGTTTGCTGGCCTGATTCAGGACATCGTCGATTACATCTATATCGAGAATCAGACCTGGCAACCGCCCCCGCATCAAGTCGAACACATCGTCCGTGATGGTGTGGTTAACTTCCTGCGCATTCGCGTGTATGGCTGCCTGGCAGACTTCCCGGCACTGTGGTTTTGCATCAACGAAAACGACCGTCCGTCTGTCAACGTGCAAGTCAATAACTATCAGCAGCTGATGGGTCGTATCCTGCGCATGCGTCAAGATACCGCGAACATGGCAAACATGCCGATTGGTCAACCTGTCATGTATCAACCGCAGATGCAGCCAGGTATGATGCCGATGGGCATGCAACCGATGGGTGGTGGTTACATGCCGCAGGGTCAAGTCAACCGAGTGCAAGGTCACATGCCTTTCACTGCAGGTGGCAGTGCGTATCAACAAGCAAATGGCGGTGTCAATACCATGGCTGCTGGGCCTGGTTATGGACCGCAAGTACGCACGGCATCCGGTGGTCGCGATTATGGTGGCGCAGCACCGTCGCAACAACCGCAGCAGATGCAAACGCAACAAGTACAGCAACAACGCGTCACTGCACATCCTGGTTCGACGTTAGTTCCGCCGTTCCAACAAAGCGCTTCCGCACATCAACCTACTCAACCGACTCAGTTCGGTCCTGCACAAGGAAAGGAAATTCCGATGAACCAAAATGGCACGGCGATCCCGGTTGATCCATCGCTCAAAACTCCGGACGAAGCTGGCTGGCGTATGTCGCTCAATCATCCTGAGCTGGCATATCCTCCGGCGTTCAACCCGGTTCAATTCAACCTCTACTTCAAGATCCAACCAGACGGCTCGACTGTGCCGGAAATTCATCAAAGTGGTATCAACATGATCGATTACGACCGCCATGCTGTGGCAAGCTTGTTTGGTAAACCTCTGCCGGGTCTGAATCTGGCAAAAGACAACAAGCAAGTGATGGCGCGTGTCGATGTGGGTGTGGCAAAGATCAAGAGCGAGATGGACGAGGCAACGGAAGACAAACCGACTGTCCTGACCAAACCGAAGCTGCTGCACGATACCAACCTGGAAATGGCGATCCTCACGCTGCGTGCCGAAATGCTGCGCCTGCACGAAAGCAAGCCGGTCATCTATCGCGGGTTCGTGAAAGTGGCTGAACCGATCCTGGGCTGGGAAGATGAGACTGAGCAAGTGGAAGTATTTGCTCGCTGTGCTTCTTACATCGCTCTGCGTGAAGAACTGAAGGCTGCCAGCGAGTACTGCTCGCCGGAACTGGTCACGATGGTCAACATGCGCATGACGAATCACATCAACCATATCCTGCGTAATCGCATGTCGATCACGGCTGATACGGTAACGGTGGAAGACTTCGTCAACGATCTGGAAAAGCTGACCACCTGGCTGCGTGATACCTTCGGTGAACACATCGAGAAAGCCTTCCTGAAGGATCAGCGTCAAGAAATCGCCAATCTGTTCCAGACGGTGGATCGTGAAACCGATGTCTACAAAGCACTGACCGGCAACATCATCGCCGATACGTTCGAAGACGTCGAAAAGAAACCGGAAATTACGCTAGTGGCATCGACCTACAGCATCACTTTCCTGGAAGTGCTGTCGCACGATCTGCAAGTGGCTGGTGTGGAAGGTGTCGGCAATGTGCTGCTGAAGGATTTCCAAATCTCGCTGCTGGGTCTGGCGCGCAACATCCTGGAATCTTCCGAGCAACTGGGCTGGGGCACGTCGCGTCATCTGGTGCGTACCAAAGATGGTCGTATCTTCGAGATCACCAAAGGTAACATCAACCAGGACTTCATCCTGATCAGCCTGTATCACTAAGGGTAAGTAGGGAGCTTGTTGAAGTTAGCAAGCTCCCTCTTCCTTAGTTAAATTTCTTTTTTTTTCTTTTTGATTAAGGATAGATCATGTCTGATAAAGAGGATGACAACATCATTCGCATGGCGGTAATGGAGAAACGACTCACACCTAACGTTTCCATTCATGCCCGAATTATTAGCAATGAACAGCAAGCTAAAGACAATATGTTAGATGGTCTTAGCACCATAATGACCATTGAACGTTGCATTCTGGATGGTTTGACTAAAGATCACCATTTCAAGAATGTGCAAGAAGTTTCGGATAAAACCGGTGAACCTGTCCACAACTTCTTTACTGCACCGCCACCTACTAACCCGATTCTTGATGTACCGATTCTGGTGGTGTCAGCAAAGTCAGCTGAAGCCATGGCAAGTATTAACCATGTGATTGAAGCACCGCGAGTGTATCCGCGTGAACGTCTGGCAGATACCATTCGTTATATCGATGAAGGTGTGACTGAGGATTGCATTTATGCCAAATGATCTTAAGTTGGACCCATTGCGTGTTGCCATTGAAATTGAAGGCGCCACAATGGAAGAAGAAGCTATGTTGGCTGAATGCATCAGCGATAGCTTGACAGCTCGCGGGTTTAGTAACGTGTTTGTAGTTGCTACAGAAACCCTGTACTCCGATAAGAATGCGGTTGACAAATATAACCAAGAAACAAGTCTGAGTAAAGATCAACCGATCACTACCTCTACATCGACAGCTATTCACTAAACGTCATAATTCCCTCACCACTCCATTACGGGGTGGTGAGGGGTTATGACCTAATCTTTTTTTGTTTCAATACAGCGAGATTAGAAACGATTACGCTTTGTCTTTCGACTCTTTGTCATCGTCTTTCTTTTCTTCCTTATCTTCTTCAGGTTCCTGTTTGTCTTCCTTCTCAGGTTCCTTCTTATCGTCTTCTTCCTTAGTGGTTTCCTTGGAAGGTTCAGATTGAGGCGTATCTTTAGGTTCCTCGAATTGAGGTTCGTTTTGATGAGCGTCTTTTAAAGCAGCATCAATTTCATCAGCTGGTTCACCTTTGTGTTCACCTTCAGGAGAGCCATCTAACTCATTGAACTCTTCAGGAGTATCGGTTTTAGCTTCAGCTTGATCATCAGAGCCTTGACCTTCGCCTTGCTTTGCATCTAGATCAAGATCATCACCACCGCCGAAACCACCTCCGCTATCCCCATCTCCGCCTAAATCACCAGAGTTACTCCCGCCGTCGGAATTACCGAAACCGAGATCATGATCGCCGGAACCACCTAAGCCATCAGATCCGCCAAAATCGTCGCCGCCTCCGAAACCGCCAGAATCACCGAAACCACCCATGTCATTACCACCATTACCGCCGCCAAGGTCACTACCGCCACCATAGCCACCGCCAGAGTTAGCAGACAGACCAGAGTCTTCGAGGATCTTGTCAGTCTTCTCCTTCGTGGATTTGATTCCTTTGAAGAGGCCTTGAATAGCTTCGAGCAGGGATTCCACATGATCCACCTGTGCCTTTTGGAAGTTGATTTCTGCATTACCATCCGGACCTTTAGAAGTAATCTTCGCCAGTTCAGGAATAACACCATTGCGAATTTGCCATTCACGCAGGAAGTAAGCTTTCATCTGGTTACGAACAGCACGGATGTGTTCAGTTGCAGCACCAAGTTCACCACTGGTAAACATGTCTTCACTGATCCAGGCATTCAGAGCCGAATCCAAGAGCTTCTCGTATTTCTCGTACGATTCATTCTCGTTATCGATCTTCGTCACATCTGGCTCAGGCAGAGCCACGTTAAAGTTACCGAGAAACTCTTCTAAGATCTCCTTGATAATCACTGCTTTATACAGTTTATTCTCTTGGAGTTGCTCTTTGGTAATGGCTTGACCACTATCGAGTTTGATCTGTTCTTTATCCGTGATACCTTTGATGATCTCATCGTAAGAACCTTCAATGAGCTTGACCAGTTCTTCCATGATGTCTGCCGAGGCAATCATGTATTTACGCATGTGATCCGACAACTGCGGTACGAAGTCTTGCTGATACGTCAGAACGCGTTTCGACAGCAAAATCGTATTCGCATTCACACTGGTTGCGAAGTCAGAACCTGCAGCTGCATCGACCATTTCAGGCGTTAGGCCGTACATCATGATCGCACGTTTACGCAGCAGTTCTTCTAATGCTGTATCAGGCTGAGCGTAGTTGCTATTCTTTTCGCTAAACTCGACTTCCATGTCAGGAATACCAGGGTGTCCAGTAAAGCTAAATTCGAAGGCAGCACGCTGCATGCTTTCTACGATATCAGTCGGGTTATTGGAACCCAACGGGAAGCTGTTGCTATTGACGCGCATAATCTCGCCAATCATCTGCTCGATATTCTTCATCGGATCAGGACTATCCGGATCGAGCTTCAGATTCACATGAGTGCGACCAATCGAGTTACGCAGACTCGTCATGACGTTAGCCACTAAGAGCATCGTACGCATACTGTTCAGGATGCGACCATCTTCCAGCAGCGACTTACCAATACCGTTGCTATGGTAACGGAAAGCGATATACGTCATGAACTCAGCCGGGATATACAGAAGCTGAGTATGTTGCTGCGACAACGAACGTGCCATCATCAAGCGATACACTTCTTGGTTCTTAGCGATAACTGCGTTCCCGCCCACCAAGCCATTACGCAGACGTTGATTCAGATCGTCTTCCAACATCTGACCGTAGATCAATGCGGAATAGTCAAGCGTGCTACGGCTATTCACATTAAAGCTGTCACTCAGCAGTTGTTTAGAGCGTTCCATCATCGACGATGCAAAGCTATCGCCAGCTTGCATCCGCTGGTTAAGTTCTTTGTAATAGTCAGCGCTATCATTCTTACTAATCGGATTACCTTCTTGGTCAATCAGGATAAAGTAACCGATTTGATGGTCAGGACGATTTGGTACGTGTACCGGAATCACAGCTTCTGACGGCAAGTGCATCACAAGCGGACTACCGACCGAACGACGTGCGAGTTTATCTTGCGTCTTGATCGTCACCACAGTTTGATGGCGATTGCGTGGTGCTTTATAAATACGCGATACCAGTTGACGGTCACCCATCTTAGTCGGATCGTTACCGCGATTATTTGCAATCACGGTCGGCGACGTTTCGTAACGCTCCACTAAACTCTCAAGCGAGAACGTACTATCGCCAGCCAGAATCTGACGAGTGCGTTCTTCCCGCATACGCTGACTAAGTTCAGGGATCTTCAGTAAGTTGAAGTTGTCAGTGACGTTGATGAAGGGATCGAGTGTCTTCTTGACATTGTTCTCACCTTCAAACACCATCTTGACTTTACCAGAGGTATCTTTTGGTACTTCGTACTTGATCAAGGATTCTAATACGAGACCTGGAGTATTTCGAGCCGCTGCAGGATTGCTTTGCTGCTCGTCGTCACGCGGTCCTAATAGACCCATGCTATGCAGATTGCCATCCGCGCGCAGTAAGTCAGAGAAGCTTTCCATTTTTACGGAACCGGTGCTATTGATGATTTCATCAACGGCGTTCTCAGGAATCACTGCTAAGGCATAGCTACCGGTACGGAATAAAATATCCCGTAACATCTTGGGCAGTAGCGGCTTTATTTTATAGTCTTGTTCAAAGTGGGTACGCACCACATCAATTAAAGCGGTGCTGAGTTCGTGCGGTAATTTCCATTTACCGTCTGCAGATGCGTAATTAAGTGAGACTGCCATCATGTCTTTTGGGGACAGGATGGAACTTACTAAAATCTGCGCAGCTAAGTCAGTATCGGGAAGAACCTGGTTAACGGTTTCTGCATCAGAGATGTTCTGAGCAGTTTGCATTGCCGTATTACGAAACTGTGCAACGTTCGGTGGTGCAATATTCCGATCACCATCAGGTTTGAAATTCTTATTGCGCGGGTCGGCAACAAGTTTACTGATCACTGCTGCAGCCTTGGGGTTTTCACGCACCAGGTTGGTAGCAGGATAACGACGGCCAGAACTTTGCAGCTCAAATGCTCTTCGATATTGTTGTTGTGACATACAAATCTCTTTCGCTTCTTTTTGGGGATAGTCGTGAATTATTCCAATGATTATCAGATCTTCATCAACAAAACATTTCAGCTGGCTGAGACGATCGTTATCAAATCTTCTTACACTGCTGAAGCTCTTAATGACTGGGTGTACGCGACTAGTGGTGGACTTACCTTAGTCTCATCCGATCCAACAACCTGGAAGTATTACTTAAATCTGTCCGGAGAATATCATAGCACTGACCAAGAGATGACCATTATCTCAATGGATACGCTGGAACAGATTGTGTTTAACAAACCGAATCTAGCGATCCATCGGGCAACAGCTGCTGCCTATCAATACGGTTCTCGTCAATATACCGAACTCGTAGCTAAATATCCAAATCAAGAACAGCTCATTTTGGGCATTCTTTATCCAGTAGATATACAAACTGCGATTGATGCTGACGATGGTGCAATCCTCACATATCCTCCTAACTTGGTTGAAGAGAACGAATATAGCTTAATTCCGAATCTTCAAACATGGATCAATGGTTTCAAGAATCGTTGGACAGTGCCCGGTTTCTATATTACCGATGAACTGTATGCAGCGACTCTGCTGGCGATCATGTACCAGAATTTAGTCCCTGCGATTCTGGTTCTGCGCTTATGTGCTTGTAATACGAGTGAAGCGCATAGCTTTCATATTACTCAATACTTAGGCAGCCATGGATTCTTAGATCAGTACATGGATACCTTAACGAAGAAGCAAGCTTTACACTTCTATCGGAATATTGCGTATATTGAGCGCAATGTCGGCAAACGCGACACGTTCAATTCGTTAATGGATCATATCATGTCTGAAAGGTATATCCCTCTTGCGGAATATACCATGCGCCATGATGTAACTCAGCAATTACAGAACGATTACGCTGACGTTATCTTCAGAATGAAGCAGCTCAATTTAGGGATTGAGTTGGAACCCGATAACAAGACGACGATCGAACAGCTCTTAAATAAGCAGATTCCGCTCGCAGTTGGCAACGGTACTGATGTAGATGAAGCTGTTACCAAGGTGCGTTCTTTAATGAAGAACTCGCCGTCGAATGTGGTAGCGACTAAGTCTCTTGAATCACAGATGGTGGATGAATCGAATAGTTCGCCATGGATCTTAAGTGAGGTGTTGTTCAATCACTGGGTCTATTTAGCAAGTCAAGATATCTATACCGCTTACATCAATATCGACAATACTCGCACTGGTGAGAAGATTCCTTTAACTGCTAAAGAATCCTTCATCTTAGCGATGTATGCTTGGTTAAAGTCACAAGCGATGGATATTGTCACGATCCCAAATGCGTTTGTCTCGCGAGTGCAGCGATTCCCGACTGTGGATGATCTCTTTGGTCCAACGGTGGATGATATCTATTCAATTGTTGACCATAACTTAATACCACGTTCGGTAGCTGTTGAAGCATTGTTGGGTCAACCTAAAATTGATTACGTCATCTCGATTGAAGCCTTCTACAATTTGGGTGTAGCGATTTACAACGCTGTGCAACGTCAACGCTTCTTAATTGCTGCACAAGAAGACTTCCAAAGACGGGCCATGGTGCAAGCCATGGTGACACGTATTTATAGCGACCATATTGTTGAGTTGGTGCCTGCAGATACGACTTACGATAGCTGGTTAAGTGATCGTAATATTGACTTGACAGAATTCACGCATGATGACTTTAGTGCATTGTTTCAAAACATTGTAAGTCAAGCGACAGGTGCGTCACTGCACCAATCTCAATCGCTGAAAGCAATGCAAGAAACCATGGTGAAAATGTTTACCCAACTCTCTAGCTACGGTATTCAAGTTATTACAGAAATTAATGACACGAATATCCGTAAGACAGATTGGCCAGGTATTCGATTAGGCGCAGTCACAATGAACTTGACTGAACTTAACCGGATAGCACAAAGTCAAGATGTGCTCGAGATGCGTTTCTCGCAACACAATCGTATTTCGATTGACTTTGATCGAGAACCGATTGATCCGAAGATCACTATTCGTAGTCATTACAATGTGGTCTCACAAGGATCGGTGGCGACCTTTGCCGGGAAGCGTCCTGAGATTTATCACTTAACCATTCCGATGTCAAGGATGCGTGTTACGCAAAGCAACCCAATTGGTACTGTGCCGCGTGGTGTGTTACCGATTGTTGGTATGGATAAGTTCTTAAGTTTGACTTATGAACAACAGCAAACGTTTAAAGATATTTACAATGGCGACTATTACCGTCCTGAAATCAGTAAGCTGATTCCATTGCGTGAAGTGGTGGTTATCACTGAACTGTTACCATTTGATTTATCTGAAACCAAAGAACTGTTACGTCGTGCAATCAGCAATACGATCTTGGGTAAGACTTATCCGCAGTGATCAAAATGCTAATCAATATTGCTTTTTATTAATAGTGTGATTATCTCATTTTAGCAAAAGGAATTATCGTGGAATACACCACTCGTACTATTTACGGTGCTTACTTAGACTCGTGCAAAAAGATTGGCGCAGACTTCAACATGAAGACCAATACCACCTTGAATGAAAAGTTCGCGGTGCAAGCTGGTGTTCCGCCGGATGCAAATACTTACCCGAATGTCACTTACTATGCTATCGGTAATGGCGGGCACGTGGGTAAAGTGGGCGCTGACGGTGTCTTCAAGCTGAGCCAGCAAATGTTCTATGCAACTTCTGCTGCGCTGTATAGTCACCTGCCGTTTGTGCTGCGTCCAATCGGTAACGACCTGTCGCCGACCGACCGTGCTAAATACGCACTGCGTCGTATTGAACAACGTAATGGCGTGAGCTACATCGCTTACTATCTGCGTCGTCTGGACATGACGAACGTGCAACCGTCGATGTCGTTAACCACGGTACAAGATGGTCAATCGGTTACGACACCATTCGTGCCTGACTCATCATGCCTGAACCCAGCTCCGCCGCTGCTGTCCAATACTGGCGTCAATACCACGGACGGTACTTACGTCAACTCGAAAGCTACCATCGGCATTATCCTGTCGGATATCGATGTGCAAGAATTCCTGAACGTGATTGACATCATCTATCAAGGTGATCGTGATTACGCCATGATTTCTGAGATTGCGCTGTGCTCGGGTGTCGATCGTCAAGTGCAGGTCACTGACGTTAGCAGTGGCGGTTCCCCCTTTAACATGCTGGAAGCAATCTGCGTTCAAGTCAATGACTTCGTGAACACTGTGGCTTCTCTGCAATTTACTAATGACGTTAGCTGGAACTTAGATATCGGCGCGACCGAACCGTTGACTAAAGTGGGCGGTAGCGGTGGTACGCAAACCATTACTAATGGTGCGTAATAACTAAGTTTTAGTGTTTTGAAATAAAGGTGCACTATGCTCACCATGCCAGTAGGCACTCGTCCATACTTCAACATTTTAGGTATTGACCCAGGCACACATCACCTGGGTGTAGGTATTCTGACAGTCGAGTTTGGTACGTTTGAAATTCTTGCTTCAGTTGCATTTACCGTCACTGCATTGAAATTCATGCCTAAAGATTCATGGGCGATTGAAATGCATGGTGAGCGTGCTGCACGTATTTATACCTTGATGACCGAACTAGATCGTTGCTTTAACTTTTACAATCCAGTTCGCATCGCTTGTGAATCACCTTTTTACAATCCTCGTCGGCCGATGGCTTATGGTTCGCTTGTCGAAATCCTAGCTGCGATTCGCGACACGGTATGGAATTACGATAGATGGCGCCGGATTCAGACTTACGATCCACCGAGTGTTAAGAAAGCAGTCGGTGCGAAGGGCGGTGCTGATAAAGACGTTATGAAAGAAAAGGTAACGAACATGTCCCAGTTACGCTGGGGTGGGCCTTACCCAATTACAGCTTTAGACGAACACGCGATCGACGCATTAGCAGTCGCTTACGCGGACTATCTAGCTCTTAAGGAAATATCATGTTAAAGAATGTCGACGTGGTGGTAAAATCAGTATTCGTTTTATTACTGGTAGCTTTTGTTGGTATGTTCATGTGGCACAGCTACAGTAATGATAAGAAGATCACTAACTTAACTGTAACGAATGCTCAACAAGCGCACACGATTATCACGCAAAACAAAGCGATTGATACGCAAGAGAAAGTAGCGGCTATTAATGAAGACACCCAGGTAGCTGTCACTACTGAAACTGCTAAGGTAGTCAAGAAGCAAGAAACTGTTACGAAACGCTTAGAAGAAAAGACCGTAGCGATTGACCAAACCTTTGCAACGAAACCCACAACAGTCGCTAATGAGGTTAGTAAGCAAGAACAAATTAGCGCTGCTCGAATTGATAGCTTGTGGGAGTCTTACTGTATCGGTAATGACTCTGCACCGGAATGCCAAACTACTGAACAAGGAGCTTCTCATGCGTAACTATCTGTACTTAATGCTGCTGATGTGTTTCATGCTGGCTGCTTGCCAAACACCGCAACCGTTACCACCTGAAGTTCGATTCATTGCTGTGACGCCTGACGATAGCCTGCTGCAAGATTGTGACATCGAACCGCCTCCGGCAAAGTCAGTGTATTTAGCTAACTATGGCACACGGATCGGTACAAGTGAAATCGATGTAGCGCTCAACGAGATTGCTAACTTACGGGAACGCGAAGGTCTGTTGATTCGTGTCAATACGAAACAAGTCACTAACCTGCAATCGTGTAATGTTAAGTTCAAGAAGCTGCGTGAGTGGAAAGCCAAAGTGATTAAAGAAGTTAACACTCCTCAGAAGAAGGAGTGATCATGCTTGTCATTCGAAGGATATTGAACAACGTTCTAGATGATGTAATTTTATCAAAGCAGTTAGCGAGTAATCTTGCTTTAGCTGATTTGATTATCAATTACAATAGTGTCATCATGGACGATGTGTTAGACGACGGTTCTACTCCGCTAAGTGAAGAAGTCTTTCCAGTTACAGGCGATTCGTTAGGGATCACTTTGAAAGACGGCATGGCGCATCTACCTCTTAAGTCTCAACATCGTCTTTTAAATCTCTACTTGCATAAGTCTGAGACAATGGTTCCGCCTGGACCGCCTCTTACTTCATCAGAACCTTATTCGCCTTCTCATCAAAATCATCAGCATCATCATACTGACGAAGATGAAGAAGACGCTGAAGAAGATTCGACAACCTCTGCACGTGAAGATAGAAAACTCAAACGCTGGTTAATTAAGTTCTGCATTATCACATCGATGGTGTTAGTCGCCATGGTTGTGGTAACGATGATTTTTTTAGCAATCAAAAACGATAAGATGCCAGGTAATGGCGAAGTGGTAAGCACGCTACTAAAATCTGTAACTGAAGTCATCAAGGTATTGTTTAACTTTAAATAGGTCCGTTATGTCTAATGCACAATACCGTACTCAGTTACTAACTTCTATTTTTCAATCTGCACAGAAGGTTGCGTTAGAAGAAGAGAAAGCTGACGGTAAGGTAACCAAAGAAATCGAGTATATGTTTTACGCTAAACTCGAGGACGAGAATATTCTCAATAATGCACGTAGTGTTGAGATTCAGGAACAGTGGGGACTTTGGTACGATAAGACTGAGGAGAATGCAGGCACTGGTTCAATCCGCGTTCGTCGTATTACACCTAAAGGGATGATTGATGGTGGTTTAGTCGCTGTAAGGTCTCCTACACAGTACGTCCAAACCATCAAGATCAAAACTAAAGAAGGTGATGCTTTAGAGATTCCAGATGAATCTTCTTCTGACGCTTTCAAAGCCTTTAAGATTTTGGCTGATTCAGGCATGGCAAAACATCGTTATCGGTTTGACATTCCTGAAAGTGGTAAGAAACCTTACTTCATTCCTGGCAGTTCAGAACCCATTGCTTACTCTGGAACGAATCTGACTTGGGAAGTCGATATGTTTGTTGTACCTGGTGGCGAGGTATATAACGATCGACCGAAATACTTCCCGTGGTGTAAGATTGATTTAGAAGTGCCTGATAGATCAGTTGAGATTCCACCGTTTCCAGAAGGCTTCGAGCAGGTGTTCGACAGTAAAGATCCGAACTTAACTGAAGAACAGAAGGCGGTCGTGAAAGAGATGAAGCAATTCTTAAGTCTGCCGAATGCTCACATTACCAAGTTCTACGAAGATCTCTAAGTCATACTTAACCTGGCTCTCTTACGAGGGCTAGGTTAAGGCTTTATGACGTCCATATGGAGCTAGATTTTTTCAGGTATATATAACTAGATTGAAATGGAGCAAGAATGCATTCAAACTAATTCTCTTATCAATTACAAGTAAAGGAAACATCATGAACCAATACCGTCAAAACAATTTCAACGAATCGAACATCGCTAAAAATATCGCAGTCGCTAATCGTGAGAAGAGCGATGCTAAGATCACCTGGATTGTCTCGCTGCCGATCCTGGCTGGCTGCGTCTGGACCTTGATCCGCTTCTTCAACTAAGAGGTGGGTGATGGCTGTAATCCAGTCGATTCCTGTACCGCGTGATTTTGCCGCGGTACTTCATCGCATCATTCGCGCTCCGAACGTAACGGTTGTTCAAAAAGGTTTGGCTGCTGACTTCATTATCCAGAATGATCTCGCCAGTCTTAATAAACTTGAAGCAGATATCATCAAAGGAGAACAAGATGGATAGTAAGAAAACGGCGGAGTTGCAAAGAAACGGCGCCCTTACTAGCGAAGAAGTGTTTCGTTTACAATGTGGCGGCACCACTCCCGCTGAAGCAGTCAGACTTCAAAAAGGATGGCCGCGAGATGGTAATCCAGTTTTCTTCGAATGTCAAGACATCTGGGATTCCATCAAAGAGCATCCCTACCTGATCGCTAATCCAGGTATTCACGGCAGTGCGTTAGCATGCTTCGACATTCGCAATCTCGAGAAGCTGCGTGGTATCAAAGAACACATCGAGCTGTCTTACGAGCTGACAAAGCTGCAAGAAAACGAAAATGACGGTCGTGGTGTAAGCTGCGTGCGTCAAGTCGCTGCTGAGATTCTCTGGGGTGATTATAAAGGCGCTAAAACAATCGCTCACACCGATTGGGATAAGATCCGAAACTATCCCGCAATCGCTCAGTGGTTGCAGAACAAAGGTTTTGCTGAACAAGACTGGTAATACAGTTGATCGACTAATTCTTCCATGTTGCAAAAGGGGTAATAGCGATGAGTGCATTACGTGTAGTGTTTTCTGACCTTGTCTTAGCTGTTCTATCGTTTGGTAGCTCTGTATGGCTATTCTGTTTTGGCACAGATGGCTTCTTAGTTACTATCTACGGATTCTTCCCACTTCCCATGCGGGAGTATCTATGGGGTCTCTTACCACCAGAACGTGTGACTACCAGTCAAGACTTCTCTGACATGGGCGCGCTATTACTTCTTGCAACATGCTTCTGGTTTGCCAGTGACGTCTGGATATCTTATCCACGTTGGCGAATTACCATGAGCATCATGCTCTTTGCTGAAGGGATATTGTTATACCAATTCCTTGGTAAAGTGTTTACCATCTTACCATTCTAGTAAGAATGCATTGGAGAGGGCGAAAGCCTTCTCCAATGCATCTCTTATGTTCGCATCTTCAAGGGAGTTCGAATGAGTATTTTTAATGGCTGGCGTAACAAAATCAAAGATACCCAAAATGCTTCCGAAGCTCTGGGTAACATCAGTACGATCCAGCAACGTATGATCGAAACCAATCACCGCATGATTGAAGCCAATCGTGAGTACTTGGAAAGGACTCAAGGCATTCTGTCACGTATGCAACAAAGCTCGCAATCTATCAACAGTTTCCTCGAATCGATCGATAAAAAATAATCGCATATTCGCATCTTCGAGTTACCCCTTTAAATTATTACCTAGCAGGAGTACAATATGGGTACGAAAGATAATTACGAAAACAATCCGCTAGCAGACGTAATTAGCGGTGTCGCCAAAGTCACCTTCGGTATCTTCTTCATGGATGCCAAAGAACAGGCTGAACAGAAACGCAAGGAACGCGCAGAGAATCTGCGTAAGCTCTTGCTGGCAGGTAAACGCTTCCGTCTCGATGAGATGGTGAGCATGCTCAATCATCAGGGTAACCTGCAAACTATCGAACAGATCGCCGATGAGGTGGATCTGCCGGTAGTGCTGGTGGATCGTGCAGTAAAACGTTGGTTCTTCTTCTAATAATCAATTACAAGGAAAAGTAAAATGGACAAAAATTTGGTAGCTCTGGCCAATAGCGATATGACGAAAATTAACGACGACATGATGAAGGTCGAAGCTGCCGTCGAAAAGGCAGTCATCGCTCTGAAAGCTTCGGTGGATCAAGTGATCCCGTCGGAAACCATCAGCCGTTTCAAGTTCTACATGCGTTGCATTCTCAGCGCAGAAGAAGAGTTCCTCAAAGGGAAATCGGAAGACGAGCAATTTACCGACCTCGTCGAAACAGTTGTCCGTCAGCAAATGTCGTCGGACCTGGAACAAGCTGTGGATTTCATCAACGGCTTGGTGGCTACGCTGACAGCGACGGAACTGTCAAACTTCTTCAAGAATCTCCTGAAACTCGAAGAACCCATTCACAAGAAGGAGGAAATTCCTGGTCGTTACTCGGTAGAACAACCGATCGAGTGGACGCTTGGTCATGAAGTTGATCAGGACTCGTTCTGGGGCCAAGCTTTCTTAACCATGCTGTTGCGTCTTCACATTACTACCGACGCATTCAAGGACCGTCTGGAAGAAGAACTGGTTGTCAATGCTCGCAACGACGACATCCAGCGGTGGTCGAAACACAGCGAAATCATGAAGGTCTTTATCGATAAGAAAATGTCGTACAGCAACTACCTGTTCTGCGCAAAGCTGTTGGGCTTCACGCATGTCAAGGTCGAGTTGATCTAAGAAGTTTCTAGTCCGTACCATTGTGAATAACTATCACATGTACTTTTTATCGCAGGGAGTGTGATGTCAGCCAAAAAAGACAATAAGAACGGTCCAGGAGCAGTAATCAAGGACTTATCCCAATTGGGTAGCTTGTTGAAAGAAAACAAGAAGCCCGCTACGTTGGTATCGGTTGCGCCCAAGGCACCGACCAGCTCGATTCAACTTGATCCGGAGGGTGACACATTAGAAAACATTTGGCGCGTCATGGCCGACTACAAAGGTCGTACAGCAAGTGAAGTTGAGCGTGTATTCGAAATCCATCTCGTCCCAAGCGAAGATGTCGTTACAATGCTCAAGCTGTTGCATAACAGCGGTTACTTCCTCACGACCGGTCGTCCTGAGAATCCGATTTACTCCATGAAGAAAGGTGTAGAAATGCCCAATAATAACCAAAAAGAACAAGGTTTCCGTCATTACAAACAACGCGCTGCCTCGGCGCCGATCTCGCAATACGATCCGATGGCGAAGGTCGATCCGGCTGAAGGGCTCGACTGCACGCTGTGGAAACTCACGCGTGATCGCAAGAATAGGTCCCTGGATGAAATCGGGGAACTGGCTAGAACGTTCGGATTCGCACCGCACATCGTCAGGGATCGGGTGATCTTCCTGGCGAACAAGCACTGGTACGACCGTACTGGAACCGGGAATAAAACCAAGTATGCTCTCAAGAAGAACATTCCGTTCCCGAAACCGGAGAATCAAGAAGTCAAGACTCCGGCAAATGAAATCAAGGTCAATTCGACCACTACCTTCCATTCGCGTAATGAGAAGGACTATTCGGACCGTGTCGTCAATACGAACGCTCCGGCTGTAACTCAAACCCACCAAGTGAAGGAGGAAACGATGCAAGAGCAAACGCCTGCCAAGCAAGTCCTGCCTCTGACACCGCTGGAAGAGGATCTGGTAGTGCGCAAAGGCGATAGCTGGGACCTGGCTATCTGGAAGATGATGCGCGACTTCAAGCAGTACACGGCGCAAGACGTCGGCCTGCTGTTGTCGGATCTCGGCTTTAATCCGAAGTCGACCCAAGTGCGGATTTCGAAACTGCACCTGGACCACGACTGGTTCGAACGCGAGAAGATGGAAGGTACTCGTTCTTTCAAGTATCGCCTGAAACGCGATGTGGCTCGTCCGGTTGATCCGAATGCAGCACCGGTGGTCGAAACGAAAGCTGCCGAAGCGAAACAGGAAGAACTGCCGAACCTGCAACCGCAAGCTCCTGTGGCCGCAACTCTGAATGAGCCGGTCAAAACGCCGTTCGTTTCGCCTGAAATCCACGGGCTGGCTAAACAGATCGCGGCTGACATGGATCATGTCAATAAAGGTGGCGCTGTGGCTCCGCTCGGCGCGACGCTGAAAGGGGCGCGTGACGACCTTCTCAAAGCTAGCGAAGAAACCATCCGTCAAATTGGCGCTACCGAACAAGGTCGCGACATGCTGGCCGATGTGATGGACGCAGCTGCCAAGAAAGCTAACACGCCTGGCGCAATGATCGCAGCTAACGCAGCGCGTGAAGCTGGCATTATCAACACTCCGAAAGATGAAAAGGCAACCATGACCAAAACCAATACCACGACCACTCCTGAAGCCAAACCGGCTACTCCGAACCTGGCCGGTGGTAAGTACCTGAAGTTCGTTGTGCAAGTCAAAGACATCTCGATGTCGATGGAAGAAGCGCGCACTCTGCACGCTAAACTGAAAGCTCACGGCTTCGGCGACGCTCGCACGGTTCCGGTTAGCGATGAGAACACCAACCTGTTCTCGGCTACCTACCGTATCAAAGGCAAAGACTTCTCCGCAACCATGGTGCAAGAGATCGCTATCGAACTCGAAACCTACGGCTTCGGTGACGCTACTAACTTTGCCGAATAAAGCAACTTGATAGCGCACCCCGGAACATCGGGGTGTGTTATCGAGGAAACTTTATTTTTTAACCACAAGAAGGGAATAAACAAAATGAGCAATGACATCATGATCAATGACGGCAGCTTGGCAGCAGTGTTGGAACAGTTCATCACCGGCCTCAGCTTGTCTAAAGCACAGTTTAATCTTCTAATTAAGTCGCATGTTGAACAAAGTTTCAAAGGCGATTTCTACACCGATAAAGATCGTGAGAATATTATCACTCAGATCAAAATGACGTTGATTCAACCTCATCTCAGCTGGGAAGAGTTCGTGCCAGTAGCAAAAATACTCGGGTTTAACATAGGCGTTGCGTTCCTGCCTATCCAAACCGCCAACCCGGCTTACGAGCATGTGGAGGAAAAAGTCGAAGACAAATCGATTCCGGCAGGCCGCAAGAGCAAGAAGGGATTGAAAAATATCCTCGACCTTAAACTTGTGGACACCAATTTGAATCATCGTGTCAGTGCGCTATTGTTTAACCACAAAATCGTTTACATCGGCCAGATCGCTCAAATGACCGTCGATCAACTGCGTCAGATCAGTGGTGTGGGCGAAAAGAGTATCGCTCAGGTTTGCGATACGTTGCACGAATTCGGTATTGTTCTCAATAGCCGATTCCCTGACTGGAAGATTCCTTCCGAAGAAGACAAAGCTGTCGGTGGTACGGGTCAAACCGCTTACGATAAGACTCTGCTGGAAGCTAGCTTCCCTACATACCTGATCAACGATCTTAATAAGAAGGGTTTGTACTACGTGGGCGACTTGGCTAAACTCACCCGTGAAGAACTGGAAAAGAAAGGCGTTGCACACGTGTTTGCGGCTGTCATTGTGCAGAAGCTGCAGCGCATGGGCATTCAACTCGGCACTGACCTCAAAGGCTGGAAACCTCCGTTCAAGAAACCAAAGACCAATAAATAACAAAGGAACTAGTATGGCCAAAACTAAAGAACAGAAACAGAAGGAAGCGATTGAACGTAAGCGCGCTAACCTTTCGAAGATTCGTCAGGAATGGATAAGCCATCAAGTCGGTGGCGATGCTTACAAAACGAATATGAAGCATGGTAAGGAATGGGCTGATCGCCGTGCTCAGGAGGAAACCAATCGTTTCCGTAAGGCTGCGGCTGAAGCACAATGTGATACTCACGGTAATCCATTTGAAAGCATTCAAGTCAATGCGGGTCCGATGTATAAACTGATGCACGGGCTCAAATAAGGAAATCGGCCTGGAATAACATTTTTTCTTTGAAAGGATAAAAAGAAATGCTCTGGACAATTACGCTCTACAACGGAACCGTGTGGAAAGCACCGCGGCAAATGGAATTGGTCGAAGCTTTAGAACTCTTCAAGAAAGATACGAAGGCGACCGACTGGGATATCAAATCGATCGTAAACGAACACTGATATCGAAAAATAACTAAAAGTCACTCACTAGCGTCTTAGCAATAGGATGCTAGTTAGGAAGCTTTGTTTAATAATCAATAAGGAAAACACCATGTACGCTATCCAGATCGATTCCTACACTACGCAAAACACTAAACTGATGCCGATGTTTGTATGTCCACATGTATGGTTTCCGAATGGTGATCGCCTCGACGCTTATGCGGAGACGGCACCTGCTTGTAAGCCTAAAACCTATGCAACTGTGGAAGAAGCCAGCAAAGTGGTCGCTTCTATTCAACTGGCTCTGAAATACGAAGCCGCTCACCGTACCAATCCTGATTTCACCACCAACCCATTTCATCCCAATTATCAAGCAACTCCCGATGACGTGTATGAAATGCGTGATGTTTGTGAAAATATCATTAAGTTTCATGAACTGCATATGGAAGCTGCAACTAAACCTTTTCATCGTTTGCTCGATTTAATTGACTGCGTCTGGAAGAGTGACAACGTTGCAGCCCAACGAGCATATCAACAATTCTTCAATTTCGAAGGCGAACCACCTACAAAAAGTAATGTGTTTGAGCACAGTCCCTTGGTTATGCTTCGTGTTGTCCGTTATGAGGAACCGGTAGCAGAACCGGTGCTGGTTTCTTACGAACACCTATAATCCCTCAAGAATAACTAAGGAAGCGCATGTTCACCAAATCAAAATACGTAGTCGGATTAACCCACGATGGCGAGCTGGAAGCTGCTGTGGGTTCTGAAACCATCAAGCATGTCAACCTAGCAAGCGTTTTCGTCGAAGTCAAGAGTGCTGGCTTTTGCCACTTCGAACCAGAAGACGTAAAGGTCTACGGCGAATCAACTGGTTTACGTCTGAAATCCAATCCGGAAGTCGACACTGCATTAGTAGGACGTGCAATGGCGCATCCGAAATACTTCATGTACTAATTAGGAGGTATCATGAATTTTGAAGATCTGTTTGAAATCGCACGCCTTATCCCTGTTCAACAGCAAGCAAAACCAGACGTTCTACTGTACATCACCACTGACGTCAAGCTCGCTCGAAAGCGTATGTTGCGATTCCGGGCAGCCTTCCTCAAAGCGCAGCCCTATAATTCCTTTGTTGTAGTGACGTTTGACGGTAAAGCTAAGACGCAGTATAAACGCATCGACGTGGGTGGCGCGATCCTCGATTATTACGTTTTGGGTGTGGATGCGATTGAGACGCTGGGTTATCCGAATAAAGGTGCGGCTCGTCCATTTAGTCTGATTCCAGGTAACAGTGATCTGATCACAATCCTGTTCCGTAAGATCCAGCCGCAATTTGAGAACTACTGGTTCTTGGAAGACGATGTGGAATATTCGGGCGATCCAGCTAATCTGTTCAAAGACCTCAGCAAACGTAAAGGTGATCTGCTTGCGACGCACCTGGCGCGGGGTTATGATGACTGGACTTACTCTGCGCGTCGTTATACCCCTGGTTGCGATGCCGATAACAACTGGTTGATCTTCTTACCGTTTTATCGCGTTAGTGCAGAAGCACTCGACACCATCGATGCGTATTACCACAAAGGCTGGGATGGTCACCATGAAAACATGTGGGCTACCATTCTCTTGCATGCCGGTCGCACTGTAGTGGATATTGGCGGTCAAGGTGAGCATGTGGCGGAGGAAGATCGCAACAAGCACTACTACGGCCATACTGCTGATGGGTTTGATAAGAACGGCTCGTTCGGTACGATGAATATTCGTCTGTGGGCTGGGCGTCGTAAGAATGTGTTATGGCATCCAGTTAAACCATTCGGTGCTTGGCTGCGTCAGAACAAGAAACGTTTTATTTCCAAATGTGCGTGGGCAATAGAACGCTTCAATAAACACTGAAAGGAATCGTCATGGCGAAAGGATCGTCAAAAACAGTTTTGGACATTCCAATGTGCGAATGTGGTTCCACTTTTAAGATATTTGAACTAGGCATCAGTTGCGCCGAGAATGGCGACGGTACTTATAAATGTATTAAATGCAATACCCAATTTAAACGGCGAGATGGTACTCCACTCACCGATGAAGATGTCAAAAAGATGCTCAACAACTTTAAAACTTGAAAGGACTGTAACATGACAATGCACTTTATCGACGGCGTTCACATGACTCAACGCGAAATGCGTCTCAACGAAGCACGTAAACAAGGCCAGAGCGATTATCGCTACTACTACCGTAAGAATCCCTACATCGGTAAGGATGACGCAATGGCGAGCGCTTGGAACGATGGCTGGAACCAAGCTGCTGGTCATGGTGACTACGGCTGGTATTAATCAATAGTTTCACTCTCTCCTAATAATCAATTACAAGGAACTTATCATGAATATCAATCAAGAATGCTTCGTCGTTGCAATCGTCGAAAACAATGAAGTCAAACGTTTCCATGCCATCGATCGTACTTCTGGCGGCTGCCCGTGGTGGCCTAGCAGATTGTCTCAAGCAGACGTGCACTACAAGAAGGAAGATGCCGTTGCTGTCGCGGTTGATTTGAGCGAGAAAGCTAAGCAGTCGCCGCGGGTACTTAGCGGTGGTACGTTGTTCCCCGACACTGATGTTCAAGGCGCACTCGACATCGACAATAAGAAACCTAAAGCTGAAGGTAAAGCTGTGGTGATGAGGGTCGTGCTCGAACCTCTGGAATCCTATCCAATCCATGGCGAAATCAAAGAACCTACTGGCTATAAATACGACTGAAAGGAACATGCATGAACACCAATAACGAACTTCTTCCGATCGGTACTCGCGTCACTCACTTCGACGGTGGTCCGAACACCCATGGTAAAGGCGTCATCGTTGCGTACAACGGTGCGCAACCTAATTCGTACCTGGAAGAGAAGCCTGCTGAGGCAATCGAGCTGGCTAGTAAGGCTGGTCTCCTGGGCGGTCTTGTTTCGGGTTTCTACAGTAGTGCGCGTTGCCCATACGTGGTTCACTACGATCCGAGCGAGAAGTATCCGCAAGGTTACAAAGATGTTTACGAGCCGGATTCCATTCGTGTTGTCCAACCTCAAGTCTTCAAGAAGGACGACAAGCTGCGCGCTGTCTGGGTTACGGAAGAAGATGGCGAACCGTGCGATGGTGGTCTGAAATGGGGAGACATCGTTACCATGATGGACCGCACTAACGTCAATCGTCCATTCATCATCGTGCTCAAAGCAAATGGTCGTCAATTCCAATTCGACGCAAAGCGTTTCGAGCTGGCGGCATAAGGAAATTAAGCATGAATTTCAGTAATCCACAACCTCAACGTACTAAATTTTACTGCTCTAATTCGAAAGACATTCCCAAGGAAAAACATTGGGCGATCATCACTACGAGCACTGGCACCGAGCCAGGTTATGACCCAGGCGATTCTCCTTCTTCGTTCTCCTACATCAGTTATCAAGCATTCCTTGACAAAACTGAATGGGTGACTGAAATCGAGAAACGTACCAAAACCAGTCTTACCAGCTACAGTAAAGACGAGTTCGTTGCGATTGAAGTTAATCCAGCGACTGTCAGCACTGCTGTATCTGTCAACATCAGTTAAGGAGGTTAAATGTTTAGTACTGTTCGCATTAACGGCATCACTCTCGATGAGAATTCGAGGGCGGTATTCCGGCGTGCCTTGGAAGAGGTACTGGCTTTGATTCTGATGGTTGACGTCGGGATCTTCAGCGGTATGCAGAAGGTATTGGAAGCTGCTTTGCAACGGCGCCGCTTGCTGCATCTTCTCAACTTCTTCGACACCGGCATTGAAGGACCTTCTCCCGAAGATGCGACTACCTTCCTCAATTACGACCGCCGGAGAAAGATCACAATTGCTGATCTGGATTTACCGGACCAGTATGTTGCAGTAATCGAAGTCGCTTGGGACATCTACAGTAAAATGAAAGAATGTCCGCCTGAACACAAAAAGGTGATGGAGAATTTCAAACTCCATCTGGGTGACGGTAAACAGAATTTCGAATATCGTCACATGACACAAGCTGATCTGTCACGCATTCACACGGACCCGCCACCAAACGATGGTTGGAAACGTGAGGTGTCGAAAGGTGTTCCGACTGGCCGCATGGTGCGTGAATTAAGGGAGTAAGGCATGAGCGTTAAGATCGATAAAGATTATTCCGGAAACATTCAGCTGTCAATCCATGGTTGGATTATTGAGCCGCAAGTAGCAAAGCGGATGCGGCCAGTATTGATTCGCCACATCTCGGAAATGTCGGCAGCTATCGAAATGGCTGCTGGTAAAGAAGTGATGGAGGTCCAGCGTGAAAAAACCATCAAAGAACGACGGGCTGTCTTTGTTCTTATGGAACGCTTTGATGGCATCCGTGCTGATACCGATGAAAGTAACTCGGTATTGAGTTGGCTGGGCGACACCGCAATGCGTCTGTCGAAAGATGATGAAAAGCGATTGCATGCTGCTTTGGTGTGGTATCGTAATAGCAATGCCGAAGATAGCGAGGAATTCTCCAACATCGAACATCTCATCAATCTCCTCGAACAGCAATTAAACAACTAAGAAAGGAACATCATCATGGGTAAACAATTGCGTGAAGGTACGCAAGAGTGCTGGGACTTCACTCCGGACGATACGGATACCCGGATCTACGTCCTGAGCGGTATGGACAACACGATGGCTGATCTGCTCGATATCGCGAAACGTAAATGGCCGAGTGCTACGCTCGACGATCTTGTCATTACGTCGGAAAAGATCCACACCCGCGCGATCTATTACGATCGGTACGATGGTAGTGATTATGACGATTACATTTTGATTGACCTCAAATCATGAACGACGTCTTCTTACAACGCGCTTTAAGGACCATCGAAGGGTTGACTCCAAAACAACTTCGTGATGGACTACGTGAAGCCGGTTTGGAACTGGTAAGTGTTCATTCCGGCAAGAAGTTGTCCGAAGTTCCGTACGATGAAATTTGGATCGGTATGGAAGTCGTCGGTTGCGATGGCGATACTGGCATAGTCGATGCGAAGTATAACAAAACGGGCGATAATGATGACAACGTGATCCGCATCGAATGGTCATCGTGTTCACAGTCTGCTCACTGGCATTACTGGTTCAACAATGTAACGGTTAAATAAGGGGAACTGTATGCGTTCTGTAAGTATTAACGGACATGACCTGAATCAGCAACAACTCGACTGCTTACGCGAAGTCTTACTCCTCGATATCGCTTCAAATAGCGACATCATTCGCGATAATGGTACAACTGACCTAACGGTATTCTACCATTATCGTCAGAATGCAATGACCTTGGTTCAGTTGATTGATAAGGATCCGTTGGTTAACATCGGTCTCTTTATCGGACATCCAGGTTTACCGGGTAGTATGGTTGAATCTGAACCGGCAGTAATGATCGACGGTGTGCGAATGAACATCGTGCTCTGTATGGAGGTTCGCATGGCTATTAGTTCTAGCGGTTTCCATATGGAAGAATTGACAAAAGCTAAGAACGAAAAGAATGTCGCCATCGAAGAACTCGACAATCTCGTCGGTATGATCTTCGATAAAAATCTGCTGAATAAATAACAATCAATTAGAAAGGAAAGTATCATGTCCCTGTGTGAAATGAAAATCATGGAAGTGCCCGATCTCAAATCTCCACCAGGTGTGTTGGAAGAAACGCACGCTGAGATCGTCAGACTGACCATGGCTGGTTGGAAAATCATCGGCCATACCTGCGATGACAAGAAATCCGCTATCTGGATCAAAGTGGTGGCAGAACTGAAGCCTGATGCAACGGTAACCGAAGAGGACGAAACCATCAGCGTTCTCAGCAAACAGTTCGGCGATGCGCGCGCCAAATACGTTGCAGCACGCCGCAAGCAAGGCATGAGTGACGTCGAGATCGCTCGCGATATCACTGTCGAATACCGTGACGGTGGCCACCATATGCGTCAGCTGCGTGAAGCTTACAACATCGACTAAACGGCATAAGTCCAGCTACCCCCGCAAGGAGGTAGCTGGCTCTATGTCGCTGTCTTTATTTTTTTGTTTCTTTTGAAAAGAAACCCTCAAACTTAGTCATGCGATTAAATACCCGAGACGGATACTTACTGTTGATTTCACAAAACGACTCACCGTACCCTGCGACCTTTACAGTCGATTGTGGGCACTGTTTGTCCAAGTTGTCAAACCATACACGGGAATCGCATCCAGGCGTCATACGGCACGTTCTGATGCGTTTTGCGACACTTCCTGCGCCGCCATTATACTGCGCAGCTGCACACGCTTTAATCTCGCGATTATCACGCATGAGTCCGGTACAGTTACGGTCATTTACACGAAGCTTAGTTAGTACACCACGCATCTGATACTCTTCGTTATAACAGTCACTCCAACTCCACCCTTTCAAATTAGAGTTAAGTTGTTTGGTTTCTGTTAAAGCATCAAAGCGTGGTTTACCATTCGCATCATACGCAATCGTAAATTGACCTAATCCACAACCAAGTTCACGGGAAGTTTTCAGAGTCGCTCTGACCTTCCAGTTACTTTCTTGATCGATCACACCAGCAGGAAAAGTGCGGGGTGTAAGAGTAGGCCAGAAGGTTGTGATTTCGTTATTTAAAACTGGCAGGAGTCTTGCCGAGTCACCCGGTAGGGTTGACGCTCCGAACACCATAGTCAAATGGAAGAAGAGCGTCAACCCTATAATGAGCTTGTCGAAGAACTTACCCATCACAGATACATCAGCAAGAGGAATACGGCAATGTGTGCTAACGCGCCAACAGTATTGGTAGCATACACAATTGCAGCACTCAGCGGCGTTCTGTTCGCAGATTCAATTGCATCTTGCTTAACATTGCGCACTTGCGTACCTAAACGAATCCAGTAGAGCGACATCTTGATAAAGGTCAGCTTAGCAGCCGCACTCATCATCAGGATGAACTCAGGGAAACGATGCACCAGGGCGAAACGATCAGCAGCACCGCTTTCTACCAGATAGTCCAGTAGGGCGAAACCAGCAATCGTTAAGAAGCCTAGGAAGATGCTACGCAGTGCCATGTAGCGAATCTCTTGCCAGGTGGATTGACGAATACCAAAGAATCGTGATTCCATTCTTCACTCCTATTCTTAAGCTGGATCAGGAAGTGTGCTATCGGGAGGAACCCACTTCCCATCCAGGGTTTGTTTATAACCGACTGTAACGTGGTCAGGAATACTCACGTACTCCTCCGCACGCTCATCAGTCATGACGTCGTTGATAGTCCGTCCGGCGGGAGGCTTAAAGATTGAGACTACCTCGCCTTCGTACATGAGTCCGTACCTCATTTTGCGGTCCTTAAAACGTTAATAAAAGTTGCTCTACATAAACATCATGCATTTATTACCATGTTTCTTTAACAACAACTTGTCCACCAGGTCCAACCGGAACAGGCACAGTCGTATTGGTATACGGCACTGTTACCAAAGTATCACTGATTACCTGCGCCGGAGTGCCAACTGGACCGCCTGGGAAGGTCACTCCCATAGCAGTAAAGTCAGCACCAGCGTTACCAGGAATAGCCGGATTGTAGTTGGCATTACCCGGTGATGTCGGGTTGTAGTATGCAGTACCCGGCGTTGACGGGTTATACATAGCGTTACCCGGTGTTGCAGGGTTATACGTCAAGTTACCTGGAGTGTACTTGGAAGCTACGTACGTCGGTGGCACGTAAGTGGTATTGTTGTAACCACTATTTGTAGTGCCGGGAGTATACGTTGTCGGATTGGTGTAAGCCGGAACGTAGTAACTCGAATTCATCGTAGTAGGATTCGTGTTACCTGGTGTATAGGTGGCCGGGTTGGTGTACGCATTGTTGGTATTACCTGGAGTGTACGTACCTGGATTCGCATAACCTGCGCTATACGTCGGCGGATTGGTATTGCCCTCGATGTATGTTCGGCAAATCTCTTGGTTATAGTTGCCACCTTCAGGATCCCACTGCACCCAATATGACCAACCAATCGGACAGGTTTGATTAGCAAAGGTGGACATATCCTGCGACAAATACACAGGACCGTTGTACCCTGGGTAACCATTATAATTACCTGGCGAATACACGGGCGCGTTCGTGTTCCCTGGGGTGTAAGTGCCGGGGTTAGTTGTGCCCGCCACAGTATTACCAGGGGTATAGGTTCCTGGGTTCGTGTTACCAGGAACAGTATTACCAGGCGTGTACGACGCAGGCACATAGTTACCAGGTACAGCCGTCGGCGGGTTAGTATTACCAGCCACGTAATTACCAGGCACCACATATCCAGGCGAGTAACTTTCTGGAGTGTAAGTGGCCGGGTTATAGTACGCGTTACCAGGTGTCGGTGGATTATACGCAATCGTGCCAGGAGTTGGCGGATTGGTATATTTCGTTCCAGGCACAACTGGATTGTAATACGCATTACCAGGCACTGGACTTTGACTTAAGGTCCAGATCTGATACTCGTAACCACCTGCGGGACTACCTGTATTCGTGTTGTGTTGCTGATACACCGTATACGGTGGCCATTGCGTAGGCACTACGTAAGTATAACTATCATAGCTGGTTGGGTTACCAGTGGAATAGTTAATCACAGCGGTTGCTGTTTGCGGTACTTCAGTAGGTGGATTAGTTCCTGCTAAATTACCACCACTAGGTGGGTTGTACGCAACATTGCCAGGGATTGGCGAGTTGTAGACTGCTGTGCCTGGTGTCGTTGGATTATAACCAGCGACAGTTCCAGGCGTCGGTGCATTGTAGTTAGCAATCGTTGCCGGTGTTGGTGAATTGCCTGGTGAGCCATGACCTGATACGTAGATCTTTATCTTACCGTATTTTGGTTGATAGACACCCGGTGAATTATACACCATGGACGGATTCACCGAAGAGGCATTGGTTCTTTCCCTGCGCTTTCTACCAGCGAGAGTTGGCATAATGACTCCTTACTTCACGTCTTGATCAGACAGCGATCCAGTATAGCTAGCTCCGCTATTGAAGGTACTGAAGTAGTATTCATCGCGTCCATTCAAAGTTACTGTACGAGGCGGAATGTTACCACCTGACCAAGCCACGGTATTCACAAACGAAATACCAGCATTGGCGACAGCATTGACAATCACCACCGTAAAGCTGATCGAATCGTTCGGACCAATACCAGTGATCTTGGAGGTATCGAAACGAATACCGCTACTTGCGTAGACTTTGATGAAGAAGATACTACCAGCGCTTAAGTCCAGCACTGTTTCCGAACCACGTGCTTCCACCTGCACGATTGATTCTTTTAAGTAACTGGCTAAGTTCAGACCTTTAGTCAAGGTAACGGCACCAGTGAAGGTATCGCCTGCTTTATCAGCCGGGGTATAACCAAGCGCTCTGAGAACAGAAGCTTTGGTTTGGGTCGAGGTTGCAAAGTCATTCAGTGCTTTGTACAATGCTTGGATTTGCGAATCCATGTACCCGTAGATCTTCGATTCGCCCGGCAGTGAACCAATCTGAATTGCTTGCGCTACCCGTTCTAACGCCGTGACGATATATTCCATACCGTAAACGTCACCCGCGTCATGTAAGTGCGGAGCCGGTTCAAATGCGTCGGGTTTGTCAATCAAGTTACCCCAAGCGACAGGACGGTTATCCAGATTCAGTTTGGTGATTAACTGCACGATTGCATCGTACGAATAACTGAACTCACCGCCTAACACTTGATAATCAACAGTCACATTGGGACTGACCGTTTGATTGGTGATAATGATAATTGCACAGATTTCTTTACCGTACATTTCTGTCGGCAATTGATACATCTCTGTTGCGTAGTAATCCACATCCCGAGTCAATACGCGACCGTTAGCAGCATCTTTCACTACTAATGACTCGGTAAAGAACGGACCGTATAGCGTTCCAAACACCCTGATCTTGGCATTGTTAAGTGTCTTTGCTTCTCCCTGCACTAAGTTAGCCGGAGAAATGCCAGTCGGATCAAGAGGGTATTTAATTGGGACAGGTGCCATCTAAAACTCTCCTACCGCTAAAGTAAAAAAATATTTATAAACAGATCGCATAAAAGCCAGAGCGACCACAATCGCTCTGGCGCAAGGTATGTTTTGCTATTATGCCGGAAGCGGAGGCACTGTAGGCCATACGATGTCAAACGGATTCGTGTAAAGGGTACTCAAGTCACGAATTGCTTGCACATACGCATCCAAAGGTTCGACGGGTTCCGGAGGAGTCAAGCTTTGACGGACGTAACTATTGTAACGATCAATACGCCATTGGATGTCGCTGATCAGTTGTTGACGGATCGGATCCAGGCGCGACCATTCAAAGTCGTAGGCGGTCTGAGTCAGGTCGTCCAGAACGTTTGAGATAACGCCTTGGTCGAGAGCATCTTGACGCGTCATGAAACCTTTACCCGCGTACTCAGCACCGGCCCAGCTCAGCTCACGGGCGTCGTTGTAGTTATCCGGCGTTAAGCCAGAAATCTTTTCCCACACTTCAGGCATTGGACCCGCCCACGTCGCCGTCTTTAACGTACGGTCAGTGTAGAAGTAAATAATGGTGGTCATTTAGTAACCTCAATGGTGAATGTCTTCTTCTTGAAAAACAGTCGACGATAAGCACCCTTAACACGGCTCGGGAAGCCAAACAAAAGACGGTCCCGTTCAATGTCCGAAGCCGGACCTGAAGTGCCATGGAAATCTTCTCGCTTAAACGGAATGATTTGCAATAAAGGTGTACCTGCCGGAATAACGAAATCACACTGCGCGATCGGACTGATGATGAAATTCAACGTATGGAAATCATCGTAGTCTACCGTGCCTGGATACACATACACTTTATCAAAGTACGGGAAGTGATAGAAGGCAGGGAGAACATGTGCTGAGTAACCAGGGTCGGTATGAACCCCCCACGGACACGGAACTTTGAACACACCCTTCTTGACGTTGTCGGGAATAGGTGCTAACCCATCCACAACTTCAAAGTCCATTGGCTTACAGCCCAGTTCCGCAGCTGGCACCAATGGCGTATCCACCACGACGGTGTGTTTACTAGCCATGATGTGGATGTCGGTATGGGCGTAGACCAAATAACCTTGCTGAGATAAGTCATGCATGCCTGGACAACGCACAAACTTAGCTATCGCTTTACCAGTGCCGTTATTCGCTGCCTTTGCATTACGAATCTGCTCCTTAACAAAGTTAGGAACGAGTTCGCGCGCAGTAGTAACTGGAGTGGCTACATAATAACCGCCCCGGCTACAAGCGAATTTAATCAACGAAGGTGTAGAGCGTGTCAGCAGTTTAATAACTGTGTCTTTCAAAGTCCGTATCAGGTGGAAGTTACTCATTTGTTTTCAGTCCTTCTTTCCGGACTCACGCAGTTCGGAAGTATAGTAATGGGAACGAGAATCTTGCACCCGAGTGATGCGCGAGATTTCATCCTGTTCTTCTTTCGTCATCGTGCGAACATTGATATCACGCTCGACAAATTGACGACGATATGGGATAGCTACCATCAGCGGAGTACCAGCAGGAATGACTTCATCGAAGTTATCTGCATGGAAGACTGCTGGGAAGTTGACTTGTTTGGGATACGTGTCAGTATCGACCGCCGCAGCCAGACAGGTCCAACGTTTCTCCATGTGGTTTAACACAGGAACAAACAGGGTGGACCAACCTGGACGTGTCTTGACAACCCAAGGATTATGAAACTTGATTAACGGACGAGGTCCGGTAGGGCTATTCTTTGCACCACCTAATTGAATAGGATTGTGCGTACCTGCCATCGACAACAGTGGTGGGTTAATGATCTCAAACAGATCTGAACCTTTCGGTCCGGTACGAACTGTAAAGTCAGCAGCAGTTGAAATCACGTAACCCAGTGACATACCGTCAAGTAGCGGTAAGCAGCTTTTCACGGTCATCACTCCGGCACCGAAATGATCACGGGGTGGATTGTCTTCTAACTTCAGATGCGCGGGAGAATGGGTAAACCACTTGGCAATCTTCTTAAACGCTTGCACGGGTTTAGGAATCACATCAAAGAGATGTGACTCACAGAAGAATTCGATCAGAGGAATATGATCGTAATTCTCATCTGTTTCTCGCGGGGCGCGCAGATTTAACTCTGCTTGCTTTTCAGGCGTTAAGAGAGCCAGAATATCTTCGTTGGAAAGTTCAGCTGGCCGCAAATTAAGTTCAGCTAAACGTTCCGGAGTCAGAACGCGTTTCAGAGCACTATTGCTAATTTTCATAGCGTCTCCTTAACGAACTTTCGGACCCAGGAACCACGATACCAGAGACAGCCGTTCCCCCTTCGTCACTGGAGTAACGGTATGCGGGATGTTCGAATAGAAGAAGATTGCGTCACCTTTCTTAGCACGAATCACAGTCGGATGATCTTGATTGCCGTTGTTATTCAACAACAGATCACCACCTTCGTATTCGTCAGGATCAGTTAACATGATCACCAGCGAGAGCTTACGGTGCAGCGTGCGTTGATCGTTTTGATGCGAATCGATGTGCCAGTGATAATGTCCACCATCTTCCTTGTATCGAGTAAACTGCAGGGCCTCGATAAAGTCAAGATCCATACGGAACTTATCATAGTTAACACGACCTGCAACTTGACCCACGTGTTCAAACAGACCTTCCGTACCTTGGTTAATTTCCAAGAACGTCACTTCTGATTTACGAATGTTTGGATCAACACGACCATCGCCCACCGTCCCTTCCTTGCTACCGCCACCACCACGGCTCTTCGCATAGAAGTCTTGCGTTTCAGCGTGAGTGATGATTTGACCGACCTGTTCTGCTGAAAATGCACCTTCTAAGATGCAAAAGAATTCAGTAACCGGCGAGTAATCGGGAAGAGGATAATGTTGAATCATGACTGCCATTCCTTAAGAGAAGGTAAAAGACTAAAAATAAGATTGACTCTTATTGTTCTTTGACGATAACCACTCCACCGTAGCGCACTTCAACAGGCACTGCAGTATTTGAGTAAGCAATCGTGGTTAAGGTGTCACCCACTTGCGGCGCAGGTTGCCCCACAGGTCCGCCAGGGAAGGTGACTCCAAGCGTGGAGTATGTTCTACCTACGTTACCAGGAATCGTAGGATTATAATTCGCTGTACCAGGAGTTGCTGGATTATAATTAGCAGTCCCCGGAACAATCGGGTTATAGAATGCATTCCCCGGAACCACTGGATTGTAATTGGCGGTGCCAGGAACAGTCGGGCTATAAATAGCCGTACCAGGAGTTGTCGGGTTGTAATACATATTACCTGGCGTACTCGGGTTATAGTTGGCATAACCAGGTGTACCTGACTGATAATACACCGTAGAAGGATTGGTGTAAGCGCCCGTAATATTTCCAGGTGTGTATGTACCTGGGTTAGTATAACCTGTATTCGTATTCCCAGGTGTGTATGTTGCCGGGTTGGTGTACGACGCAACATAGTTACCAGGCGTATAACTGCCGTTGTTGGTATATGCTGTATTCGTATTCCCCGGTGTATACGTACCAGGGTTAGTCGATGCAGGCACATACGTCGGCGGATTCGTGTAAGGGCTATACGTAATCGTGCACGTTAAGAACGGACCTTCTGCACCATCAGCTTGCCACGTTGTCCAAGTTGTCCATCCAGCTGGACACGCACCTGCTGCCGTACCATCCATTACATCTTGATAGCCTGGAACGGTGTTACCAGGAGCCGTGTACGCCGTATTGGTATTACCAGGGGTGTATGTTCCAGGATTATTCGTTGCCGCTACATAGTTACCTGGCGTATACGTTCCTTGGTTACTATAAGCGGTATTGGCGTTACCTGGACTATACGTGCCAGGATTGGATGTGCCCGGAACGTAATTACCCGGAGTGTAAGTACCAGGGTTATAATTACCAGGATAATACACAGCAGGGGTTGTCGGGTTAGTACCTGCGTAATTGCCTGGTGTTGTGGTTGGGGTGTTGGTATATCCTGCTGTATACACATCACAGACTTTAAACGGATGACCGTTGTCGTCATAGTCATACCCAGTCACCCAACCTACCGGACACGTCTGTGTCATAGCAATGTTCAGCTCTTGATACGAAGGCGCTACGTAATAACCAGGTGTAGTAATCGAAGGATTGTAATACGCAGTCCCTGGCACCGCTGGTGAGTAATACGGGTTCGTGTAAGGATTACCTGGAACATAGTTACCAGGTGTCGTTACTGTGTAACCAGGTGACGCCGGATTGTAACCAGCAACATTACCAGCAGTAGGCGGATTAGTACCAGCGTAGTTACCGGGAGTGGGTGAGTTATACCCAACGATATTACCGCCAGTACTTGGATTCGTATTTGCGTAATTGCCACCCGTGCTCGGATTGGTTCCTGCGTAGGTGCCACCCGATGAAGGGTTCGTACTAACATAATTGCCTGGGGTTGGCGGATTGTAGTTAGCAATTGTACCAGGAGTAGGTGAGTTACCACTCTCACCGCGTCCTGATACGTAGACCTTAACCTTACCAAACTTCGGCTGGTATGCACCCGGTGAGTTAAAGATCTGTTGACCTGCCTTTATGCCCGGCGTTGTAGGTTCACGCCGAAGCCGTTTTACGAGTCTCGACATAGCACTCTACCTTTACTTACTTAACGTTGAGATTCGAAAGCGAACCAACCCATGTCGCGCCACCGTCGATGGAATAGAAATAATACTCGTCACGAGCATACGCAGCAACTGTACGCGGTGGTGTTACGCCATCTGCCCAACGCACACTACTCGGCCAAGAGATCGCTTGATTACCCGTTGCACCGTTAATCGTAGTGATGGCAAATTCGAGCACATTACCGGTTGCATTCTTAACGTTGTTCAGATTAAACGCTATACTAGTACTAACGTTAATATTTATTAACCATGCAGACGCTTGAGATAAATCCAGACTCGTTAATGCCGTCGTGGCACTGATGGTTTCTAAATGTTCTGCTGTCAAGCCGGTAAAGGTCGGATTAGCTGAGGGGGCGCATTTAGCAATACTTGAGTTAGCAGCAACTTGCTGAGCTTGCAGATTTGCCAAAGCCGAGATAATGGTATCGGTTTTAGTAATCGCAATATTTTGACCAGCGTCAGGTAAAGAAGCCAGATCGGTACCGAGCACACGGGCTTCAGTAAAGAACAGATTCCTCGTACCTTCAGTTAAGTTATCGGTATTCGCAGCACCTGCCTCAGCTAAAGCGCTACTAACCGCAGCAGTCAGCTGAGAAGGCGTAACCGCACCAACTTGCTCAGCCGTGACCTTGTGCGGGTTGCTGATATCGTTTAAGTGTTGCACAGCCAATGCGCTAGCAGCATTCGCAATCGCATCACTGACTCGACCTAAGGCATCCACAACAGCCGACATACCCACCATGTCAACCAGATTCCAAGCGTGATCGACCACAGGGAATAAACCAGGCAGGTCTACCACCTGCTCCCAAGTCGTGATGCGAGGATTGCGAACACGGTCCGCTAAGACTTCAGCAATAGTACCGGTATCTTCCACCCACTCGCCACCCAAGGTTTGATACGACATCGTAACCGTACCCACTAAGGCTTGATTCAAGAAAGTGATAGAGCTGTAAATCTGGGAAGCACAAGCACGGGATGCGCCTAAGAAGTAGTGCGTCGGGTAGTAATCAATACCAGATTTTAAGACACGTACTTCGCCGCTTAATGCTTTGAATGAAATTGTTAAAGAACTCTCAAAGTAAGGTGCATATCTCGGAATGATGAAATAGTAGTCATGTCCGGTTACACCAGTGAGAACTTGTTGTTCGTTTGTGATTAAATTAGCAGCATTTCTGCCGCTATAATCGACCGGATAAGCCGGGCTTGTAATAACGGTTGTCATTTGTAATGCACCTTCCTTGGGTAAGGATATGATATGTTAAGTCCAACTAGCTATATTATCTCGTAGCTTTTCCCTACTGGTAAAGGTAAAAATCTCATGTACCAATTTGTTTCTGCTATCGTAAAACCATTATCGGGAGATGGTCGATGGACTGATCTAGATATTGGGAATCTTCCCTTGAACCAGATATTCTCCCAGTTTCGTAAAGTCATCGTTACGTTGTCGAACAACTTCCTTGATCACAATGTGAGTTTCAACATTGAAATGATTCGCCCTACCTTTGGCGCGAGTCCGTTAACGTTCAATGAGTTCTTAGTAGAAAACGGCAGTGCGACTTTGCCGACGTATGATACCATTCCGGTAATCAATACACGCTTTGCACGTTATGCTGATGGTTTCCATGCAGGTTATTCGATTGAACCAATCAATCCCGCTTATTCATTTACAGCGGATATTCCTAACGGTGACAAGGATTGGTTACGCTTAACTAAAGATGGTGTGGTTTACCAGCACTTCTACGAAAGCTGTTTAGTCTCTGTGAATGGTTTCTACCATAAGACGGACTACAGTGCTGATGGCGCCTTCGTTGTCAACGGTATGAAAACGGCAAGACGGGCTAATCGGAATGAACTCGGCATTCTGAATTTCGAATCATTAGGTAAGTTATCGTTTATTCCGATCACTACCGATATGATCTATAAACAATCGAACCTGCAATCGTTGAGCGCTAACTGTTATATTGACACTGGCGTTGATCTCTCTAACAAAGCAGTCATGTTGGTGTTAGGTGGTTACTTGCATGTGTTAGATAAAACCACATTCTTCCGCGTCAGTCCGTCAGCGTTTAGTCTTGACTTTAGTAACTTGCCTTTAATTGAACGATACTACGAGTCGTATGAGATCTTAGATCTGTCATCGTTACAATTACAGTCAACCAAGGCGAATACTTCACAGATCAGTGTGGAAGACATTTATAGCGATGATGTCTTAAAGCGTTACTTGACGTTAGAGAATTCGTTCTTTGTTGTGCTTGACAATCCTGACATCTTTACGGAAGAACAGTACTTACGCACGAGTCCGTATGCTGGCGTCTACACGAGCTTTACGAAACCGATCTATCCTACAGTCGTGGGAGCTGGTCGTCATGAAGCATACTGGTATCGGGTCGAAGATGGCCAGTATTCGATTCACATGAATGAGACAGCTCGTAAACGTCGTGTGTATACTACGGCTGCTGCGCAAGACTTAGAAGGTGTGTCAGAAAGTAAAGTGATTGCTTTACCTTCACGTAACGCGCATGCACATTTCTTATTAATCGGTACTGACATCTAAACGTCACAAAAGAGAGGAATTACCCTCTCTTTAGTTTAGTCAGATTCGATGCCAGAAGCACCCGTTATAATTGTTGCACCGCATCCCGCTTGATCACCTGTACGCAAAAGACCTCTACCTTCGGCTTGACTGCTGGAGGTAGAGGTGACTGGCGTTGTACCGTGTCCTTGAATGGGACATTGATGCATATCACCATGGACACAACCTTCTATGCCGTTCGCTGTAAAGTTACCAGTCGCAGTCACCATTACACCACCGTGATCGCTGGTGTCGCCTAAACAAACAATTTGTTTCATGCTATTCGTCCTTAACCTAAGAGTTTAACACCCTTAGTAATCGTCACACCATTACCATTAATCATAATTGTACCGCTAGCAGTCTCATTCAGCGTACTGCTGGAATTCACATCAATGCTACCTGCTTGTTCCTTCAGAGCACCGCTCGCATTCGTGGTGTGGTCTTTGGTGTTTTCCGTGATGCTCTTACCAGCGCCGGTGGTAATCGTTTCTGCGATCTCATGGATAAGATCTTTGGAAATGATCTTTACTGTTTCAGGCACACTAATGGTAAGGTTCTTCTTATTAAGATCGATGTAAGAACCATCGGTATTCTTCGCTGCAATTTGCTTTTCTTTTGAATCAAGAATAATAAAGTTGCCCGCATCATCTTGAAACTTAATAAAGCCTTCAGCCGTATTGATTTGAATATCGTAACCGAATGGTTCTTTATTGGCTTTGGTAGTATGAAAGTGAATCAACTTACGGTGAGTCGATACTTCTAAATAGTAGTAAGTATCCGGACCTACTTCAGTAGAACTTTCATCTTGTGTCGCGCTAAATGCGTAAATCACAGTTTCTAACTTACGCAGATTCATATCGTCTTTAAGTGTTATCCAGTAAAACTTATCGACATCCGCAAAACGATACAATACAACGGTTTCACCACGCCGTACATCAGGCGCGGTCACACGGTTACTTCCACCCATTGGTAACCACTCAGCTTTCACCACATTGGCTGAAGTTAAGGATACCTGGTAGCTACTGCCTGCTTGATCAGATGAATCAACTGTATCGTTCTTCGTATCTGAGTTAAGTTCACCATTGACAAAAGGTACGTCTTCGCTAGGAACCACGTCTACCATCTTACTGTTAAGCGGCTTATTCTCAGCGACAATTCCGATGGAATAAGGTTTAAGTTGTGATACTTTCATAGGGTTATCCTAACGATAAGTCAAAAAAGACGCGGCTTCAATATGTTCTGAAGAAGTCTCTCATGAAAAGACAAACATGTCCCATAAACTATTTTACGAATCACTCACGTTAGTCGGCTATAAACGCCTGATGCTTAACGACATCCGCGAGTTCACCATTACTCCGCATGAGATGATTCAAATCATTCTTGGCACCAATGGTAGTGGTAAGAGTTCCATCCTGTCAGAGATGTCTCCGATGCCTGGAGATAAGAATGACTTCTTGAAAGGTGGTTCTAAACGCTTCGTTGCTATTTTAGACAACGTTAAATACATTCTCACTAATTACTTCCATCCGAATAAGCACAGCTTTGTTAAAGTTGTGGGTGACGAACATGTAGAGTTAAACCCTGGCGGCACGCTGCCTGTGCAGATGGAAAAGATCAGAGAGATCTTTCACATGGATAAGCAAATCCATGACCTGATGCGGGATGCGGATAAGTTTACCGAGATGGGTCCTACTGCACGACGTGAGTGGATTACCAGGTTGTCTGTAGCCGATTATGATTTTGCGATGAAGGCTTACGATAAGATTCGTACACGTCATCGTGAAACTGCCGGTGCCTTAAAACGCAACAATGCACACTTGGTAGTGGAGACAGCCAAGATCATTTCGCAAGACGAAGAAGTGCGTCTGCAAAAGGAAGTCTCTGAACTACAAGAAGAATTAAATATCCTCAATGCAGAGCGGATGCCTTTGGAAGCGCCGGTACAAAGCTTTGAGGACAGGAAGACTCGTGTACTGCGTGAGCTTGAAGATATCTCGATGCGCTTATTGCGTAACAAGATCATCGCTCCATTACTGTTTGCAGACGGTGAGATTCTGCGGGACGAATGGGGCGAACCACGCCGTACATCATTCAAGTCGATTGAAGAAGTCGATGGTGGGATTAGCGAACTGAAGAATCGTTTGGTGGCGAGTGAAGCCGTTGTACACCAATGCACTGAACAGTTCAATAAGCTCAACAATAACTACGAGGTGCTTCTCAAAGCTGGTCAAGATGGCGTGCAAAACTTGGCTAAGCAATTCCAAGCGTTAGAAGTGGAACGTTTGAGTTTACTTGAGCGTCGTAAGCTTCGGATCGATATCGAGAATCCTACTGCTGCATTGAAAGCATTTGAATCGATTCTGCCGAATCTTCAAGAGTTGCTTGAAAATATACCAGCCAATGCTGATCGTCGTTACGGACGTGAACGCATGCGGGTATTGCAAGAGTCGACAGTTGAGTTAGAAACTAAGCGTGCCAATGCCAAAGACGAGATGACTAAGCTACAAGCTCAAGTCGAGCATGCTGACCATCATCGTCGCTCGGGTAAGATGACTTGCCCTGAATGTGGTCATGGCTGGGTTGCTGGTATTCGTGAAGATGAGTATGCTCGTGCTAAGGAAATCATTGCTCGCTTAGGTAAGGTAGAAGACGATCTGACGAAACAACTCGAAAAGAATCGTGAAGAAACTCGAGAGATGGAATCTTACTTTAACCAGTATCGTGAGTTCATGGGATTTGTGCGGAATGTCGCAATCCTTGAACCGTTCTGGTTACATCTGATGGAAAGCAAGTTTGTCACAGATGTTCCTAAGGAAGCTTTCAACCAAGTCAGAATCTTTCAGCGTGATCTCGAGTATGAAGTTCAAGCGCATGAGATTCTGCTTAAGATGGACGAGATCTCTAAGCTGCGGGCTGCAGCTGAACAAGTCGGTGATGTTAAGCTACAAGACATCAAAGATGAGATGGATGTTCTCTCGAGTAAGCTAGGTTTCTTAACTGGTCAGATTGCAAGACTGAGACAATCCATTTCCGAGTATAGCGAGTATCGACGTCATCTGATAGCAGGTCAACAGATGGCTGACAGAGTTAAAGAGTTGCACGATCACGCACATACGCTGCAAGACGGCTATGTCGAAGCACTGCGTCGTGAAAGTATCATCCATTGCATCGGTCAAATCCAACAAGCGTTAGTCTTGAAACATGAGTCTTTGCGTTTAGCTACGACCCAGAAAGCTATTGTCGCTAAGCTGCAAGAACATGTGGATGAACTCATTGTTGAAGAAGAAGCGTTAGCGTCGATGGAACGTGAATTGTCCCCAGTGAATGGTTTAATTGCAGAAGGTCTGCTTGGTTTCATCAAAGTGTTTGTCGCTAAGATGAATAGCTTTATCAAGAAGATTTGGACCTATCCGCTTAAGATTATTCCGACTGGTTTCAACGCCGATAATGCTGACCATTTGACGGAACTGGATTATAAGTTCAAGATGGTAGTGGGTGACTATAACAACATTGTACCTGACGTTAGTAAAGGTAGCGATGGCATTCGTGAGATTGTCAATCTGTCGTTTAAGATCACGGCAATTAACTATCTTCACTTAGCACACGCTCCTCTTCTGCTTGATGAGTTTGGTCGTACCTTTGACGACGCTCATCGTAGCGCGGCTACTCACGCAATCAAATCACTGATGGATAACTATAATCACACTCAGCTCTTCATGGTAAGCCACCACCAGATCGCATACGGTAGCTTTGAAACCGCTGAGATATGCGTTCTGGACCGGAGGAACTTGGCTCTAATGGACGGTGTAGTTTATAACAAGCATGTGGAAATGAAATAGTTATCGTTCGGCGTATTTCCAATTTTGGAATTTTGGGGTGTTACTTGCAATACGGTTTCTTATTACAGAACGTTCAACTTTTAATACCTTTGATGCTTCTGTAATGCTGTTGTAAGTAACACCATCTATTTCAACATGCTTGGCGGTTCGCTGGCCGTGGAGTTTGCATTTTTGAATTGTATTTTCAGCAAGCTTATTTCCAAGGCGTCGTTGAGCGCTAATTAACGCCATTCTTTTCAACTGATCAAGTTTCTCTTTAGTAGGAGAGGGTTGTCTCCTTTGAGCTTCTTGCATTTTAGCGATAGTTTCCGGACTGCGTTTCAGACCTACTGATCGTCCTTTACTAGCCAAGCCTATTTTTCTTTTAGCTTCATCTGACAACTTGCGACCTGTAGATAACTTTCGAAGAAGTTCAATAGTCTCAGGTTTATGTTTAAACTCTACTCCGGAATAACGAACATCTTTAGCTACATTAAAGAGAATACCTTTGTTCATGTATTCGTCGATCATACGTTGTTCAATCTCGTATGCTTCCTCGCGTGTATCTGTGAGAACGAATCGGAGCTTTAATTCTTTATTTAAGTTGTAGGCATTCTGAAGGTGACGATTGGGATGAGTACCGCAAGTAAGATGATTTAAATGCGCCTTGCGTCGATAGTAGGTATTGCTAGTGCTGCCGACGTAAACCTTTCCTGAAGCGACGTGAAAGATCGCATAAGCAGAACAAACTCGACTATGCTCGTCGTGAAGAACTTTATCAATGGACAGAGGGTATTGATTCAAAAATCTATCAATCGTTAACATTTCGTAATAAGTGTTAGTTTATCTATACGATATATCTTTCACTATGCTGTCAGTTATGGTTCGTTCAATACTGCTGAAATTTGCGTATTGGATAAACGTAACATCATGCTGCCAGATGGTACGAAATTTAACGAGCATGTTGTCATCAATTAAAAGGAATAACAAATGAGTGATGTCGAAGCTTTTAATAATGTTCTGCAAAAAGAACTCAAAGCCATTGCGGAACGCTCTTTGCAAATTGAGAATCTCAATGCGCTAAACCTGGCAAGCTATGCAACCATTAAGGATGTATTTGCACGACACCCAGCATTAGCTAAACAGGAATCGGTTGCAATTGAAAGTAAAGTTGACAGTCCTGCGGTGACTAGACTTAAGGAGATAATCAATTCTGCTCCCTATGAGGTCTTACCATCATTCGGTTTATTCAGTAGTAAAAGCATCCAGGATAAACATGGCGAAGAATGGCGTAAAATCGAAGATACCTCTCAAGCACAACTGTTGTCTGACATCATAACGAAACTGTTCGGTAACTACATGTCGCCAAGTGTTGCTGGCAAAATGGAATTTGGCATTATCTGCCGTGGTTTCATTAAACCAATTACAAGAGATGGTGATATTGAATCTAGCGATTATCCAATTACTGTTAATTCGTTATCTTCCGAAACAATCGACGTAAATAACGATTGGGTATTGGCAAAAACAGGCATGTATGGTACATCATTCTTTACCTATAAGTTCAACGACGATCCCTCGACTCGTTTATGGTACTCGGTACGCGTAAATGACGAAGCACGTATTGTCTTTGACTTAGGTGCAAAAACTGAGAAAGATTTCGTTACGCTTTATATTCGTAAAAATGTCACTCAGTTTAGCTCATCTTACTTTGATAAGATTTTCACCGATCTTAATGACGAATTGCGTCGCATCGCTATTTATGCTTCGACTCATTCCTAACAATTAGCAGCATAACACCCACTACTCTCCAATGTACCGGAGAGTAGTGGGTGTATGACGTTATGCCGTAAGCTTACTGATGTTGTCAGTAATGTACTGTTCCAATATCTGAATGCGCTGAATCGCAGATTCACGTAACGACTTCTCTTGCAGATACAAAGCACGATCAGTTGTGATATTCGACATCACCGTCTGACGCGCAGTTTCAATCGTGCTAGCATCGGCTTGCGATAAATGCAGAGTAGCAGAAGCAGCAACCACTTTTACTTCTGCATTATCCACACCCATCAGGTCGTGGGCTAATTGAGTCAACTGAGATTTGAAATAACTCAAATCTAAATTGTCAGGCAACAGGCCAAGGTTCACAGCTACCAGATAAGTCGTGTAAGGGACGCCGCCAGTCAAAGGCAAACTTGCCAGATAACTGTTAGGAACGTTCACCCACACACCAGAGGACGACTCTAATGAGACAATGCAAACATTGTTCGTTAAGTCTTCTTGGTACTTATCTTCACTGATACCAGCGTCTTGATAGTACAGCGCGTAGGGATCCTTACCATCAGCAGCAAGCGCCTTAAGCGATGAGACAGAACGAACTGTGTAGGGAAGGTTAGCAACAACCGCATTAGTAAACGGAGCGTTTAATGAGATTGTCCCGACCATCCCAACTGGAGGATTAAGGTAGGTCATTTAATCACCCCGCATTATGCATCGAAGTTCGATTTAGCAGCGACCAGGTAGTTGATGTTGCCAAAGTTCTTTGCCAGGTAGAGGATATTACCACGTTTGATTTTGGTCATATCTTCCGGCACCGTGGTGAATTGACCCATCTCTTCAGCCACATACAGCATGCTCTCTAAGTCTTCCGCCCAGGTCTGCGTATCTGCTTCCATACGGTTAAAGTCAACACTGGTGGAAGCCACTGCGATCAAATCAGGGAAGATTTGCGGCAGCTCATATAGCGCATCACGATTGTCCGGACTACCAATACAGAGGATCGAAATCGACTTGTAAGGGTGAACCATGACTGTAAGATGCGAATCAATATGAGACGCAGGGTATAGATTAGCCACCTCTTTTGCTTTGGCAAGAGCGGTGGTCACTTTTATTTGCGGTGAATAGATACCAACGTTCACCAGCAATCCTGAGATAGCGACTTGCTCCCATAACGGAATGAGTAAGAACTCTGTCCGCTTGAAAATGTCGGGCAGGATATTAATCCACTCATCACGAGTATGGGTGCTATTGGCTAAGATGTAATTCATCAAAGCATCTTTGATGGAGTCATCATTATTACCAGAAACACCGTAGATGATAATACCCCATAACGATGCTACGATATTGCCGCTATTTGCCGGGTCAATGTAATTGAACGACTCGGTACGAATCGTTGTCTCAGGATAACCTTGACGAGCCGCTTGCAAACGTTGCGTGTGGATCGTAGGCGTCAGCGCTTTTAAGAACGTTCCAACAGATGTACCGGAACCAAAGAAGTTATCTAAGACATCAGTAGGTGGCACGACAACGATTTCATACTCGTCATATTGAGCACTGAAAGCATCGTCGGTAAACCAGATCTTAATAAAGTTATCCGGGTTATTAGAGTCTACATCGCTCTTCCAGGAAATCCACTCTGGCAAAGCACGTGTATCATCAGCAATCATCGTACCACATTGGAAATTTTCGGCTTTCCCTGTGAACGAGACAATCAAGTTCTCCAGCAATACAGTAGCAGGTGTATCAACTGCGCCTGTTGTTGTGCTGTAGACGAAATTTGCCACTGTCAAAATCTGTGCGACAATCAAAGGCGGAACAGCGACCGACGAAGTTCCATCATTGGAGAGGAAACTGGTCAGCATTAGGTTGGGTGCTTGATCCTTATCTGCATATACGCCTTTTTCTCGAGCGTATGTATTCGATTTAGGAGACAACTCACCCATACGAGCAACGACACCGGGGGTGTTGTTCGTAAGAGCGGTGTTACTAATGAACCCTTTCATCACGTACATCGAAATCTCCTACCGTCTATGACGTGGTAATAATCAAAAAAATCACCTCTTGTCTATTTGGTAAGATGGACAAAAAGGTAGTAGAATGGTCTCATGCCTATACAATAACCCAAAAGGAAAACGAATGGTTGCTTTTAAAATCTTTTTGAAAGTTCTTCCCTACATGTGGCCTTTCATTAGAGAAATGGTCCTGGGAAGAAAATCTCTTCTTGCTGCACTGAGAGACAATAAGAAGAAGGTTTTCTTTATTACTCTAATCATCGTTTCGTTCGGGTTGAACTTTCTCACTGTACCACGTCTCGTGTCAATGTCGGTGCAATACGTGACATTAGACAAGAGATACAAAGAACTGGAAGCACGCTACAACCGTGTGACGAGTTCTTCCAAGTATCCGAATGCAAATGGTCTTGAACAGCAGATTCAGATTAAAGAAACCAATAAAGAACGAGCCAAAGAAAAGTCTCCGGCTACAGAGAAAAAACCCAGCCCTAAAAAGGAAGAGGACAAAGGACCCGCTTCAAAAGCTGATGTAGATCAGATCAAACAACAGTTTGAAAAGATTCGTCAGCGTGAGGAAAAGGAACTTCGCAATCCCATTACCGATTGAGGACATCAATGAAACGCACCTTTTTAATTCAATCATCTCTTTTTGTGGTACTGATTGCCGGTTGCAGCAGCTTTAATAACAGCTTCAACACGTATCAGTTTCCAGCCGCAACAGCCAATACTGGTAACCTGGCAGCATCAACTATTGGTATCACAGACGACGACGTTAAACCGCACACGGAATCAGTAGCGGTAGCTGCTGACGATGATAAGTGTAAGAACTTTAATTATCCCGCAATGGGATCGGCGCCTGAGCTACCGCTAAAAGAGATTATTGCTGCAAATGGTAATGCAGTTGCAATCGAACGAATTGAAAGAAAGCATATCGATGACTTGCGTCTATTCATTAGTAAGACTAGACGTGAGTTGATCGAAGCACAATCTGAACATAAAGCTCTATGCAGGCAGTAGTTTAGTCCTAAAAAGGTTTTTTACGTGACTCCGTAATTGTGTAGTCGTATTACACTTACGTAGAAACCTAGATGATCTCATCATACCCGGAAGACATCAAAGCCTGGGTGCTTTCGGAAATTGTTAAAGCGCAACAATCTGAAAATCCCTACGGCTTTGGTGATCTTAAAAAATTTGTTCGAACAGATGGTCTTTATGCCATCTATATTCCAGATAACCCAGCTTTGTATTTCGGCAGTAGCAATCATATCTACCGTCGTAGAATCAAACACATTGCTGATCTAAAAAATGACGTACACGAATGCCCTAAACTACAAAAAGCATTTAATGCGTCAGCGATTCGAAAGTTTATATTCCTTTATATTCCGACTAATAATCGAGAGGAAGCTTTCGATCTAGAACAAAGATGCATAGACACCTTTCAGGGAGATCCTCGTTTATGTAATTATGGAACAGATGCTAGAAAGCCTAGCTTGGGTGTTAAGTACGACGAAACTAGGCTAGCTAAGATGTCGGCAGCTAGTAAGAAGAAAATAGATGAAAATCCTCATCTAAAGACGGCTCTTAAGGAAATGATAACGAAGCAATGGAAAGAACATCGCGACGTTATGATTGAAAAATGCTTACCAAATTTAGCGAAGGGTATAGAAGCAACATCTATGCCTGTATCTATAAAAGGCGTTATCTACCCTTCTATAGCTGAAGCTGCACGTCAATTGCAAATGACCACTACGGCGGTTACTTACCGTCTAAACAATGATAAATTCCCTGAATGGAAAAAAGTAATGGCAAACAAAGAAAAGAATGATGTCAAAACTGATGAGGAAAAGCCCAAAGCAGTTAAGGGAATAATGCTTCACTCAGATGGTAGTGCAAGACCAAATCCAGGGTTTACTGGTTGGGGCATGCATGGATACATTTTTGAAGATGTCGAACCGACAAAAGGTACGGGTAATCCTGACTACGTGCTGACTGCTAAAGATTATCTTTCTAAAGCAGAGAAAGCATTAAACCCGAACGTTAAGATTGTCACACCACTGCAATACGTCGACGGCTGGGGTTCGTTTAACCAAGAGTTAACGAATAACTACGGCGAACTGTGCGGCGCCTGTGAAGGTCTGGAATTAGCGCTAGAACAAGATGCGATGCTGGTTACAATCCGCACGGACAGTGAGTATGTTTGCAAGAACCTGCAGTTTGCATTTAACTGGCGTAAGAACAACTGGGTAAAGAGCGACGGTCGACCACCTGGTAACGTCGAATTGTGGAAACGTTTCTTGACCGCATACGAGTCTTTGAAAGCTAAAGGCGCAGCAGTATCGCTGGAATGGAACCGTGGTCACAATGGTAACTTCGGCAATGAGATGGCTGACGTGATGGCCTACATCGGCATGCGTCATTCTTCTAACCGGATTGAGAAGAAAGAAATCAAACTGACTGATGCGCAAGGTTACTGGAAGTACGAGACAAATCGTCACGCCTTCTTTAACCATCGTCGTATGTATTTCAATAGCCAGATCGAACACTTTGCAGCAGGCGAGTATTACTTTGGCGAACATGGTACAGACGACGACATGTGCGGTAAGCGCATGGCAGATGGTGCCTTCTCGTTAGTGCGGATGAAAGAAGTCGATCCAGCACTGGAAACCCTGCGTCGTTATACCTGCGATATCGCTAACGGCGTAAATAGCATCATGTTGGCACGACTGGATTACCTGTATCGTTCGGATATCCATAAGCAAATCACCAACTGGGGACCACTCACCATGGTGCGTCCGCGTTCGGATCGTCTTGACTTACATGGTCATGATGAAGAACCGTTGATGAAAGAACTGCGTGAGCCCATCATTGCGCAGCGTGCTATTGATGCAATCCGTGCCTTGGGTATGACTCTTGACGACTATCTGGCTAAGGAAACTTACCTGACTGTCACTGACCTGACTCCCATACTTTATGAGACGACGATCGAGACGAAGAAGGATGTTGAGAAGCGTATTACGAAGCTAAAACCTGAATTCAAGGTAGGTTATTCTGACCTGCCAGCGGATATCTCGTTTGTGCGACCGGACGGTACGCTGGATCAAGTCAACATCAAACTCTCTCTCGGCATTGACCTGCTAGATCGTAACGCACTGCGTCGCCTCGAAGATGATGAACCTGTGGTGAAAGTAGTAACCTGGTCTGAAGAGCCACAAGCATTCCGTCACGCCACCATCATTGAAACTAAAGATGGTATCGGGATCTGGGCCGGTTATTTTAGTAACCTTAAGATCATCCTTCCGAAGAAAGCAGACATTGCATGAAAAACGGACTCTCAGTAATGGGAGTCTATTTTTTTGTCCTTAGCTATTGTTCTAAGACCTCTGGCTAAGTATATTGGGATGTTACAGAAGGAGTACTCATGCTCAGGCGTTTGATTGGAGCTATGCTCGACGACACCTTACCAGCGAAAACAAAGCGCCAAATGTTTGTGGTTTCTTTTGTCGCTTTGATAAATGATGTTACCAATTTTGATCAAGAAACTTATCAAAAGCTCAATCAGGTGCTGAGTCTATCAGAATCCACCGATAAAGCTCTGGCTGTTCCTGCTATCTTGTCTAAGGTCATTTGGAATGGCAAGAGTTCATCGGAGGTATGTCAACAAGACCTTTCTGTGGATTGCAAGTTTAGCGCTGAAACCATTACCAGCCTTGTCGGCAATATTCTTAAGAATACGCCTAAATGGATGGTGTATGGTAAAACTGAAGACGTGGAAAAAGACGTTGCTGTCATCCTTAATAATCGCGCCACACTTGGCGTGTAATGCTCATAATCCCCTAATACTCTACTCCACTTAAGGAATAGGGCATTAGGGGATTTATGACGTATGTTTAATTATCTTGCGTAACTTGCTCAGAAACTTTATTGACCGTATCAGCGATAGCTGTGCTGAGTGTCATGACGCGGTAATACACCATCGAGAAGAATTCCAGTTCAGAAGCGACTTGGTAGGCGCCATTGGACAGGTTGTTTGTTACCTCAGGACCCGCATCCGTATATTCACCATTTTGGATTTGACGGATAATGGTCGAGAGTAACATATTACATTCTTCCGACTTCTTATGCAGGTGATCGTGACTGATTTTGTTAGTCGTGTTCGACACCACATCCAGTAAGGAGAAGATTTGTGACCATTCAGTGTTACGAGCAACTACGTCTTCATAAGCTGCGGTCGTGTTAGAAGTTTGGTTAAAGCATTCGCCCAAACGTTTCACTAACAGAGCGCGAGTCTTTTCCATTGCGTCAAACTTCGACTTCATGGGAGCCACGTAGTACTTAACTTCGCGGTTGGTGATCACTTGTGCGAGCGACGTCGTAAATTCGTTGAGCGATTTTTCCGTCGTTTGGAAGCAGTGATCAACAGCGTCTTTCAGAGTTTCCAGATAAACCAGATAAGGAACAGCTAAACCTTCCGGAACGAAAACTGCGTATGACGTCATCTTCAAATACTGTGTTTTATTCAGAAGTTGAATAAACTCACGTTCGTTAGCTTTCAGTGCGATCGGTAATTCACGCGACGAAAACTTATTCGCAAAGCGTTCGAAATTCTCTTTGACTGCGGGTAAGAAATCAGCGAGTGCGGATTTGATACCGTCAAAGCTAATGGCTTCCATACTTACGTTGTTACGGAGACGATCCAGTTCCGACATCGGATCGTGTTGAATTTTAAATTTTGGGCGCATGGTCGTTCGTCCGTCAGAAGAATGTGTTAGTAACAATGATTCGCCTATAACAGAATCACATAAAATTAAATCAACCTCACCAATAGTCTGGTGCAGTACACAAGTTTTTAGTCTTTTTTTAATACAAACAACCTAACGCGGAGAAACAAAGTGAGTTTAATGCCCACTTTTGAGCCGGTAGATTTCATTAAACCGAGCATCAATGTCGGAGCAGGATTCGATATCCTGAACGGCACGTATTACATTGGCAAACATGGCGAGGAGATTCTCTCAGGCGGCCTGTCGCACATTATGTCGTTCGTTGGTAAAGGTAACCTGTTTAAATCAACGATTCTTTACTGGATGAACTTCACGGCCATGAGCCGGTTTAGTGAATTTGGCGGTAGCCTGTACGATACTGAGATTAACATCCGTGAATCTCGTGTGCGTCGTCTGATTGACCAAGCTGTGGATAAGATCCCATCCATGACTGGTTTGAACCATCCGATGGAAACTGGTCGCTTTATTGTTACTGACAAAGAGAAGCATACTGGTAACAAGTGGTTCGACATGTTCAAAGCTTGGATGGAAGCTAAGCGCAAAGACAAGAGCAACTATGTTGCTTCGCCATTCGTGGATCGTGACGGTCTGTCGATGTTTAAGATGCTCAAACCGACGTTCACCATTGTCGACAGCTTCACTGAATTCGATACTGATGACGTTGATGCGGTGCGTGATAAAACCGAACTGGGCAATAAAGACCAAAACATCATCAACATGCGTTTGGGTCTGGTGAAGTCCAACTTCATCTCGGAAATGCCGCGTGTGACTGTAGGTGCGAATAACTACATGTCGCTGGTCGCTCAGGTGGGTCAAAATCAAACGATTGGTGCTTCGCCGCACGCCCCGCCGCCGCAACAGCTGCGTCACATGAGTTCTGACAGTGCTCTGAAAGGCGTGACTGCTCGCTTTACCTTTGCGATGCACGATTGCTGGTGGTGCGAAAGCTCGACTATCCTGACTAACAGCAGTTCGGATAAATCGCCTAAGTACCCGCGTAATGCATCAGAACAAGATGGTCAACTTGATCCTGACCTGACTCTGGTTAAGATCAAACAGCTGCGTAGTAAGAATGGTCAATCCGGCATTAGCCACCAAATCATTTGCTCGCAGTCCGAAGGTGTTCTGCCAGTTTTGACGGAATTCCACTACATCTCGGAACGTGACTATGGTTTTGAAGGTAACAACGTTACTTACTGGCTAGCTATCTACCCGGCTCTGAAACTGACTCGTCCGACTATCCGCGGTAAGATCGATGCCGATCCTCGCCTGTGTCGTGCGATCGAGATCACTTGCCAGATGAAGCAGATGGAAGAACATTGGCCACAGCTGGATGGTAAGAACATTCTGTGCTCGCCTAAGCAGCTCTACGATGATCTGAAAGCCAAAGGTTACGACTGGGACGTTCTGCTTGATACTCGTGGCTGGTGGACGCTGGGTGAGCATCCAGTTCCCTATCTGTCGACGATGGACCTTCTGAAGATGCGTCGTGGTCTGTATCATCCGTACTGGTATGATCAACTGGTTGGTGCAGAAGCTGCTGCTAAGATCGTTGACAAAGCTGCACCGTACGTCCTGACTAAAGGCACGCCAATTACATTGAGCGCATAAAGGATAATCAACATGATGATGGATTTTCCAGAATCTAAAACACCTACCGAGATCAAGGATAAACTTGAACATTTCGGTATGGATTACTACAAGCGTCAAAGTGGCCGGACTACTCGCATGATGGAGGCGGCGAAAGCCGCTGCACAGTCCGGTCAAGCAGTCACTGTTCTGATGAAGGATAAGCGTTCTGCTGATGACTGGATTGCTCGTGGCTGGTCAGTTCCTGGTATGGAAATTACCTGGATGAATATGCGTGAGAATTATGTTAACTGGAACACCATGAAGTTAACCGATCATCGCGCTAACAATGTTCTGTTCATCGACCACGATGTGTACTACGGTCAGTTCAAGGATGTCTTCCGTGAATTCAGTAAGTACGACCTACCGGTTAAAGATGTACCGCAACATGTGCTTGACGTTGTGTTCCCTAAGGACACCCCAGACGAACTCACATTGCGGAAAGTTGTCAATGACGCCGTTAACCTTTTCCTAGATTCCGACGGTTCTAACTTCACAATGCAACAACGGAACATTATCCGTACGAAAATTGTAGACGCCCAAATGAGGCTTTATCGAGAACGTAGAAATGAAGCTTTATTGCACGTAAGTTAGAGCTACCGTCAACGTAAATAAAAGAGACTAGGGATGGATACTGTTGACGCAACATTTAACACCAATATCGCAGAGAAGGGTTGGAAAGATCCTGCGGTAGAACCTGTGCGACCTGGCTTCATTGTTAAGCGATGGAAGAATGGCGCACTCTGGGCTGGCTTCTTTGACGGCAATCCAAAGATGGCTGGTTGTGATCAGTGGTATCCTCTCCCACTTTCTAAACTGTGATCGAATATCAAAACACAAAGCGTCTTGCTGACGCGATGCTTGCAAAACCAATGCTAGAGTCCTTGGAGCAGTATTATCCGGACTTTAGCTATTGGTACGTTAATAAGTGCATGCCAGGTGTTGTGGCAGGTTCTGATAGTTTAATCGTTGCACGTGAACACGGACAGATCATTGGCGTGGCTTTGGGTAAGAAGTCGGAAGAGGAAACCAAGCTACGCTGTATCCGTGTGATGCCGCAATATCAGAACCGTGGGGTTGGTTTACATCTCACTGAAAAGATGTTGCGTGAGTTAGATGACGATAAACCTTTGGTCACAGTCGCTGAAGAAATGCTCCATCTTTATAGTCGCCCTTTCTTTAACCTGTTTAAGTTTAATGTTACACGGGTTGAGAAAGGCATGTATCGTCGTGGTGTTCTAGAATACATTTTCAATGGACCAGAAAACTAATTTTAAGTTCCCGAAAGATCGCTTGATTTATTCAGGAGCACAAGGTATCGCTTTTGTTGTGATGAACACACCCGACGAACATCAGTTTGATGGGGTATCGTGTTATAAGCTTAAGCGAAACAACCCACCGCATTGGGAAGAAACGTATAGTCAGAATTACGTTGAAACGAGCTTTACGGACACGCCACCGCATCCGATCCAGCAGAACGTCCACGCTTATGAAGATACTGCGAAGTTTAAGATTCGTGATGTGGTATACACCGTTTGTACAGAACGTTATTCCATCATTGTAGATAAGCCGATGGTGGAATATGAAGGTAAGATGATTCCGGGTTATAAATTTGTTCCTGCCTTTAATCCCGGCGGCTATGAAGAGTTCACACTACCTCAAGTCACGGCTGAAGTGTTGATGAGTGTGGTTGATAACCCTGAGAAGTATATTCCGTCATTAGAAGACTTTGCTCCATATCTGATTCGCGGTGACATTCTTAATGGTCGTTTGTTCCCTGAGCTTAAGAAACAACTGTATGTGCTTAAAGTAGAATGCAGGAATGCTAACTTCTACATTTATGGCCGTATGATCACCAAAGGTGTGGCTTCTGACGAAATAGTAAGTTTTACCAAACGTGAACTTGCTAATAATTTTACCTTAGTCAGTTTGCAAACACCTTCCACGCCGGTTACTGAAATTAAGTATGGATTGGGTGATACCATTAAACACATCAAGTCTGGTGAGCAATATGACATCGTAATGCTACCAAATAAAGGTGTGCTTGAAAACACCCGTGAACCTGCTTATAGCTTCCAAATGCCTGACGGTCGCGTTTGTCATCGCGCTCAAGCAGAAGTAGAAGATCCAGAACGTTTTGTTCTGGTAGCTGGTTCGAACAATCTTTTCTAATTGTTTTCTCGCAAACAATATTTACTCTTGTCAATATTTTCTTCCATTTTTTACTATGACCACCGATAATGTAGTTCTAGATTACTCCCGCTTGGCTGATGAAATTTCGAAGATCATGGTTGAACTTGGCCATCATGATTCTGAGGGTTGGAAGCGTGAGATTCCTCCAGCATGTTTAAATGTTGGCGATCTCAACGTACAGCGTTTCCACATCAATCGTGTATGGCGACAGATTCTTTTGAGTCTGCCGATGGAATATGCTGATCAAACTCGTGAGGCTCGTTCGTGCTTAGTTGATACATTGTGCGAGCCTATTGATTATCTGCGTTTCTTCCGGCTTTACGTCATCCCATGCGCGATCAAATTTGCAGTACCTCCCATGATGAACTAAAGAATTACGAGCACCGTATTGTTGTGTTTGGCAGTCGAAATTTTGACGACTACAAGTTGTTCTCTGAAAACATGTTTCAATATTTAGAGGACAACAACATTAAGAAGGGTGACGTTATCTTCTTAAGTGGTATGGCAAATATGGAGAAAGCTGACGATCAACAAATCGGCGCTGACGCTTTTATCATCAAGTGGTGTAAAGAAAATGATTTTCCATGGACCGAACATCCAGCTGATTGGACCGACATCGATCATGCTGGTGCAGTGATTCGTTATACCAAAAGTGGTAAGCCCTTTAACATGGTAGCTGGCTTTTCTCGAAACGCTGAGATGGCTGAGTTATCGACTGCAGGTATCTCTTTCTATGATGGTGCATCTTCAGGCACCAAAGACATGTTAGCACGCATGCGAAGGCGTAAACTTTCGGTGCGGACTATCCTAGTTCAGCAATCATAGACGGAGTGGGTTATGGCTGGTAATAGAGCTGCTGCAGAAGCTGTTATTTTGGAATACATCGAGAAGATTGCTCCTGGTGGACAAACACCACAGATTTATCGTGATATGTTTGCAGCAATGAATGAGGCAGAATTTGAATCGTTCATTGAAGACATTGGGAGCGATCGTAAACGCTTAGCGATTATTATTCCGAACATGAATAAAGCTAAGATCTCGATTGAAAGAAATCTTCAATTGGGTAAAGAATTGGGTCATGAATTCTTCCAGCGCATTTGGATGTCGCCTGGTAAGGACTTACCGACTTATTTGACGCCTAAGAAATACCTCGTGCTTGATTTGCAGTTACGCCGTCAGGCTCAGCACTTGGAGAAGAAGATTCGTATTCCGAATAATAATCGTTCAATCGACGAACTTACCGGCCAGCCTTCGGGTGCGTCTAAAGGTAGTAAGATTTCTTATCCGGAAGTGCAGATTCTGGCAGCATTGAATTTGCCTGAGAGTCTTACGGAGAAGTTAAAGTTCCGTGGTGGTGACACCAAAGCATTCGATGCGATGAATGACGCTATTGATAAACATGGCGCTGTCTCGACGAAAGCAATTGATCACTTAACTGGTCAAGTAGAATCCACTCGGACGTTAGCGACCTTCTTGCGCTGCATGCACTTAGATAACACCCTGACTTGATATAACGAGAAAGTGTCCATGGATAACCTGCAACAAACTGTTTTACCCGTATACTCAGAGGAACAGCTAAAGGAAGTATTCACTCAATCCTTTATGCATGTTTACAGTAACTTGTCCAATGAGGATGGGAAAGAGGCTGAAGTGATGGTTTTCTTAAGCAATCTCATCAGTAACTTCAACCTCTACTCACGTTTCACACCGGATGAATTGCCTGGTTTAGTAAACGTGGTCTTTGATTCGGATCTGCTCCGTGACTTTATTCTTACCTTCCAAGCTGTCTTTCTTGGTCGTTGGGTGCAAGGCCGCGGTAGTCAGGTTGTAAACGCTTTGGCTGAGGACTTAGCGCGCGCAATTTCAACAGATGCGAATCTCGTTGTACAACCCCAAGGTATGGGTAACACCAGTAATAGGCAAGAGGATTATTGCTTTATTCCGACAGATGTCAGACAAAGCTTGGCGACTTATAGCGACGTAGTTAAAATCGTGAAGTCGAATCCATGGATTATTTGCTTGTTACTGTTTCAGCAATACTTGAACATTGACATTCTGGACAAGCTTGCTGATCGAAATAAACCAACAAAGAAGTAATTCCAATACTAACAAGAACTGAAAAGACACCATGAGTAGTAGTGAATCTGCTCTAAAACCAACAGGAGTGTACGTCGATCTTGACGTACTCTACGACACCAGAATTGCCACCGTCGCCCGACTGATGGGAGACGACATAGCAGTAGCAGTGTTATCGGCGGGTTATCATTCGCGTTTAAATGATGACTTTGTAGGTGTTGATATGGCTGCCTATAAACGCTTGTATGAAGCTCGTGACATCGAGACGCTCCACCGTGCATGGATCACCAATGCGGTGCCCCTACTTAAGGAGATTATCGGCGAACTGACGAAGCAAGCTATTACCAGGCCCTACCATAATGGCACACGACTCGTTATTAACACGCATCCGTACTCACTGACGCCAGAAGAGATTTCAGCGCTCAAGGAGTCGATTACCACTTGGATAGGTGATTATTCCGAATTGGACCTTGTCCACGTAACGGAAACCATCTGTATCTCCAAACAGGAACTCACTCCATCGTATTGCTCAGAAAATTTCTCTGCAATGTTGATGTACGAATACGACGATTGGTTTGGCATGCATGTGGACGGCTTCATGAAATGCCCGATACCGGGCATCACGTTATACGCCCCTGCACTTTATACTGTTGAAACGCCAACCGAAGAACAACTGAAACAAGCATTCCGTGATTTTAATCACCCCTTTTTAGCAATTGAGGCTCGCGCATCCGGCTTCATCAAACTCGATTTACTTCAGGTTGAAACTTTCAGCATTATAACTGACCAAAACTAATCATAACGACCGCCATAACAAGTCTACTCCTATCTGCTAATGTAGGCAGATAGGAGTAGGTAATAATAATGGATTATGAGTCTTCGTGATTTTCTTGCATTTTCTTTTTGAAGCCGTCGTACGTCATGGCTTCCACACCGATCTCGGTTTCACCTGGGACGAGTTCCGGAATCGGAATATCGGTACTCAGAGTTGGCGCAGCACGAGGCGGGGCTTCACCGACCGGTAATGCAAACATATCGCGTTTCATTGCACGCAGCAATTCGGCAGAAGCACGGGCTTCGGCTTCGTTACTTTCCTGAGCAGCTTCTTCAATGCCCAGACGGCGTTTACCCATGGCAGCCTTGTCCATATCACCCAGGGCTTTTAAGTAGTGGCCAATAACTTTTGGATCGTCTTTGGCAATGTTCGGAGCGAGTGCTTCAACTAACTCGAGCCGTTTATTATGGGTATAATCCAGTGTGACATCCAAATCAAGATTGGATGATTTAGTTTCTGTTGACATAGCAGTCACCTTCTCTTGCATGAAATATTGGCTCTAGAGGCATGACCTCTAGTTTCTTTTAAACACATATCATTAAAATGAGACGTGGAAGAAGTAGTCTTTTAAATAAGGAGTAGCAGTGAAGAATTGGAAAGAAAGGTTATCCAAAACTTGGCTTTCATTGTTTTCTCCGTCACCCACCGTTGAGGAAGAAAAGGAGAGACCTTTACTTGAACAAGTTGAGACACTCGTAGATATTGTGGATGTGAATTGGTTCATGCAATATACCCAACAAATGGGTCAAGGGATGGTGATAGAAACATTCTATCCCAGTTTTCATGACTACATTAATCTGTTGGAATTGCACATTGAATCGATGCGCAGTCATCAACCAATCTTAGAATCGCGTTGCCATCATCAGACTTTAACGATGCCGGTCAATCGATTCTTCTTAAGCCCAGATGGGTATTATGAAAACGTACACGATAATGTGCTAGCATTTCGTGATGCGATCAGCCGACTTTGCTTGCAGGTACGCGCTTGCAAAGATTTCTCTAACGCACTAGGAAATTACAACCTGCGTCTTTTAACCCCTTTGCTCGACAACATTAAAGTTGTGACATTAACCTTAATGGAGATCAAGGAACTTTCCAGCTGAGTTTACTCAGCATTTTCCAGGTAATTCCAATTACCCCCATTTGAAAGCCTCTCTTCGAGGTATTTTAATTATGACTGCTAAACGCAAGACCAATCCACTTAGCAAAATGTTGGACGATCCTAACAAAGGCATCCATCATACGTTCGGCGCAGTAGGCATGTTGTCACGCCTGTTTCGCACTATGCTAAAAGACTTAGATATCGGCGGCTATCAATTTAACATGCTGATGGCTAAGTTCTTGAACGACCCCCAAAACAAGATTCCTGAAAACAAACGTGATCAAACCAGTAATCGCGGCAATCTGAACAAAGAGTTTCAGAAAGGCACGATGACCTGGAAGGTGTTTTGCAAAGCCATGCGCTTCTTGCAAGTTCGTGGTTTTAAGCTGACAATTGAAGCGCGACGCGCCAATGGTCGCATCACGAGCCACTCGGTCGAAGTGAACCTGGAAATGCATGATCCGTCCCTGGATGATTTTGAAGATGACGGCACACTTCCTCCTCCTGAGGATTCCCCGCACGTGCCTTATCTCGATTACGAGCACGAGCGCAAAGAAGACCAATAAGTGTGCAATGATAGTAATTAAAGGCTTAGAGCTATGAACCAACACCAGACGCAAGTGACTGAGCCCACGGAAGATCAGCCTTACTGGAAACAAGACGGCATCACGCACATCAACACGCACACTAAGGGCGCACACCCTTTAGGTCGTATGCTGTCCGACTACTACGAAGCGCCTTTTATACACCCGTACTTTGGCCGCTTCAAATGTATTAGAGGCTTTTGGTATTACATCCGTGGCGGTTGCAAAGACGATCGTTTTCGTAACTTGAATGGCTATCGTGCAAAGGAGCGCGCTAAACGTGGCGAGCAGGACGGTACTTACGAGAAATGCAAAGTCCCACATCTGAAAGATGTACTGCTTCATGCTAACTTCGCAAAGATTGATCAGAACGAAGATATCAAGAAAGCCTTAATCGAATCGACTTTACCGTTTGACCATTACTTCGTGTATGGACCTGGTAAAGTGGTAACTATGCCAGATGGTTCGGAATGGTTGATTGAAATCTTCACTGAGTTGCGTGAAGTCTTCCGCGGTAATAAACAACTGGAACCATTCAAGTACGACTACGCTGAATTACGTAAACACGGCAAGTGATTGCCGTAAAGAGTGGCCTTCGGGTCACTCTTTTTTTTTGCTGAAAAGGACATCTCATGTTAGTCGATCGGTCTCTATCACCCACGACATTCTCAGCTGGCCCTGATGAGAAGCTGATCACTGCAGACGTATATACCGAGCAGAGTGATAATGTCATCAATAGTTTTCCATCAGTAGACTTAAACACCACAGCTGACTTCTCATCGGCAGATAAAACGATTGCAGACGACTTACGCGGTGGTTTAGCAAAATCAGTCGTACCTGCTGATGGTGGTGGTCTATTAGAAAAAGGTACTAAGTTTTTAAAGACAGGCTTTGATGCAATTGGTGGCTTGAAGGGTGCGGTAAAGATTGCTACCCAAGTAGCCGGTCCAAGTGTGCTGTCACGTTTAAATTCTGGGGGTGGGTTAACTGGCATTCCTGGTTTACCTCCAGCATTAGCTGGTAACCTTGGTAACGTGTTAAGGCAAGTACCTGGCGTGAATGGCGTTTTAAATCAAAACGTTCCCAATCAGTTAGGTTCGTACATTACGGGCGTGAATGGTGTACAATCTCGCATCAGTCCTAACAACATCAATACCAGCTTAGCTTTATCTAGTCTGATTAATTCGATCAGCAATACGAATTCAACAGTTGTGGATAAAGACGCAACCACAAATTTGATTGGTGGTGTGTCGAGTGCGGCTATCCGAAATGGTGTGCCGAATGCATTTAGCGCAACATCTGTGTTAGCCGGTGCTAATAAAGACATTATCATTGCGGCTGCGAACAATGCTGTCAGAGCAGCGATGAGCACAGGTAGTGTGGCTGCTTTAAAAGACATTGGTACAACCGCTGGTGTGAAAGTCTTGACTTCGCTGGGTAGTAGCGTGCTAAAGAATACTGCCTCGAATTACAAGAAACCATCGAATGCAACTGCGGACAATATGGTCAACGAGTACGCATTGATTCGTGACTCGTATCAAGAAATTGATCCTGACTGGGCAGCTAAGGTAAGGGAGATTCCAGACATTGGAAATCCAACACCAGGTGCTACGGTAACGGATCGTGTGATTGATATCACTACGATTCAAAACGGTAGTCCTGATTTCTTAGCGACTATGGAAACCGGTGCATTGAATTCAACGGTGCCGGATGAGAAGTACTATGCGTTGGCAAATGCATTTCCATCGGAATCACCTGAATTGGTACTGAAGCGAACCTTCCCGTATGCTGCGACTTCAGTAACGAGTCAAACAGTACCAAATGAAGTAAGAATGTAAGAACACTTCTTAGATGTCATTGGCGTTGAATAAACATCATAACAGCCAGCTATCCCGAAAGGGGTAGCTGGCCTTATGACGTCTCTTTAATCTTTGTCCGTACCGCGGTAGAATGCACTGACTAACTTCATGGGGAAGGTATCACCTGCAAAGCTTGCCATGTGTGATACGCTGCGCCAGCTATCGAAAGCCACCATCTTCTTCGTTAAGTTAAGTTTGAGCTTTCTGAACGAATAGATTTGGTCCGATAACGACATGCCTGCTAAGGTGGCCAAGTAATCGGAATAGACCGTGTCTTCGTCAAAGGCGCCACCCGTCAAACCAGCAGCTGCGGCACGGATCGTATCACTGTTAGTTAACGAAGCTGCACCTTGAATTGCCGCGTCAGCTAAACTAAAGTTTTCCACAATCGGCATGTGTAAGATATTTGACATATCTTTCACGGTGAAGGTCACTTGGATACCAAGAGCTTTACCATCCTGCGTAAAGCCAATGTTGCCTGTACCACGTGTGATCGATAACGAGTCAATCATACCCAGACGAGTCTGGCAACGACCTTGATCATACAGCTCAACCAGGAACGGACCTGTGTAGGATTGTTTACCAGTCGACTTCGGTAATGCACCGGCTAACAGCATGCACAGCGGTAGATCCAGATTGATGGATTGTGAAATCGGATTACCGTAAGCTGAGATCAAATCAATGGTGTAACTCATTGACGGTAGACTAGCAATCGAATTCTTGTAGGTATCTGGGATATCCACAAAAGCCGCACCTGCTAACGTCGCCAAACCAGTTAACTCAACCGAATCAAGCACCCCCATCGTAAAACTCTTAACAGCATCAATTGCCTTACCAGCAATCGCACCGACTGCTCCGCCAATTAAATTACCATTGGCAAAACTAAAGTTAGCACTACGCGCCTGACTCGAGATACCGTTGAGTTTCTCAACCAATTCAGAAGGACCCGCAGTATTACTAAACGAACTATGAATAGGGCCAGTAGCGTTGACGCGGAATGAAGCGAACTGGGAACCATCGTCCATCTCTGCTTCTAAGAATTCAGAGAACTTATTGAGATTACTCTTGTTACTGTCGAGATTCTCAGTCGTGTTACTGGATTCGTTGTTGCTAGATTTCGACTTCGATTGATCGGTCTGTAACCACTTGTCAAGGTAATCCCCCATTGTACCTGGCGTGTTATCTGTTAGTGGTGAAGTATAAATCTGTCGGATATAATCTCTTAAGTTCTTTACATCCATTGAATCGGCTGCTTTGAAGACTTCGTCAAGCTTCTTCATGCGTTTACGCTCAAGTCGTTTAGCACGATTCGCTATCGCATAAACATCAATAGTGCCATTCTCATTAAAGATATTTGGCATCTTGCTGTGTAACGTCGAAATACCTTCGGCATCAAACTGATACTGATCCAACATCTTAATGGTGTCGGGATTGGTATTGTTAAATACACGGGGAACAATACCGCGATTCACAGCCAAGTGGTTCATCATGGTTTGCACGGCATTCCAGTACAACGGCATCGTCGGTTTTAGATAATAAAACTTAGACGATGGTTTTGCCGCAAAGAAGTTAATTGCAGCGCCTAAAAAGTGCACCGCTAACAGCTTCCATGAGGCTAACTGAACCACATAACCTGCAGCTTTACCCATGTAGTAGAATGCATCGCTAGCACGACCAGTACGCGCTAACTGACCAGCTGTGCTATTGTAGAAACCAGTAAAGAACTGGGTCATGGTGTTATACTGCTCGACACCAAAACGCATGTGAATCACTTGAGAATTATCTTCAATCGCTTCACTGTAATAACGACCTAAACCGGCACTACTACTGGAGAACACACCCTTAACTCGAATGTCCGCATGACGGGTGAATTGAGGAGGCGGATTGATACATTGGCTACCGCCAGGTGTGGTATCAGTGTACTTTAAACTTGCGGTGGTAAAGATACGGTTTTTGTAATCATTCGGTGCTAAATCAGATTTACGAACTAGGAAGGAACGACGCACCCATTCCCCATCCCGTTTAGTTAAATCAGCTGCCATAGTAAACCCTTTAAAGCCGGTATAAAAAGGAGGGTGCTTTCACACCCTCCTCTCTATTAGTTATTGAGCATAGTCCGTGACATTGACACAGGAGAAGGCTTCATTTGAGCACGAGTACGCGGTTCATTGGGTTGAACGATATTCGATGCTTGCTGAGGTCCATTCCCTTGAGCAGGATTGTTACCTTGGTTAGCATTACTTACCGCGGCTAAGATCTTACCCAGTGTGGTCGAGATTTCTTTCTGCACACCTAACGAGTCTGTCAGTGTCTTATTCACAGTATCCATGCCAGTTACTTTCAGCTCTTGCTGCATTTGAGCTTGATTAGCCACGTCACGCATAGCCCGAGACGGCGCAGTAAAGCCACCTAAGTCTGCAGACAATGGAATGTCGGTAGACGGCTTGGTTGGAGCAGTTGCAGTGGTAGCTGTTTTCTCAGCACTAGCCGGAGCCACAGGAGCACCGATGCCGGTCTTCGTGGTAGTCGTCGCCGCGGCAACGGCTGGAGTGGCAACAGCGGCTGTATCAGTTTTGGTAGAGGTCTTAGCGTCGCTTGAAGTGCCAGGAGCAGTACTTGTTGCGGTCGGTTTAGACTGAGATACAAGTTCTTCACTACCATCATCGATACCGAATGATTTACCTTTGCTTCTTACTCTGCTGTTGACCAATTGATAAACTTGACCAACGCTGAGAGGCGAACCATCTTTAGCGTAGAAGATAGCCTTGTTCGCACGTGCTGCATCAGGGAACATTTCAGCAGCAATAGCGTTCGGGCTAGCTTTGAGGAACTTCGACGCACCACCAGAACCTAAGAAGTGTGCGAAGTATAAATCGGTATCCGTTAAAGGACGATTTAAGTTCCGCTGCAGATCTTCAGTATTAAGCTTGATATACTCAGCACCCATTAAAGCATTAGCGCGAGGATCAGTCTGGGGAGTGCCTGGACTAATTCCATACTTAGCACCGAAGTGTTTCAGCATCCATTTCCATGTGCTGTCAATGAATTGGAATAGACCAGCTGCAGTAGAGCTACCAGCTTTGACAGTGTAATCAAAACCAGACTCTAATGCTGCCATCGCAGCCATTAGCTTACCATCCACACCTACCATCTTGGCAGCAGCTAAAATGGTATCTTTCAATGCCGCCCACGTTCTATTGCCTTTCGGAGCTGGAATCGCATTGACATCGCCACCTGTACCGTTACCAGGTTGATCAAGTTTTCTACCACCATCCATGTTACTAGACGAATCTGTCGACTCACCAGTAAAGACGTTCTTGATCTTAGTAGCCGCGCCACTAATCCATGCACCGATACCAGTTTCAGACTTATTAACCTGTGCACCTGCCGCACCATTCGCCGCTGGAGAAGTTACGTTCTTACTCGGTTGCTTACTACCACTTTCAGGAAGGATGGCATTCTTCGACATCTCCTTTAAGCCCTGCATGTTCGGATCAACGATCTTCACATCAGTTGCAAGTTCGTAGTTAGGCCACGGAGAAGCAGTCACTGTCCACACACTGCGTGTCGTGCCGTCGGTCTTAGTTGTACTCGTATAAATAGCTGTAGCAACGTCGGTCATCTGCAGTGGTTTCAGGGTCGAAACAGCAGACTCGTAATCTTGTTTACCAGTTTGCGCTGTCACTGCAGTAACGTAATTCAAGAACGTCGGTAAGAAACGACGGTTAAACCACATCAACCAGTTCTTGCTAGCTTCACTATCAGAAATCTCAACACCAAAACCAGGTGCTGCATTCTTCAAGATAACTTCTAACGAACCTGACCAGGTAGCGATCTTATTCGTAAAGACTACGTCCTTACCAACAGTTTTCTCTAATGCCAATAAGAGACGAACCTTATCAGCTTCTAACTTGGTCAGACCGTAGGTCTTAAGACGCACTGCAGTAATTGCATCAATACGTCCGCTATTGATACTTTCTAACACAACTGACGAACCAGAGATGGTAACTTGACCACGCGCATCACCTAAGCCAGTGGTATTCATCGTACCTGCAGCAGCGGCAGTAACAATGGCGGAGTTAACACCTTTGTCAGTTGCACCCGTTGTATTGGTTTGATTTGCCGAAGTCTTCGCAGCAACAGCAGCTGCACCTGCAACACCAGCCATACCCGTAGCAGCTCGGCTTTCGTCAATCTTGGTTTGCGCATTCAATTCAGTCTCAACGATCTGAACGATAGCGCGCACATCACCTGCGGTTGACGGTAATGCTTTCAGGTCTTTGAACGGCGAATCAGTAACGTTATACGGACCTTCAGGGAACTTGGAAGCTTGGAAGTATTTCTTCTTCAATGGCAGCTCAAGACTATCCACATCCGAGAGCCACTTGTTAGCAACCGTGGTACGTAATGCAGTCACGTGAGTTAAGTAGACAGGCTTGAAGCGATTACTAAACCAGTTAGCCCAGCTCGATACGGCAGCTTTATCTTTGGTATCGATATCGAACAGTTTCAAGATCTTGGCAATATCAAACTTCTTATCACCAATTTGAGCGCCTTTGTCACCATAGACGATTGCACCTTTCAGTTCATCTTCTAAAGCGAACACAGCATCCACGTGATCTTTGTCCATTGGTGAGAAACCATACTGCACGTAACGGACACGCGACACCAAACCTAAGCGACGTTTAGTCAAAGCTTTATACGCGAGGTAACCACCAATACCAACAGCTGCAACAGCTGCGATACCAAGTAACACTGGAGCGGTGAAGAGAGCGCCGATACCGGAAGCGACTGCACCTGCACCGGCAGCAATGGCTGTACCTGCAGTAGCTGCGCCAGAAGCTAACATACCGCCTGCTCCAGCTAAGGCACCGCCTAGACCTAAGCCTTCTAAGCCTAAAACACTTGCTCCAACAGTGCCAGCGATACCCAGAGCACCTTTACCAAAACGCAGCAGACCACGACCAGTTTTACCAGCTAAGTACTTCGTCTTACCCCAGAAGCCTTTTGGTTTGAGACGGTTAAGACGACGTTGACGACGTTCGTCTCGAGTGTTACCGTTACCAGTATTCACGCCGTTAATGTCAACGTTAACACCATCTTCGTCTTCATCCCCGCCTTTCTTACCGCGCAGTTTATCCCACATGGCTTTCATGCCAGAGAACATCCCACCGCCACCGACGCCAGCCTGACCAGAAGCAGTCTTGGCTTTGGCTTCCTCTTCCTGTTTCTTCTTTGCCTTTTCTTTCTTCAGTTCGTCATCGTAACTACCATCGCGAATACCATCACCGTCAGCGTCGGACCAATCATGTTTCTTTGGATCCTTCATACGCTCGTTTAAGATATCACGGATTTCTTTCAGGTAGCCGTTACCTTCTTGCTGGACTTGTAAGCCAGCCATGACAGCTTGACCATACATCCCTTCAAAGATGGGCTTACCACGCATGAGGTCGAGACCGAACCCGGCAACGTTAATGCCAGTCTTAAGGATGTTCTTACCTAAACGAACACCACCTTTAAGTAAGCCAATCGTAGCATTGCCGACTTTCTTACCAGCCCAACGAGCGAGCTGGAAGGCGGAAGATACACCACCGAACGCCAGATTAAAGAGTTTAGCTAAACCAGTACGCAGCGGTTTACCGTGAGAATCAAGTAAACCTTTCTTGATATCGTCGTGAGTTAAAGCGAGTTCTTCATGATCACCTTCACCTACCACAACCGGACCATCAATCTGCGAAGGACGGCTGATGACTTTACCAGTGGTCGCAGAACGATAACCACCATTGCGCATCACACGGGCTAACAGGACCGGGTTACCATCACCGCCTTTAACGTACACGTCTTGTGGCATGTCGAGTAAACCGTAGGCTTTCTTCAGACCCCACAGACCAGCACGATAGACGAGAGGTATACCGCCGCCAACGATACTGAAACCAAGTTCACCCACCTTCTTAGCGGTTCTAGCAACTGCACCTAAAGTCTTGATCATCTTCTTGACAGCACCTTCTTTCTGCCAAGCTTGTTCGATCTCGTCTTCTTCCAGCACGACTTTCTCTTCACCGTTAATCCGTGAGACCACAGTACCAGTGATGTCCTTCATGCGCCGAATCGGTTTATTCGTTTCCTTATCGAAGTAGACATTCCCTTCTTGCATCATGCGGGCATACATGCGTGGCTTTCTTTCATTACCGACGTAGATATCGATAAAGCCACGGTTGCGACGATAGGCATTACCAGCAACCGTCGTAAGTGCGCCAAAGCCCATGGAAGCCACACCACCAGCAAGTTTACCTGCGGTTCGTAAAGTACCACCAACCAGTTGGTTACCAAGCCAGCCTGCAGCATTGATACCTTTACCAGCCATTCTTGCAGAACCTTTGATAAGGTCACCTAACGACATCGTCAGTAAACCACCCAGGCTTGTTACGGAACGAGCGGCGCGACCTAAGATACCTCGACGACCAGTGGTGCTACTACCACGAATGCGCTGTAGCTCAGACATGATTTGTTCATACGGCACGGTCAGAATACCTTCTTCTAAACGCGCTTGCATGAGTTTCAAGGTCTCGTGGATATCAGTTAACTTAGGACGAGGATCCAAAGCAACTAAGTCACGGCCGAGCTTACTGAGACCGTCGGTCACTGGTTCTAAGTCGATACCTTGATGAATCGTAGATTGTTCATCATGCGGGATAAGTGGTGGCGTGTTACCGAGACGAGGAGCAGTCACTGCTCCGCCAGCTCGAGTAGCGCGAGCGTTAAACTTACGACCCGATTGGTATTCGATTAAACGCTGACGATTAATCTTGTTACTACCAGGTTCTAACACACCGATCTCTTCCAGCATCGGACGACCGCCCATGTCCGCATATTGCTGAACTAAGGCACGCACGTCTTGCGAGGATTGACCAAGTCGACCGAAACGTTGCGCGAAGTCGACTTGTTTAAGGCCATCCGCATCGGAATCTTTCAGAGACTTAAACAGGGCAGCAAATGCAGCAGCATGTTTACGTTCTTCATCGCTCCCATTAAACTGCGAAGCGCTAGAGTAACGTTGCAGAGAACCAGCACGACCTACTGCGCCGCTTAAGTTATCTTGCAGTAAACGATTCGATAACACCTTACGCTGTTTAGCAGTTAAAGTGTTTTGCGGATCAAGCAGATTTAAAACACGATCTAAATCACGGTCGGTATTTTCTTTATCAGACTTAGTAACTAAGCGACTGAACATACCTTTCTTAACGTTAGACGAAGTATCGAAACCGTTCTTATCGAAGTCGTACTGTACTAAGTCAACGTTAGTATCGCCAGTGCGCAGAATCCTTAACTCTTGGTGAATTCTTGCGAGATATCCTGGGATGATTTCCGTGATCGATTTACGAGCATGGTTGGTAAAGACAGCCGGTTCACCTAAAGTGGTGACGTTACCTTCCTTAATTTGTGTATCATAGTTCTGCGTGCGACGCAGTGCATCACGACCAAAATCCAGTAACGGATTACCAACTTTACCAGCTAAGTTAGTGATGCGACGTTGCCAGCTGTAACTGATTGGATCGTTAAAACGGTTGTTGATTGAATCCAACGCGTTTTGCATGTAGTCTTCAGCGCTGTTGGTAGTGTTTGCAAATTCAGACAAATGCTGCGGTGCATTCTCAACACCGTATTGTAAACGATTACCAAAGCGCCGTACTCGTCGACCCCAACCATTCGGATCATTCTCAATCCGACGACCAATCCGTTTAGAGATTTGGTTGTTTAAGAACTTAGAGATGCTCGAGCCGAGGAAGTGACCACCAGCTGTGTATTTATCGATTGTTGAATCTTCACGTGTCAAATCGTCGATCATTGTGTCAAGACCAAACAGACCTTGACGCAGACCACGACTAGCACCTTGAATCGCTACACCAGCTTGTTGTTTGAAACCTTCACGTAAGTTACCGATATAGTTAGCGCGACGTCCAAACAAACTATCACCAAGTAACCCCGTGATGTTGTTGGTGATGCCGTTCATGAACTTGCTCTTCGTCTGTTGCATGAATTGCTCAGACGTTTTCATCTTGACATAATCCGGCAATGCGGTGTTATGCAAGATCGCAGATAAGTGTTCAGTAGTACGAACGTTTTGGCGTTTCGCTTCCCGTAAAGTTTCAACCTGAACGAAGTAACTGCGTGCTTGTAACTCTAATGACTTACGGTGGAAGTTGTATTCAACCTTACGCTGGTAACCAGCCATCTGGTTGATATTACTCCGGATATTATCCAGTTGTGCAATCTGGTCTAAGTGACGTTCTTGCTGGATGTTTTCCCGGATGTGTTCTTTGATATCACCTTGCGCTGTGCGTTTACCTTCTGATTCAGCAGTAAAGCGATACAGCTTACCCAGGATATCCGCGACCGCCATGTCTTCTTCAGATTTGGAAGCCAGACCCATTGTGTCTGGACCTGAACGAGCACCGTACTTAGTCGTGAAGTCTTTTAACTCATCAGCGACTTTCTTAGGCAGATACTTTTCTGCCGTCGGCATCAGCTTTTCAGTGGTACGAGCCAAATCGCGCAACGCCGGACGCAGCTCTTTGACGCTGTCATTGTATAGATCGCGAAGCGTGCCAACCGATTTCTCGGCTAAATCCCATGCCTGCCCATATTCCCGCGGCAAGGATTTTTTCACAATACTTTGAAAGAACGTGGGGCTCTTTAAGCTATTAGACAGCGTTTTACCTGCCGTCGATGTCACACGCCAAATCGCTTCACGGCTATCTTTTGGAGGCTTAGGCGTTAAGTCGAAATCGAAGTCAAAGTCAAAATCAGAATTAAAATCGTAGTCGTCCAACTGAAGATGGCGACCCGAAGCTTGATTATTTGCCATCGCAAATACTCCTAATAGATTATTGGCCTTTTACGAAGGCTCTTCATAGTTTTAAACACTCGCAAGGACTTCTCTCATGCAAAGGTCTTTAGTTCCCTTTAACGTGTCTATATTGTACCTGACTCCGCAAAAGCTAATGGGGTTACGTCCTGTTACTTCGCTTGACTCGTTTGACGGTATTACTTCCAATTATCACCCAGACGGTTTGTACTCCGCACTCATCTTTGGACGTCCTGGAGATCCAGTTCGGAGTCGTCGTTATTCGTATATCGACATTAAGGTTCCGATCTTCCACCCAGTCATCTACGGCCTTCTGTTGAAATTAAAACGGCTGTATGGCGGCATCATGTCCGGTAACGAATACGCAATCTGGGACGATGTTAAGAAAGACTTTGTACGGTCCGATGTGTTGGATGGTCAAACAGGCTTTCACTTCTTCTTACAACACTGGGATAAGATTCAATTCACTTATACCAACAGCGACTTAAGAACAGAATCGATTCAAGCCATTGAGAAATATAAACACGTTGCGATTACGACCAAGGTGTTGGTATTGCCAGCAGGCTTACGTGATATTGAACGAGGTCCAGATGGGCGCGTAGTGGAAGATGAGATTAACCTTCTCTATCGTCAACTGCTGTCGGTATCGAATACAATTTCAGAAGCGGCGATTCGTTCTAATCCTGAGATTATCGATCGTGCTCGATTTAAACTGCAGACTACGTTTAACAACATCTACGAGATGTTTGAAAACATGATCTACGGTAAGAACAAACTGATTCTCGATAAGTGGGCAGCACGCCGTATCATGAATGGTACGGCGAACGTGATTACCTCGATGAACACGGGTGTGCCTTATCTGGGTCAGAAAGGTGGCATTGGTTTTAATAACACTGCAGTAGGTTTATTCCAAACCATGAAAGGTTTGTTACCTGTTGCGCAGTACCGCCTCAGAACGGGTTTCTTATCGAAAGTATTCCCAGGTCAAGGCATGCCTGCCATGCTCGTGCATAAACGCACCTTACGTCTTGAGCATGTGTTCTTAAAACCCAAGTACTACGATCGCTGGCAAACCAATGAAGGCTTAGAAAAAGTCATCAATAGTTTCCGCGATGAGACCCTGCGAGATAAGCCATTAGAGATTGGTGACCATTACATGGGATTAATCTATAAAGGCCCCGATGGCACTTTTAAGATCTTCCAAGATATCAATGAACTACCAGAAGGACGCAGTAAAGAACACGTCTATCCGTTAACGTTCTGCGAACTCATGTATCTATCTGGTTACACGGTCTGGAACAAATATCCGGTGTATGTCACACGTTATCCGATTACTGGTGTGGGTTCGATCTATCCAAGCTTTACTTACGTAAAGACCACCACAGATTCAGAGGCTCGTCATGAACTGGGTGATGATTGGCAACCATTAGGTGATGACCACATTGCCTACGAGTTCCCGATTCCTGGACCGTATGTCAAATCGATGGCACCACATCCTTCTAAGTTAGCTAAGCTTGGCGCTGACTTTGACGGCGACACTACCACTTGTAACTTCTTGTATTCAGATGAGTCAATTGAAGAGAACGTTAACTTCTTACAGACTCGCCGAGCTTACGTGGGTGTTGATGGTCGCTTTATCTCCAGTACGGATGTCTCGACAGTAGCGCTGACCATGTATAACTTAACTAGCGATTAAGCTATGATTATTAATTACGATATCTTCTATCGCCGCTTTGGTGTACGCCAGACGCAGCAGTTGTTAAGACCGCGCTTTGCTCACATCCAATCATTTCAATTACCGCGTGGTGCAATCTTGCACTATGCTCACGGTGACCCGACTAAATTAGGTCCTGTGGAAAGTGATATTGCGTTTCGTGGCATCATCACTGAAGTGCAAACCAATGGCGATACGAAAGCTAAGAACATTAGCCGCGCAGTCTGGTTAGCCAACGTGCTGGAGTTGCAAGACCCAATGGGTACACCGACTCGCGTGAATGTTAACTCAGGCGTGTTAGTGCGTCAGTTCCAACAACAGCACCGTCGGTTCCGTCAAGTGCGCCAGTTGGAAAGTGTCATTAACGATACAAACTCGATGCTGGTGTATAACTACGACATGTTAACTCACATGTGGCGTTATCCCAGAAATCCGTTTAATGCGTATTACGAATGGACGAACATCGAACGTGAACTTTGGAAGAATGTCAATACCGCAGCACATTTGACCGATCGTCCTCAGTTCATCATCCGTAGTATGCCAAAGCTCTTGCCTGCTCTGTCGAGTTTCCAGCAAGCGGCAAAGATGACGAATCCGTCGCGTCGTATTCTGAACTTATTCAATTCACCGGAACATCTGTTCTTGTTAGAACTGTGGAAGTGGTTTGGTCCGAATCGTGAAACGTCGATGTTGTCGGCGATTCCACGCGAACGTCTGGGTCGAGTCAATATCGTGTTCCAAGAATCTGGCCATTGGCTGGTCGTTAACTTGGGACTGCTCGATTCATGGCGCAAACCGTTAGATACTGAACTGTTACCGAATGAGAAGATTAAACCTAATCTGATCAATCCAATTCGTTATCAAGCACGTGTGTTACGTTTCTTCATGTCGATCATGCAACTGCGTACGTTGGTCGATCCTGAAGTAACTGCAATCGCTGACCAAGTACTCGATAAAGAAGACATCACGGATGCGATTAAAGAACTGTCTGAGCAGAGTAAACTCGAGGTTCATCGTGTTCCTTCAGGTCCCGCTAAGAAAGATCCGTTAACTGGACGTACTGAACTTAATACGGTTCTGCAACGTGCGACTGTGATGGATCCTCCAGATGAACCGGAAGACACGCCTGAATCAGTTAAGGAAGACGAGACGGTTGAAGCAGAGATCGATGCTGACCTGCAAGCCATGGAAAAGATCACTGCAGCAAAACTGAGTGATGTTCCTGATGTTGCGGTGACCGCTCAACCTGAAGTAGATGTTTCTGCTCCGACTCCGGTGTTTAAACGGTTAGCATTAGACGAAGCTGTCATGGCTGTGTGTAATCGCCATGCGGATGAAGGCTTGATGTCGGCAGCTCAATATCGTCATTACCAAAAGGTTGCAGCAACCTACAAGACGATGAAAGCGCCGGACGGTGTGTCGACAATGGAACAATTCATTACGATTGCTCCAGAGATTCTGAAGATTAAGGAATCCAAGTCGTTACCTGACATTAAGACCGTGCCTGATAAGACCATGCTCAAGTCGAGCTTACTGGAATTTGACGAGCGTTATATCGAAGAAGTGATGCAACGCGATATCGCATCTTCCGTAATGTCGATTCAGAATGCTGGTATTGCTGTGACAAGTTACGAGACCGAAAAGGTGGAATCGATCCTTGGTCCGTACAACATGTATACGGTACGTGTTACTCCGGTGGAAGGTGCTAGTTCGACTTTACGCTTTAAGTTGCCAGTAGTCGAAGCTGACGGTACTTACATGGCCAACGGTGTTAAGTATCGTCTGCGTAAACAACGTGGTGATGTTCCGATCCGTAAGACTGCTCCGAACACGGTGGCAATGACGAGTTACTATGGTAAAACGTTTATTCGTCGCAGTGAAAAGAAAGTCAATGATTACGGTGCTTGGTTAACAAACGCCATCATGGCGAAGAACTTAAACGAGTTAGATCGCGTAGTCTCGATTGGTCATCCGAACAATGTGATGGACCATCTGTTTAAGTCACCGCGTCTGTATAGCATCCTGGCTTCTAGCTTCCGTTCGTTCTTGTTCCACCCGATGGGAATGCCGCAAGACTTAGAACACCTGATGTTCGATATGTCGTTTGACCATACCAAGCGTGAAGAGTTGTTTGGTAAAGAAGCGCTGACGATGTATGAAGTGGATGGTTCGATTGTGGCAGGTGTAGGTGGGATCGATAAAGACTACTACATCCTTATCAACAAACATGATCAACTTGAAATAGCACATCAAGGTCTGCGTCGTCCGTTACCGCCAATCGAAACGCTGTTAGGTTTAGATCGTTCGCGGGCTCCGGTTGATTTCGCTGTGATCAAGATTGCGGGTGACAACATTCCGTTAGGTGTGGTGTTAGCTTACGAAATTGGTTTGGATAACCTAATCAATCTGTTAAAAGCACAAGTGCGTCGTGTTCCAGCTGGTCGTCGACTCAACTTAGAACCGCATGAAGAATCTATCGTGTTTAACGATGAGACCATTGTGATTAATCGCAATGATAAACTCTCATGCATGTTCTTAGCTGGCTTCAATGAGTATCACCGCTCTATCAAACGGTATAACGTTCACCTGTTTAATCAGCGTGAAGTGTATTTGAACGTACTGGAGAGTGTTGGCTTAGGTGCGCGTTGGTTACGTGAAATCGATCTGTTCTATCAGATGTTCATTGATCCGATTACTCACGACTTGTTAGTTGAGATGCATGAACCGACTGACATGCGCTTACTGTTACTGCGCGCTGGCGAAATGCTTCTGCACGATGATCACCCTGCTGAGTTTGACGCAGCGTGGATGCGTATTAAAGGTTACGAGCGGATGGCAGGTGCTGTGTATTCGGAGATTGTAAGTTGCATCCGTAAACACAACGGCACTCCTGGTAAGCATCGTGCTCAACTGGATATGCACCCGTACAACATCTGGACCTCGATTCAGACTGACCCGTCGCAAGCTTTGGTGGCTGATATCAATCCGATCCAGAACCTGCGTGAGAAAGAAGCCGTGACGTATAACGGTACTGGTGGTCGTAATAGCCGCACCATGACGAAGCATACCCGTGAATACCATGTCAACGATATGGGCACCATCTCGGGCGATACGGTTGACTCTGGTGACGTGGCTATTAACACCTATACCAGTGCTGATCCGCAGTTCACATCCTTGCGTGGCTTGTCACGTCGTTTCGACTTTGACCAAATGGGTGCTACACCATTGCTGTCAACTTCTGCTTTGATCTCAGTTGGTGCAGATCATGACGATCCGAAGCGAGTTAACTTTATCGGTATTCAACAAGCGCACGGTGTCTCTTGCACCGGTTACCATCAGATGCCAGTACGTACTGGTTATGAACAGGTGATTGCTCAGCGTACAAGCGACATGTATGCTGCCGCTGCTAAAGAAGATGGTAAGGTCATTTCTGTGACGGCTACTGGTGTGATGGTGCAATACGCTAGTGGTAAGAAGCAGGGCTTCGAGATTGGTCGTCGCTTTGGTAACGCTGCTGGCTTAGTGATTCCGCATTCTGTAGTTGCTAACGTTAAATTGGGACAAGAGTTTAAACGTGGTCACATTCTGACTTACAACGATAACTTCTTTGAGAAGGATATTCTCAATCCGAACAACGTGATATGGAAAGCGGGTACGTTAGCGAAGGTGGTGCTGATGGAAGTCAGTGAGACCTTGGAAGACTCCTCTGCTATTTCGCAACGCTTAGCAGATAAGTTAACCAGTGCGATTACTAAGACGGTTGACATTGTGGTGAACTTCACACAAAGTGTCAGACGGCTTGTCAAGGCTGGCGACAATGTCAATAGCGAGGATATTTTATGCATTATTGAGGACTCGGTTACCAATAACGCTGGTCTCTTTGATGATGAATCTTTAGAGACGCTGCGGATTGTGGAAAACCAGTCGCCGCAGGCCAAAGTCAAAGGTGTTGTAGAGCGCGTTGAGGTCTACTACCATGGCGATAAAGAAGACATGTCGGATTCCTTACGATCGATTGCGAATGCTGGTGATAAGCAATTGGCTGATCGTTTGAAATCCATTGGTAAAACTCCATTGACAGGTTCTGTTGATGAAGGCTTCAGGATTGACGGTGATCCGTTACCTTTAGATACGCTGGCTATTCGTGTATATATCACGAGTCATCTCTCCGCAGGTGAAGGTGACAAAGGCGTATTTGCCAATCAGATGAAGACTGTCTTTGGTAAGAAATTCGTAGGCGACTATCGCACCGAATCAGGGGAAGCAATTGATGCTATCTTCGGTCAGAAATCTATTGATGACCGTGTGGTGCACAGCCCTATCATGATCGGCACTACCAATGTGTTGTTACGTGTGATCGGTAAGAAAGCGTACGAAGCTTACAAGTCGTGATTTAAGCTGGGTATTCCGTTTGGGATACCCAGTCTTGATTTGATTCTATTCTTTTTTGTAATCAAGGAACAGTATGAAATTTCAGAACACAGCGCAGACGATTGTGACGCTCGCCAATGGCGCAGAACTGGTTGCGCAGATTGCCGAGAAGGTACTCGGCGGCGACGTAGCCGATACGGTCGAAGGAACACCCTTAAATAAAGGCGCTATTACAAACCTGGCAATGGCGCGCTTTCAAATGAACTTACAAACCTACCGGGGGAAAGCCAATGCTTGAATCTTACATGCTGCAGGTGGCACAGCCACTGGCTGATCAGCTGGACGCTAACGGCATTGCATTAGTTGCAGTGGCTGGTACACCGCTTGATCATCTGGTCAAGGCTTGCAACCTGACTACGGATACCGTTGTCAAAAATAGTGAAACTGGAGAATACTTCCTTGATTACGGCGGCGTTGCAGCACAGGCTAACGCAGTGGTTCCTGTGTTTGGTAAGTCTACTCATGATTTCACGATGGATGACATCGCCGTTACTGGCGCCGATGCAGTGCGTCGTGTCATTGCTATTATTCGTACTCGAGTCGCTCCTCAAGTGGGTGAACTGGTCGACGCCGTTACTGGTCGTCTGAGCGCTGCTCCGGTATCGCAACTGACATCGCTGGAAATCACCACCAATGAAAGCTCGGCTGCTCTGTACAACCCGGCTCTGGTTAAGCTGATCGAGAAATACGAACTGCAACCGCCGGATGAGCCGATGATCAATACTGCTCTGCCGCGTCTGAAAGCAGATGAGATCCTGCCGCTGCTGGAAACTGGTATTGCTTCGCTGGATGAAGATGTTGCGAGCTGGGCTGCTTCGGTGCCGGGTTATGAACTTGAAGGTATCTGGAACGATTTCTTCAGTGCTCAAACTGCTCTGCCGGAACAAGCCGAAGGCGTGCAACTGGCTGTGGTGAAACAGCAACCGTTTAGCACGCTGATCGACGCTAACGAAATCACTCGTCTGGTCGTGTTCCTGATCTCTCGTCATCTGTTAGAAAACGATGTGGTTCTGGAAGGCACTGAGATGAGCCTGCAGTCGTATCAAAAGACGCTGCAAATCTATGTCGAACAAGCAGGTCGTCTCCTGAACCGTCAGATTGAACGCAATAGCGCTTCGGTGGCAAATGGCGTTCTGGTGACGTCGATCGACGGGAATCGCATTGTTGTGAATACTCCGGTATACAACACCTGGCTGGCAAACGGTGGCGACAACGAAATCCTGTTCGGTATGGTGATGTCGGGTCGTCCGACCTTTAACGCTGCTACGATCGATGGTAAGCGTGAAGAGTTCCGTGAAGTGTGGAACCAGAAGATGGCGTTACTGACGTCGACTGAAAGTGTCCAACGTTTTAACTTCCTGCGTGAACAACTGGTTCTGTGCTACGAGGACATGCTCAATCGTGAAGAAAACGAAGACGGCATTAAACTCGATGCACGTGAAATCTTTGAACTGATGAAAGCATTCAAAGACAATCTGGAATGCCTGTCGATTCAAGATTCGCAAGACCTGTACACAACCTGCCTGAAACTGGTATGCCGTACACGTTACGACAACTATCCGGCAGAACCGTTCCTGCTGCGTATGGAAGAGATCGCGCGTTCGCAACCGAAGCTCACCCCGCGTGAAGCTGGTACGATCGCTATGATGGATTACATCTGTGATTGGGTTTCGTCGCAATTCATGCCGGTGGCTGCTTAAGTATGAATCCACGTAACCTCATTCGCGATCCTAAGCGTGTTCATGATGCGCTTAGACAACTGGATGACGGTAGGTTGGTGACAACGACTGGCTGCAAGATCTACATCCCTGTTCGATTTGAAGAACGTGAATTGGCTTCGATTGGTATCGAAACTTACATCATCGGTATTTATGCGATGGTGGTTGAGGATCAATACTACGCTGTCTCATTAGTCAATGCGATGGCAAGGATTGATCCTACTTCAACCTTACGAACGATGATTGACGGGGATGAGTATTACGAATTCGTGTTCGATCCAGGTTCGACTGTATTCCCTTCAGTTGACCTGGTGAAAACCGATACGATCGTGTACTTGATCTATAACGAGATCTTTGCAAAAGGTCGCGTGCCTTGGTATTTGGGTTACGATGAACTGGCGATGATTTTCGACACGGCTCGTTATCACGCTGGCGCGAACATTGGTCAGAATCAAGAAGTCACTGAACTTCTGGTTTCGATTATTGCGCGTAATCCAAATAACCGCCATGAATACTATCGTCAATTTGCTAAGACCGCCGAAGCAATGAAGACACCGCCTGCGTTTATTGCACTTCGTAGTGTGAGTTATTCAGCCACCAATACGCTCAATAAGCTCGCTGGTTCGTATGCTCGTGATGGTTTGGTTAGCGCTCTGGTTAATCCGACTGATCGCGTCGAACGTATTGAAGAGTTACTAAGGCGCTAACTGCGCTTAGAGAAGAAAGGTAAGAACATGTTTCCAGGTATGGCTATACCGAATAACGTGATGTTCGCCTGTACTTCGTTAGTTGGCGTTAATAAGGTTGGTAACCTGAAGAAGAATGAAAATGGCTACTACCCAATGGTGGTGGGTGCATTGAATGTCTTTAACTCGTCCAATCAATTCTACGACTACGAACAGGCTAAGCATCTGTTTGAAGAATCTAGTGCTTTAATGCGTCGTATTAAGCGGGCTGCTCTGCGTGGTGAGTATGGTCATCCCAAACCACCTGCACGAGAAATGAATCCGCAGATGCAACGCATTCGCGACGAAGAGTTTGCCCGTCGTTGTATGACGATTGATGAACTCAACGTTTGCTGCCATCACATGAAATTGTGGCTTGACTTTGACGCCGTGAAAGATAAGCAGGGTAAACCTGTGATCTCAATCATGTCGGAAGTGGCTCCCAATGGTCCGTTAGGTCATGTGTTGGAAAAGCAGCTGCAAAATCCTCATGAGAACGTTTGCTTCTCAATCCGCGCCTTCACCAACAACAGCTACATTCGTGGCACTGAGGTGCGTGTGCTGCGTGAAGTGGTCACCTTTGACTACGTGAATGAACCTGGTATTGCTACAGCAGAGAAATACTTTTCGCCTGCTCTGGAAGACAATACCAACTACAACTTCTCACGCTCGTTGCTGGAAGATGCTCTTTACAAAGAACGTCCGGCTGGCATCTCGATGGAATCTGCGATCATTACCCCTGACTCGTTATTCCAAGCACTGAACTGGGCAACGCCAACTACGGCTGCTCGCAACAAACCAGTTTACATGGACTGGAAATAATCTAGTAAACTGTTGACCAGACTCCGCAAGGGGTCTGGTTTTATGCCGTTCTAAAAAAATTTAGACCTATATCACTAAACTGTAATGCATGCAAAAGTCATGCAAAATGTTTACCATAGGTAACGTCGTAGTAGAAAATTAACTCCGCTACCCTTTTCTATAGAAACTAGCTATTACGCCCCTTAACGTTTTTAAGACCAATGACTACCGTTAACACAGCAACGCAAGATCCGAAACTGAAGTTTATCGAAACGGCTCGTAAGAATCGAGTGATCTTCAATGGTCGCTCCTACGAAGCACTTCCGATCTTTGCAGCGATCTACAATTCCACCCAGTTCAAGATTCCGCTCAAGGATATTGTCACTGACGACACAGACAAAATGTTTGTGCCGACAACGCAACCGAATCGCGAACTCTTCGATAATGAAGATGTTGCGGTAACGATGTACGAGAATCGTTATTACGTGTTGTCTGGTCTGCCCAAAGTTAAAGCAGCTCTAGCTGCCGGTAAAGAAGAGATTCAAGCACGCCGAGTTACCAACATGGTGTTGAAGCGTGCACTCTACGTACCGCCTGCTGATCCTGCAGTGCGTCCTGCCGCGAGTGCGAACAACGCTTACCCTAGTAAGCCGTATAACTCGCCATCGAACAATAAGTATTCTGGCGATCGTGAATCGCGAGACACTCGAACCAATTCCTCAGGTAATCGTTACAACAACGAATACAAGTCGAATAACAAGTTTTCTAAACGAACTTAAGTATTGCTGTAGCTTAAGTTTTTCACCCCTGCTTCATTGAAGCATTTTCCATCTCAACTAAAAAAGGAAAAAACCATGACTATCGTCACCGAAAACAAAGAAGCCGTCACCATCAAGCCGGAAGTTCGTGAAGTCGCCAATTACATCAAATCGAACGCGACCATGGACAAGACCACCGGCGTCGGCTCGGCTACTCCGGAAGTCTACGCCAGCCTGCTGTCCAAGCACACCAGCATCACCGCTGATCAAGTCAAGGAACTGCAGAAGCTGAACACGACCTTCGTGGCAGCGGCCCACCTGGCCAACGGCGAACTGAGTCTGGATGTCCTGAAGGGCAACAAAGACCTGGATCAAACGGAAATGCGTATCCCGATGGTCGGCCGCGATGCATTCGAGCTGACCTTCCATCGCTCGAAAGAAGTTTCGGCTGGCAATCGCGAAAATCCGGCAGAACGCAAAACGATCTACGGCGTCTCGCGCGGCGGCTTCGAGATCCATGCTGAAGGCAACCGTGGCGAACTGTCGAAAGTCAAAACCTTCCTGGCTTCGCAAGCAGCAGAACTGTTCAGCTAATCGGCTGCAGTAAAAAATTGTCACCTTTGGGATTCGGGCATTGCAAAAGCTTACCAGGCACACCAATGCATCCTGAAGGTGATTGGTACTCTACGGCACCAGATCTGTTGATCAAAGCGTAGTCCATGTAGAAAATAGATTCTACCCTACTCTGACCTTCGGGTTGGAGTGGGGTGGGATTTATGATGTATTTTTTTTTGACCTTTTGACCATTTATAGCCGTTTTATTGTTGAGTTGGATACTTTCCTTTAGTCATGAATTAAAACGTCTCCTGATGCGTTCTAGTGCGTTCTAGAACACGTCCTGACGTCATAAAGAGTAGAGAGACCCCCGTAGGAGTCTCTCTACCATTCTAGTGACTAGAATTAAACAGCAACCTGGCTGTTGGCCAGCGACTGGATACCAGAAGCGTAACCTTTGGTAGCAGCCTTGACGTCTGCAGCCACGTCTTGGATGAAAGCTTGACGCAGGTTCGGGTTGGCACCGATGATCGACATGCCGTCCAGAATGCGTTGAGCAAACTGATCCACACCGGTGTTGTACTGATGAAGACCAGTAAACTGGATTTCGATCTGGGTGGTTTGACCATCCTGAGTCTTATCCATGGAACCGATGATATCGCCACTGTTGCGCGGCGACATGTTGGTGACCAGCCATGCCTGGGTGACTTTCTTCATCAGGGGATCCGGTTCAATGAACAGGCAGGTGAAGGTTGTCACATCCGGCAGGAAGTCAGTCAAGCCAGCAGCCGTCGACAGCGTAGCAATGTTCGGCACTTTGCTATTGATGTCCATACCCAGGTACAGCAGGTATTGACGCCAGAAGCGCGAGATTGCACGGCCGTACTTCTCGATGTAATGGAAGTTCGGAGTCGAGGGCGTTTCCTTGACGTTCGACAGGTCGTGCTGCATCTGACCACCACCACCGAACGGCGTCTCGGTGTAGTCTGCTTGCAGGGTAGCATTCAGACCATCGATTTGCAGCGGGTGCAGTTCGATCAGACTACGCAGCGTACGAACCCAGACGTCCGGATTCGGCAGGTATTGGAAACCACGCGGAGCTTCCAGCAGGATCGGGATAATGTTCCGACGGATGTAGGAAGCACTACTGACCCATTCCGCGTACTCAGGCGAGAAACCAGTGTTTTGACCACCATAGGCGAGGTCAACCATTGGAGTCTGTACCCCTAAGCTGTGCGCTGTGCCAGCTTGTAAGATAGCGTTTTGAATGCGGCTCATTGTTATTTACTCTCTTTACGTTGAGTTTCGATGATCAGCGTTTGGACAGTTTCCATCATCGGCGATGCGATCTTGATCGTCGTCGTCCAGCTATAACCGCGCAGCTTGTCATCTGCCGTGAACGTAGTCTCAGGCGTGATGGTGAAACGGTTATCGAACTTGTCTTTAACAGCATCATTGATCTTAGCGTTGACACGTTCAATCAGTTGCTCTTCAGTCAGGTTCGAGACACCGCTAAAGTCCTTGTGGACAGCAGTACCGATCTTCTGCAGTTCCACGCAAGCCATCATGGTGAAGAAGTTATTCAGCACCGAGGTGTCATCCGGATAGATGGTTTGCAGCTGCGGGAAGTAGAAGCGGCTGCGGCTATAAGCTGCAGGCCAGATCAGACCAACATCCCAGTCCTTGCTACGAGCATCTGCCGGACGGAACGGCAGAGCCATGTCACGCATGTAATCGATTTGCGACAGCGGAGCCGAATCAAACGACTTGCCAGCTTTCCACAGACCGTTAGCAGCACCCATGTAGTCGGCAGCTTTCATGGCGATCTCGAACGAGGCCGGAGCGCGCTTGACCCACTGGCTACCCAGGATATAACCCGAGCTACCGACGATGCAAGCACGAGCAGCCGGAGTACCGAAGTATTCCGATTCAGCGTAAGCTTGGAAGTGCGTCAGCAGAGCCGTAGCCAGCGAACGTTCTTCATCATCAGTCAGGACACGGCCACCATCTTCATGGGTCGACACAACCACAGCGACGTCTTTACGAATCGCCAGGATTTGCGCCATATCTTTCTTGGTCTGAACCGGGAAGCCCGAGTCATAGAAGATCGATTCCGGATTGGTAGCTTCTTCTTGCACCGGGTGATTCGGATCAGCGTAGTTAGCCAGTTCCAGCGACACCAGAGCAGCGAACGAAGCATTGTCCATCGTACCGTCACCACCACCAGCTGCGAACAGGTTCGAGCTTTCGGTCAGACGCACGCTGTTGCTAGAACCGGTCACAACTTGGTAAGTGTGATACGGAACGCCACCCGAGGTCATGCCCGAGATCAGGTTGAAGCGGTAAGCTTCATCCGACGAACCATCGAAATCGCTATGGACATCAGCGACAGCGAATTCGGCAGCATAAACCAGGGCCAGCACAGCAGCAATGTTGCTGTCATAAACGTTGATTTCGCCGAACGGACCGAACTGCGGCGACAGACCCGGCGTCGAAATGTCCTGATAAGCATTCAGGAAGATGTCGCCCAGATACATCTGCGCATCAGTATTGCGATCGATCGTACCAGGTTTGAAGGTGAACGGAATCTGTTGCGAACCCGACAGCGTCGATTTCACTTTAGCCGTGCTCAGTTCATCAGCACGTTCAGCACATGCGATGTAGAACGGATAGACCTTCTGGTCCGTTACCAGACGCGAGTCCAGCGGACGAGTCGATTGCGTGGTCGGAGCCCACAGACGGATCGCTTGGTTGTTACCCCAGGAACCGAACGACGACGTACGCAGATCCAGGATCGGATAACGGGTCGATTGAACCGAGTTACCATCAGTCTGGTCACCAGCGACTTGAGTAGCAACACCAAAGGTGTCGTCACCATTCACGTCTTTATCGACGGCAGTCAGAACAAACTTGGCCAGGTAACCGGCAACCTTCGAAGCGGTCGGAATAAGAGCGTTCGAACCATCTCGCTTATAGGAACCGTCCGCATTACGCTCGTAGTCTTGCACTTGCGTCGGCAGCAAATCAATCCACAGACGCAGCGAAGCCGGATCCGGAGCATCGGTCGGTTTAAGGCGTTGGAACATTTGCATATTGCCTTGAGCAGCAAATGCATTCGAATAAACAGTGGCGTGGTTAGCCCACTTTTTGCGCAGGTCAAAAGAATCTGCGCCGAAGATGGTTGTGCGAGAATCGCCGACCACCGGGTAAGCTTGAGTATGGTCACCTTTCTGTGCGTAACCGTAAACTTTCGGCATGTGAGTCGGGCGCGCTTCAGCCACGGCATTTGGTGTCCGTGACGAATCATCCTTGATGCCGAGATTAAGCGACATCGGTGCGCCATTACGAATATTGAGGTTCATTATGTCAGGTTCCTGTCACTAATAATGAATGGTATGATTTTGGTATTGTTGCGAAGTCGATGCCCAGCATCATAATAATCTTTAAAAAATACTGGCAGGCATGCTTTCAATCCTCCCTGTAACGTTAAAACAACCCGAGCTAGCTCGACATTTGTTTGACATAGAATGACGGCTAGATTAAGGGTGTTTAATATTTTTTCACTAAAAAATGAATTGAAATAGGAAAGAAAAAATGACTATTTTCCATACGGCGTATGACACCACCGCATGCAATGGTACTGCGTCAAGTGTGCAACGGATTCGCGACGCAATTGCCGAGGCCAGAATTCGAGATTATTTACCGATTGCTGATGATACTGCTCAAGTGTTCTCTACCCGAGGTGCACAAGCTGCTATTCCTGCATTCAATCACCCATTGTTAATTGCCAAGCATTTTAACGGATCGGTAGTCGATAGCGCACAAGAAGCTTTGCTTGCTATTGATATCCGTCCTGCCGTAAGAGATGCGAGTGTAACTGGAACTGATGGTGGTGTAACGGGTAGCGGTACGTATAAAGTCACGAACGGTAGTGTTTATCGGACTCGTCTTTATCGTGCTGCATTAAATGCGGTGTGGTTGAAAGAAGGACCGGGCGCAATTCGTAGCTTAACACCAATTGCCATGTCAATCTACGCAAGCTGGATTTCAGAGACGTTGAGTCGTCGTTATGGCCTAGACCCTAAGACACAATATAACCTGATGATTCTGGCTGCTATCTTTTATTCGTCAAATCACATCGATGGTTTGGAATACGACAAGGCACAAGAGAATCGTTACCTGGCCGGTATTGCTAACGCATTGAAGGTGGATCTGCCGGATGTGTTAACTGCATACGACAGTGTGAAACTGATTATCTCAGTAGAAGACTTCTGCAAGAAAGCCAAAGAATATCTGGGGAATGTGCGCCTGGAAGAATTGAATTCTGGCGTCTTGATTGCATTGTTAAAAGGCACCTGGGCTGGTGACAATGCGGCTGAGAATGTTGCAGTGGCTTTGGAACATCCGCCTAGCTGGTTAGCAATTTTGCTGGAAGCTTATATCAACAAAACGATTAAGTTTACCACGATTGCTAAGCTGTGCGAACGACGTCACTATAAAGACGGTTTAGAAATGTTAGTGCGTGCAGTAAAAGCTCTGGCTCCTCAAACGAGTGAAGCTTCGGCTGATCTGCGTTAATTCTGATTACTGTGTTACCGTGGTCGATACTGCGGTAACATTTCTTTCTTGAGGACATTCATGGCTGATTATCTCGTCACTCAAGCCATACGTAGTTTTTGGTGCACACCTGATCAAGATAACCAGGTCATCATTGCGCCGAGAAAGATTACGCTGTATGGCGGCGTGTATACTGATAGCGGCGTGATGTGGCGTCGTTATAAATTGCCTGTGATGGGCGAACGTTTCCACATCTACGACTTAAGTGGGATCTATCCACAACTCCTCGGTATGGCAATGCCAAGTGCTTATGGTATCTGGTATAAAGTCTCAGACGTGTGTCGGAGTGAAAGATTAATCGTAGACTTGTACAGTGCTAAAGGTATTCAGATGCCGCGGCATACGAGCTGGTACATGGTGACTCACGACCATGAACTTATCTTAGCGGTACAAGAACAACCTTTAATTCCTATTAACTTAAACGAAGAGACGCTATACTTCCGAGTGTATTCGAACGCTTACTACAATAGTAACCGAGTCGATGCACTGCACGAATTCATCGATGTGCAAGGAAAGACGATTCGTTCTTCAGATGATCTGTTGGCTATCCAGCACTTGTATGATGCTGCTAAAACCAGGATCGGTGAAACCTATGCGTTTGTGAATGGCTACCGTGTAAGCGGAGTTGACTTCTTCACAGCGACCATTGGTGATGTGGTTGAGTTTGTCTACGATGGTTCGATCTATTCCGTGATCGACTTTCCGTTGAAAGACTTACCGACTTTCAACAGTACGATGGATCAAAAGTATAAGTACTTGCTCCATACGCCAAATGGTAACTTTGCCAATATCGATTATCAAGACGATATCGATTTCTTCTTGTACCAACCAACGAGTCAGAATCGTTTCAAGGGTGTGTACTATCACCGCATCCAACCAGACGCGATTCGTCAAGTGACGCACAAGGATTACTCCGTACCTGTGCAATACTTGGTCGCCTATCAAGATTTCAATCCAGAATGGACTGATGTCAACAATCTGATACTGCGTGCGCACATTCGCAAGAGTGGCTATGACCGTGTGCTTCCGAATGAAGCGAATCGCATTAAGGAACTGTACAAGTTACCTGATCCGGAAATTGCTGCAGCGATTGTCGGTGTGGATTCAGTTGTGCCCGAATGGCAAGCTGATCGCTTAGAGAACTCTGCCTATACCAAGGTGATGCGTTCGCAAGTGTTGAACATCACACCGCAGTTAGTGCAACAAGCCTACGGTTATAACGCAATCAGCCAACTGTTAGCACCGTCGCCTCTGTTTACGAAGAATGTATCGAACCAATTGCTTGTTGACTTACCAATAAATCTGCAAAGTCGCTCGACGCTGTATGAATACAGTTTCGAAGGTTACTTAACCAACTGGCAGAAACATGCGTATGGTCCGGGCTATGTGGCGAAAGGTACAGACACACACCTGGTGGAAGCGTTAACTGGCTATGGTGTGGTTGCGCTTGATGAACAATACGGTAAACAGTTTGTTCAGATTGATCCTTCGTTGGACTATCGCATGTATGTCTGCAATGTGGTAGGTGGTTTACCGGACAATATCTGGCGCGACGTGACCAATGACAATGTGTCGTTTGTTATCACCGGTAATCAACTCAAATGGTTAGTTGATCCGACGTTAACTTACACCATGGTGCGCAGTAATCGTGACTTCTTGGCTTACGATTTAAGCTTAATGGTAACTTCTGGTCTACTGGAGTTTAGCTTAACCTCGCAGCAAAACCGTGGTGGTGCTTTGGTTAATACCGTCATGCAAGTGCCAATGGGTGAACTGGATCTCTTCTTAAACGGTAAAGCATTGATTGAAGATGTTGACTACGTGGTCAATTTCCCGAAGATCGTGATTACTAACAAGAAGCACTTGGTCAATCCTGAATCGCAAGCACAATTGATTCATATTCGATTTAGCGGTCACTGCTTATCTGATCTCACTCGTGAGAAGATTCGTGATGTAGGCTTTATCACGCACGGTGTGTTGTCGAACAATAATCGATTTGACATCCGTGATGATAAGGTATTGCACATCAACGTAGGTGGTGCAGTCTACGACCGTAGTGAATTGAGATTTGCTGAAAACCATTCTGGCGTGAATGTGCCTGGTGTGGCTGACGGTACGCCTTATCTGGTGCGCGACATTGTGGTGCCAATGCGAGGATCGACGATAGGGAAGACCTACGAACTGCGTGCAATTGCTCAGGATACTGACAAGCATGTGGCGGACTATATGACACTTAAGATGCCGCCGCCATCCTTCACTCAACCGACGTCTATCGCCGAACGCTACCCGGTATATAGCCCATTCTTATCGTCAATTCTGGACGATTTGAAAACTGGCTTGTTAAACGATAGTCGGATCTACGGTCAATACAACGACAATATCTTGATGGATATTTGTAAACCGTATGAAGAATGGCTGATGTATGACCAAGCGTTGGAAGAGCATAAGGCTGACGACAGTTTCATGATTGTGCATCCGTACTATCGCGATACCGTGATCTCGCTTGACCTGTTCCAGTACCGCTTCATGCTGCGTGTGCTTAAGTTCTATTTCAATGATTCGGTGAGCATCTCTCACTACGTCACCTTGAAATCTTAATCTGGGAAAAATATGACTAGCTCTACTGACAATACGGGAATCTCCGTACTCAATAGCTCGGCAGGTACAGATGGCGTAGAACCGGTTTACGATCCGGCGGAACGCTTCCGTATCTGGAGCTTAAGTGAAATCTATACGGGCGGCGCTGGTGCGAATCGCTACGTCCCGAAGCTTGACGACTTTGTTGTTGACCTCACTTCGTTTAAGTGGTATCAAGTTATCAAGCTTGATCAAACCACGTTAATTCCTACAATGCGTGAAATAAAAGGCGCATTACCGAATGAAACCATCAGCCCTGACGACTTACTGTTAGGTGTCGGTCCTGGTACGATTTCAGATACCTATCGTATCTACATCGACAAGAGCGTCATGCCGTACACCATGAGCGTGGATAAGCGTCTGCGTTTCTTTGGTACGACAGCGACATCGGTAAAGGTATGGCGTGGTAGCGATTTGACTGGTAACGCTAAAGTGATCAGTGGTTTGTATAGTCCGTCTGGCGATCTGTTAGGTCAAGCTGTTCCTCTGGAACTGGCGGCGATGGATAACTCCGTGAATAAAGCCGTCAAGTGCATTCCGACTTGCTATACCACGGAAGACTTACCAGACGGTGAAGTGATCACGATCGTAGCTTATGCGGATGACGGTCATGTGGTTTCTAAATGCCAACTGCTGGTTGAGAATACCGCATTCATTCCAACTGCTGACTCATCTGTCAAGTATATTACGGGCATCAGTTTAGAATCGCCGTTTATCTCTTCAGCTGATCCGTCTCTGTTGCAATATCCGCTGAATGTGCCGTTAGCAGGTCTGTCGTTAATCGGCGTGATTCATTACAGTGACGGTAGTGAAACTCGTTTACCGGTGAACCAAACCAAGTTCTCGATCTACGGCTTTAACAACTACGTCGCCACTGTGGCTGGTCAAACTTTCCCGCTGGTATTGAGCTATAAGCTGTCAGATGGTGAAATTGTATACGGAACAAGTGTCGGTGAAAGCCGCAACATCACTAAAGCGTATACAGCACAGACGCTGAACAAGGTGGGTATGTATACGCCGAAGCTGTACGGTTATCCGGTCTGGATCGATGAGATCAATGGTTATCGTCTTGAATGGTGGCTGTACGACTTGGATCGCAATATCGCTCTGTTAGTGACGCCATATGTGAAGATCAATACCAATTCCCAAGTCTGGGATCCGATTGGTTATGGTCGTAAACAATCGCTGTCGGTCTCGATCAATCTGAAGGACGTGTTCCCGAGCGGTCAAGCATATATCCATGTGCAGACCATCGATATCGTTCTGCGTCAGAAAGGTACGGAGCGTACTACTAACTGGGCAATTGGTTTCGATCCTGGCCAGACTATTCTGTTTGGTGAAGGTAACTATGCAACGACGCGTTTCATCAATGCAAACATGTCGACTATCGATGTGACTTGCGGTGAAGCTACGGTGGACGCATGGTTGAATCGACTGTACTTCATGACCAAACCGTTAACTGATCAGGAGAAAGAATCGGTTCCTCCGACTCCGGATTACTTCTCGGTGGGTACGGCTCAGTGGGAAGCCGCTTATCCGATCGCACAATGGAACAGCATCCTCACTATTGGCCACGTGATCCCGAACTCGGGCACAGTGTTCATTAAGTTCTTCCAGCGTACGCCGGATACCGACATCCAGCTTTCCATCGCAGCACTGCCTGTGTATCAGGGTAACTGATCTGTAGACTACTAGGGCCTGTAACGACCCTAGTAGTCTAGTTAATCGAAAGAGTTTATGACGGGTATTTAAAATGATTTTATTCAGTGAAGATTGGGCAAGATATCCCACTGCAATAGTCGATATTAAAACGAAGAATCAAAGCTTTGTACGCTTAGCTTCTGTGTATCGATCAATGGGAATTAAGAATCATGCTTTTCTGTTGGCGTTAATTAACCCGCGTCTACAAGGGGTCGATCCTTACGATCCGAATTTGACGCGCGAACAGAAAGACATGATTGTAGTCGAATGCAAAATGAACCCTTGGTATTACTTCCGAGAGGTAGCACGCATTCCTGGTGGTTCTGGTGAAGATGCGATTCCGATTATCGCTAACCGTGGTAACATTGCACTCTGGTGGTGTTTCTTTAACCACATCATGATCACTCTTATTCAACCACGTCAGACTGGTAAGTCAATCACCACTGACGAATTGATGGTGTATCTGTTAGGTGTGGTGTTAGAGAACACTCTGGTTAACCTGTTGACTAAAGATGAAAAGCTGCGTAAGGAGAACGTGCAGCGAATTAAGAACATCTTTGCTGAGTTACCGCCTTACATTAACCAGCGTAATCCAAAGAAGGATGTGAACAACACTGAAGAAATTGGTGTGAGTTCACTACAGAACCGGTACGTGACACACTTACCGCAAGCTTCTGAGAAAGCTGCACTTAACGTCGGTCGTGGTTTCACTTCGCCAATTAACCATATTGACGAGGGTCCTTTCTGCGTAAACATTCATATCTCGTTACCGGCTATGCTCTCGTCTGGTAACGCGGCGCGTGACCGAGCAGCTCGTGTGGGTGCGCCATTTGGCACCATCCTGACGACAACTGCAGGTAAGCGCGATGAAAAGGAAGGTGCCTTCATTTACAAGATTCTGATGGAATCGATGGTCTGGACTGAGAAGGTGTTTGATTGCTTAAACAATGCTGACTTAGAAAAGATGGTGCGGGCTAATTCTCGAAGCGATGAGAATCGAGATGGCTTCTTCCAGATCAATGCAACCTTTAGTCATCGTCAATTAGGTTATACAGATGAATGGTTAAACCGCGCAATGGCGTCGACTAAATCGGAAGGGGATGCTGCAGAACGAGACTACATGAACGTGTGGACCTCGGGTACGCAAAACCACCCGCTGTCAACTGAACTGCTTAAGAAGATTACAGCCAGTAAAGACGGTAATCCGTATACGGACTTTGATAATCCAGAACGTTACATCATTCGTTGGTATGTGCCTGAAGAACACCTGGAAACTTACATGGCTGAAAACAAAGTCGTGTTGGGTGTGGATACCAGTGATGCTGTAGGTCGAGATGACATTGGTCTGGTGTTTACAGATGCACGTACGTTGGATGTGGTCGGTGGTGCCAACATCAATGAAACCAACATTCTTAGTTTTGCTAAGTTCTTGGTCGAGTTGTTAGTTAAGTATCCTAACCTCACCTTAATCATTGAGCGTCGTAGTACGGGTGCTGCGATTATGGACATCTTAATCAAGATGTTACTGGAGCGTGGGATTGATCCATTTACCCGGATGTATAACAAGGTCGTGCAAGAGTTTGAAGAAGACCGTGAACGTTATATGGAAATCCGTCAACCGATTGGTCGCCGGAATGTAGAAGTCTATATCCGTAACAAAGCAGCGTTTGGCTTTAGCACTTCAGGTAGTGGTGTCAATGCACGTAACGAACTGTATGGTAACACATTACAGGAAGCTGCCAAGCGTGGCTGCGATCGTGTTAAAGACAGTATCTTGATCTCGCAGATTTCTGGCTTACAAACGCGAGGCGGTAGGATTGACCACGCTGTAAAAGGTCATGACGACATGGTGGTGGCTTGGTTACTCACTAACTGGTTCTTGACCAAAGGTGTTAACCTGTCTCACTACGGTATCACCCAAGTGATGACGGATATTGCAACGAGTCAGCATAAACAGCTCACACCGGATGAATACGCTATCTTGATTCAGCAGCAAATGATTCAAGATAAGATTCAGAAGATTGCTGCGCAGTTAACTGAAGAGACTGATGATTACATTTGTATTTCCCTTGAACACCAACTGCGTACCTTAGCACGCGGTTTGTCGTATGAGAACGTTCAGCTCAATAGCGTGGACCAACTCATTAACAACATCAAGGAAAATAAGAAGACCAATCGTCGTACTCAACAGCATAGTAGCAGAGCACAAACTTATACGGATGACGACTACTATAATAGTCTGCGTCGTTTAAGTAGCGGTATTTTCAAGCGGTATTAATCAAACAGACGGCATAAAGAGAGGAGGGTTATCCCCTCCTCTCTATGCTGTTATGCTGCACATTCAAGCTTACCAATTTTCGCCTGCAGAAGGTCGAGATAAGCGTTAATCATCGTTTTAGCAATATACTTTTCTGGTGCGACGTTGGACACCATCGAGGGTAAGTCAATATCCAGTTCACATGCCTTCTGAAGCTTACATGGAACATCACCAGTTGCTAAACTCATAACGCGATACGTACGATGACTACGATTCGGAATGTACCACTTGTCGTATTTCACCAAATATTCCTTACGCTGACAGAAAATCGTTAGCTGGTAACCACAATCCGTTGTGTATTGTAAGTTACCTAAGGCGTTGTTTGGGCCTAAGATTTCATATACAGTTTTGGTTCCCTTGATGCGGTCGTAGAGCATGAAGAGGAGACCGATAAACATCGTAAGGTATTGCATTGCTTCAGTTCCTTATAGAACCCGCGGCTCTATACGCTGTTTACATAGTGCTTCATCGTTAATGCACGTAAAACGATGTACAACATGACACCAGTGCGAACCGGCGGTAAAAGACTTACATTGTTGCTACCTGTAGCTAATTTGACAAGCGTCTCTGTCTTGCTTCGTAATGCTAACAAAACAGGATCAGTCGATCGTGCTGAGGTATACACACCGCGTAACCTCACTAACAGTCCAGGAATATCGTGACTATCTGATGTTGCTGCACGATTATGCGCTAAGTAATCAAAGCAGTGTACCATGATTTCTCTGACTACTTCTTCAATATCGGTCGATCTAGCCGAGCGATAGTTTTCAGACATCCAGATCAAAGTTTGACGGAATAACTTAGGCGGCATCGTTAGAATAATCTTCTCGATAATCACTAACAATTCAGGACGAATGAATGAGTTCTTATCAGTGATAATCGAATTGATGTAACGTAAGTAAACTGTCAAGCTCTTATTACGGTCCCGTAAAATCTCTTTACCGTCGTGCTCCAACACGGAAGATACGGAAACAATTTTGTTGCCAGCTGCGGCGGCTTGGAAAGTCACGTTAACGATGTTCTTGAGCATATCGTTAATACGTGTTTTCATGTCGTTTAAGAAATACTCAACCGCTACGTCATTGTCCATGCGCATTAAGGTGTTATAGTGGATGCTGGCATGATCCACAATACTTTCAGCACGAGCTTTCAGTAACACACCCCAGCTACCATATTGCTTTAAAGCAAATTTCTTAGACAATGAAGAGTAAGCGGCTTCCGCCACAGCAGGGTCTGCAGGGAAACGGAAGTGAATAAACAAACGACTGGTAATAAACTTGTATTGCAGCACAAGCAATGTCGAAATAATTGCATCATGCTTAAGAGTGTCAGGTATCGAACGCGCATTGAGAATGGCATGCACTAACCAACCGCATGAAATGTTGAAGGTATCAGAAGCCACATTACGTTCAGCATGCACCGTAGGTAACGCATGTAGACGATGACGTAAGACTTCTTCTTCAACACCTAGAATGTTCTCAAACCACATTTCACGGTCAGCGGTAACAAAGCGCACGACTTGCACACCAGTTAGGTGACCACCAAAGAACTTCACGTGGTCTTCGTTCTTATTCACAAATGCTAACTGATACTGAATAATGCGTTTAGCTAATTCAGGACCAACAATCAAGTCACGGCATTCTTGTTCGAATACATCTTTAATTAATGGCTGGTTATTGGCTTTGTCGGCATAGTACGATTCCAGCATGAGTTGCGAGAATTCATTCCACGCTTCTTCATCAAGTACACCGTTTTCATCGAGAAATGGATTTGCATCCATCTCAATTAAATCATTCGCGCTTAAGTCCTGCATGTTCTTTTCCTTAATGGACGGAAGTATCTACACAGAATGAGAGAGCTGCCGTCATAAAGCTAGTGGTAGATTCTACCACTAGCTAGTTATGCAAGATGAATTATTTACGACGCGAAGCCAGGTACTCGCCGAACGAATAGTACACTTTACCACCCATGCCAAGGACCAGTTGTTCCAGACTGACTTTCAGCGGATTGATTTGATCTTCAACATTGTCTTGAGTAGCTTCAGCTTGTTCCACGACTTCTTCCGTACTGTCACCGTCAGCTTTCACAACAACAGCATCAGCACCTTCGTCTTCCAGCGATACTGCGTCTTCACTAGCGACGTCACCAGAGATATCGTTGCAGGGAAGTTCACTGTCGATCAGAACACTGACAGTTTCTGGATTTTCCGTCTTGAGCAGGTTAGCAACTTCGATCACGTTTTCTGCATTGATCTGGGTCTCATCCACCGCGTACAGAATTTCGTATTCTTCATCGTCTGGCTTTTGCGGAGTCAGAGCATGTTGCAAAGTCTGCAGCAGAACCGCGTCTTGCGCTTGCGATTCTAAAGAAACATCTTTCTTCTTATTTGCAGCTTCCAGAATACGATTTAATTGCTTGGTCTTCAGTGCAAGTTCTTTATACAGATCTTCTACTTCGCTACCTTTAAACGCAGCGTAGAAGGGGCCTGGGAACGTACCAAAGATTAAACCACGCAGAATGCCACGGGCGCCGACATTGACATTCTTCTTGAAGTCAGCAGCACTGATCTTACCCGATTCAACGGCTTCTTTGCCGTTGTCGCGAATAGCTTTATCCAGCTCGCGCGAAAGCTCCTCAATCTCTTTCTTCAGTTTAACAGAGGTATGGGAAAGAACTGCGCCAGTAATCCCCCAACCAAATACACCAGCTACCCAACCCAGCACAGCACCCGCAATACCTTCGTTAGCGACATGTAAACGATGTGATTCGAGAACCGTCTTCGTTACTAAGTCAGGCGGATTCGAAGTTTCGATCGGTTCGATTTGTTCACCAGGTTGAGCTGCACGTTCACCGTTCTCAATGTTGATGCCAGTTTCTTGAGCAGGTTCATCCGGAACAGTCGGATCACCACCATCTTGACCGTCACCTGAATCCTTAGCTAAAACTTGATCCAATGCTTGCGTAAAGACATCCGCTAACGGACCAGTGAAGACAACCTGTGGGGTCGAGTCGGTCAGCACATCTTCCGATTCCAAAACAACGGCATAACGAGAAGGTAAACCTAAAATTGTACTAAACAGATTTTTCATAACAGGAATCCTTTTGAATTAGATGACATCAGCCATGTTGCCATGTACACCAGAAAGGCAAATACAAAATGGCAGTCACAGTATGGGGCATGCCTGCCGCCACCCGCACCCCGACCCGTTGCCTGCCGCCCCGGTCGCGCCCCTTTATATCACATTTTTTAATCTCTTTACCCTTAGGGTAGATTGAGTGAGTTTAAAACCTATCTATACCTAGTCTGTTTTCTTGTAGGTTAAAATCTTACTATTCCTAGAAAAGAGCCCTTCAAGGGGCTCGTTATTCTTCTTAAAAAATTTTCTTTTAAAAGACCCTCTCGGGTCGATAAGTATTGCTTTGTTTCAATTAATTTCCTAAAAGTAAAAAAATACTCATGATCTTTATTAATTAGCGAGTAAGCGAGCGTAACTTCGAGTTCGACGGTGGAGAACGAAGAAGATAGTAGAAACAAGAATAAAGGTCTTGGGGGAAAGGGGGCCTCTCCTTAGGAGGAGCCCCGAAGGGATCCGACTCTAATGCAAAAGGGGGAAAACCCTTTTGGGTAAGTAAAAACTATAGGGGTAACAATGTTATCTGATAATCAATGTAAAGGTGTGCTCCCGGCCACACGCCCATTTAAGTTTGCTGAAACTGAGATTCATGGGAAGAAAGTATGGATGCTTTGTACTAATCAGGGAAAAGGTTCTGATGGAGCGGTTACTGGTTTCCATCGTTATCAAATCTGCAAAGAGTTGTATTCTACTGATGAACTGAATGCAATCCACATAGCTGCTATATACCAAAATGAACCCATTCAGCTGTTAGCATGGATTCGTAACGCAATACAAGATTCTCAGAACTAAAAAAGGTCCGGCCTAAGGCTGGACTTTATGCCGTATGTTTGAATATTGAACTAAAAAATTTCAATTACGTATATTGAATTTGAATAGCAGAAACTATTCGCTCAAATATCAACTTTAAAGGAATGAAGATGAAATACGTAATGGCTTTTATGAATGGTTTTGTGGAAAGCTTCCGTGCAGTCATGGGTGACGCGGATCGGATGTGGAACGAGTACATTGCATACCTGGATAAGAAGTTCCCAAGTAAGAAATAAAGACAGGAGGGGGAAACCCCTCTTGTTCTTTCTTTTTCTAATGTGGCACTAGATTTTTTCAGTTATATATAACTAGTGTGAATAGTACCAATGATGCTATTCATTTTCGTTGTTAATATCAATAAAAGGAGTTTACCATGTTTGCTAAGATCACTGCCTTCATCAAGAAAACCATCAATGCTGCTCGTATCAATGTGCTTCGGGCTAAGAAAGCTAAGGAAGAGAAGTCGTTCTCGGAAATGCCGAAGGCTGACAAAGTTGTTTACTGCTGGTATTTGTTCGCCATCTTCCTGACGGCGGCTCTCTTGTCGTTCGGCGGAACATACCTCTTCATGTCTCAAGTTGCAGCGCTCGTAATTGGTGGTTTTCAATTGAAACCATTCTTGATTCTCTGCTCGATGGGCTTCGTGATTGGCGTATCGGCCGCAGCTATCGAAGAACGGATTGAGAAAACCGAAGCTGCTTAAATGTAAATAGCCCAGTCTACGTAGACTGGGCTTTAATGGTCAAAGGAGTAAATCATGGTAAACAAAACTTCCGTCGCAGCAGATAACGCATTCACGGAGCGATTCGCTAACAGCGGCTTCGCGGTGCACATCGATGAAACTGCACTCAAGGCACTTAAGAGTGATACTCTGAAAAATCTCGAAGTCGGTCAGATGCAATCTGTGTATTCTTTCGGCGGCTACGAAGGTTTTCTTCTGAAAACGAAGACTGGTAATTTAATGGTATTCCGCTTGGCTAGTGCGATCATGTATCAGGCCGAAGATAGCTTGGCGATCTGTCAAAGCTGGAAGAAAGCTGGTCTGGGTTCCGAAGGAGTCGTTCAGACTCTGGAACAGCTTCAACACATCTTCGCAATTCCGGATTCGTACAAGTAACATTTTTTCCGTTGTTCAACAAGCTTTTAACAAGGAACTAAAATGAGCAAAGATAAAATGCAAGACCTGCTCGAGATGAGCGAAGAAGACATCATGGTTCTGTACGCCAAAACGCATCTGGGTCAAAACGACTACGGTGCCAAGGAGTTCAAGAACGCGACGGTGGCTTTCTTGAATCGTCACAAGAAACCACTGAACGAATGGCGGCGTGACCTGAAGCTGGGTGGTAAAGTCGTCAAGACTCATATCTTCGAAGGCTGGAGTTTCGACAGCAGTATCGTTGATCAAGACTTCGACAACTGCCTGAACCGTACGATCAAGTACGCTGATGGTCAAGGTGCTACTACCAGGATCATCGGTTACGATAAAGCATCGCGTCGGGTGCTGACTCAGACTGGTTCGATCTACTGGCTGGGTGACGGTATGTCGCACTAAGACAAGTAACTTACTATCTCGTTGACATACAGCGGGATAGTGAGTGAACTTATCTTTAAGGAAGAAAGGATAATGAATACATTACCAAAGGGTTATTACTTCATCAATGATCAACCTGATGATGTTCTTGCTGCAATGGCCCTAGTAGCCAATTTGTTCATTTTGGGTTGGCAGCTTATGCCTGCTTTATCTAAAGCAATGAATGGGGAAGTCAAGAAGGTAGTTCTTATTGGTCACGGAAAAACTGATGAAGGAGATGTAATTCCAGTCGCTATCTGCTTGCTCGAGAATGACATGACAATCCACACTTTTGTAAAAGAAGAACATCGAAAGATTGGTTTGGGAAGCATTCTAGTCAAGACTGTAACTCGAGAATTCCCTAATGTTAATGCCGTTGAAGGAGAGAACGGTAGTATTGACTTTTATCGCAAGAACAATTTAGTAGCAAAACAATTAAGATTTTGTCATTAAATAATAGCTGTTTAACAAGTATTTAATAATGAAAGGATTTATCATGCTGAAAAAGAATCGTCACAGCACCTCCATCAAACTGCAACTGAAGAAAGAGCAGGTGCTGTTGTTGGTATACGGTGCTCGTGAATTCCAGAACAACCCGAACCTCGACTTCAGCCAGGGCGCTCACTGGGCTTTGCGAAACAACGAACCGATTCTCACCATGAGCGGCGCCAAGCTGTACCAGCTGGGTGGTGGTTGGTGGCGAATCATGGGTTACGGCTACAAGGTCAGCAGCGGCATCAGTGATAAAGCCACGACTCTGCAGGTGGATGTGCGGGATGACTTGCGCATCCTCGGTTACGCAATTTAACACAGTCAGTTCTTTTCGATGAGGGCTTAATCGCCTTCATCGAAGAGTCTGTATTTCCAATTGGAATAAAAAAAGTGAACTAAATACTCAGCAATTATATTTTCTGTAAATGAAGTTTTTATTAAGAAAACTTTTAAGTTGTTAATAACTAATAAAGATTTGAAAGGAATTAATCATGGAAATGCGTAAACAAAAATGTGCTTGCTGCGGTAAAGAAACCACGAATCTGGAGCCGCAGTTTCTTCGTCCAGACGCTTATGTGAAACTGAGCGAAGAAGAGAAACAAACGCTTGCGCACGCCGGTGATGACCTGTGCCGGGTCGGTGATCGTTACTTCATCCGTACCGTCATGCCGATTCCGGTAATCGGCCGCGAAGTACCGTTCTCGGTTGGTATCTGGGTGGAAGTGGATTTCAAAGACTTCAAGTTTTACGTCGAGAACTTCAACGTAGACTGCGAAGGTAAATTTCGGGGGGTGATTGCCAACAGCATGCCTAACCATGCAGAGAGCGTTATGCTCGGAGTTGAAGTAAGGCTGCGTGGTAAAGCAGATCGCCCAGCTATCTTCGTACTCGATGCGGATCATCCTCTGTCTAAAATGCAAAATAAAGGTATCAGTCAACACGACCTGCTCGAATTCTTCGGTCCGCGTTATCAATAATTAATAAAGGAACTAAATCAAAATGCAAGATCTCATCCAAGCTATCCGTGAACTCGATGCAGACGAAATCGTTCTCGGAGTGAATCATCCGAAGATGCAATTTATCACCAGCTACGATGTCTACGAAGAACTTCCTAGCTACCTGAAGGAAAAGGTCGATCGTGTTACCGAACTGTGCGAAGAACATCTCACCACCTATGGTCGTATCAACATCCATGGGTGGGCAGCTATCCGCGCAGCAGGCTATCGTGTCGAGCAAGGTCCTGAAGACATGGCGGTCTTGATTACCAGCATGACCAAGATCGCATTCGATTGCTATTAATCGGATACATCACAGAGGGCTAAGATCCCTCTCTAATGTGTCTGCCAACCTGTTGTCAAATATTAACTTGAAAGGATTACCTCATGAACATCATCGCCCACGGTCTCTTGTCTTTGAAAAACCTGTTCACGGTTGCTGTCAAGATTCCGAATTCTTTTGAAACCTATACTCTCGATCAAATCAGCGAGTTCACCAACATCGGTCCGATGGACTTCGTATACACGCACGACAACAAGGAGATGTGTGTTTCAGTTAAGCCATCCACCATCAACCACCTCACGAAACTCAAAGGCGCCGATTCGCGTTGGATGTGCGAATACTCGCTTATGATGGAAGTCCACTACTTCCGTGAACTCGATCATAACGGCGATATTACGGTCAAGAACATTTGCTAACAAAGAAAATGTGGAGCTAAAAAGTTTCGGGTATATATAACTAGCATGAAGAGAAGTAGAGATGAATTAAATTCGCTACTTTAACTGAAACTTTTTAAGGAGAATATCGTGGCACAATTTAAAGCTCTCATCATCAAGGTTATCGTCTTTCTCATCAAGACGCCCTTGCTGGCAATTGCCATGATCATTCGTGGCTCGTTCAGTAACATCTGCGAAGCTAAAACCGGTTTCATCGGTACGGCTTCTTGGATAGTAATGTCGCTGTTCACCGCTGGCTTCTTTTATCTGTGCGCTCAAGTCGGTGCACCGTTCGCATTTGTCATCTTCTCGATTACCTGCTGGTTCATCTGGGACTACGACGATGCTCGTGCCCTGATCGCTTAACTTAAACATTTACCGGAGCTTATCATGAACGCTATTAAAAACATCACCCAAGCCATCTTCAAAATCCTGATGATCATCCTCGACAACGTCGTCGATTTCCTCGTCGGTCCGATGATCGACATGGCTACCGAAGAAAACCTGAACTACTACACCACCACTTTCGGCATCATGATCCGCGTCATCTTCGTGATGTCGCTGATCGCTACCGTCCCGCAATACCTGGTCGCCATCTCGGTGTTCTGGCTCAAGCTGTCGCTGGCAATCCGTATCATCACCACTGTTGCGGAAGTTTTCATGGCATTGAAAGGTGTGGAATCGAAGACGTTTGGTTCCTACTTCGACACCACGAAACCCGTCAACGTGTAACACCTGCTGTACCTTCCGTAGTTTTTAATATCAATAATCTTTAAGGAGTATTGTCATGAAATTCATCATCTCGCTGCTGAAAGCCATCAACCTGATTTACGATCACGCTGTGACGCGTGTCGCGGGCTTCATGCACAGCAAAGTTACCGAGAAAGCTTCGGTTGCTCAAGTCGAACGCGCCATCCACTTCATGGTTCCGGTGGTTCTGCTGCTGATGGTTTACTTCGCGCCGCTGCTGCTGACCAAAGCGCTGTACACCTTCGCCTTCGGTCTGTTCTTCTCGAGCGTTCTGTTCAGTGTTCTGGAAAACGGTGAGAAGTTCCTGGGCGGTTCGCGCTTCACTGCTGCGTTTCCGGAATAACCATGTTTAAAGAGCTGTGGTATTTGGTAAAGAGTCTGGGTATTGCGAGCTATCGCAATACTTGGGGTCTTATTAAGCGCTGTGCTAAGAATGCAGAAGCTGGTAAGAACGATCAACTTGACCGTACCACCGCTGGTCGGTTAGTGACGTATGCGGCGTGGATTCTGTTCACATTCTTCTTGCCGGATTATGCAATCATGCTCAGCATCTTCCGTTCACTGGTAGTACTGGATGTTGTTAGCATCATTGGATCGATTTTCCTTGATGCGGCAACAATCTTCAAGAACATGGCTGAACAACAGCCACAAAGCCAAGCAGAGAATTTCTCGCTGGCATAATTCCCGTAGTTTATTTAATCTGAAAGGAAACATCATGAACCAACTGAAAAACATCATCGATACCGTCGCTGTCATGGTCGGCAAACTGATCGAACTGAAACCGATGGGTTGGAAAGAAGCCCAGGCTGAAGCCGCCGCGATGAACGCCGAAGTCACTCTGAAGAAAGAGCAGCCGGAAGTCGAACTCGTCGGCGCCGACGGCAATGACATCAGCGTGGCTGACCCGAAAACTCCGGTCAAGTACGCCCTGGTGCAACTGATCAACCTGGCCTGCGGCATCGTCGCGCTGTACATCGGCTGGCAGCTGGCCAAGGTCATGTTCAAAGCCACGCTGTTCGTCCTGATCGCTGGTCTGATCCTGGCCGCCGTCATCACGGTCTACGAGAAGTTCAACAACAAGGAGCTGAAAGATGTCCCGGCACCGTCCGACGCGGCAACCGCGTAAATCGAAAAGCTCCAACCAATCAACCAATCTCCAATCTTTTAAAATCAGAAAGAACATCATGAACAACAACGCAAACCAAAACAACGCCAAAGCTGAAGACAACGCCAAGGATCAAGCCGTGAAACAAAACATCAAAGCCTCCCTCAAAGCCGTGCGCGAAGCCATCCTGGCGCTGCATGTCAAGATCGAAGCCGAAACCGACGAAGCCAAGAAGGCCGAGCTGGTTTCCGAGATGAAGGAAATGACGGCTGAACTCGGCCTGGTCTTCGACGGCGACGCCAAGGGTGCGGAACAGCAGCTCAACAACGAACAGAAAGAATCGTTCTGGAAGCGCGCCAAAGCGTTCGTCGTCAACAAGTTCACCGTCACCAAGGTGTACGTCGTCGAACACAAGGTCGTCGTCGGCCTGACTCTGGCCGCCATCGTCGCTGCTGTCGCTGCTCTGGTCCTGACCCGCGGCCGCAATGCCAACATGGTTCACGGTCTGACCGAAACCACTGCCACCAATGTCACGGTCGAAATCCCGGCTGACGTCACCGTCACCGAAGCCACGATCGAGACCAACCAAACCACTGCTCCGACCATCTTCCAGAAAGTCGGCGACCTGGCAATCCGTGGTGCTGTCGGCGCCAAAGACCTGCTGGTGCGTGGCGCAATCGCATCCAAGGACCTGGCTGTGAAAGCAGCTAATGCGGTGGGTAACCTGTTCACCAAGAAAACCATCACGCCGTACAACGTCGAAATGGTTGCCACCCCGGCTGCGGCTTAACATGTCGACGCCACGTTACCATGCTACTGGTATGCAGGCATTAGTCGGACTACTGCTTGCTATCGGCATCTTCGTTGCCGTTAACGTATACAACGGCACGTTGATGTAAGTGTGACTCAGAAGAGCGGGGGACGCCCCGTTCTTCTAGTTGTCTTTTTGTAATTATTTTTTAGAGCAAAATGAAAGCCATTTATTTTTATTTGAAAGCAAGGCTGACTGGCAAACCCATCAGCTGGACGCAAGCCAAAGTAGAAGCCGAGAGAATCAGTATCTTGAACAATCTCGACGAATTCCTGGACAAATTCTGTCTGAGAATTGTTGGCTTGTATACCTTCATCAAAAATATCGTTCTTACGAAAGGAATCATGCCGTTGGACAATGTTGTACAAAAACTATATAAGCTTCTAGTCCAGTCCTTCCTAGGTCGTCTGTTGCTTTGCTTTTGCAAAGGTAAAACGAATTATCGGTTTCTCTTTAAAGGGTTGCCGAGTTAACATACGGGATGTTCATGAAAGATCAGCGCAGATACCACCAGCTACGCTTGCATTTTGATTTAGTTCAAGAGCAACGTAAAGCTGTAAAGATTAGCGTCGCCATCTTCAACGAAACTAAACAGATTGAAACGCTCCTCGCAGTAAGTATTCTGTTACAAAAATCAATCGATGCAAAATGTATCGAAGATGTCAATCAAGCAATTGCAGAAATGATTGTAATTGCCAACGATGCCAACATTGCTTTACCCAAGTGAGTATTAGGGATGGCGACATTGGTAATGATGTTTTTTCGAACAACCAATTATAACGCGTTATTACGCATGTCGCTAGAGGGAAGGATATTATCATGTTACTTGCTGCCTTTGTACTTTCGGGTATGCTATATCCTGATGACCTCAGCTTTGAGGAACCAATCAGTGAAGTAGTGCAGGAAAAAGTAATTGAAGAACTGGCGGAACCAATTGTACCTGAAGTTATCGAAGTTAAGATCGAACCGGTGAAAGAACATCGTAAACCGATCGATAATTTCAGTTCAATCGTAACGCCAGAAGTTTACGAAGAACAAATGGCTGTGTTACCACCTTTGTACACTCCCCCGCCACCACCACGGTTGGGGGAGGTTTTTATGTACGAGGTGTTACACCGGCCACATATTCGCAGAATGCGTTATGATGAATTCCAAGCTGCTGCGTTATACGCCGGGAACATCGTCGCGTATCTGTGGGTATCCAATATCGCTCTGGATCAAGTCATTCAGTATGCTGCTATTGCGACTGAATACGGGAATGTTTACATCACCTGTACTCTTAATCAAGATGGTGAGATTCTCGATCCAGATGCACCGCTGAAGGTGTACTACGATAGTCAGGCGTTGGAACAAATGGTTGCAGTAGCAGCTGAAGACGCATCTCATCGTTTCCCCACCTTTGGCAAATTCAATACCAAAGAAATTCGTTGTATGGATGATCTGAACTTCTTGTTCGGCAATCCACAAATTGCTGGCGAAAGCTACAACATCAGCTTTCTGCTTTAATCTAAAAATACTAGCGTGTAATAGGTTATGCGCTAGTAACTAGCATAGGAGAATAACAAAATGGCTCGTGATGTTGAAGTTAAGTTTCCGATGTCGGAAGACGTCTGGAATAAAGTGATTGTAGAAGCGCAGGTCGACCATTACGATGTGGATGAACGCGGAGATCACTTTATCGTTATCTATAATTCGAAACAAGACTTCGAGAGCGAAGTAGTGCGCTGGGAAGGCCTGATCGAACTCGAAGTTATGGGAGGCGGATAATGACAAAAGTTCCTGACTTTCTGAAACCGAAGCCGGAACCTGTCCCGCCTGGTATTCTCATCACAGAAGCCGGACACCACTGGCTCGATGAAATTGATTACGATGGTCGCTCGCAAGGATTCATCGTCCTGCAATGGCAGCCAGATGCCAAGAAATGGTGTAAGAGCGGTGACATCGCCACGGGTCGCAATGTTGATACCAGCGGCTGGAAATACGTCGAACCTATCAAAGGTCCTGATCTCAACAAGTACTACAAACTCAAACCGAACTAATTCAAACAAAGTCGTTAATAGAAAATAAAGGAGAGTCCAAATGCAACGCATGGGTCGTATTAAAGATATCACCGACATGAGCCACCATCGTGTCTTCAGCCAGATCTTCCGTTCGATCGAACGTCGGATTACGGCACGTCCTGGTTGGACCAATCGCTCCAACACCAACGATCTTTCTGGCATTGTTTTCAATCCAGAACATCGTCTGATGATGAATCCAGGTGAAACGTTCGCCTTCTCGATCAACTGGGGTTCGACCTCCAAGGGCAATCCAGCTCAGCGTCCAGTGATCGCTCAAGGCACTCCATACGGCGTGGTCGCACTGTCGTATCCGGTGGAATTGAAAACAGGTGTACCGTTCTCGCCGTTCTCGAACATCGACCAGTGTGTTGTTGTGGCTTCGGATAACTTCTGGGCTGCAGCTAATCGCTTCGCTGTTCTGAATCCGCTCATGATGGGTGAAATCGAAGGCTGGAAGATCAAAGACGGTTACCGTGGCAAAGTGCTGGAAAAGTTCGTCAAGTTCTGGCTGCTCACTACCCATTTCCACGAGCAGATCCAGCAACAAGCCGAACTCGACAAGAGCACGAGCTTCGAAGTGGGTGACGGTATCCCACTGCTGAAACCGGAATCGAAAGATCCCAAGCAAGATCATCCGAAACGCTCGCAAGCTAACATGAAGTCGAATCACAATCGCCGTCGTCAATCAGCTCGCAACGCAATCGAAAACGCGCAAACACAAGAAGCGTAATAACGCCATAAGAGACGTATACCCTTCTGGGGTATACGTCTCTATGACATCTCTTCTTTTTTTTTGCTTAACGAGCACCACCAACCAACAGACCAACAAATCGCTTCATCTTTTCATCATCGTTCATGAAGTCGATCTTTTGCCATTTCTCAGTTAAGTACGTTTGATATTCATCTTCAGAATTCTCGTACTTATCAACGGTGGTTTTAAAGCTATTTAACTGCATACCGCCTTGCAGTTCAGCCATGTCCATCATGATGCTGTACTGATTGTAGATGTAAGCTTGTACAGCTAAGCGAACAAGTTCAGCAAACTGACGATAACTACGTGGCTTTAAGTGCGACATGTATTCGTCGTGTTCAATCACACAACGTAAATATAAGTTAGTCGTAATCATAACACTGTCTTGCACCATTACAGTGTTTTCACCAACTAATGTCACACGAGCAGTATTGACGTGAGCAGGACGCACTTGTGCTTCCATTACCGCTGCACCTAATTGCAGTGCTGCACCACCACGATTATTACCGTTACCATTAAAGGCTAACGTTTGATACATCGTACCGTACGACACGTCTAACACACTGACAATCGAACGACCATTGGTTTTCGATTTAGGAATACGGTAGATGTGCGTGTAATCATTCTCAGTGACTTCAAATGGAACATCATCGAGCGGTACTTTGATTTCTGCACCACCTACTAAATTGCAATCCACCAGAACACGTGGATGGATCACTTTTTGTTTAATCAATTCCTTCACATTGTTGGCAGGTACGTTACGCCAGCCCTGAGAAGGTTCAATAAAGACCTTTTCCAAAATCTGCTTTGGAATGCGCATGGTCACTTCGTCTAGCGCTTTTGTAATCGGATTCATACCTACTCCTAGATTTTTAAAGGTATATATCATTATCCTGAGATGCGGACAGTAAGTCATAGCATTTCACTCACATCGCACATCTAAAAATCAATTAGAAAGGATTTATCATGAGCAAGATCAACAAAGTTCTGTTTGTAGGCATTGGCGATGTTGCGGCAGCAGCTGTGCTTAAAACAGTTCCTCCTCATAAAACGTTTCACTTCGACGATGTTGAATTTCCGATTATGGTTCGGCTGGGTCAAATTAGTGCACCTTCGGAAGAGTCTTTCTTGGAAGAGGTTGGCAAATTTGGTGGTGAAGATGCCTTGATTGTTTACGTAGTTAATAAACAAGGTCCTAACGACTACGTTAATTACGAAAAATGGATCTCAGATATCAATCACCATCACATGAAAGAAGAAAATTACATTAGCAAAAGCTATTTGTTGTTTATCGTTGCCCATCATGATGATCTCAATGCTCTGCGCGCTAAAATCGTTGACTCCATGGCTAATGTAATTCGACAATGTAACCAAACAGCGATTGAGGTTCCCGATAATCCGGAATGGAAGTATGGTCAAGATGGCAAGGTTGATCGTGACATTCCTCGCAAGGTGATCATCGCTATTGGTCAGGCTAGCAATCTTTTGCTTAATCTCGCCCGGATCGATCAATCAAGTAATCCTGATGCTGGCTTCGCATTCGTGCATGATCGCGATGATTACTATCTGATTCCGGAGCACTCAGATGAAGATATCAACAATGCTTTCAAAGAAATCTCGGAGCGCCATACGAAGTTTAACGAGTACGTATTGCTTGTCGACGACACGTGTTTCTCAAACCAAACGATCGAAAATTTCCACATCCGACTTCTGGCTACAGCTCGTCAGGACTCTGTACATTTGTTGATTGTCAATCATGTTTACACAGGGCCAGGTCACGCGCAGCACGGACCCCATATGTCGGCTTTGAAAGAAGCTCTTCGTGTTGCTGAGAAAGTCGTCAAACAACATCCTGCTCCTGAGAAAGAAGTCGAGGAAGAATCTGTGCCGGATAACACTATCGCACGTAAAATCATCTTCGTCTACGGTCATGAAGCTACCAATGTTCTTCGTTTGCTCGATCTGAATTACAGTAACTACAGTAGCAGCCCTATTGAAGTTCTGATCGACAAAGAGGTTGACATCGTTATTGAACATACAGCACTGGGTGTTGCAGTTGCCAATTACGACGTCAATCAACTTGGTAGGTACTACAACGAAGATTGTGAAGTATACTTGCTGGGCGATAAAGATATCTTCAGTAGTGAAATTGGTCGATATCTTCGTGACCATATTTCTGCCAATACGGACGGTCGCTATAGCTACACAACTGTTATGGCACGCGATCCTAAGTATCCGAACGCTTACGATATGACCTTGGGTCTTATCGTTAATGATTTCCGTGGTATGAAACAGCGCCTCGAAGTACTTAAAAATCCTAATAACACCAATCCAACTCAACAGGAAGCCAAAATGAATCAAGATCAAAATGAACAGCAAGAAACCAAAGAAGTTGAATCGCCGAGCCTGCAACAGCAGATCGAAGCGGCTCTGAAACCGGTGTGGGAACGATTCCATGGCGTTGCTCAGACGCAAAATGAAATCAAAGCAGCCTTGAATCAAATCCAGATGACCATGCGTCACGGTGGTGTGTATGGACCTCTACCTAATCGCTTCCATTCTCCGCTGGATAAAAGCGGTTTGCTGTTCCCAGGTCCAGATATGGGTCTACCTTTCAACGATCCGGGTTCGGCTGGTATGTTCCAATCGCCGCGCTTTCCGTTTGGTGCTCCGCCTGCGCCTGCGCGAGCTTTCCGCGGAGCACCGCTGTTCTCCCAGGCTATGCCGCAACCGTTCGGCGGTAACTTCGCCAATATGCGTGAGAATCTTCGCAGTCCGCGTGATACGATCACTCGTGAAAATGAAGAACGTGTTCGCGCATCGCTGTATCCGGCAGGTGCAGGCCGCGATTTCCCGTCGCCTGAAGGCGGCGTTGGTCGTGGTTTTGGCGGTGGTCCCGTCAGCCCGATGCCGAAGTATGCGCCTGACGAACATCGTTTCGATGAAGACGCGTATGAAGTCATTGAAGGTATCCCGGCTGGTCTGATCCGTAAAGTCAAACCGCTCGGTATCGTTCAGGCTAAGAACAACGGTAAGAAAGAGATTCTCATCCTTAGCCTGTCTCGTCAAACCAGCTCAGCTGTGGTAGACGTTCTTCGTAACATGTTCTCTATTAATCCCAATCCTGTCGACGAAGTTGTTACTCTTACTTTTGGCGATCTCGACAGCTTTGTCGACGGTAAGTTTGTGGGATTTGAAGAAATCTGCATCGTTTATCAACATGGTGATTTGCCTGCTGAGAATTACGCAGCCTCCAAACGTACCGAACTGGTTAAGCAACATCAAATTGTTAATCCAGGGGTTAGCTTCCGTCAGATCAGCGACCGTCAATTTGGTTCCTATCTGTACGGTATCTGGCAAGGTTACGAACTCGGTTTCAAGAAAGGTATCAGCATTAACAACGAACCTTACTAATTAGCTACACCCAACTAGTGTGCTTTGCATTGGTTGGGTGTATTTTTACAGAGCAACATTATAAAGTGTCCTTGAGACACCAATCGTTTTTCTAACAACCAAATAGAAGGAATGCTCCATGGATAACATCGTTCAACAAAAAGGTAAGATCCGCATTTACGCTTGCGGCGGCACGGCGATCAACATCGCTTCCCAGCTGTCCGCGATGGTGTACAACAGCGACATCATGGCCGACATCGACATCGTGGCAATCGACACCAGCCTGGCCAACATGGCGATTCCTGGTGCGGAGAATCTCGACAAGTACGTGATTCCTGGCCTGAATGGTTCGGGTAAGCTGCGCACCGAAAACATCGAGCCGATCAAGGCCGCTGTACCTGAGATCATGCATTTGCACAAACCGCTGGATTTCAACATCACGCTGTCCTCGGGTTGTGGCGGTACTGGTTCGGTGATCGCTCCACTGATCATGGGTCGTTTGATGGCTGCCCGCGCTCCGCGTCTGGCATTGACTGTGGGCGGTACAATCGATCTGGCCGAAATCCAGAATACGCTGCGCACTATCCAGTCGTATGAAGGTCAAGTCAAGAAGTATGGTCTGCCGGTGAACATGCTGTATCTGCAGAATTCGCCGACCATGACCGAAGCCAAAGTCGACGAAACGATGGCATCGGCTGTCCAATATCTGGCTGTGTTGTTCTCGGCACGCAACCATCGTATCGATGGCAAGGATCTGGAGAACTTGTTCGACTATACGAACGTTGTCAAGACCCGTGAACCGCAGCTGTCGGCATTCACGATCTTCGTGCGTGAATCCAAGGATCAATCGGTGGGCGAAGAAATCGACAAGCTGGGTCAACCGATCAGTGTGGCGACTCTGGTTCCAGCGGGTGGTACTTCTTATCTGAAGAAAACGCCGGATTACCATAAAGTCGGCATTCTGCCGGATATGGAAGACAACGGCCAGGGTCCGAATGTTCTGATGAGCAAATCGGTCTACTTCGTGATCACCGAAGGTTCCTTCCCGCAGATCAAAGCCGAGCTGGATGCCAAGGCTAAGGAATGTGAAGCCAACATCGTTACCAAGCGCCGCGCGCCGGATGCTCTGGTTGCTGCTGGTGACGACGACGGTATGGTTCTCTAAGATCCATTGCACATCATTGGTCTTGGATACAGAGAGAGTTTCGCTAGTCAAATGGCAGCTCTCTCTGCTCTGTTTGACAGAGTTTGCACTCCGATCGAATACGACCTGTTCGTATTGGATGCAGCATCCATTGATATCGTAATACCCAATCTTTGCCCGATGGATGTATATTCTCAGTCTGAGAAGACATCGGTAAGGTTATTGATGCATGGTTGGCACATGTTTCGGGAATGTGTAAGCTAACTTTTTTGACAATACTCAATCAAGCCGATACGTCGGTGAATAGATTACTATCCGTAATCTCTCTTACAGTTATGTAAGCCGGTTCGTTACTCCAGCCTACGCTGTGTAGACCTTTAGTAACTACGGCAGTGACTAGTAAGCAATAGTGAAACGTACACCCAACCATTGGCGAAGAGACTAGATAAGTCAGTAGGCTCGAGACTACCCTTATCAACATGTCGAACCCAATGGTTGGAATGTATCACCTACCTTTATCTTCTTGCTGTGAGAGAATAAAGGTAGGTGACTTCTTTTTTTATGACGCCTCGTAGCTTTTAGGCACAAAAAAACTTAACACAATAATCGTATGCGTAAAATGAAGGGATGGTGTCATGAGCCAAACACGTGCAGTGTGGATACTAAACTGCTCGGCAATAGTTGAATATATTGATTCCATCTTAATCGACTTAGTTGACTTTTACCCATGGTTGGGTGACGGAACTAAAGTGGACAAGACTTGGAATTGGAGGAATTTTCAAGAAGGTCGAAAAAGCCAAAAAGATCAATTCATTGATTGGGTGATTTGCAGCTGGCTCTGCGAATACTACTACATGGACATCGTTAATAAGGACGACTTCTATGATCTTGAATGGGCTGAAGTATTTAACAATCACATCGGCACTGGCGATATAGTCGAAGAATTAGTAATGAAAGCTTTGCCAGTTCCAGTACCTTCTTCTGAACAACCTTTAAAATATGTAGTGCGCCGCAGCTGTGGTTCACTCTTTATTGAATTTCAATGTGAACCAGGTACGCACTTTCACTTCGTGAATCAACCCTGGTATTAACGTTGCCCATTAGGAGCTGAGATTGATTAACCGCACCAACCAAGATGTAACTGAAAGCGTACAAACAAAGCGCTTGTGCATCATTGGTACGCAAGAGATGGCAAGTTTTATTGAGAGCGCTTTACAGGGATGGCTTCCGCCTTATCCTGAAGGTATCTATTTGCCGGATAAACTCGAACCCGTTTTGACTGCCGGTAAACCATACTTGTTAGAAGTGATCGAGGACCTGGCTCCTGTCTCTGGTCAAATGCATTACTGGCCGCTTAGCCCAAGCTATCGCTATGTCTACTATCCTATCAGTAGCCTGAAGGATGTGATTGGCGCACCATGGGATGTGGTGGACGGTATGAATGATAACAAGTTAGTATTGTCGCATCGCGATACCGTAAGAGCTTCTTTACAACCAATCTTTCCCCTGCATGGAGCCAAGATTGTTCACGACATCATCCACAACTTTGTCTACTCAAAGCTAACCTATAGCAAAATAGGTGAACTGAAAATCGAAGATATCCTTGAGCCTTACTTCATTGATCAGGCTAAGGAAATGCCCAACATTAAGAATCATCCGATGTTGGTGAAGATCTCAAACGACTTGTTTGATACGTTCTTGGATGTATTCCAGCGCATCAAATCTTTCATGGGAGATAATGAGTTCATGATGCACGATCTCACTCTCGCTAGTCCTTTAGAATTGCACTTAGAACAGAAGGGCGATTTCCGTATTTACGACTGGACCAAGCGAATGGCTGACGGAACCTGGAAATGAATCCATACGCAGTAGTTGCGTATATCAACATTGATGAAGCGATTGTAGAATTGAAGTTGACATTACGGCAAATGCTGGCCGAGTTTTTAAAAAGCGGATGTATCAGTCCGCTCTACAATTACAACATCTTTGCGGATTACGATCCAACGCAGCTAATGACTTTGGTAATCAAAGATATCAAGGCAGCTTTTCACGAAGCCAGTCAGACCGAAGTGATTCATCAGCTATTGATTAGTCAAGGCGTGACAAAAAATATCGCTGATCACTTAAGTATTGAGATACCTAAGTTGGTTGTTGATGCAATCGCAGCACATTTCCCGAATTTTGCTTATACCGAGTTAGCTCTGGATTGTGACTATGAATACATGCCACCCAATACCTTAGCTGTTAGATTCCCAGTAGGTACAAACTTCGTTTAAGAGGAAGTTGTATGTCAACGCCGATTTATCTAGTACTGCCTTCAGGTGGATTGAAAGATTACGAGAAGTTTGAAAAGCTCTTTCTGTTTTATCCTGAAGGTGTAACTGGCTTGGTCAAGGCATACCTAAACGAGTATGCCGATCCCGAGTATATCAGTCATCTATTAGTAGATGATATCGATTCCGATCCCACGCAAGACATGATGGGTAAGGAAAAGAAAATTCTTAACCATACATTACAGTTATACGAGCAATCGGAAGATTATCGTTTAGCACTCCATTCGCACGATGAGTTAACCAATGAGTTTCTCATCGAGATGGTTTGTTCCGAGATATCACAGAAAGTTACCAGTATGATAGATGAGCACGTTGACGTGTTTTCTAAATACATTTGCGATATCGAGAACATGCAATGGATGGGTGATTCCGTGATCTTACAAGCCAGGAAGTATGTGCAATTGTTCTGGTTTTAGTCACAGAGTCGTTGTAAAGATGATTCAGAAAGGATGAAGAAATCATGGCGCAACCGCGCGTTTACTTGATTGACTTTAAGGAACCGATCTTAAAGTTGCGCCAGTCCTTAAGTCATCCAGAACTACCTACGATCGATATTGACGTAGCGATGTCGTTGTTGTTTGCAGCTTTTGCAAGTGAAAACATTCCACAAGAAATCGATAAGACAGTGTTACATATTCTGGAACCAGGTTGGCTTATCGAAAATCCAGCATGGGTGTCTCCCGAGGAAGAGAAGTGGGCCAATACATTAATGTATAGTGCTCTTCACGCTTTTGCTTGGGAGATGTATCAATTGATGGAGGATAGCGGTTTGTTCTCCCAACCCTATGCCAAATATTCTTACAAGAGAATGATAAATGAATACACGCTCGCGTTCACTCCAACTTCTTGACGGTTACCAAGATCAAATGCTCCCTCAAATCCTTGTTTTAGACATCGCTGATCTGATTCAGAATTTTCATGTTGAATGGCAGAATGTCCTTCAGCAATATCAGCGCAACCTTGGCTATTCTGTTAAGCCGAACATTAACAAAATGGTCAGTCAAGTTATCGAAACTATTCAACAGGAGAATGAAGCCGAACTAGAACTTGCTTCCATGGCATACAACGATATCGCTAGTCTGTTGCATTGTGAAGTTGTCGACGGTGAAGTCGTTGAAGTATTGCAGTATACACCGTTACATTTAGAGTTAGCCAATGTGACTGTGCGTTTCGGTAAACAAGTGATTCAGCGTTTCCGTAATGAAGCAATTTACCATCTCGGTTTCTTCCCTTACAAATTCAAGTGCTATGTCGGTACCACGGTTGCGGTAGAGCTTGTGGAGAAATGGTTTAGTCCAGCTAGCCCTACACCGGAATACACTGCGCGCCAAGGAGATAACTTTAATGTTTCCGTCCAGTCCTCCCCAGGTGATTTTCCCGACTTCGGACTTGATCAGTATATTTAGTCAAGCCATTAATGTCCAGATAGATCATCGGGATGCTTTAGAATTACTGCATCAGTTATTCGAGATCTTAAACGTGAATAACCCAATTGACATGTATGACCGTGAGATACTTGACTTAAGTCGTTTCAGGTTTCTTACGGTCTATCCGTCAATGGATGCTATTCCTGCTGAGTTTAAAGTACGCATCCATAAAGCTGCATATGCCGCTCTTGTCCAGATCCAGACGAGAATGGATGACACAGGCACGCTGGGTGGTTTGACATACAAGGATTATCTCCCTTACATTATGATTGGTAACGACGTTTGTCTGAAACAATACCAAAATTAATTTAAGGGAGTGTCCGAACATGGACTTCGCATTACAGAGCACTTACTCATTCAACGTCTATCCAGTTGCTGAGATAGGCAATGATTTTCAGAACGTGGTCGTGTTGGCAATTCTCGATGAAGAAACAGCACGAAGCTACATTGACACTCGTGCGATGCACATCAAAGTGTATCCGCGTCTTCCTGCTTCGACTCCAGATGATCCTACTGCCTATAGCTACTTAAAGCTGCGCACTGTCTCTGGCGCAACTCGTGTTATTGGCAGACCATGGGTCATTGATGATTCGGTCGAACTTGTCACACGTTCAACGGTTGTATTTGAAATTGAAAATGTAAGTGCAAGCGATCAACTCGCGATCCGTAATGCTCTCGCATCAAATGGTTTCAAAGCAGTTAACATGCGTGTTAAAACTGGCTCTACAATTACGGTATAAAGAATTCGGTCGGTCATTCCGAATACGGGTAGTTGAAGATTTTTTTACTCAGCTTCCATATACAATGGCCAGTGCGGACATGGCGTGGTCCGGGTTAGCTTCAGGGAGATTCGCGATGGTTGAACTGAGGTCGAGGTCCTTCGGGATCAACGCTATAGCGTAACAATTGAAATATCTAGTTGCTGTGACTTCCAGCAGAGACACGGCGTAAGTAAAAGAAATTGAACTAGTCTTGAAGTGTGATCCTCATGAGTCTTTCCTCCTTTCTAATCATGGGTTGATCTATTGATAAACTAGTACAAGGTGGTTTACTTGCTAGGCATTGAGGTTGTTACTCTATCTGTTTTGGCGGAGCGCCAAAAGTTGGACTTTCCGAGAGGGCTGCCCTTCGGGGTGGTCTTCTCGGGTTTTTTTATGACGTCATTTTTTTTTTTGATTTTTTTATCACTGTCCTTTATAGTTTGAACCGAAAAGGAGTAGTGAACAATGGGTGCTTACGATAATCCTTTCTTTTATAGCAAAGATCACTATAAACGAGATATCAACATGCAGAAGCATTGGCTAGATGATCAAGTCGCGCATCTATCCATTATGACTGGACAATCACCAGAATTCTGTAAGGAATTTGTTTTAAACAAGATTCGCCCAGGCGGCGAGTTTGAATTTAAAGATCCACAAGTTAGTTTCCTTGAACGACATATTGACACGGGTGACCGCAGTATTGAGGTTTCCACGTTTAGTGAATACTTGCGTGAAATCCAGGTCAATCAAGATATTGTTGCACCAACCTTTACCACCTATCTCGGCGCCCACATACGGAAGTCGCCACTTGTGGGTTTCCAGCAGCGGAACGTGGATCGCCGTAAGATCGCTAAGAAGGCGATGTTCAAAGCTGAGATGGAAGAAGGTAAGAATAGTTTTAACTACAAGTTTAAGCACTCTGAACAAACTGGCCGTAAGCTGTCCAACAACGCTGTCTCTGGTGCACACGTTAATGCCCACAACCCATTATACAACCGCACTGCACACAGCACACTGACTTCTAACTGCCGTCAAACCGCAGCGTATGGTAATACCAATAACGAACGGTTCTTAAGTGGTAACCGACATTATTGGTCACTTGATATTACTCGCAACAATATCATCTCAATTATCAACCACACGGACTATGTGCGGTTAGAGAAAACGATGACGTTGTACAATCTGCATTATCCCACTGTGGATGAAACCATGCAGACCATCGAGTACTCGACTAAGCTTTACTGGACTGATCCGAAGTCCATGATCAAGCTGCGTCATTTGGTTGAGCGACTGCAACCATTGCAACGTGCAGCCTTTGTTTACACAGGTGACTTCTATCACTTACGTGTCTTCAATGATCAGTTTGCTCGTACGTTCATGACTCGTTTGATTCAGTATGTGGATACGCCTGATCCTACGCCTGATGAAACGATCCACACTTACCCTGAAGCGTATCATTCGCTCGCGATGCAGATTTGCACGAGCTTTATGCTGGGTAAGACCATGAATGATATCAAGAAAGAAGCGCCTGAGAAGTATGCGATTCTGGCTACTGTCGTAAAGAACATTGCAAACGTCGTCAATGATTACGTTCACATTGTTCAAACTTTCTGGGCAACAGATAACATTCCTGCATCGATTGCAATGCTGCCGTTTAGTATTCGACGTGTAGTGTTAGCATCTGATACTGACTCGACCATCTTTACGGTCCAAGAGTGGGTGGATTGGTACTGTGGTGGTGTGGTGTTTAATGATACGGCAAATGCTGTATCGACTGCGATGATCTTCTTGACTTCGCAAACCATCATTCACGTGTTGGGAACGATGTCAGCTAATGCTGGTGTTGAGAAAGATCGTCGCTTCCAGATCTCGATGAAGAACGAGTATAAGTTCGATGCATTCGTTCTGACACAGCTGGGTAAGCATTACTTTGCTCAGATTAGCATGCAAGAAGGTAACCTTTACTCTAAGTTTAAGACTGAGATTAAAGGTGTGCACTTGAAGTCCTCTAACGTGCCTAAAGAAATTGTGCAGAAAGCTGAGAACATGATGGTGGACATCATGACCCAGATTCGTACAACAGGTAAAGTGAGTGCTTTGGAAAAAGCCAAAGAGGTTGCTGATATTGAGCGATCAATTGAACACGCAATTCGTACTGGTGATTTCCGCTTCTTGAAGATTAGCCGTATTAACGTTGCTGAAGCATATAAGCAAGGCGCTGACGCAACGAACTACTTGCAGTATAGTCTTTGGAATGAAGTGTTTGGTAAGCGCTACGGTCAAACATTACCACCACCTTATCGAGTGATTACTGTTTCGGTCGAACTTGATACCAAGGCTAAGATGAATGCATGGCTTGATCAGCTGCAAGATCAAGAGATGGCAATCGCAATGCGACAATGGCTGGTGAAGACTAACAAGAATAATATTTCGACGTTACTCATCCCGGCAAATATTGTTAAAGCACAAGGTATTCCTGATGAAATCATGCAGGCAATGAATATTCGCAAGATTATTCACAAAGCGACAGCGATGTTCTATTTGATCCTTGAAACTCTTGGTGTGTATATCAATCACACAGACCTTCGTCAACTAGTAATGGACTATTACTAGGTCATAACCCCACTACTCTCCGGTACATTGGAGAGTAGTGGGAACTATGATGTTTACTTGAAATGATGCAGAGCTAAACGTGCCACGCGAATATCGGCATTGACGACACGAATGAGTTGACCTAACACTTTCATCATCGGCTGACTTGCCCAGTTCGCATAAGCGCTATTGATCGGCAGTACACGCTTGACGACTGCAAATGCTTCTGGATCAGTCGAACGTTTTGCGTGATCAATCGCCATACTGGTTGCTTTCTCAATCGCAGTTGATTGCATAGCTAACTGATTAGCCACGCTACCACTCTTATAGTCAAGCATGATGTTGATGATTTTAGCTACACCCATCAGGCTATAACGATAGACATCCGAATTTTGAATCGGAATGCTAAGACCTGCGTGATTGTCTTTAACATTCGTATCCATCTTCGAGATACTGGCACGTACTTTACTTACGTAAGTGATGATCTCCATCGGATCTTCGACTTCTTTATTCGCCAAAGGTCCAGGTACAGTGATCGTCGCTTGGAAGTTACCTAACAGTGGTGCACTGGTTAAAGTGACATTACCTTGACCGTTGTGTGCATCCGGCAGATAATCCGAAGTAAAGGTTTTCGCATAATCTTCAAAGAGTTCACCCATGTCGTGAGAGAATCTCTTAGTGAAGTCATCTAAACGATTCGGATCAAAAGAACGGAATGCGTTTTCGATATGCTTACCAATGTTTAATACTTTCTTTGGAGCAATACCGTACAGGCTCATGGCAAAACTATTTAAACGCTCTACGGCCTTAAAGCGATCTTCACCCAGCAGCATCTTACCGCCAACACGGAAAGTGTCGCCAGAATCAAAGATCACAATTGGACGGTGATCTGTAGGTTCTACGCTACCCAGTTCCGTATACTTAGCTAACAGTTCTTTGACATTACGCTGCGCGGCTTCAACTGCACCGAATACGCTGTTGTAATGTTGCTTGACACTCTTCCAAGCCTCAGCCAAAGCTTGTTTGATAGCTTCCCAGACTTCAGCCAAGGCATTAATCATTTTCTGGATAAGACTAGGATCTTTAACGCGCTCCGAACTTTGTGGATGATTCGGGTGAAGAATCATTGCGCCGTTATCTTCCGTAGCCACCATCTCTAATGGATCAGAAACATCCGGCAACAGAATAGTAGGATCGATGTCAGTGCCAGCCACTGCCATATCAGCCACTGCGCGAGCCAGTTGTTCTTCTACAGAAGTCGGATCAGGCATCGTAGCAAGAATGATACCAACATCATCCATACCACGTTGTACTTCTAATACACGATCAGCGGTAGCGATTGCGTTGTCTGAATTGTTTTCACAGTCAGCAATCTCAGTCATTAACATGGCTTCTTCTTCTAATGAGAGGAATCCATTGTCGGCTAAGAAGGGACGAAAATGTCGTTTCATGATGGTCCTATTCGGTTTTTGGGTTATTGCTTAAAGTAGTAATTGAATCAATCAGTTGCATGGTTTCTTTATAGAGTTCGCCAGGTAGGGTTGATTCAAATACACGTTGACGTTTTAATCTCAAGAAAGTTTCTACAATCTGATCAACTTCCATTTGGTTACGCATCTTAGCTCCGTACTTTGCTGAGCTAATTAAGAAGAGTAACGCAGGTAAACGCGCTAAAACCAACGACCATAACACCTGTCTAGTGGGAACAATATCAGGTAGTAACATGGCCCGTTCCATATCATTTTGCACAGCCCCAGGGATAAACGCTAAGGTAGCACCGAAGTTATAGTTGGAGTTTTCCATGATACCCAACAGTTTCTTGTGGATGTCAGTTACTCGACGACTATAATCAGTTAAATGAAACGGATGATAGCTTCTGCCAGTATGTACAGGTAAGTCTTGGAACAGATGGTTGAATCGATTAAATAACGCTTGATCCAAATGTGTCATGAGGAGATTCGATAACGGATACATCATGACGAACTGCATGATGTTACGTTCCGCATCGACTACACCAGACTCAACCCTTAACATTTCTTCTCGGCGGAAAGCACGATACTGAACTGCCAACATGGGAATGTTAATTGTAATAACAACAATCCCTTGCTCTTGACTTTTAACAGTACCGTCTGGTATGTTAAGGCGTAGATCGGTAAAAGGATGACGTAACACTTTGACTGGTGTTAAGGCTCTCCAATTCTTGTCAGCAATGACTGGATCAAAATACTCATCAACAGCGATGATGACTTCTCGATTACCTTTACCGTAGAACACCCCATTAAAAGGACGACCTGTACTAATTGGTGACGTGAGGTGAAAGGGAAATGCAAGAGTTAACGCTAAGGGTGCAATGTTAGCATAGTAGCGCTCAATGCTTAACGAATGAGGAATTGCGATGGACTGAAGCAGTTGCACTAATAGATGATCAGACGCAACTGAAACACTAGTATTCTGGTAGTATTCTAAAATAGCAACAAGATTGCGCCGTAAGCAATCATGCATGTATTTCCATTCAGTCAACCTGACAATGCCATATTCTTTTTGATCATAATTCTGGAAAAGACTATACATGGCAGCACATGCAAAAAAGGTTAATATAAAGAAATAAGCTCTAACATACGATTGACGCAGGAAGCCAAAGTTTTTTTTACTGAGGCAGGATATAACATGCACAACGATGTAACTAGGGATGCGGAAGTGAGGTGTGACAGGTAAAAAATTACGACTAACACCCTATGTTATAGAAAGGTGATGAACGCGCCTTTGGGTCCTATGCCGTATGACCCTATGTTGTAATTTAATCCCACATGGTTGTAAACATTTTTAGACCTATATCACCAAACTGACATGACGGATAGATTCGTTGTGTATAACGTTTGTTTGTCGACAAACTTCAATGTTATTAAAAGGAAAAAAAGGAAAACGTTATGAAAACTGGTTCTTTCAACACCAACGCCAACGCTCCGCAGGGTAACACTCAAGGTTTCCAGCAGCAGACGCAGCAAACCACCTTCCAACAGCCCCCGCAGCAAGATCAAGGTCGCGGTGCTGGCCCGCGCGGTCTGCGTGGTCAAATGGGACGATTTGGTTCGCCGATGTCGCGTCACGCTTCGTCGGAGATCCTGAACCAGCTGCTGACTGCACTGACCGAAGAGTACAAGAACACTCCGGCCATGAAGAACTTCAACTGGGAACTGCTCCCGCTGGATTACAAGACCACCAACAACATCGCCGCTTCGTCGATCCTGGTGGTTCTGCAAGACAAGGCGCATCCGGATCTGGGCTTCGGCTACCACGCTCTGGTCCTGGAAGGTGACTCGGCACAAGCTTCGGAAAAGACCGAAGTCTGGGGCGGCAGCACCTACGACATCCAGAAAGTCACTGGCGATCTGATCGACAACGTGATGCTGGATTACTACGGTGCGAAAATGCGCGAGATGTTCCCGCAAGCTCGCAACCTGCACTACGCTGACGCTGAAGTCGTGCCGCGTGATTTCAACATCACCGACAAAGCAGTGGTTCGTCAACTGGCAGCCAACGCAGTGACCGCAGCTTTCAACGAGATCATTACTCGTTCCGAGCAGTTCACCTACCTCAACCTGGCACAGGTCGGCAAGGACAACACCCTGCAGATCCGCGCTAACTACCATCAGCCGGAAGTGGTTGACACGCTGGGCTTCCCGGTTCGTGCCGACATCCAGATCGACTTCCGTTCGGTCCCGAACAACCAGAACAACCAGTCGAACTTCACCGACAACACCGACCGTGTTGAAGTGTACTCGACCCTGTCTGGCTTCGTGGTCCTGAACTACGATCCGGTCGTCGACCAGTCGAATCCGTGGGCCGCTGCAATGCCGCGCAACGCCAACGAAACCCAGCTGTACTCGGCTCAGCTCGTGCTGACGCAAGTCGAGTCGGAAGACGAGATCAACAACGCCACGCAGCTGCTGGCACTGTCGACCGCCGTCCCGCTGCTGGATCGTAGCCAGCCGTGGATGCAGCAGTTCCTGCCTGCCCACCTGGCACCGAACGCATTCGGTTCGCGTCGTCCGGGCTTCGATCCGAAAGACATCGGCGCCCTGAACTACGAAGCACGTCTGCCGGGTGCTGACGGTAAAGTCGATCGCATCAACACGACCGATCCGCAGACCTTCACTGAGCGTGAGTTCTACGGCATCATGGCAGCACTGGTCCGTCAAGGTATCGCGCTGTCGCTGGACGTGCCGGAAGCCGGTGATTCGACCTGGTACAACCGTATCTTCGTGGCAGCACGTGAGATCGATGGTCTGGCATACCGTGCCCTGGTGCACGCTGCAGATGCGCTGACGAACAACCACTTCAGCAACTTCTTCAACGCCACCAGCCGTAAGATCCTGACGGATTCGGAAGATCGTATCCATCTGGGTTACTACATGGACCAGGAAAACGTCAAGCACGACATCCGCAACATCGACCTGGTGTGGATGCTGAACCGCTTCGGCGCTGAAGACGCAACCGTCGGCCGTCAATGGACCGATACGTTCGTCAACACCAGCCGTCCGATGAGCGTCAACCTGGCACTGCGTCGTAAGATGATCGAAGCATGCGCAAGCAATGCAGTCTTCACGGGCTTTGCTCGTCGTATCACCTTCCACGCTGACTTCCTGACCTCGCTCGATAAAGCAATCGCTGCGACCGGCCTGCAGATCCGCGCCGTGACCAGTGGTCAAGACGCACGCTGGCACCAGCGCGCTTCGGCCAACCTGGCTGGCCAAGGCGCACTGATGACCGGCTTCACGTCGGGCTTCGCAGGTGCTGGCATGGGCGGCATGTCGCAGACGTTTGGCGGCGCACGTCCGATGAACTCGGTCCCGCGCTGGTAATCGAACCACTCGGAAACGAGTCTAAAAAGTAGAGTCCTTCGGGGCTCTACTTTTTTTTCCTATTGACGATAAGAAAAACCAATACGTTTTAATGTTCCAACGGAGGTTGCCATCGGTACTCACATGGTTTTGGAAAACTTGGATAAACGCTTCTATCAAGGAAGTCGCCAAGAACCAATTATCATCAATAAGTTCAATAACCATCGTAGGGAAGCTCGAGCAGCATTTGACAACAAGATCTTCACACGTTACAAGCCGAACGATGTTTTGTCTAACGTTCCGCAATGTGAAGGTGGACACTTAGTTGGTGAATTCCACAAAGGGATTGTTTGTCCAGAATGTAACACGGTAGTTGAAAGCTCTTTGGATCAAGATCTGCAGTCCTTGATCTGGTTGCAAACACCGACGGGTATGATTAAACTCATGAACCCGATGGTGTGGACGATGCTGTCGAATCACTTTAAGAAGGGCAAGTTTAATGTGATTCAGTATCTGTGCGATACGGGATATCAACCACCACCTAAACCACCCAAAGTGTTAGAGCAAGTCAAAGCGCTCAACATTAAGCGTGGTTACAACAACTTCGTTAAAGAATTCGATGTCATCATTAACAAGTTGTTGACCATTCGCGATTTTCGAAAGGAGAAGCGTACTGGTAAAGGTCAATATGCTCCAATGGAGAAGATTCAGCAGATTCTGATCGAATACCACGATTGTATCTTTGTTGATTTCCTACCTCTGCCGAATCGTGCGTTGTTGGTGATTGAAAACACCAACTTGTCTACCTTCCGCGATCCGATCGTTGATGGTGCTGTGAATGCAATTAAGTCGATGATGGGTCTGGATGATCCGCTCCTTGGCTTGTCGCTTGGTGCACGTGAGAATCGTGTGGTGCGTGCAATTGCTCAACTTGCAGCTTACTATCAAGATTTCTATCGCAACAGTCTGGCAAAGAAAGAAGGTATCCTACGCAAACACGTGTATGGTACGCGCTGCTTCTTTAGTTTCCGGTCTGTGATTTCGTCACTCACCGCAGATCACCATCAAGAGGAACTTCATGTCTCTTGGGGTGTTGGTATTGGTTTGCTGCGGTTGCACTTGACGAACAAGTTGTTCAAACGTGGCTATACGCCCAACGGAGTAATTCGTCTGCTGAACAATTACGCCCAGCGTTATCATCCACTGCTCGATGAACTGTTTAAGGAACTCATTGCTGAGAGCCCTTACATGGGTCTGCCCGTTATCTTCCAGCGGAATCCTTCTCTGGAACGCGGATCGATGCAGCGCGTGTTCATCACCAAAGTCAAGACAGATACGAATGATCCGACGATCTCGATGAGTATTCAGACCGTTCGATCGTACAATGCTGACTTCGATGGCGACGAGATGAATGGTACGCTCTTGATTGACAACTGGACTGCTGACGAAGTCGAACCGCTTGCTCCGCATAAGAGCATGCTCGAACCGTCTGAGCCACGCAAGATGTCTGGATCAAATGCAAAACCAAAACCAGTCGTCTCGCAGATTGCCAATTGGATTGATCATGGCGATTCAGACCCAGTTGACCCAGTCAAGTTCGAACGGATGAAGGCGTTGTTGCAAGCGTGATACAGTAGTAAAAGTAGGAAAGGAGAAATGTATGGTAGCTGTGGTGCATGGAGGTAGTCATGCATTCAAGGCTCACATGTCAGGCGAGCGTCATCCTAGCACTGTGCAGTATCTGCAAAACCAAGTGATGTCGTTGAGAAACTACATCGGTGATGCGGCATCAGATTGGGCACAGCGGGCGATGCAGTCGTATGAGCGGTTCAGTAGTGAAACCGCAATGCGAATGGCGCAAGCAGCACTACGAAAAGTTACGACGCATTTCCAAGAAGATCGTGTTATCTACTTGGATCAGCTTGCGCATATTCAACAAGCACAGGCAAAAATGCAACGTTTCATTATGGCTAATCCGATGGTGCGTGGGAAATTCCATGCACAGATGTGTGATGGTTATTCGGGTAGCTATATCGACATGTGGCCGCAAGACATTGGTCGTGGGCATTACGACTACGATCGCGTCATGAATGGTGTCATTGTGGATGTTCCTCCAAGTGCGGAAGATCCGGAAGGTAGCTTTAAATACTGGATCCAAACGGACGAAGAAATCTTGGAAGGCGATGTCGCGTTAGGTATCGTGAAACAAGATGCTATTCTCAGTACCTGGGAGCGCGTTGAGCATCTCATGGGCACTGGTTTGGAAGATCCAGTCTCAGCAACAGGCGGAATGTTGTAATCGAACTACCCAACACTTAAGGAGAAATCCAAGAGTGTTGGGTATGTTTTTTTATGCCGTCTTCTAGAAAAGCCAGATTATGTGGCTTTATTTTTTTGTTCATTCTAGAAGAAAATGTCATGGCAACTATTCCTGTTCCGAGTCTGTCAGCCAAAGGCTGGATTACTTCACCGTATGAAAAGATTGATTTACTGTTAGCGCAGTTCTATGCTTCTGATGTAAATCAATCTAACCTTTATAAAGGACGTATTGCAAACGTCCAAGGTATATTGCAGCGTAACATGCACGACATGGATAGCTTAAAGCAAGACATGCGTAGCTCGTTGGAATCTTACCTCGGCCGTTACTATCAGATCGCTACCGTTGTGGTGACTGATGATACTGCTACCAACCCCTCTAACAAGGTTACATTACGCTTAACTATCTCTGTCGTTGAAGATGGTCAACAGCGTGATGCGGCTTATTTAGCATCATTTGTCGATTCAAAGTTCGAAAAAATTCTGAACCTTAATAATACGGGAAGCTCCGGTTAATTCACGAGATCAACATGACTAATTCAAACCAAAACATCTCTTTTACTGAACGTAAACTCACTGAAGAAATCATTGACATCGGTAATGTCCTTATCGATGTGAAAGATCAAGATTTGGTGCGTATGGAAGAACGACGTTTCGTTGCAGTATTCTTACCGATGTTTGTAGGTGACGAAGTACAGCTGTATGCTGATCATGGTGCCAATGTTGACACCTGGCGTCGCTTAGCTGGTGGTGCGCAAAAGGAAGTTGTTATTGTTGACCACAATAATGCTGAGTTGTATCGTGTGCCGCCGTTGTTTGATATGGAAGCCATCAAACCTTTCGATAGCAAAGATCCGTCTCGTACCGTGCCGAGTATCTCTGATATGTTGGCCCGTGCTAACATGATTGCTAAACAAGGTCCGGTAGCTTTCCAAAACTACATGGACACCGAACTGGAACGTCGCGTTAATCTGATTAGCAATGGTAAACGTGACGAGTCTGATTACATCAAACGTTGGAATGAAATTTTCAAACGTTATAACCGACCTCTGATTCCTGAGAATCTGTTTGCAGGAACAGGTCAAGTAGCTACTGCGCAAGCTGCCCAAAATGAGCGACCAGCTGACAACGACGAATTCGAACCCATCGATGCTTGACCCTGCAGCCGCTGCAGTCAAAGCGGCCTTCCCTCGCACTAAGCCAGGGATTCTTAACATTCTGTCCATGAGTGACTTACACTTCGGTCACTCACGTACACCTTCAGCACACATCTCCCGTAATTTGATGGATGCGATTCCAGAAAATGCAGAGACTGCAGCACTGGATATCATTATCCTTGCGGGAGACTTCTTTGACGATTTGTTAATGCTCAATGATCCTGACACCATTGTGGCAGACATGTTCATTACTTATCTTCTGCGGTTATGCAAGAAATACAACATTCATCTGTTTGTATTAGAAGGTACGAGTAGTCATGATTGGCAACAATCTAAACGTTTCGTTGTGATTAACGAGATTGCTCAGATTGGTGCTCAATTGCATTACATTAATACTCTGTCGATCGAGTATTTCCCAGAATTTGATGCTCACTTCTTGTTTGTCCCAGACGACCTGCCAGGTGGTCCAGATAAGACATTGCAAGATGCACGTGACCTAATGCGAGTAAAAGGTTTGGAACAAGTTGACTTTGCAGTGATGCACGGGCAATTTCGTTTCCAGTTACCTGCGCACGTCAATGCACCGAAACATGATGAAGATGCGTACTTGGCATTAGTCAAAGAACTTATCTTTATCGGTCATGATCATACCCACAAAGAACATGATCGGATTTACGTGCATGGCTCGTTTGATCGCTTAGGTCATGGTTATGAATCTCCCAAAGGTCATATCCGCGCTTACAAACGTGGTCCGCGAGATTGGGACGTAACGTTTGTCGAGAATAAGAACGCAATGGTTTACTTAACGGTGGACTGTGGTGACTTACCTCTTGAAGAAACCTTTGCTAAGATTCGAGCCGCTGTTAAGACCATCCCTGATGATTCTTATGTGCGTGTGCGGGCTGCGTCTAACAATCCTATCTTTACTAATTTGAATGTTCTGATTTTAGAGCATCCTTTGATTGGCTGGACGAAAGATCCCCAACAAAGTAAAGATGAGGAAGAAGTTTCAGAACTGGTTGAAACGGATGATTTGTACATACCGCCTGCTATTACGCCAAGTAATCTTGCACCAACCGTGTTAGAACGAATGGCTGCAAAAGGCGCTAGTGGTGCTGTGATGGATAAAGCGCAAAGTCTATTTGAGGAATTATTCGCATGAATCAATTAGAACAGTTTGACGACCCAGCCCATCGTGTAAAAGGACAATTTCCTCTTTCGATTGCTACGAGCTTAGCTTTAGAAAGCGCGGTGGGTATCCATCCAGATATCTATCCGCAACCACACGAGCCACCGATTCTGAAGTATACGGATTTATGGATCAACTTACGTACATTGTTCAGGAACTTCTTCAATAGCCTGCCCAAAGGCTTATCTGAAACAATCACACCAAAAGAAGTGTTCGATGGTATTTTGGAAGAGATGGAAATCATTCCAGATGTCCTTCGACACTACTTGGATCGAAAAGCCCCCAGAGTCACTTACTACTTAAGTAAGTACAAGGATCTTTCGAAACATTACCCAAAAGCTTTACTGAGATCTGAATCAACACCTACTGACAAACAAACTCGTTATAACGAACTCCAAGAAGCGGTGATGACGGCTTTCCGTCATCACCAAAAGGATAGGTTTATGGAGTTTGATCTTCATTTGAAGGGAAGTCGTGCTGGTCGTACTGCAATCATTACGCACTACGCTTACGACTTACTTTCTCATAAAGACTTCAGTGGCTTGACCTTGCTTGAATCCCACACCGGTGCATTTAAGTCGAGTTCTAAATGGTATACCAAATATCACAGCGGAACTGGACTTGCAATGATTCCTTTCCGTGAGGATTTGATCCAAGTGTTTGGCGATGCAGAGATCTTTAAACCGATGAGTGTGTCGTTACGTAAAGCAATAATTGAGATCGCTACTAGACGTCATTGGAGTAGCGTGACCTCCAGAGCTACGATTGAATCAGGAATTAACGAACTGAAAGATCCTGCTCATAAAACCCTGATGCAATCTGTCTTGGTGTAAAAATACCTAGCACTGATATAGATTGAGTCAGAATTTCACTATAAAACTTCATCCGCTGGAAGGAAGAAAACAAAATGGCTGATTATCCAAATAACCGCGGCGGTAACAACGGCGCGACTGAAGACAAGCGTCCAAAGGCTCCCGTCGACTGGTCTAAACTTTCGCTTTCCACAGCTGTTGAAGGTGTGCAAGGTGCGTGGTCGTCGTTCGGTTTTGATGTGGTTGGTTCGAACGTGCGTGTAACGGTATGGACGAATGATCCGCAAGACAAAGAAAACGACAACGGTCGTATTACCACTAGTATGCCGATGCCGGTGTTCTTTGCATTCATGGCTATCTATGACCAAGTGCTGAAATCGCGTGGCGAAGTCAAGAAAGTCGTTGAAGGTCTGAACTGGTTTGGTTATGGCGGTAAACGTCAAGACACGCCACGCGTTGAGGCGCAACTGTTTATCGGTAAAGACGCAGATGGCGTTATGTACATCTTGCTGACTGCACCGAAGCGTCCGAACATTGTGTTCCATTTCGAAACGCGCGATGCACAGAAGTTCCAATTCCGTAATCAGGAAGGTAACCTTCTGAGCAAGGCTGAGGTGTCGACGATGTATGCGAAAGCGTACTACGATATCCTGTCGCAGATCTACCAAATGGACATGCTGTCGCAAATCCTGAAACTGCTGGAACCTGAGAAGTACAAACCTGCTCCGGCACCGAAATGGCAGCAAGGTGCGAAAGGTGGTAACGGCGGCGGCGGTGGCGGTAACAATTACCAACGTAACAACAATGGTGGCGGTAACAATAACCGCGGTAACTACGGCGGCAATGGCGGTGGCAATTCGGGCGGTGGTTCTGCTCCGGTACCGGCGGCGCGCACGGCAGTGACTACTGAAGACTACGATGATGAAATTCCGTATTAATAACTAATCTTCCATAATGGGTGTAGAGGCGTTCGCGCTTCTACACCCATTATGTCCTCTCGATAAATTTAAAAAAACTTGAGACATATATCATCAGTAGGAGCAGTATCGAAGTGTAGTTTTTTGTAACAAGAAAAGGAGAACTTTGTGAGGCTATCGATAAAAGATTCGAACGCCGTTTTATCCCATAACAACGAACAATTACTTTGGGACATCAAGTCCTTTGAAATTAATCGACAAACGCCTGCAAATCTAGGGTACGGTGAAATCGGTATTCGCGATGCCGATCTCTTTAATGAAATCAATCGTTATTGGGAGTATTTACCGCGTCAAAAACAAGATGAAATCTTTGCTATTTACAAGGAGATTAATCAGACGTTTGAAGACAGCATGAGTTTTGAAGATCTGATCTATAGCCTGCGTCCTTTGATAGAGAAGCTGTTAAGCTATCATTCGCATAAGGACGTGGCGTATTGGGTCAAGATGAAGAGCGACATTCGTATTCCTTCCGACGCCAAGGTATATCCGACGATGGAAGACAATATGAAAGCGAGCGAGCAGTACGGGAGTCGGGAATGGCCGCGTGAGTCGACTTATCTCGAAGAAGATTATTGGGGTTTGATCTTCCTCGTAGTGACGTTGCGTTGTATGTTCCCAGTCTGGGGTCGTTTCATGGACGTTGCAAAACGTACTGTCGACAACAATCTGAAGGAACTGTATTCGCTGCGGCTCTTGACTAAATCCACGATCGAAAAGCTGGATGATTATAAACGCCTGCTGGCGTATATCAATCATTACATTCCATCGGATCGGCTGGACCGTGGTGTGGTGGCCGGGTATGTGAGTTCTGAAGACTTCGTACCGTGGATCACAGGTAACGTAGTTGTGCGCCGTCTGTCGCTGGTAACGGTGAATGGACGCAACAATAAATTCTCTCTGGTCGCATCGATCTGGGGATTTATCACACAACTGATGCGGCAGTACGATAAGACTGTGAGTGAAACCATTAAGGATAAAAATCCTGAAGGTAACACTCGCGATAACGATCGTGATAATAAAGCATCGAATCTTGAGTTGATCAAGATCAAAGAACCCATTACTTCGGGTGATGTGGTGATGCTGAATGAATACTGCCGTAACGTTGAGCACATCTCGTATCTGCTCAGTGGTGAACATTTACCACAACTGCTGCAAACCACAATGACGTCAGTGCAACGTCTGCGTAATTCGATTCTGCGTGATCCACAAATTGTACTGCTGCAATGGGTGGTCGCAAAAGAAGTGCAAGGTAATCCCAAAGAACTCGATAGCACTGAGTTCGATATGGAATGCGTGTTCCCGCCCCGCGGTGTAGAGTATTTGGAGAAAGAACAAATCCTCTCGCTGATGGCAGCGGCAACTACAGCATTGTGGCATCGTGGTTACTATGATTTAGCAGCTTTGCTATCTGCTAACGTCATGGAAAATCGAGATGTTGCTCAAGGTGGTGCGTTTGAATCGCCACTGGCTTTGACCAAAGAGAATCGAGAAAAACTGATCGAATTGTTCCCGCATGTCCCGCGTCCATCGGGTAAGCAACAGCAATATGAAAACCAACGGCCAAGTAAGAAGCCGTGCGAAGCCGTCGATGCTATCGACGAACTTTGGCAAATGCTTATCAAGTACAACTGGGTGCTGACGCTTCCTGCACAAATGGCACAAGCTATCCCTGGTCATCAGGGTGGTCGTCGCTATTCCGTGCCTGCAGACATTCGTAATCGGTTAGCACAATTAATCATCGCATTGGCCACACGGTCATTCTAGTAAAGGAGTTTTACATCATGCAAACGCTCAATGCCAGCTTTTACGACTCGTACGATGGCGAGAATGTTCCGAATGCGCAATTCGTACCTCAGAATAAAATTGCCAAAATCGAAATCGTTTCTCTGGCAATGATCCCGACTGGCACGTATAATCAACAATACCAACGGCCGTGGGTTGCTAACTATAATCCGGACAATGCCAACGAGATTCAAAACATCGTGGCACAGTCTTACCATCAATACCAAAACGATATTCGTAATGGTAAAGCTAGCACAGATCAGCATTTCAGTCTGACGCCAGAACTCGTGGCGCCTGCATCCAGCAACTTCATCCAGCCGACGGCACAGTACGAGTCAATCGTGCAAATTGCGAATGGTTGGAATGAACAGCGGGTATCGTGGGTGATGCACCTGCGTGCGCACACGATCGGCATGGGAGCGCAGACGTTCATTTTGACTGGTTATACAGACGTGATGGGTGTAAGTGCCGCCGGTAACATTGCACCGGAAATGTACATGATCGTCAACGCGGTGTATGAAACTCGAGTGGTTAGCGAGATGACGCCGATGGGAATGATGCCGCGCACTGTGCTGTCGAACGCAAGTCAAGTGCTGGCTAATTACCAGTATCAGGGCGATGTTGATACCAGGGTGCAGATGCGGATGCGTCCGCAAGATGTGATTGGTGCGATCAATGTCTTGCACGTTCCTGATCTGGCAAGTGGCGCAGTGGAAGTTGTGGATCTGCGGGCTCAGCAAACCAGTACACCGGTGAAGTCGAGCTTTGCGCACACCAACCACAATAACTACCTGGCGACTATCATTGCTGGTCTGGTCTCTGGCGATGTGTTGGCGCGAGAACAGAACCGTCATAGCGCGGCTTACGATTTGGCAGCAGCCTCTGTGGCTGACCAAACTGTCAATCGCGATCCGTTCATGCGCATGATGTCAAGTATCCGTGGTACGGGTTCGACCAATCAATTCCAGTTCAAGGACTTGATTGATTTGGATCAAAACGTATTGTCGGATCAGATCACGAAAGTGTTCTGGCGTGGTCGTCCGGAAGTGGTGGGTATGGGTGCACCTGGCGAAGACTTCCACCAAGCGAATGCAACGGAAGGTTGGCATGGTGCAGATCGTCCGACAATGGTCGCAAACATGATTGCCAACAGCATGCCGTCCATGATGGCTAACTTGCTGATCGGTGGCATCTCACTGCATGCAACCAATCGCGGTCCTGGCGGCATGCCGTTCATGATGCATACATCGGTTGACTCGTTGATTCCTGGCATTGACGGAATGGCACAACAGGCTGAACTGCTGAAGGAACAATTCCGCATTCACCTGCTGAACGATATCACCTACAACAATGGTATCGGTTACGAGATTGCAGTGACCGCTCACCTGATGGGTGAAATCTGGATCAGTCTGAGCCTGGATGGTTATCCGCCGGTTGACTATGTCATGCCTGCGTATGCCAACTCGATGACTGCGCCGATCATCACGCGCAATCGCCAGAACCTGAACAATCTGGCTGGTCAATTCAGTGAGCTGAAGAATAGCGTTCTGCAGCCTGACAGCACTGTCGCATCTGGTACTCAGTTCTTCCTGCCGTCTGGTCGTACTAGCTACTAATTAGTCCATCTTGCCACCACTACTCTGATCTAGGGTAGTGGTGGATTTACAACTTACGCTTCGAAATAATAAGCATAATGGAGTCCCTATGAAGGATGTTATTAACGATATCTACCGTTCGATGTTCAAAGCGGTAGGTATGGATGTTACCAAAGATGGATTCGTTCGGCTGATCGACGCCAAAGGTGAAGTTCATCCGGCCACGAAGAATGGACACCAGGCAGTGATTCCGATTCCGGAACAACTGAAGAGTCCGCACATCAATGATCGCTTGGTCATGCATCTGTTGTCGGAAAACATTCTGGAATCAGAAAGCGAACAACTGGCATTCTTCCGTAGTATGGCCGTGGTTCGTCTGAATCGTACCATTGCGGACATCATGCTGGAACTGCTCGAGCTGAATGCGTCCGAGAAGCGTCACACTACGCTGTCGATGGACCAAGCTCAGTATCTGAGTCTGGTGGCAGATGCGGATGCTACCACGGTGAAGAAATGGGAAGGCTTGATTGCAAACATGCCTGCTCGGCAAACGCAACAAGCAATCACCCACATCTACCTGAAGAAAGCAGGTACGGTTAAAGATAAGACCACCAAGCAACTCAAGAGCTTTACGCGTGTGGCTGTGGTTAACTTCCCGCTGTACGATGAACTGGTGAAATGGTCCAAGGATGAGACGGATCGTCAACATGCCAAGGAATCCGGTCATAAGAGCCCGAAGAAAGAAGCTGGCGCAAAGTCTGGTCGTGTGATTTATGACGTCGAAGTGCGTCAGAAAGATCGTGTACCGCTGATGAATCTGCTGGGTTATCTGATTCCGCAAATCGCTGAACCGGAAGCTTACAACTACGGCAGTAACTCGATGATGGCACCAGGTCTGGATGCACTCATGCATTCGTTCATGGCACTGGCTTCGCGTCTGAACGATATCATTGATCTGTTCACTGGCGCAATCGACGGTATCGAGAAATTGCGTTTCGATTCGGACTGGGCAGAAGTGTTCAAAGACGACATCGATGCGCTGTGGCCGCAAGTGCGTGATATCCCGCGCATGGGTTCTCCTGCTCCGTTAGTGACACAAGCGCCGGTACAGCAAGCAGCGCAACCGGCTCCGGTTCAAGCACCAGTCGCGCAACCGGCACCAGTTGTGCAACCGCCGCAAGGTCTGCCGTGGAATACCGCACCTCAGCAACCGCCGATGCAACAGCCGCCCATGGCAGGTCAATGGGTGAATGGTGTATTCGTTCCGGCTGCTCCTGCATGGCAACCGGGTGTCCCGCAACCAACTGCACAACCGAGTGCGCCACCGGCTGGTGGTGGTACGTCAGCAGCAGACATCCTGCGTTCCAATCCAGCCATCGCCGGTGCAGCCATGGCAGCTCCGCAACTGGCCGGTCAGGTGATGATGTACCCTGGCCAAATGATGCCGGGCATGATGCCTGTTCCTGGTATGTACCCTGGCCAAATGATGTATCCTGGTCAGATGATGCCTGGTATGGTTTATCCTGGTATGCCTGTGCCGGGTATGGTTTATCCGCAGCAAATGGCACCGCAGCCGATGAACACGCCCAATGTTCCTCAAGGTAATCTGCCGTGGCAGCAACGCCGTCCCTACTAATCAATAACCGCCCATAAGACGAGAAAACACGGCCCTAGTAATAGGAACCGTGTTTTCTCTCTTTACTTCATGAAGTTTCTTTTTAGTTAAAAAAGATTGGGATGCAATATTAGGTGGTACGGTTCTTACTAAAGTATGATTGTTTCACCTGATCCACAATTGCTGGATTAGGAATCATCAGTAAGAGCATATCGCCCAGCTTGTCGTTGTAAGTATTGAAACCATTCATACGCATAACGAGGTAATGTAAATGCTGACTAATACCTAGTTCTTGAAACAAACCTCTCAGATCGTACTCGTATTGGTAAGCTAATGCGGGATCAACTTCTTTATATTGGGTAAGCGGATGAGTTCTGAAGTAGGTCATGTGGTCTTCAAAAACATTCATCATTCCACTATCATAATAGGCGCTCGGTCCATCGGACACCATCAAATCATCAATCGTCATGATATTGATCCTTTTCAATAACAAAAAGTGACTAGAAAAAATGTAGTTATATATCACTAATAAGAACCAAGAATAAGTGGTTCAGCGATAATGTTCTGATCTGCGAAGAAAAGGATGAGTATGAAAATCAAGAAGATCCAGGTACAAGAAAACCAGCACTATCCAGAAACACAATCAGTGCTCGGCCTTAACTTCATGCCTGGTGGTACTTCTTCTCCGCGTAAGCAAATGAACGCAAATAACCTTGGCCAGTTGGTCGTGGTTAACGGTCTGAGCGAACGCATGATCCAAACTGGTATGGAAGTAGCGAACCTGGCAGAAACGACCTTCTCGGTCAAGATGCCTGGTAACGGTCGTTTGATTGCAGTCATTCCACGTTACAATGAGAACATGGAAGGTGCTGATGCAATTAAGATGAATCCTCAAACAGTGATCATTTACGAAGACACCGATACTGGTGAATTCGGTATGGTGTCGCTGAGTGAGTATTGCTCATTCCACCCGTATATCGGTTGGAAGTATGTTGCGCAGCCTGCAATTAGCGAAATCTTCACAGGAAACTTTATTCGTAAAGGAACTAAGTTTTTAGATTCACCCGGCGTGACGCCAGGCGGTGAGTATCGTTACGGCGTGATGGCTAACGTTGTGATGATGACTCACCCGGCCACCTCGGAAGACGGTATTCTGATTAATGAAGACGTCTTGCACAAGTTTGCGTTCCGCACGTATGAGACTCGAGTGGTAGAGTTCGGTTCGAATTCTTATCCGCTCAACATCTACGGTGATGAGGATAATTACAAATCTTATCCCGACATCGGTGAGACGATCCGCAACGATGGTCTCTTGATGGTCTTAAGGCCGTATGAGCAAAACAATAAGAAACACAAGTTGTTAGCTCCGGTCGAAATGAGTCGGAAAGCAACACAGCGTGTGGACTTCTTGTTTGACAAATGCGTGTATGCAGCTGGTGGTGGTGGCCGCGTCATAGATATCCGCATCAATCACGATGTTCATACTAACCATGCAGGCACACCGCCTACCATGGAAGGTCAGAGCACCAAGTACGACAAAGCGCGTCGTGTATTCTATCAAAAGATTTACGACCTGAATCGTCAATGGGAATCGAAGTATGGCGATAAACTGAAGCTGTCGAACGAACTGCATCGTCTGTGTGTGGAAGCAATTTCGGTAGTAGGTCCGCTGGAAATGCGTGCTCAGAAAGTGAACAAGAAAGTGCCGCTGGATGATTGGCACATCACGTTTGTGATCGAGTACATCAACATCCCGAACATCGGCAATAAGTTCACGGACGACTTCGGTGGTAAAGGCGTGGTTTGCCGAGTAGGTAAGCGTGAAGAAATGCCAGTTGATGAACATGGCAACGTGGCGGACTTCGTGTTTGACCCTGGCTCGACTATCAACCGAATGATTATATCAAGGCTATATGAGCAGTATATTAACTCAGCTAGTCGAGATGTGCTCAGAACCGTAAGGCTTCAACTTGGCATTACGAAGGACCTATATCGAACAGAAAGAGCGGTTGAACAACAGCTTTTGCATATCCAGCAAACTGAGCCAGATAAACTCAATCAGGCATGGAATTACCTGCTGGGTTACTATGCGATCACCGTACCAGAACAACATGCAGTGTTTGCTGAAGGACGACATGGCGCCACGCCTATCAGTCACCTGAAGCATGTGTTGCATGAGAATTACCTGGTGCTGCATATTCGCACAGACCATAAGCTAGAGTTCAAGAACATGGTGGCGGACATCGAGGAATTCTATCCGCCGCTGTGGGGTCCTGTGAAATACATCGATCCGTTTGGCAATCACATCACCACGCGTGAAAAGATTCGAATTGGTCCGATGCATATCCTGATGCTGGAGAAGATTGCAGATAGCTGGTCTGCAGTGTCGACAGCCACGACGCAGCACTACGGCGTGTTGGCAACCATGTCGAATCAGGATAAGTACTCGAAACCGATCCGTCATAATCCTACGCGTTCTTTCGGTGAAGCTGAAATCCGAATCCTGTTGTCGTATGCAGGTGGTCGTGTTGCGGCTGAGATTCTTGACCGTAATAACAACTTGGCTGCTCACAAGGAAATCGTGCGTTCGATCCTGCGGGCAGATAAACCGACTAACATTGACCTTGCGGTTGATCGGAAGAAGGTGCCGTTGGGTGGTGCAAGACCTCTGCAGTTGGTCAAACACATTGCACAATGTGGCGGCTGGGCTTTTGCGTACAAACCGTTTAAGCCTACCTGGAAATACGATAACGACTCGGCGCTGAGCGCAGCGGTCCTGTAATAATGCTTCAGCCACCTGGTTAGTGGAGACATTGATCAGGTGGTAGAAAGGAGAAGAAAGTAATGTCGGAACAAGTCTTACCACGCATTAAAGCGCGAGATTTGCTCAACTATCAGGCAACTGAACTGTGGGACATTCTCACGGGTCGATTCGTCCTTATCTTTGATGATGGGGAATTCGCAACCAACGCTTATGAAACTATCTACAGTACGTACGCTTGGGACTTCCATCGCAACTATCCAGAAACGCCGTTGCTGCAAGCACATCACTTGCGGTTCTTCACCAGTAAACGGCGCTTTTCGGTAAGTGTGGATTTGGGTCAGCTTGGCGCGTGTATGTGGGCAGTGTATGACACCTACGGTTCGGCACGGGTTAAGCTTGATCCTGATCTGACAGCCATGGCAGCGGTAATCGGTAATAAGCAATACGTGGAGGTGACTGCTCGTACCGGTGAATTTGCAGGACGTCTGGATTTGCTGGACGTGATGGAAGTGTTGGACGAGCCTGAGATCTTCGATGTGAACGCCAACATGACCAGAACGTCTGAAGCCGTGAGTAATGCCTACGACGTAGTGGCTAACGTATTGGCGGATCAAAGCCGTCTGCGCCACAATCCGATTGCGCGTGACTTCCGTTCTGGTCTGCTCAAGCCTGGTCAAGTGCTGCAATGTATCACAGCTCGTGGCGCGCTAACGGACATGAACTCACGTATCTTCCGTATGCCAATCACCCGTGGCTATGCTGAAGGTATTCGTTCGCTGTATGACTCTATGGTTGAGTCTCGCTCCGCAGCGAAAGCGTCGTACTACGCAGCTGAGGCGCTGAAACAATCCGAGTACTTCTCACGCCGTTTGCAGTTCGTGTCACAAACTGTTCAGAATCTGCATCATGGGGATTGTGGTACGGTGCGGTATCTCGAATGGACGATGCGTGACGCTGAAAACGATGATAATGGTAACCAAGTGCGTCCAAGTGACTTGCGAGTGTTCCATGGTAAATTGTTCTTAGGTGCCAATGGCAAGTTGCATCCCATCACACCAAAGTCCAAGAACCTCATCGGTCAGCGCATCAAGATTCGTTCACCGCTGTTCTGTGCGCATCCTGATCCAGTTGGTATTTGTTCGACCTGTTTCGGTGACTTGTCACTGGCTGTGCCGGAACGTACTAACATTGGTCAGTTGGCTTCGACCTACATGGCAAAGCAGGCTTCACAAAACCTGCTGTCTAGTAAACACTTGGATACCAACGCAACGCTTGACAAAATCAAGCTGACGGGTATGGAATCTAAGTATGTCAAGGTGGGTCGCGATAACAGTTCGTACTTGCTGTCGGGTTCGATTAAAGACAAGCGAGTGCAGATTGTGATTGCGCCTGAGCAGGCTCAAGGTCTGATGGATGTGTTGTCGGTAGAGAGCGTGCGTGACTTGCATGAACGTCACTATACCGAACTCGATTCGATTACGTTCTTGACGTTTGATGGTAAAGTCGCAGACAACGAAAACGTGAAAGTGTCGGTAAATGGTCGAATGGGTAGCTTTACCTATGAGATGCTGGAGTACATTCGCGGTCAGCGCTGGACGATTACGGCTGACGAAGAGTATTGCATTGACATGTCTGGTTGGGATTGGGAAGATACTTTCATCATCCTGCCACAGAAACACTTTAACAACAGCGATCACGTGGATAACGTGGCCAAGATGTTGGAGTCGCGTGTCAGTGAAATGCGTAAGCGTGATAAAGCAGTGGTGCCTGAAAAGATGTTGCAGGAACTGCTGGATTACGTGAACTGGAAGCTCGATGTGAATGCAGCCTTGATTGAAGTGATCATGTATTCCACCATGATTGTTTCTGCCGAGGATAACGATTATAGTTTGCCTAAGCCATGGACACGCATGAGTGTGAGTGTCCAATCCAAGACCATGGAATACCGTAGTCAAGGTGTGGCAATGGCATACGAAGATCAAGCTGAACTCATCAAGTCGCCAGACAGCTATCTCGTAACCAACCGGATTGACCATCCATTTGATTGCATCTTAATGCCCAACGAAACACTTGGACAATAAATGATAGAACTGCGCGTAAGTGTTGCTACCCACCATTTTGTTGTGAGTGGCATCAACCCTCGCGCACGACCCGCCGTTGATGACTTTGCACGATCACTAATTCAGTGGTCGTGGAGACCCCAACGGCGGGGTCCTGCCGTGCGGGTGGCTGATAAAGTATATGCGGCGTCGACTCGTTACCGTAACGAGCACCGTTTTCACATTAACCTGTTTGAAAAGTTTAAGGAGCATTTAAAGCGGTATCACATTAACGACACTATGGTGCATTGGAGCAGAGTTCCGCTCACCATTCAACCAGAAGTCGGTTTTGAGCTTGCTAGCGACGCCGTAGAGCCACGCGACTATCAAGTGCCTGTGATTGACTATATCGTGCGTGATGAAGGCCCACGCTCGCGTTTAGTGGATCTGCAGACAGGCAAGGGTAAAACATTCTGTGCGCTACGTAGTATCTTTCACTACAATAAACGTGCAGTTGCAATTCTTAAACCCAAGTATATTACGCAATGGGTGAATGAGATTAAGAAAGCGTACAATATCAAGAATAAAGAAGTGTGCGCGATCTATGGTAAGAATGCCGGTAACCAGTTAATCTCATTATTAAACATGGCGGCGCAAGGAGATCTACCATACAAGTTTATCGTTATCTCCAATGCAGTCTATCGTAACTGGATTCGTCTTTACGAACTGCATTACACGCAAATCCTCGACATGGGCTATCCTTGCTTACCGCAAGATTTCTTTGCTCATGTCAGAGCCGGTATTCGTCTGATTGACGAAGTCCACGAAGATTTCCATTTCAACTTTAAACTGGATCTTTACACCAACGTAGAACGCTCGTTGTCGCTCTCGGCTACGTTATTGTCGGATAATCCTTTCGTCGCTAACATGATGAAGGTGGCGTATCCATTTGAGCAGCGTTACATTGGTGGTGAGTATGACAAGTATGTCAAGTCGTATTACTTGATGTACAAGTTTAGGAATCCAGAAAAGATCAAAACCAATATGCCTGGTAACTCTTCTTATTCGCACTTTGCGTTTGAGGAGAGCATTATTAAGCAGCCTAAGGTGCTTGAGAACTACTTCATTATGCACCGCACCTTTATGGAGGAAACTTACATTCGTAACTACTTGCCAGGTCAGAGATGTCTATTCTACTTTGCAAGTATTGACATGTGTACCCGTTTCGTGAATTGGCTTAAGCAACATTATCCACGCAAAGATATTCGTCGCTTTGTAGAAGATGATGCGGATGAGGATATCAAAGAAGCAGAGATCAGTGTAAGCACCGTAGGTTCTGCGGGTACTGGTTTAGATATCCCGATGCTGGCGACTGTGATTTTGTCGCACATGATCCGAAGCACACAAGGTAATGTTCAAGGTTTCGGACGTCTCCGTAAACCAAAAGATGGTTGGACGCCAGAATTTGGCTATGTGGTGTGTGAAGATATCATTAAACACATCGATTACCACGAAGAGAAAGATAGATTGTTAGCTGGTCGAGCACTCTCAAATGAGAAGCGCTATTACATGAGTCTGATCTAAGTAGTCGACATAATTCCCATACTCTACCCGTCAAGGTAGAGTATGGGAGATGTCTTATGACGTCTTTTTTTTTTGCTTGATTCTACTCTTTTGGAGGATACAGATAAAACGCAACAGCCGGAACTTCACTCGCTAACTCAATTAACAAGGGCAATACTTCTTCCCAGTCTAATTGACCACGACCACAACCTAATGCCGGGATAGCGATAGAGTCAAGACACAATTCTTTACTCATTGTCTTTAACCAATGCCCTAACTGTTTAAGACCAGCTTGAATGGTGCGTAATGAAGAGTATTCGCGCCAGTCGCATTTAGTGTGGAAACAATAAACCTTCCTCGCTCCAAACTCAGGCGGATCAAAGACAAAGTGCTGCATGCGAATAGGTTCATGCAACTTACAATGCTTCTTATACTCCCTCAACAAGTTAGGGATAGCCAAACTAAAATATTTAGCTAGACCAGCCCCCATTGTACCGACAGCATTAGTAGGACATACTAACCACTGTGCTTCTGAATGCAAGATATTGTCCGTAGGCAACATCATCACAACATTGTTTGGCAGCGACATGGTTAGTAGTTCCTTGTGAAGTTAATTACGAAACGGATTACCGCGTTGATCAAGTAATAATGAAGAGCGCTCAATATTACTTAAGATCTTATCTTCCTTATCGATGGTTTCTTTCTGCATCGGTTCAGCAATTTCAAATAACAGTTCACACATGTCGTGTGGAAGGTTAAGGAAACTTTCTAAAGAGATGTGGAAGATATCGCCGACTTTAAGATTCGCAAACCGCTTTAGTGTCTCGACCAAAAAGGAGCCAGTGATAGGATCCTCTGCGGGATGCATCGCGACGTGATTCAATGGATGTAACTGCATTGTTTGGTCGCTATACTCTGCAATCCCAAACTCCTTATGATAATGTTCAATCATCAGGAGCTGGGCATCACTGGCTACTACTTTAGGTGCTTCTTTCAACAGTGTTTGTAAACTATTAAGAAACGTATCAAAGGTCACGTCTGTACCAAACTGCGGATGCAAGACGTGATCAATGATACGATTGTTTACAGCCTCTGTCTGATCTGATACACTTTTTGGTCGAGTAGGGTAAAAAAAGTTGAGATCGGATCCATTTGCAACAGCCACGGGAAACGCGGAGTCGTGCGTTCTTTCTCAACGTTGCTAGCCAACGGCGTTGCAATGATGGCGATGGTCGATTCAGAGATGAACTCACGCACCACTTCAAAGAAGCGTTTACGCAGCTCATCATCGCCCGAGAGTGAATCGCATTCCATCGTAATCGTTTCTGGATCTTCCATCGTCTTACCCAGGGATGGGAATTCGAAAGCTTTCACCCAGTGACGATATTGACGCATCGATGTTGCGCGCGCTTGATCCAGGATCTTAGTGTTACGTGCATCTTGATCTTCTTCATCCGTAAACGCACCGTTAATCATTGCTACGGTTTCGTTCACCCAAGCTTGACCGGCATTCACGTAATCGTTAATGTTCGGCACAGCCAACGTCACAAGCACGTTCGGTGCTAATTCATAAGTCTTCGGCTTACCACGGGTGAAGCGTTCACGATACGTGTCAATGGCGATCTTGCTCATCGATTGCACTGAACGATTAGCCATGTGATTGCGTTGATAATCATCAATGGAAGCGGTATCGACAAAATGCAGATAAGCGACGTTCAGTTTCTCTTTGATGGTCTCGAGGACTTGACCTTTTGGATCCAGGATCGAACGCGTATATTGGAAACCCCGCGGCCAGATCGCGCAAGCCATACCCCAAGCCAGAGTATTCACGTCAAGGGTAGAAATCATCTCACGCAGTTCCGTATTAGAAACATCTTTTACGGTATGCTCGTAGATATGTTCCACCACCAGATCGATCAAGTTCGAAGCAGTAAAGACAGCGTGGTTAGCGAAAGCCAGACCGTGAGTCACACGCCCCAGCATGATCTTCTCTTCTGCCATACGCTGCCACATCTCCAGCAGACGACCTTCTTTCGGTGCTTTGATTGTGATCCAGAAACCAGAATGCCACAGTGGAATCTGCACAATGCTACCGCGGCCCAGCATGGCGTTAACTTGCATCACACCACGGGCGCCAGTTAACATTGGGCTGTCGTCACCAATCTTCGGGCGACCGGCAATCAGGACTTTCGCTTCAGCTTTAACTTGCTGACGCCATTGGGCTTCAGGGCGTTGTGCCGAACCACCTGCGTAGTCACGATACACACCAGCACGCATACCTTGTTGCAGTGCTTCAGCCCATTCACGACCTTGTTCGGTTGCGCCAATGTTTTCGTTGGGGAGCTTCTTCGTGTATTCAGTTACACGTTCCGTCGTTTCCGGAGGAAGCGGTAACGTGATAGCATCATCGTCCCACGATTCAATCGGCAGGAAGATCTGATGATCGATTTCTGCATTGTTCAGTTCAGGACGCGGTTCGAGTAGAACGACTTCTTGTTCTTCGGTAGTGTCCGCATCACTAGCGGGTGCACTTTCGTCAGTAACAGCAGCGTCACTGTTAGCAGCGTCCGTTATTGGTGTGGTGTTATCTTGCTCTTGAGCAGGAGCACTTGTGTCGATTTCAGGCAAGTCGCCGTTATTGTTGTCCATGGACATCCTTTTATCTGTTATGAATTAAACCGGAGCTACAGTTTGCGGTTGACTAGCTTGCGCTAATTGAATCTGATTCAGAGCGTAATTCAAATGCTCATTTAATTCGGCAACAACAGGCAGAACCAACAACTGGTGCTGATCGATCAGTGCTGCGTATTCTTGGAAGATCTGGATGATGGAGAAGTTCTCATCGATATCTTCGGTGAAGCCAGTCTTACCAGCATGCTTACGATAAACACGTTGGGTTTTAGTATTCAGCATCTGGACGTCAGCAGACAGACCCTTCACTAAGTTCGCAGTCTTAGCAATGTCTTTTAAATTCGCTTGGACTTGGGGTGCTAACAGCATTGAGGTCATGCGATGATAACTAACAAACATACTCGCATGAATGTTGTATTGACCTTGCAGGGATTCCCAATTGTTACTCGGACCTTGCAACGCCGGATCCTTACGCGGATCAGGATTATTCGGATAAATGTTACCTAATGCTTGATTCAGGGTGTTGTTGCTCATTACGTCGTCCTTAAATTCTTTTTAAAAATCTGATAAAGAAAGCCAGATCATCTGACTTTGCATGTAGTGGTCTGTCCTATTTAATGAAAATAGGTCTACAGAGTTATAAGTGTAAACATGGTGGCTATTTGGCCGCCATTTGGCCACAGGATGTTTCCTTCAAGTATTTTTTTAATAATTAATTACGGGTTAGCTTTATGTTAGAGCTTTTAAGTGATTACCTCAAACAAGCTGCACCGCCAGAGCAACGTAACGAATATCAAGTGATTTGCGATGCGTTAGATAAGATCGGTTTGGAAGGTTATGAAGACGCGATCGAACAAATCATTCTGGAAGAAGGAATGGTCGATGCTGGTGATGTGATGTTCCAGTTGAATAATCTACTGCGCGCGCACGGTCATCAAGTCTTGCGAATGCATGCCATTACCTTTACTGAAGAAACCAGCCTAAAGATGTTAGGCGATATCATCAGTGGTATTGTGGATTTACCTGACCATGAAGAACGTAAACATATCGTTGCGATTGCCCAAGCCGATTCGAACATTCGCGAACGCTTCTGTGATCTGATGGCGATTGTTGCACCGTACCAGCAAGACGTGTTGTTACATTACGTTGTTTCAGTCTCACCTAGCTTCATGGCGAAGATTGTTGACTTGGCTGAAGAAGAAATGGATGAAGCATTATTTGACGTCGATCGTCAAGAGAAAATTGCTCTGTTCCAGACTTACAGTGCTTATCTTCCAGAAGGGATGCCGGTACGGATTGGTACAATGCTGCGCCATGGTAGCGACGTCGGGATGCCATACACTGTTTATGCCGGTGTGATTGGTAGTGACTTTGAACAGATGCCGCCTGACCAGATTGCGGAAGAGATGTATGGTATTGCGTTAGTGTCGGGAGATTGCGCAGGTAATCCTACCCAAACCATCAAAGACCATTTGGAAGAATACATTTCTAATCCGGATACCATTGTTGCTGTGATGGCGCGTGTCAACAAAATTAACATTGAGTTTAAGCCATGAATCGATTAGCTTTCTTTTTAGCCGCGATGAAGGCGGAGTTATACAGACGACGTGCCTGGGTGTTCTCAGCCTTTACCATGATTCAAGAAGGTCCTGATGATTGGAAAAAAGATCCGTACGCTTACCGTATCGTGCAAACACCGTCGGGTCACTTCTTTGTTGATCCGAACAATGGATCGAAGCTAACACCTCTAGACGACGCTCCTGTTGGTCAAGCGCCGTTCTATATCAAAGACCGGATTCAGTTAAAAGCTGGTGACGTTATTAACTTAACGAAATCAGTCGAAACCAATTACGGTAATCTGTTAGCGAACTGCGTCACTCTAGTGTATCCATTCGGCGCTAAGGTGCCGTATATCACTGGTAGATTTATGCCCTCAGATCTTGAGTCGCTGATCTTACCGCGCTTGCAAGATACGCCTGCTTCAAATACTGAACGTAATCCCAAATGGATTTATGTGGACGAGTATCTGAAGTTTGCCGATGCGATGTTCTTCATCGATGAGTTTGCAAGTATGTGTGTGCCTGCAGCTACCGAGAAGAGTTTAACCCAAGCGCCTGGTACGATTGAATTGCGTAATGAATTAGTTGAGCAATACAAAGATCGCCTGCATACCGGTGAGGTCGGTGCTATCATTGCTAAGAAACTGCAAGAGCATGACCGTAAATGGTTAGGTGATGATGACTCAACTAACTTCATGATCAGTAAGAAGTCGTATGAAGTGGTGCGGTCTAAGAAGTTCTTGATGCTGGGTGCGGAAGCTGGCCTGTCTGATGGTGTTAACATTGACCTGATTCAGAAGTCTCTGATTGAAGGTTGGGATGTGAATAAGTTCCCGTCGATGAATAACATTCTGCGCGCCGGTTCGTATAACCGCGGTCACCAAACCATGTTAGGTGGTGAGTCAGTGAAATGGCTGCTGCGTGCGTCTTCCAACATTAACATTACAGTGGATGATTGCGGTACGAACTTAGGCCGTCGGATTTACTTGAATAATTCAAACAGCAAACGCTATTTGAACTTCACCATCAATGGCGTGGATGGACCAATCAAGTTAACTGATGAAGTATTACCCACTTATCTTAACAGCTGGGTATTAGTGCGTAGCCCGATGTATTGCTGGTTAGACAAGACCGATATTTGCAAATGCTGCGCAGGTCCTCGTTTAGCTGAAAACCCAACTGGTGCATCCAGTGCGATTTCTGACTATGGTTCCACCATGATGCTGTTGTACATGAAAGCAGCACACGGTAAAGCGCTGACCCTGGCTAGAATGAACTACAAAGAAGCGTTATTCTAAGAAATAGTTAATAAACTATGACTAAACTCTCTAGGTAGATTTGATCATGAGTAAAAACAATCGACACGTCCGTATGTCTGGTAACAACGGCAAGCAACAAGTTAAGGAAACTCCTGTGACTGAACAAAATACAAATGCTCCGGAAGCAGCTTCTGGCAGCGATATCGTAGGAACGCACATCAGTTTTGATGTGAGCGATCCGGTTGGTACGATGCAGGTGGTTAAGGAAGTCGCACAGCCGGTGCTGTATGCGCCGAAGTCAGAACAATCAGCGGAACCCTCGGTTGCGGACGCGGTCCCTCTGGTGAAAGCACAAGCACCTGTGGCAGCAGCACCTACGCCCGTAGCAGTCTCGTCTGCTAAGCCTCTTGACTTCAGTGAGAATCCGTTTAAGAGCGTCGGCGCTAAGATTGCTTACGAGGAACTGAAGCATTATGTTGAAGCGATGCTGAACAAGAAAGTTGCTCTAACTCTGCAACAGGGTGCAGTTGTCCAAGCCAGTTTGTATCGCGCTCTGGTTGCAGCCATCAATGCTCCGGCAGAAGAGTCTAAAGACGTGATGGACTTCTTCCTGGCAGTGATCGAGAAACATCTGGACACGGTATTTGCACCGCACAGTGTGTTCCGCTTTGTCAACGGTATGAACTTACCGAAAGCTGCACAGATGCACTTCCGGCACCTGACGAATATGTTTGTCGCACTGGCACCTGTTAAGAGCCGTCGTCTGGCTATTAAACAGTCAGGTCTGCCGAATGTGCTGAACAATCGCTTGATTACCGAAGAAGGTCGTCAACGCGCGCTGTCGTATTTCGGCCTGTAATAACGTTAAGACGTCATAAGGCTAGTGACTAGACCATAGGGTAATCCCCTATGGTCTAGTCCTATGACCTAACCCTGCGGATGTTCGCGCAGGTATGCGGCAAGCATTTGTTCTAAGCCTGGTAATTTAAACACGCCTTGACAGAATTCAACAGCATTGACGTAGCCGCCCGATAAGTTCACACCTTGTCGACGCCGCATTTCTTCCGTCACACCTTGAATCTGGATGATTTCACGTTTGGTAGTAGAACGAGAAATGTTGTAGCACATGCCAGCATTCGGATAGGAACCTTCAACGTCAAGGTCGCCCACGTGTCCACGGAAGTTAGTTGGAACATTCGCATATTCCACTACACACTTTAGACCGTTATCCACCACCTGGTGTGCAGGTAGCATGGTGATCCAACCTTTACCACTCACCACTAACTTGTCGTACTCGTGTTCCATCTGATCCGAAGTCGTACCGAGCACGCTCTTTTCTTCTAACAGATAGAAGTGGAAGTCGTTGCACAGACGCTTCGGTTGTGAGTTGAAAATCGCATAGTCAGACATACCGGAAAACATGGACAGTGAGATCGCTAAGTCTTGTGTCTTCTCATCCAAGATTTCCATACCCACACAGTCAAACACGTTATAGATCACGTATTCGAGTGGATAGAACTGCTGCATGAACGTATGCCATGCACCTTCTTGGTAGCCTTCTGCTTCTTCAAACTTCAGCTTATTCCGACTAACCTCTTTATCCATCACGTAATCCAAGCCATAGCTCGGAAGCTCTTGTGCGCCTGTACGAATATGACGATAAGCACACATCGCGTCAATAATCGTAAAGCTTGCCGGAGTCGTGACAGAGTGCCAACGTTGCGAAGGAGTTAACGGAGTCGCTGTACCATCCGATTTAATCTTCTGCGCTGGTCCCAGTTTAAAGTTGAATTTGCGATACTCGTAAGGAACACTAGGATCGGAGAATACGTCAGCAGGATCTAAGCCTGCTGCTTCCAATGCCTCGAGCATCTTCTTCATGTCGAATTCGATGTTCCAAATCGCCAAGAAGTCAGGGGACCATTCGTGTGCTTTATTTAAGACTTCAACAACAATTTCTGCTGCAGTATCAACCAGCTTGACTTCCCACTTGATGTTACGCTTCTTAACGTCATCACCAAGATAGAATTCAAGTTTCTTTTGTAGCTGGTCAATCGGATTTGAGAAGCCGTTTAAGAAATCTTTCTTAATTGCAGTGAAGATACGATCTTTAAACGAGATCGTCTGCATGATGATTTCTTCCGTCCCCCTAATCATGTCGGTTTCCGTATCGGTTGCCGCCATAGTCATTGGTGAATTGACATTAGGGAAATTATCGAAATACGACTTCTTCAAGATGGCAGTTGAAGTCACGTCAGTGCCGTACAGATAAGGACTCCGTGCCAGCGCTTTCAGTGAATTATTTTGACCGCCATAGATGTTCAGTGCTTGTTTGATACGATACACCAGATCACTCTCGACGCACTCAAAGTGCATCAAGTTTTCCATCTTTTCTGATTCTTTCTTTTCTTTATGCTTTTGTAAACCTTTCTTGGTTACCCAAAAACTACGTTTGAAATCCCAACGAGGAAAGAAACGAGGAAAGCTACGACCATCTTTCAAATGCACAATTTGCTTAACCATGTGCAAGTCGCGTTCTGTTCCATCAGGACGTCCGCAGTGTACAGCATGACGACATTCGATGCCTAAAAGTTCTTCACGAGTGAACTTAATTTCTCTTGCCATATACTTGTTCGGTAATTAGTTGAATATCAGTATGAATCCCCAGAGGTGAGCAGTCTGGTTATTATTTTTTGGTTTTGCTGTTCTTAACCAGATTATAAAGATGCTCGGTTAATTATACTTTTATTCCTTATTCTTCAGAAAGAAGTTCTGCCATGCAAGCCCCGACATCGGTCACGCCAGAACAGATAAACCTTGTAGTAGAAACAATACAACATCAGGATTCAAGAGTTTTCAACGCACTCGTTGAAGTCATCAACGATATGCAGTTTGTTTCTAAAGATGACTTTGTCAAAGAAGAAACAGATTACATTGATTCAGTTAATGATGCTGGTGATTACGAATTGACTTCGATCACCCGCACACGTACTGATGATGTTAGATTGCGTGAACACGAACAACGTTTAGAGACAATCCTTAACCAAGCCTTTAACTCGAATATTCGGGTTAGCATCGGTGAGCGCTACGGTGGCGTACGCATCCATGATGAGTATCACAACCACGCCTTGCTGCGTAATGATAAGCGTTGGGCATACAAACAGAATGAAGAGTTTATTCGGCGCTTCATCTTAACGCGAGAGAAGAGTGGTGTCGTAAAAGGCGGTGTTGATTTGAAGAATGCCAGGCTCTCTGGTTTATTCTCAGAACTGCCCGCTACGATCTATCTACCGATTGATCAATTCACGCGCGCCAAACGCTTACCCAAAGATTGGATTCTAACGCCAGAAGAATGTGCAGCTATGCTGCTTCATGAAGTGGGTCACTTGTTTGTTTACTGTGAATACTTCTCCCGTGTGGTGTCGACGAATCAAGTGTTGTCACAAGTGTCTTCTGAGCTGGACAATAGTCACTCCGCAGACGAGCGCGAAATCATTCTGACCACCTGTAAGCAAAAGCTTAACTTACGTGATTTAGATCCGAAAGCATTAGCTGGCACTTCAGATAAGAAAGTGATTGAGATTGCTGTACTGACGGAATGTGTGGAAGAGTCCCGTAGTGAACTCGGTTGCAATATCTATGATTTGACCGCACAAGAACAGTTGTCAGATCAATTTGCTGTGCGCATGGGTGCAGGTCGCGCCGCAATCACAATGAAGTTCAAGATCTACAAAATGTTTGGTGGTACTCGCGCATTTGACTCGACACCGCTTTACATGTTTAAACAGATCTTAGCGTTAGGTTTAACCTTAACGTTCCCGCCAATGACGCTGTTTGTATTGATGGGTGGTTTAGACGAGACACGCAGTGGTAATTACGATAGCGCCGAAGCACGCTTCCAACGTATTCGTAACGACATGGTCAATCGTACTAAAAACCGCAACATGGGTGAACAAGAACGCAAAGACATCATTAACGACATTAAGGATGTCGACGAACTCTTAGAAGGTGTGAAGGATCGTCGTTCTTGGCCTACAGCAATTGCTGATTTCATTATTCCGACTTATCGGAAATACCGTAAGAGTATGCAACTACAGAAACAACTAGAACAACTCGCTAGTAATTCCCTGTTTGTGCGTGCTGCTGAACTATCCACTTTGTAAGACTAAAAGGAATCCATCATGTCCGCTAGTACTATCTTTTTAAATGACGCTATCCATCGGATCGTCAAAGCTCCTGGTGATCAAGGCCGTATCGTTGCCATGGCTGTTGCTAAAGTCGTTGCTGCTACTTCCCCGCTGCCTAGCACGCCGGTGGATGATATTGCTGAGTACTACATGCAGCAAGTCAATCCGCAAGCTGTGGAACGTATCTCGGAACTGAACGAAGGTGTGATCTTCGCTGCTAAACTGGCGCTCGAGTTCACTCAACAATTCTGGAAGCAACGTTATTACGCTGCTCATCCGCAGTGTCTGATCAAGGCTAATTTCAATCAATCACTGGAAAGTCTGCTTAACCAAGACCGTATCGAAGCGTTTGACTTTAACACGATCGTTTCAGGTGGTCTGTTTGTCCTGTCACTGGATACAGTGCGCTTCCTGAACAAGTACAAGGTAGAAATTGCTAAGCTGATTTCGGCTTTCTACCAGTATGTCACTCCGGACGACGAAGCTGGAGAGTAAGACATGAGTGACGTTGATATTAATGCATTCATTTACAATGATGCACCGGCTCCAGAACCTACTGGTTTCGAAGATAGCCTGAACTTTGGTTCTGAGATTCCGGAAGATGACCTGGTTACCGAAGTACCGGTCGATCCGAGTGTCATTGCTGACTTGCTGCCTGAACAAGATGAAATTCAAGTGCAAGCTTCTGCTTTAGAATCACGTCATAATGAATGGTCTTACCTGCGTGACGATATCATCAATGCGCGTGGTATGAATCAAGCATTAGCAACGGAAGCTATTGCACTTAAACCTAACTTCGGTAACAACCGTCCGATTGGCTACTACAGCCGTCATACAAGCCTGACGCGTTATACGACGGTATTGGAAGAGATTGACCAAACCATGCAAAGTGATTTGGTACGTTATCTGGAGAATACCAAAGAGCGCTTGAATCGACTGGATGATGTGGCTGTTAAGTTTACACCAGAAATGAAAGACAACTGGGTAAACTTAACCAGCAACCTAGCAGCATTCGGTACGCACTTCTCTGATGCAGTTAAACTGCTTAATGAGAAAGGTGAAGCTTGGATTGATGCTGACGTTGTGGCTAAGGCAGGCGAGAACCGTGAAGAGTATGTCGCTAACTCTCTGAAGAATTGCTTTACCCAACCTGCTGGCTTACTCTCGGCTTTGGTGGATAAAGACATCTACTACATCCTGGGTCAACACTTCTCGGATTACTTGGATCTTCTGGTTGCGCATTGCAATGCATGGGATAATTCAGTCGAAGCTTATATTGAAGACGTGAAGAACGCAGGTAACAACGCGATTCCTAAGTTTAATGCTCCTGAAGAATTATCGATCAAGTTGCCCGATGGTTCGATGGTCAAGTATTCGGAACTCGCCGACCGCTTGCGTAATGAAGGCAACAATGCTAAGACTTACAGCTCGCGTCGTGAAACGCCTCTGACGGTTGACAACTATCTGTTTGCCGCTAGCGCAGCTGCGCAATACTCCGGTATTGAAGGTGTGATTGATCGTTTCAATACCCTTAAAGACAGGATCCCTGATTATCGTGGCATGATCACTAAGTTAACCGACCTGGTGGCTGACTATGATCGTTTCTCGGATCAACTGGTTCTTTTGAATGAAGAAGTCAATGGCTTTGCAACTAAGCTCTTTGATGTGTATCAATGCTTCGTCTATATCGTTGATGAAATTGGTAACTACATCAATGACTTCAAGAGCCAACTGTTAAAGTTGATTGGTTTGGTTTTACTCTTGGTGGAAACTAAGAATACCGAACTTAACCAAATGACTGACCCTGCTTTGCAAGATGGCGCGCCTTATCTGCCGTCTTGGAATGAACTGCAAGCGAAGATGATGGCTGCTGTTGCTCCTAACACACCGACTTCTGAATAAGCATCATAATACCCTCTGTCCCCAAACCAGGGACAGAGGGTATTATGGCGTTATGCGTCGTGCTGAACAAAGTTGATCGTCACTGCTTCTTCCACAACCAGTGTGTCGTCAGCTAATGCAGTCAAACGTTTTGCAATACTCAAACGGTCAGTATCATCAACCACAGTCACTACCGAGTAGTTGTTTTCACTTCCACCCAAGCCAGTTAACTGAACGTCGATCACATCGTTTGAATACACCTTGCGTAAGCTCTCGACAATTTGAGAGATCGCAACAGTCTTTTGCGTCAACGCATCTGAAATCGTCGCAATCGAAGTTTTAGACAAACGATCGCGCAAGTTCAGATTTGTGTAGACTTGTTTACTTACTGCCAGAGTGAGTACAAAAGTTTGATTAGCATTAATAAACTTCGGAATGCTATCACCCACCAGAACCTGAATCAGACCCGCAGTAGTCTTCGGATAGAAATAGATCGTAGTCTGATCAAGCAAGCGACCTGTGAACGAACCCAAGTCATTAACCAACCATGACACAACCGTCTTTACCATCCGTTGACGATAGTCAGTGCTTGTAGCGTCAGTTGCAAACCAATAGGCGCCTTCTAACAAGAATAAGTCCACTTGACGTTGCAACCCACGCGCATCGGCAGGAACAGGATTTCCGCTATTGTCGTACATGATGTCACCAGCGCGATGTTCATACGCTTGATTGCCATCGGTGTCTAATACCGGATCACCTTTGTGGTGCAGGATGTTGATAACTAAAGCACCATCAACAATTTGCACTGCCGAGCCGTTTGCATCCGTTTCATAGATGTCGTCTTTGTAATACGCAGGAACGTCTACCGAATAAGTCTTGTACGGTGTCGAACCAATGACGGTTCTGGCACGTGACCACAGTTTCGACAAAGCATAACCCAAGCGAACTCGTAAGGTCTCTTGCGCAATACCTACTGATTGCAATGGCAGAAGATACTTGCCTATGTTTTGATCAACGCTATTTGCAGTCCAAGTAGCAGGCATTACTGCTGACGTCGAATACAGAATGTCAAACGAGTTATACAACGGCGACTTAGTAATCCGCGGATCTGTGTTGTACATCGTGAACTTGGTAAACTCAATGTTATCATTCGAGTCAACATTAAAGTTAACATCTAAATCAAACCTGAAGTAACGCTCACCTGTACTGGTCTTACTAAGCATCGTACCATTCAAATAAGCACGATCACGTTCACCGTACGGAATGTAACTTAACTGTGCAAAGACCTGACTGTCTTCCAGTGCTTGATAGTCACTACTCGATTTTGTCAAGATGATAATCGAATATCCATTTGTAGTACGGAATACATCGAAGCGATCAGTAGACACTTGCAACAAGGTCGTATCGTTCTGACGAACAAACAGTTTCGATTCTACGGTAGGATTATCCAAATAGTAAGGACGTGCCTCAAAAGCATTATTCGTCATGTCCAGTACATAATGGAATGGTGCAAACGAATAGTTGCCATCCGTAATCGCTTGCGCACGTTTATCTGCTGGCAATGCTAGCAGTGCTTGCAAGTCGGAATTTTGAATCGGTTGCGTAATGCCGCTTACCGTTTGATAAATCGTGTCCGGCGTGATCGTAATACTCGTGGTATTATCAACCACCGTTGGCAACTGAACTAATTCATTCGTATTGAATGTCAACGTCTCGATGGTAGCAGAAGCTGCTGTGAGTAATTGAGTGCCGGTGGTAGCTGCCGTAGTTGGCGTGATAACCGTCGGTGAAGGCATACTGCGTGTTGCTAAGAACACACGGTTAGTGATGCGGTCAATGTTCTTCACCACATCGTAACCTTTATCCTTCAAGGCTTTCTCGATCTGCGCTGGCGTAATCGAATCATCGATCGGACCCGTCGTATTCTGAATGACGTTGGTGCGCAATTCTTCAAACGTCAATCCATTTGAACCAGCAGTCACCGTATCATCAGAGAAAGCGATGACAGTCAGGTTAGACAATGGCGCAGTATATGTAGTGATATCTGCAGGGTCATACGCCTTCCAGACAATCGCCAGCGAGGTGGAAGGATATTCACCCAACGCAATATTGATCGCACCTTTCGTTTGATACAGTTCAGCGCGGATCTTACGGCTTAACTGACCGGTCGTTACATAGATCTGCGGGATCTTAATCGTTAAGACCTTATCCACCACTTGTAACACAGCCGTCGGTGTATTGATATCGTACACCGTATCCGAATGGGTCGTTGCGATTTCTGACCAAGTGCCATCTGCATTCTGGTGATAAACCCGAGTGTAGTAATACAGATCCGTAAAACGCATCCTCATACTGAAGTCGGCCGCCGGACTAATCGAGTCAGAATTGTCAATGACGCTAAACTGATTCGTTGGCACCGTAAACGCTACCCAGTCACCCTCTTCATTGGTGCGAATCTCGTAGTCGATCTCATTCGTCTCAAGCGATTGCAGTGGTGACATCTTGGTTGTGTCGTACACAATCTGCAAGCCACCGTGTGCTAACTGTTTGATATCGATCGGATACTGCAACGCAAACTGCATGTCAGCGATCTCGAAGTACGTATTCCTAGGAATCGTAATCTTCTTGTAGCCAGTAGTCGGGTCGTCCTTTAAGCTACCGATTAACTTTTCTTTCTCGATTAAGAAAGTAAACTTAGCAGCAGCGGGAGTTGCAAAGCGATCGACGTAATCCTTATCCGACATATGCAGATACAAGTCTTCTTGCGTCTGTGCCAGCTTCGGATAGCGTCGCCGTGATTCAACCGCATGCTCGACCATAAACGCCGATACTGCAGAAGCCGAAGCTTCCATACAGAGAATGACCGGGTTAGTCGGATCAACAAAATCGATTTCGCCATTACTCACCGCAGTCACCATCCGTAAACTCTCACGCTGGATAGCGGCCGGGTTAAAACGGTATTGTGTCAGGTTAGAAACTAAATCCGAAATACTGTAGCTTGAGCTGCCACCAATTGTTGTGTTATCTGCCATAATTGAATTCCTTCATTAACCTTGTGCTGCTTGTTGTTTAATGATTGGTAAGATTTCTTGGTATTCTTCCTTACGCACAAACCATTCTAATTCATAGGTAGCCAAATCAACGCGAGGATAACCGCGATAGTTAAACAGCGGTAACTCATCAATAGCAATCTTTTGATAGATCGGCGAACGCTGATCATTCGGAATTGCTTTACCAGAGATTTCGCTAACGCTCGGCGTAATGTCAGCCAACGAGGGATTAAACAATTCAGTCGTCTTGTTAAACTCCCAGATCAAGATATCGTCGTTATACATGATGCCGGAATTAATGAAAGGGATGGTGACTTGTTGCAATCCTTCATTTAAAGGTGTACCGCCATGATGCGGCGCCTCGTAGTTAAACGCAGCACCTAACGGGGTCGATGTCGGAAAGCCTGCGCCAGTTGCAGCGATGCGATAGACGTAACGTTTCGTCGTATCTAACAGTAAACGATAGATACGCGTTTCGTAATCCTTTTCGTTCTCAATAATGGAATCTGGATAAGGAATGATCTCACCTAAATACACACCGTTGATGTATTCAAGCCAGTAATGGAACATCGTAGTGATTGGATCACCCTGGACATTACGGAAGTTAGCACGTAAGTCAACGGAGCGAAAGATCTTGGTCGTGCCGTCAGCTACGTTAAACTGTTCTTTCATCACACCTTCGGCTGAGGTGGAATACGCCATATCAGGATCAGGCCAACCCGGCAGGCTTACTAACAAGTTAGTCAGTAAAGGAATGAATGCCATCTGTGGATCTACCAGAGGACTGGTCACGTCTTTCTTGTTACTAACCGGGTCCAACATACAACGAATATACCGTTGTAAACTCCATTGATCGGTATTTAAAAGCGGCGTCAACACGCGTAAAGCACGCAGATTTTCATCAGTTAAATTAAGACGGGGACGAGTAAAAAACGTCATCCCGTAGTAATCCTTATTAATTTGTATGAGACTCGGCGCTTGTCGGTGATTCAGACCGCGGAAGTTATCACCAATGGCTGTTGAGATTTGCCCCATCGGCGACGAGCGGAATAAACTGTTGACGTCGTCCGTTGTGACTTTAGTTGTGGATTCAACCCGCTCGTTAGAAACGTATGGTGATCTTAACACAGAATCGGCCATTTAAAACCTCTTGTAATAGAAAAAGGAACATTCATGTATAGCACTATCAATATGGTAAAAACCGGTCTGTCAGCGTTCTTCAGTAACCGGAACAGGCTGCGCATGGCCGCCTCCGATTCGCTGATTAGCTTTACCGAGCCAGCTCGTGTCGAACCGATCGTGCTGATCGACCAAAGTGTAATGCACTACGACAGCTTGGGTGATGTTCAGCAATCCTTGCTGGCACTCTTCTCCGGCTATTATCTGCAAGCTGCAGCTCTGACCAATAGCCTGGGCGCTATCGCTGTGATGGATCGTCTCGATCCGCTTAATCCGACGCGTAATCCGAAGAACAACATTATGATGGGTAATTCGTGGCTGTTCCCAGTCTCGGAATCTCATCAAGAAAAGAATAGCCAAGCGGTCGACCCGTCCGCATGGATGCTCTCGCAAGAAGCGTATACATACGGTCTGCCTTTCGCAGCACGCAACTCGTCGAACCATATGGCGATTGAGAGCAATAACGGTCTGTGGAACAGCGTTAAAGATCTGCCGCCTGCGCCGCCGGAAAAGAAATACGATAATCGTCGTCCTAACGTCCCGCCGTCGGGTAATAACAACACCCTGTGGAATGCTCGTCAAGAACAAGAGCAGTCTGAGAATCAAACTGAGTCGGGCGCGAATGTTGGTGGCTTTAGCGATGTCACTCGTGACTTAACTGAACTGGCTAACCTGTCGGTCGGTAAGACTTACTCGATCGAACTGGTCGAAGGTAAGAATAAAGTTAACATGCCAGTCAGCATTCGTCTGCTGGCAAGTGCAATGCCGACGAAGGACCTCATTCATATCTTATCAACCGGCAGCCAAGACAACTCGTGGAAAGAACGTTGGCATGGTTTCCGATCGGGTCGTTTAGCCTTCTGGAAAGACCTGGTCCTGTGCTGCGATATCGTTGACCAATACCGTCGTGACATCTTAAGTGATAAGACTGGCACGTTGGCTCGTGTCAACAAAATCCAACGTAGCAATGAACTGGCTACGATCATCAGCGGTAACCCAACGGTCGCTTCGGCTTCTAACCTGGTTGTGATTTCGCAAGAAACTGCGGATGAGCTGGAGATGCAACTGGAAGGTCGTCTGTCTGACTTCAAGATTCGTCAGCGCATGATGAAGAGCACCTACCTGATGATTCTGGCAGTGATCGATAACGACTACGGTCGTGTCACGTTCTACCATCGTGGTATTCCGGTTGCGACCCAAGTGCGTCTGCGTGACCTCAAAGGATCCAATAAAGGCAATGGTCCTGATGTCTCGGATATCCTGAAAGCATATCAGCTCGGTAACTCGCCGACTCTGTAATTAAACTATTACACTTTACTCTTCTCACCAAGAGTAAAGTGAAAGGACCTACACAACATGAAAGCACTGACTTATCTCCAGTCCTTACTGCCAAGCTTCTCGCGAGTCACCGCACTCGAAGATTGCCGTATGACGCGTCTGGAAATCACCACTGTGACCCAGCCTGCTTATGAGCAAGCTCTGCGCATTTTCAATAACCATAAGTTTGAATCGCCTGAACTGCGTTCTGACTTTGAGATCTATAAACGCCAAGTGCGTCCGGCTGCTGCTACGAACCTGGTCGTTGCTGTTGAACATTCGTTCAAGAACATGGTGGCTATTCTGGATATGATCGAAGAAATCCTGAATAAGAACTACGGTGATGAGATTGCTGGTGCCGGTTTGACCTATTACAAGTCAGCGGTTCTGCAACTGTTAGAAACGGTCACTGAAGCTTCCAAGTTCGCTCGTCGTTATCTGAACTACGTGCTGGTGGTCGAGACCTCGTACATCGAAGATCCGCAAGGTGAAGCTGTTGCTAACGATCTGGGTGCTGCTCTGGTTCCGGCTGAAGTGCGTTACCTGAAAGAGAACTTCATCCGCTTCTGCGCGATCATGACCACGTTGACCAAACCGGTTTCGGCAATTGAATCGCAACTGCAGCAAATTCCGGATGTGACGGTAACGGAAGAAAACGCTAAGACGCTGACGCATACCGCTGGCGAATCGAAGATCGATCCGTTTAGCCATGGCTTGATCCCGGTGTTCTTAAATCCGATCTATCACTTCAAGATGCGTTTTGCTGAATGGCAAGTCGATCGTCTGAATCGTGCTAAAGAAGAGAAGAAACTTCTGGAGCTGCGTAAACTGAAGATGGAACGCGCTGCCGCTGGTAAGCAAGACGCTTCGCTCGATAAGCAGATCGATTACATCCAAGGTCGTATTGAGAACCTGGATGCAGACATTCGTCAGAAGGAGCAACAATATGCCTGATAAAGCTCCTGTCTTTAACGGGTTCAGAATCTATCCGCGAGGCTTTCTTGGTGCTAGCCTTGGTGCAACGCCACAGCAAGTCTTGCGTCCTTATCAGGAAAAAGTCCTGACACATCAATTCCACCCGGAGATGTTTCAAGCACCGAAGAGTCCAGTTGAAGTCAATCACAACATCGAACAGATTTGGTCGCACCTGTTGCGCTACAATCATGCGGTGTTAGATTTCGATTACCGTCAAAAGGTTCTGCTGGTTGCGTTGAATGCTTTCGGTGTAGATAACTTCCAGACCTGGACGATGGCGCAGTTCGCTGGTCCGTCAACTGGTGAGATGCATGCGGAGTTCTTAGAAGACACTCTGGCTTTCATCATGACTGGTAAACGCAAGATGCAGTTAGTGAACTGGCTGCCTCTGTTAACGCTGTCTGATCTGAATACCAATGTCACGATTCCGACTGAAGAAATCAAAGCGTTCTTCGTTGACCCGCAAAGTAATCGTGCTCGTAACGTCAAACTGATTGATGTGCTTCAACGCTGGTGCTCGCATGAGGGTGGCTTTGAAGATATGATTCAAACGCTCCATATCCTGTTTGGCGATATTCTTGCTTGATAGACTCATGTCTAGATACTATAGCGACTTCTCTAGGATCCTAGTGACATCCGCGTAGAAAGAAGTCTATCATTTCTAATTACCTATTGCAATAGGAGTAACAAAACTATGCGTATGCATGCAAACTATGGTGGTCTTCTGAATGGCCGTCTGAACGTGGCCCGCGAAGAAGACCAACAAGATGCAGTGGTCCTGGATGAAACTCAAGCCACGGCTACCGATGAAGTAACCGCAGAAACCCCAGTTGACGCTGTCGTCGAAACCCCTGCTGACGTGGTTGCTGAAGTTCCGGCTGAAACTCCGGCTGTTGACACTCCGGCAGATGGCGACGCATTTGTGGACGTCGTTCCGGCTGAAACGGTGGTTGATCCGTCCACTGCTGAAGCTACCGCTACTGGCGATGTGGTTGAGACCACTCTGGATGTGGCTGCAGAAACCCCGGAAGAAGTTGTAGCCGATACTGAACCTCTGGCAGATCCGCTGGCTGAAACCTCGCTGGTTGATGCTCCGCTGGAAGATGCCGCCGCCGCTTCGGTTGAGCCGTCGGTTGGTGAAACTACGGCTGACGTTACCACCGATGTGGATAGCGGTGCCGTGGTCGACGCTGGTACGGACGCAGGCGCTGACGTTGCTGCCGACGCCTCGGCTGCTGCCACGGTCGACCAAGGTGTTGATGCTACTGGCGATACACTCGCAGCTACCGTAGAAGAAACCCCGGCTACCGATGGCGTGGTTGCAACCACTGAAGTTGAGACTCCGGCTGATGTGAATGTTGCTGACACCGTTGAAGGTGAAGCTGCAGCTGCTGACGTT